TTATCAAAATGACGAGTCTCATTCACAAAATACCCTACTTCAAAATGGTCTAAAACTCCCGTACCTATCCCGTAGTCATATGAGTAACTGGCCTGGAATATGCGGAAAATTTCAGGCCAATTATTTTCTTAGCTATATATTGAGAGTGAAGAAATAGCCTACAAAAATATCAAGAAATAGCCCGCAAAAAACCCTGAATTTTGGTCTGCTACGCAGACGACGCTACGCCTCGGGGTGAAACCCCCAAATATCGGTTTTTTTGCGGGCTATTTCTTGGATTAATTGTGGGCTATTTCTTCCTTCTCAATATATAGCTAAGAAAATAATTGCCCTGGGAATTTTCGCATTTTCCAGGGCAATTACTCGTATATGGTTAGATATGGACGGGTGTTTTAGACCTATATCAAGTAGGGTATTATTGATATGTAGTATCGTCTTTTTGGTTAGGTTTGTGTCTACTTTTTTGTGAGCTAATTCTTTAGATTCGCGGCCATACTTGGAGCGCAGCGACCCCTATTTATTACAATTTAGATCTATTTTACCACGATTCGCGGCCATACTTGGAGCGTAGCGACCCCTACTTATTACAAGTGTACCATGATTCGCGGCCATACTTGGAGCGTAGCGACCCCTACTTATTACAAGTGTACCATGATTCGCGGCCATACTTGGAGCGTAGCGACCCCTACTTATTACAAGTGTACCACGATTCGCGGCCAAACTGTACCACACCTCACGGAAAGATCATGATTTTTAGACATATCTGAGGCGACCCATAACCTTAAAACATATCTTGAAGATCCCATAACCTTAAAACTTTCGCGGCCATACTTGGAGCGTAGCGACTCTGAATCTTTTTGGATCTTTGAAAACATTTTTTAGAACTTTTATCATCTGGTGTCATCTGTGTAACATTATGAATGAGTTCTAAAAAACATCTTAATCTTTTATAAAACATTTTCTGAAAAAAAACTTGGTATAAATATTTGTATTCTGCTAGGAAGTATCCATAACCTGTATACATACTTGGAGTGTAGTGAGACCCAAACCTTACCAACTCCTCGGAACTCCTCGGAACTCCTCACATCTCCTCCCAACTCCTCCCAACTCCTCCCAACTCCTCCCAACTCAATCTATACCACCACCCAACTCATTGTATATACAGGCTATGATTTCATTCCGTTCATGCTTACACTCTTCAATAACAGATGTGATAGACAACTGTTGGTAACGCTGCAAACGATTATGCTCTTTGAGATACCATTCATATATAGTTTTTGGTGTAGTATTGGTCTGTTCCATAATAGCTTCTTCAGTGTACTCACGGAGTGAATGAAGTCCCATTACATCTGAAAATTGTTTGATAGCTACACTTTTTAATGTAGGAGATAATCGTTTTCGGATTTTTATAGAATCCAGTTGTTTTTTCATTTTTTCAATGTGCATGACATAGTGATGTAAGTCCTTTTCAAGTTCATTTAGCCGTTCCTCATCGGTTTGATGTTCGTATTCTTCATCAGTTTGATCTTCAACTTTTAAGACTTCATGAACTTCTTTGATAGTGTTACACATATCAAGATAATCCCCTTCGGGTAAATTGATAGAGTTGGCATCTATCAGTTGCATAAGATGTGTCAAGTTTTCCATTTTTAGTCATATTATTTATCATACGGGGATAGGACTTAGGTTTTGTTCTCAATACGAAGGATGTTTTCGTTATGGGGACAAATGTTATTTATTTGGGTGTAATCCACTTCTTGGTTCCTTTAGCCCACTTGGCAATCTTTTTGAGACTCCATGTGGTATCAATGTCATCACGAAGTCTGATTTTTCTCAAACGGTACTTTACCTGACCCTTAGTAGGTGGAATCTGAATGTAACCACGCCTCATCTTGAGACGCTTTCCATCCGGTCCGAATGTTTCAAGAATGTATGGGAAGTATTTCTTGAAGTAAGCCCATTGAGCCGTATTGCGGCTACTCTTGGGAGTGTACTTGTATATGAGACCCCAAATGATCTTCTTGATGTATTCAAGACGTTCACGGGGATCCTGGGGGACAGATGATGTAAGACCTAGATCAATCATCATAGCAACAAACGACTCAACGTAACAAAAGTGATGCTGAGAAAGTTCATCGTATTGGGATAAAATAAACGCATCTTGGATCAACTTCTTAGGAACCCCACCGCGACCACCAGCAAAGTTTGTCTTCTTGAAAGCATCAAATGAATTAGTTACGAACCCCCCAGTAGGTTGTGGCATTAAATTCCCCTTTGAATCATTCTTGAGACGAGGGAGACAACCATATATGCTACTAAGCGCGACCGTATAACCCTTACCAAGAGTAGACTTGATAGATGGTTCAAAATCCGACTCTTGATTAGTCATAGAATCAAACACTTTAGCAACTTTCTTGTTATGATTGATTACAGCCATACCATAATGTCCAGATCCATCTGGATAAGAGTGTTCCACTAACATGTAAGCTGTGCCAACCTTGTCTTTCTTGGGAAAAGGTCTCTTTTCCATGGCGTTCGTTTTACGCAAATAAAACTTGAACTTCTTTTTAGACTCAGATTGGATATCTTTTGCGATTTTTTCAAAGACCCCCTTCTTATGGAGGTAGAGCTTAGCCATCTCGGACGCATCTTCAATTGCTAGAAGGTTTTTTGCCTTGGCATTAGTGTTGATTCGGGACTCAATGAAGTCTTCCTTGTCAATTTCTTCAGTCTCACCCTTTAGACCCAAAAGACGAGTCCTGTTGACTTTGTTTTTCAGCAACTTGATGGGAACTAAAGACATTGTACTCTATTTTGTAACAATATTATTTTTAACTTAGGTCTTCTATTTTAAATCCACTCTGTTATCCACAACTCTAATCGGACTTTTGAGTAAAACTGCACACATTGTGATCGTGATCATCACAAAATTAAGTATAGACATGGTCATAAGTTCATTTACATTATCTTCGCACACCTTTTTAGTGTAAAAATAATTGAAAATCATTGAAGTTCCGGATGTTACTAGTTCTTTCCACATTAATTTAATTAAAATGCTAAACTCTATACTATTTCACTCACCATACTGTGGAAATGTTCACAGAAGTTCTGTAATTTTGGTTTGATTTCATCATTCCACTTCTCATCGTTCTTCTCAATCAGGTAGGCCTTCCTCAATTCATCAAATTGCTCAATCAAACGGCAGTATTTGATGTCTCCAAGCATCTGGAGGTACGTCTGACACTGAATATTCTCGTAGTCCCTCACCCTCCCGAAGAGTTTGTTTGCACGATTCTTGATTTCCACAAGGGTTCTTGACCCATCCTCATTGATTTGAATGCGATCCACGCACCCAACAATCTTATATACAGTCCCCTCAATCTCACAAATCTTCATCTCATAAAAGGTATTGTCGCGGATAAGGTTGGCTGAGTCAGCATCAGCAGTTTTGTCCTCATTCCTAGTACCATGTTGAGTGAAGAGGGTCTTACGGACATGCTCCTTGGCTAGGATCATGTCCTTTGGGTGAAGACCAGAAAACTCAATCTGATGATACAGAGCCCTAACCTTTTGGTTCACGTCAGTGCTGCTATCAGACTCAAAGTTCTCAGCATCCTTTAGGATCTTCTTGGTTGACTCTCGTGAGTTCAAGATCTCCACAGATCTCTCCTCAACTGTTTGACCATCAAATGAAGTAGGGATGTACCGCTTCCACAACTCTTCAACAAGTTCTGGTTGCTTCTTGAATCCAACACCAATAGCCGAGGCAACCGATGAAGCACCGATAATGATCTGCTTGACCCCAATGGGTTTGAGAGATCTCGTGTGTCCAATCAGATATGGGTAGACCCGACCACAAGCGATACAATCAGCTAGAGAGTTGTGGGCGTCCTCAAAGTCCTCTCCGAAGATATCCCTGTAAAGTACTCCAAGTCGGATAGGCTTCAAATAACGCTCCTTGTAGAGCTGAAGAGTGCATCGGAAGTTCAAATCTTTGATCAATTCCATATCAATATTGTGACGAAGCATCTCAGAACGGAGAACACTCACGTCAAACTGAGCATTGTGAGCCACCATAGTCTTTGAACGGGGACCAATAAACTTCATAAAGTCCACAAAAACGTCGGTGAAAGGTCTACCCTCGCGATTTGCTCGCTCTTGGGTAATACCGTGGATCTCAATGGACTTCTGACTGATCGTAAATCCAGTAGGAAGAACGGTAGCATCAAATGTATCAAGTAGGCGACCACGGTGAGAGAATCGTGAAGCAGATAGAGATACTGCGCGACACGAATCAAAGTTCTTTAGAGTCTCAGGTGTTACCTCGACATTCCGACGACCCTCAGGAAGACCCGAGGTCTCGAAGTCAAACGCGATGTATTGCATACAAGCCATAGTTTATATTCGCTTAAAACTTTATATGACTTAGGTATACAAAGATGTGTTTTCCTTGGTTTCTTTTAAAGAAGAAACAGATTGTTAGACGATTTGATCAAATCTTCGCATGCTCATGTAATATATGTGGTAAGAACTTTTCAACCATGGACGAACTTATCACACATATGGGATGTCACGATACAGGTGATGTGAACAGAAAGTTATTGAATGGCTATGGAACCGTGAGATGTAACAGGTGTTGGAAAGCTTTTGACACAGTCGCGGACATGTATGACCATCCATGTTCTACGACGATTTCTGGTCTTTCCCCGATACAGAGTTACGATAGTCTTGATTCTGTAGTGATTCACGAATAAACTTACACTTTGTCATACACACACATTTACCAATTATTGAGTAAAATTGCTTTTTAGATGCATAACAGTGTATAGGTAAATAGATATCTTTGTACATGAATCTAATCATCCTGTTCTTGTAAACACTCATATATTATCTTGATAATATATAAATGAGTGACGACATTGATGCCCTGTTGTACAACACAACGACCAGCAACAGTTTAACGCGGATGTCAACCAAGCTTTTAGACAAATATAAAAATAACAGGAGTAAAACTGTTATGATAATGAATCACTTCAAAAAACGTAAAGAACTTTTGACTAAAGGTTTAGAGGTGATAAAAGTGTACAAGTTCACACCTGACAACAAAACAACTTTATCCAAAAGTGAAGACTTTACGATTAAACCAAAACAGGGTCTCACTAACTTTTTACGCAACAAAGTGAATGCTAAAAATGAAAACACCTATGGATCAATTTGGGTTAATAGAAAAATGGTAGCCCCGAGACCTTTCACATTCTTAGGTAAAAAGGTAAGAGGATTTGTACCAGTTGAAACTGAGAAAGATTTGAACGAAACACATAAACGCGCGAAGTTTCTTATGAGAGCTTTAGAAAAACACTCTGATATTAAAGTAAAGTTCGTAGCTATTACACCAAACCGTGGTGGTGGTATATTCTTCTAAGGCCACTCGGGGGGTGTGTGATCCTTCTCTCTAACGGACCATCTACCGTTAAGTAGAGCGTTACGACGCTCCCAATCAGTGGTTTTAATGGTCTCAGTGGGTGGTGTTACGAGAACTCCATCATCCACGATACGACACGTATAGTTACCATGTTCACATGCGAAGTCAAGTTCATAATGTGAAGCAAATTGAATATACGATGAACGGTTCATCTCAGCATCGAGAAGCGTTTTGTAGCGGAAGGCATCATCAAAGTTCCTCCACGCCACGATACAATTTTCGGGTAAACCCTCACTGTTCAATTTACGGACAGCGTAAATACCTTCTTCTTCATTAGGTTGATGAAAAGTTATGATGTGAAGTAATTCGTTCGAGTCACTCTCACTCAACAATCGTGTATTTTGTTCGTCAATTGTATAATAGCTCTTACATACACGAGAAACCTTGCGTCTCTTGTATGTACGGGGAACTGGGAGGGGAGCTCGGAGGGCAAACATTTTTAGATACTTTTATAAAAATTCTAGTTCTACTTAGGTGTGCCTCTCGGTAATCAGGTATTCCGGGTACAACTCACGCATCATCCTCTTTTGACGAAGATACACATTTCTTTTCTCATTGGGACACATAGCCTCAGTGACAAAATCAATAACTTTCTCATCATGTCTAACATCCATTTGGATCGTGTAACCTGAAACCAAAGTTTCGTGTACATCTAGACACACTTTAGCCGTGGGGAACAAGATATTCTCACTGAGGGCCATCGTTTGAATGTGACGACCGAGAACAGCCAAACGGGTTCTAGCGACATTGATCGCGGACATAGTCTTGTGCTTTTCCTACGCTCCAAACGAGACTCAAGATTGCACAGGTGTGCTTGAAAGCCTCCTTAGGGGAGTTCATTTGTTGGATTTTTGTATTGTTTTGTGATTACTTAGGTTATGGATTGTTGGATCGCAACTGTCTACGATTGTTGGCAAACATCGTAGATTTTAAATTTATGGCCAAACTGTTTAAATTCCGTGGTTGATTGGTGCGCCTCAAAATCTTGTTCAGAACATTTCGAATGGTTTGCTTATTCGTTCCAATATATTTATTCTTATTGTAAGTAATTTGATTCAAAAGACCCTTTACCGTTTCATTAGTAACATTACCTTCACGACGATCACTGCGGAGGTATAGTTTGAAATTCTGCATGTTCGGTGGTTTATTGGCATTGTTGTTATTGTTTGAGTTGTTAACGGGTTTGTTGGGTCTCGCTTTGTTAATGACAACGGTACCCTGTCGTTTCGCCACGAATGCGTTTCGTCTGTTAGAAGCCTGTTTAGCTCTGATCGCAGCCAAATTTGCATTTCTTTTATTTTTGGCGGCTTCGTTTTTAATTCTCTGTGCACGAGTTGCTTTCGCTTTTGCCGCTCTTTCAGCCTTAGATTTACTTGCTTTTATACTTTCTCTGATTTTCTTATCTCGTTTCTTTTTAGCTGCTTTCTCTCTCGCAGATTCCACACATCCACCCTCACCAACAACTTCACCCCATGGGAGTACACCTTTATCTGCTGGGTCTAATAGACCAACATTATGAAATACGGAATATTCCTTTACACATGTGGGTACACTACCACTAACAGCATCAATCACCACACACGCCTTCTCCGTTTTAAGAAAATTACACATATTTTTACTACCACCACCAAAACCATTCTTAGCAACATTCTGTACTCCATTTATAGGTGTATCATTTGCTAATTTTACCATAATGTTACGAGCCAACTTTTCACAGTTGCTAATAAGTCCACGCGAAGGATGACTTCCGAGTACATTGGTAATAAAGTATAAAAAGTGTGCGACCCTCAATTGAACGGGAATATTCGGCTGTCTCTTGTTCGACGTCCCGTCACGCCTGTTTGTCACAGAAAGTGTTTTTGTAATAGAATTATTATAAGCACCAACTTTCTTGTAAATGTCTAAACCCAGTAACTTTACCAGAAATTTATGTTGTTTGGATGACTGCGGAATATTTTGATTAGTTATACCATTACGAGTTTTTGCCATAGCATTTGAGTGTGCGTTAGGATTCTTAGATTCTGGCCACAAACCATTGAAATTTGCAGTTCGCTCCTTGTCGGTAAAATCATGAAAAGTATCCAATATGGCTAAAAAGTATTTAATCACTTGTTCATTTACATTCTTACCACCATTTTCATCTGGGTAATGGAAGGCCCAATAGAATAAAATCAATGCTTTATCTTCATCACTTAGATTGTGAAAATTAGCTCCTACAGTCCTTTCTTTTCCATTTTTGTTCGTTTTTTGACCAATATTACGTGTATTTAAAAACCACAGGAACAGTGGACCGGATGTTATTACGGGTCGACCATTCGGTGTAATTAATTCTTGTGTGCGATTTGGATGATTGTTCATAGGTGTCTTATTTGTAGGTATAGTGTATTTTCTGTTCTTCTTCAACATAGTAGCGAGTATATCCCTAATTCTAGGAATAACATTAGTCGTTGGTGACAACTTAAAATAAACTTGTGACATTTGGGGAGTCTTTTTAGAAACACCAGTTTGATAAATTGTTGGTATTTGACGAACCACAGAAGCTAAAGCAGCTACACGATCCATTGTGACAAAGTACGCTTTACTGTACATCTTACTATCTGACTCAACCATTCCACTGTATGCTTCTTCAAGTGAAATACCGTCAGTGTTTACAGCTTCCATTACACGATAGTTATTCGGGCGCGCCAAATAGAGATCACCTTTATTTGTCACCTTTTCTACCATTAAAAATTGTATATAGTCAAGTAACCGCTTATACTCTAGAGGACTCCCACGAACTTTTATATCACCTGGTCGCTTAGCTATGTCATTAAGAAGTTTAGACAATTCCGCAACTGATAAACCTTCAGCTCGATCTCCAACTCTGGTTAATGTGTATCCATTATTAGTTTTGGTTGGAGCGAGAAGACCAAATCTTGAAATTGGGTTTCCGATACTAGGTTTTCCAGTTTTCTTATTAGTTTTAAGTTTACTTAAGACTATATTACGATTTTCAGATGATGACCGTAATGCATTAGCACCAGCTTGGCCAGTTAACAATTGGGTAATTGTACCAGACTTGTTATTAATACCCCAATCACTTTTTACCTGTAAAGATGGGTGTAAAACACCTTTAGCCTGAGATAGAGTATGAGTCGCCAAAGGACTTTTATATGTTACATCATTGTCAAATGAGAATCCTGTATCGGTTTTTTTGACAATAACGAAAAATGGTTTTTCCGTACAAGACATATCTACTATTGGGAGAGAATTAAAATATTAATAGACTTGTTAATTTTTTACTCGTTGAAGAATCAATTTTAGATATATTTCCCAAAATACTTGTTATGATTTCCGCAGCCTTATTTTGAACACTTAGATTTACGGTGCCAGTTAAGTTCTCCGCTTCCTCGTATAATTGTGAATAACGTTCAGAATTTCTAGATGAACCAGCGATCTTATCTATGGAGTGCATAATGAGTAGAAGGTACTTCTTGAATAGCTTTCGTTCCAATCCTGGTCGCATCTCATAAGCAAAACTAAGATATGTACTCACAAGTTGCTGGCGAAGATCACCTAGATTTCTACGATTAGCCGCATTGGCCATGAGTTTTCTCCGTGTGTTAAGATTTGGTGTCCGACCGTTATTCACGGGTGCATTAACGAGACGGGTGATACCATTACTATTAGTTCTTACAACTTTACCCCTGTTTGGTGTATTACCTGTAGTGGTAATAGTATTAGTCCTAGTTGTAGACATATCTATTATGACCTGAGAATTTTTTGTCAGGTGATAGTAGATGAGTAATAATAAGAATAAGTTACGCAGTGAACTTAAGAATCTGTACGGTGGGACTAATAAGTTTCTTACCAATGCGGAAATAAGCGATTTTGTTAACAAATACACTGGTAATAATTCCATGAATGTTAAGAAGCAAGCATACAGAAAAGCATACACTAAATACATGAACTATATGGCAGGTGATTTCACACAGGATATAATTAGAGCAATTAAAGCGAAAATGAAATCGTCTCCTAAATGTCCATCTGGTGTAGTAGGGGGTGGAACAAGTTTGGGTGGCACGATCAGGGCTGTCGCTGGTGGTATGAGAGCTGCATGTGGTAAATCGGGACAGCCTAATTGTAGTAGTGTGGCAAATCGTACACGTTCAAAAACTAGTTAAAACTGACCGAACAGTCAAACGAATTACAACGACCCTGTCCAAGCATGTCATACACGACTTCCCCATCGACGATCTCCTCCTCGATGAGTAAATCCTTGAGTTCCTCCAACTTGTCCTTGTTATCCTCCAACATCTTGAGTGCATACCTGTAACACTGTGACACGATGTTTTCAATCTCGTTATCCACCTTAAGAGCGGCAGACGGAGATAGGTTACGGTAATCATACTTATTCTTACCAAAGCCATAGGTCGTTACCATTTCACGTGCAATCTCGTAGACCCTCGCATAATCGGAACTCGCACCAGTCGTGACACGATTGGCTCCATAGATGACCTCTTCAGCCGCACGGCCGCCTAGGGCAACGAGGATTTGTGCGAGTAGATACTCTTTCGTGTAGAATGGGCTATCCGCGTTATCCTCTGAGGGTTGGAAGAAAGTCACACCACCCGCAGCACCTCGGGGCATGATAGAAACCTTACGAACTTTGTCATAGTCTGGTACGAGAACACCGACAATGGCGTGCCCCGCCTCATGGTAAGCCACAAGCTCCTTCTTACGGAAAGAATACTTAACATCACCCTTAGCCCCGACGACTATGCGTTGGTAGACATTCTCAGTAATATCATTCGTAATGGTACCGTCACCATCCTTGACAGCCCTAATAGCGCACTCATTCAACAGATTTGCCAAGTCAGCACCAGAGAATCCAGTCGTCTGCTTAGCGATATTCTTGAGGCGTACATCAGGTGCAAACTTCTTACCCCGAGCGTGGACACCAAGAATCTTTAGGCGACCCTTAACACTTGGAAGGGACACCTGAATCTTACGGTCAAACCGACCGGGGCGGAGTAGTGCATCATCTAGGATATCAATCCTGTTTGTAGCAGCAATTACCACGATACCAGTCTCATTGTCAAAACCATCCATCTCAGTGAGAAGCTGGTTAATGGTTTGTTCACGCTCATCATTACCAGGTGTGGTAGTTCCACCACGCTTCTTTCCCACCGCATCAATCTCGTCAATGAAGATGATACATGGTTGATTTTCACGCGCTTGCTCAAAGAGTTCCCGGACGCGCTTAGCGCCAACACCCACGAACATCTCGATGAAACTCGCGGCAGAGCACTGGAGGAAAGGTACACTAGATTCACCCGCAATAGCACGAGCTAGAAGGGTCTTACCAGTACCTGGGGCACCGGCGAGGAGGGCGCCACGTGGGATTCGGGCACCACTTCCAAAGTACTTCTCGGGGTTTTTGAGAAAGTCAACAATCTCCTCGAGCTCATCCTTAGCTGAGTCGATACCCTCAACGTCCTTGAAACGTGTAGTAACCTCGTTTTCCATATTGAATTCAGCAGACTTCATGAAAGGATTTGGCATTCCCATACCACCTTCACCCCTTGGGGCGAATAGGGTACGACCAAGGGTGAATATATAAGCGATAAAAAAGAACATGACAACATTCTCGATGAGAGATACAGGTTGGGTATTATCTATGAGAACTTCAGTCTCACTTTCCATTAGTGTCTGCCACAACTGCTCGTTCTGTGGGATTGAAACATCACCATAATCCCCATTCTCTTCCTGAAACACTGCAATGTTCTTATTGGGTCGTATGATTACGGAAGGGAGTTCACGGTTCTTGATCCCTTGGATAAATTGTGTATATGTTCTTGGGTGGTATTCCACCTTTCGTTCCTTGGTATCAACTTTGACAGTGGGTGCGGTAAAGTTTTTTCCAATACTGAACATACTTTATAATAAAGTGGTGATTGTTTTAAACCACTTTTTCGGCATACGTGGCATCTCATCTTTCGTCTATTATGTTCACACATCTCAAAATACATACACGTGTCACACAACTCTCTCAAGTCCCCATGTATACACAGGGGACCACCATTACACACGTTACAGCGAATCAAATTTATTCCATGTGGACATGCCATTGTTATAACAGTATTTAAAGTTTTATACCGTATTAAAAGAAGTATGGAAATTAACGTTGCTCGTGTAAACAATGGAATTTACGATGTACACGTGATTTCAGACGACGAATACATAGGACCCGCTATTGCGCGAGGACATGAATGGGATCGGTGGATGCGACGCGACGTGCGTATGTTGCATAAACCTGGTACAGAGATCATTGACATTGGAGCAAATATTGGTTACAACACTTTACTCTTTTCAGATTATGGCCCCGTGCTATCCTTTGAACCCGTGTATCATGATATAGTCAGTCTAAATGTCAAGAATAACTCTTTGAGATACCCAGTTCAGGTTATTCCATGTGCCCTCTCAGATGAAAAAACTGTTACGAAGATTCATATACCGTCCCATGGATGTGAATCTAATGTACTTATCAATTACGGTGGAACGAGTTTTCATCACACAGATGAAATGCGAGGTGAAGGTGTAGATGTCAGCTGTGAAAGACTAGATGACATCTATACAGGTGTTCCTTCATTTATTAAAATTGATGTAGAAGGGCATGAGTTACAGGTTTTGAAGGGTGCGAGTGAAACTATTAAGAAACATAAACCTACAATTCTTATTGAAATACACGATTTCTCTGAAGACTCAGAGATACACCAGTATCTAAAATCATTGGGGTATGGTGACCCTGAAAAAAGACCTGAAGCTATATTCATTTACAAAACATTCGCTTAGAATATCCGATAACCGCACATGTGATTCTTTTACCCGCATGTCCAGTCGTCAAACTATCATTGTGTCCACCCATACCTAGATCATCTGGATCTTCGTGGATTACTAGGGATCTACCGATGATATTGGCTTTGTAACCCTTCAATTTAATGTGATTATCATACATTCCTAAATTTAGCAACACCCTTTGAATCAAATCTGATGTTTCCTATATCACCAACGTGTCTCTCAGATGACTTTGGTCCACCATGCTTCTTATTGTAGGGGTTGAAGTGTGAACAGGCACCCATACAGTTATGTGTGAGATCACCTGCTTCATGTACATGGATACCATGAGTACTATTTTTGTACTTGGAAGACTTTAGATTCACTTTGATGAGAACCCTGTTGCCCTTCTCTTCAAATTCAACTACACCTTTGATGTGTGGATGATCAAAAAAAGAAGTTGCTATAATCATTTACTATCAATTGGGATTTTATATCGAGCAAAATGCATCTTGTCAACCATATAATACATCTGGTACGCTTCCACAATACTAGAACTCCTGAACTGTTCTGGCATACATTCAGGGATACCTTCTTTGGAGTAATACGCCGTCTCACTTTTGCGTTCTTCAAAGTGGGTTGGATGATTTTGGTACAACCAAAGTAAATGCTTCGCACATGTGTGAATTTTACCGTATCTATGTGTATACTCTAACGTTAGAGCTATACCTATTTTACATGCGTATCTATAATTTTCCAAACTTGAGGCAATCCACATAGTCATGGGGTGCTTCTTATGAGCTGGTTTATAACCCCTACGTGACCCATCTTTAATAAAAGGGGCTAGGGTGTGAACAAATTCTTCCTCATTGGAGAAATACCAAGCTGTATATAGCATTTGACATATTTCCAATTGGATTTTTACGACATGTTGATCACATGACATGTGAGCGATTTCTTTTGGTATAAGGGATAGGAAAAATATATTCATGACTCATGACTCATTTTCATTACAAACGTTGTTAACTTAGGTATCTATTCAGCATCATCCACATATTCTTCTTCTGGTTCTGGTTCTTCATCTTCATCTGGTTCTACATCCAAAGTTTCTTCTTCCTCGGGATCATCTGATTGCGGAACAATATCATCATCTTCATCAACTTCTTTGATCTCATCAACATCTTCTTCAATCTCCTTTGGTTTCTTTTTTTCCTTTTTGGGTTTCTTAGCGGGTTCTTTATCAAATATTTTTGTAAACACTTTGTCAATGTGAATAGCAAGTCGCTTATGCTTTTCTTCATTTATTTTGAGTTTCTCAAGATATTCTTTACTAAATCCATGAGATTTGTACGCCTGTAAAACTGATTTGAATGGCGGTCTTTTGACATCCTTATAATATTTGTTGTGTAGATCCCAAATTGAGCAATTTAGTTTAATGCGTACAACACCACTTTTCAAAACACGAAGTTTCAAATAAACGCGGTCGGGTACATCAAGTTCAGGTTCTTCATTTTTAGGTGGTTTTATAGTTGGTACAACCACTGGTAGATTGGGTTTTACAAAAGTAAGACCCATATCTTTGTAATGTTTTTCCAACGTCTTCAAGTATGCATCTTGGTGATAGACAGGTCTTTTTGGAACGGGGACGTAATCAGTTTGTGTTTTTTTCAGAATTTGACCCAAAAAACTGTTCTCATCAATTTTACCCACTTTACTCGGGAGAGTGGGCTTAACACGCCTCGATGGGCGCTTGTAAAAACTCATTGTTTTCCACAGTTGTCTCCTCTGACTTAGGTTTCAGAAAATAATCCAATTCACAACGAATGACATGTTCAGATTGTTGGTTCGTATGTGTATGGTAAGGACCCCAAATCTCTATAACCTTGCGCTCCTTATCGTACCACAAATAGTCAAGTTCCAGTTTCTTTGTCAACCAATAGAACTTCTTACCGGTTTTACCAATGAATGAAAAAACCTTGTCTTGATCATACTCAGATACGTCCATTTGGGAATAGTGTGCATTTGGGGGGTGGTAAGGGGCCATCGTTTCTCTTAGATACTGCTTGCTCCTTTTGTTTAAGTACGTTTCTTATATGTTTTTGTGAGAAGGGTTGTTTTTTGTTTTTCTTATCATTTTTAGTTACACGCTTTTTTGGTTCTTTATACTCCATGGTTGATAAATACTTCGCACATTTTATTAACTTAGGTCTTCGTCTTCGTCTTCGTCTTCGTCTTCGTCAACCAAACTCACATCACTCCCACTTTCACTTTCGCTATCAGAACATGTGTAATCTTCATCTTCGCTATCATCTACAAGTTCATACCCATTAGGGTTCTTTGCGTAAAGGTGCGTTTTTTCAAGGTCATCGGTGTCGTAAAATCCAGAAACTGCCTCTTTATTAATAACTTCATTTATATTCATGAAATCATATAGATGATACTTATTTCTTTCTAAAAAGTTTACAGTGTAGGTCACATCAGTTTCGAGAACAGTGCGAGCTATCTGTGTAGTACCATCATCACACTTGACGTCTATGATCATGTGGTTATTTTGAAATTTAAATCTTTAATAACATTAATGGATACTCTTAAAGAAAGGGGTGTACAGTACATATCTGGTCGTATTATCAGAGAAAATGACGCGGTTATGTTCGATATAGATGACACCCTAATCTATACAGATGGTACACCAATCACCCAAATGATTGAACTTTTACATATAGCTAGACATTTGGGGTACAAGATCGTGATTATTACAGCTAGACCTAGTATACAGCATGTAATCAATTGGACGATAAATCAACTTGGTAAGTATAACATTCCTAGTGACTATTTGGGATTCACGAGTCCCAGTACCAAAACATTGATGAAAAAACAACTCCCGTATAACTTTGTGTTATCAGTGGGTGATTTAGAAACGGATCTTACAGACTCTGAACATAAACTCAACACTTCCAATTTTTCCCACAGTTGAGGCAGCTCACGAACACGGTCATGGGTTCATCCGCGGATCTTGTCTGCATCTCATAGTATGTCGTCTTCATACTTTTACATCTACCACACTTGAACAAACCATCTTGATTTTTAGCCTCTTGTGCCAAAGCCTGTTTTCTAATATCATTATGGATTTTCATTTCAACCTGTTTAGCACGTGGTCCATCAAACCATAACTTCTCGGGATCCATTTCAATAACTTCCTTCGTTTTAACATTTTTATTCAAAATACTCATCTTTAATTCAGGAGACTTTCTGAGATTATACTGAATCTGTAAGAATTTGTGTTTGTAGATGTTTGTAAATTTGTGGTTTTCCCAAGCAGCATCTTCACAACGACTTATAGAGTGATTCAATATACTCTTTTCCATATTCACACAGATGACATCATCCTCAGGTAACTCCAAAAGTTCGGACAGGCGTTTGATAACAAATTCACGTGTGACGTTATTCATACTTACCTACTAGGCTCGTTTATCTTTTAAGACAATTTTAGTGAGAAATCTTAACTTCTCAGTGAAATTGTGTTTACTTAGGGTTTGGGGAGCTCTTTGTAAGGATCATTTCGCTTACAGTCCTCCATATTTTCAGGTGAGCAGTTATCAAAGAACGCACCAACGCGGCGCGCGGGGTTGGTGTCTACGAAGCCATATTTGTAATCAGCATTGGGTGGGCGATACTTCTCAGAAAAGACAAATCTCGCATCCTTACCGTTCGTACTGAACAGAGGACCACCGAATTTGATATCAATGGATCCCATAGCGCAAACAAACATCACTATTGCGACGGCTATAAAAAACATAGTCTTACGATGCATCTTGGTATATCTTTTGTAAATATTTTTTTATATGATGAAATTAAGATGACTAAGGCTGTTCTCATTCATGAGATAAAAGACAGATATGAAGAAATTGAACTGGATATAGAACCCTCCAAGAATGAAATTTTCAAACTACTTGGAGATAGGGCTACATTTATTGGTCAATGGCCTGAAATAGATGTGGTTATTATGAAAGCCGAACAAGGTATGATTGAAAATGACAATATTTTACCGTACCCATTTCATGGTGAAGAAGTGCGGGGTAAAATATTACTCATACGCATGGACGAGAATTCGGAACCACAAGATTTTTCATTAGAGGAATACCTCTCATTTGGAACCCGGGACGAACGCATCCTCGTTTAGAACAGCATTGGCATATTTCATGCATAGCTGAAAATGTACATACGCCCAATCAAGAGGTTTATCCATTTTGGGGTTACCCTTGATTGGATTTTTGTTGATGATACTAACAATATCCACCTTTGTGCCATCCATAGTTTTAACAGTCGCCTGACCAATCTCCTTAAGCCACATCACGTCAGCCTCACTTTTACTGTTGAAATTCCTTACGAAATCAGTCATATACATTAAGTACGATTCTTTTCTATAAGTAGACGCGCACTTGGATCAGTTATAGTTGTCCACCTAGGTCTCCAGATCTCGGATATGAGGTGATCACTTTGTTTCCCATACAACTTCCAAAAGATATTTCTGTACAAAGCCTCTTCTTTTGTAATTGATGGATTGTGACCATGCGCCTTCACCTTAGTCTCCTTGAATAAAACATCATCCACGTTTTCTTCTGCGTACTTTTTCACCTCATCCACCCAGTTTGTACCCACAGCATCACTCATCCCATCTTTTTGTCTCCATAGAATATCATGTGGAAGATACCCCTCAAATGCCTCGCGAAGTATGCTTTTCTCGATTGGACCAACCTTATCATTTTGATTCATTGTCATACACAAATCAATGAAATTCTTATCGAGAAATGGCACTATAAGATCTAGGCCGTGTGCACCCGCACATCTATCGGCGCGAAGTCCATCAAACTGATGAATAAGACGAAGGCGTCTCATATTCTCACACGAAAACTCATCAACATTTGGAGCGTTATGGAAATAGAGATATCCACCTAGAAGTTCATCACTTCCCTCACCTGAAAAGATGTAACGACAGTTCGTCTTCTGTTTAATGTACCTACACAACAGCCACATAGGTGTACTTGCTCGGACTGTAGTAGTGTCATATGACTCAAGTGAATAAATCACATCAGTGAGATGAGCGATACCTTCTTGTGGTGTAAAAGTAACCTCGGTATGTTCTGTATCTAGGTACTTAGCAACTTTACGAGCAGCCTGTAAATCGGGACTTCCTTCTAGACCAATAGAGAACGTCTTAATCTTACCAAGTCTACGGGAAGCGATAGAAGCGATAAGGCTACTGTCTAGACCACCGGACAATAGGAAACCAATTTCTCTATCAGTATTGTCTAGGCGAATATTGACCGCCTTCTCAAAAGATTCACGAATTTCATCGGTCATATGGTTATTGACGTGTTTATTAACATTCCAGTACCCCGTATGATAACACACAAAGTCATTAATGTAGGAGTCAAAGATATGACCCGGTGGGAATACATGTATTTCAGACTGAAGGGGACCCAAAGCCTTGGCTTCACTCGCAAACGCGATTGAATTCTCGTCGTAACGAGTGTAAAAAAGTGGACGAACACCCACGGGATCACGGGCTGCCATAATACGTTTACCATCCGTGTATACGAAAGCAAAGTCACCATTCAACAGTTCACATGTTTTGGTGATACCAAAGGAGTTGATCATGGGGAGGATAACTTCACAATCACTAGTACTCTTTTCATTGCCTAAAAGAAACTCTTTGTAATTGTAAATTTCACCATTACAAATAAGCATAGACTTATCTTGTATAAATGGCTGCATACCGGCATCTGTTAGATCATTAATCGCGAGGCGATAAAAGTCCATACGACACTTCCCAATTTTAGATGTCCTATAGTCATCTGGGCCTCGGTGAGAAAGGAGATATGAACTCAAATCCACTTCTTCACCGAAGAGAGCGATAATGCCACACATGTTATACATAGATCTTACTTTGTTTTTAAGCTAAAGTCCATCCACTCACCAAAATCTTCTGGGTTGGCTACACCATCCATTTCCTGACCACTCATATTTATTGATTCTGAGTTTGGGCCAAATATAACATCGAATGACAAAATACAGTAAAATGAGACGTTTGTTCTACATGCTATTTTGTCTAAAGTAGTGAAATCAAATGTTTCTATTTCCAATGAACGTTTTATAATTCGCGGTGATCCATAAGGAAACTTTACTTCCTCAGCGAGTTTCAACTTCTTATTCTCTGATGTCATATCGAGACATGGCCAAATACGATTTCTAGCTCTAAATTCAGCTGAATAATCTACACACTTCATCGCTACATCTTTTTCAGCAAAACACACAAAACGGGATTTTGAATTAGGATCCACGAGGCTAAGATACGTACCATTGTAATTTAATTTTATAAAGTGGAAGTCCATTTAAATATATAAGGAAAAAATCTTTAATTAATATAGATGAACTTCCCACAGACAGCCGGTCAATGTAAATATATGTTAGCTTTGAGATCAAATAGACCCATAATTATTGGAACTGGTCCAGCGGGTTCTGGAAAGACTATGCTCGCGTGTCAAATTGCGACTGAACACATTTCAAGACATCCTAGAGCAAGGGTTGTACTCACTAGACCCATTGTTGCAGCTGACGAAGATATGGGATACCTACCTGGTGATATGGATCAGAAAATGGAACCATGGACGAGGCCAATGTATGACATTTTTGAACAATCTATGACCCATAATCAGATGGATAGGTGTATTTCTATTGAACCATTGGGATACATGAGAGGTCGGACGTTTCATCATACTTTGATTATAGCTGATGAAATGCAAAACTCAACACCAAATCAAATGAAACTTCTTCTTACACGTATAGGTGAGGGTACAAAAATAATAGTGACTGGTGATTTAGAACAATCCGACTTGGAAGGGGATAATGGACTAGAAAACTTGGTGTACAAAATGCAATGTACGGAGCTTGATTATATTCAACATGTGGAAATGGGAGATGATGATATTGTTCGTCATCCGGCGGTTAAAGAAGTACTGGGTATTCTATCAAAATGACAAAGGTTGTCCTCGCATTACCTGGGCGATCATTTTCCGGTAGATTCATGATATGTTTACTTAACACGATAATGACTATGAAAGATCAAGGATATGAAGCTGTGATTACAAATGAATATTCAAGTTATGTTACATTTTCTAGAATGAAAACTCTGGGTTTAGATGTTCTCGGGGGTGTAGATCAGATCCCGTTTGGTGGAAAACTGAACTACGATGTATGGCTCACAATTGACTCGGACATAATATTCAAACCTGAACAGGTATTGGAGATTATCAAAGATACTGAGACTCACCCAGTTGTATCAGGTATGTACAGAATGGAAGATCTAAAACACTACGCGATGGTTAAGGAGTGGGATGTGGAGTACTTCAAACAATATGGAACTTTCCAATTTGAGACTGAAGAGAGTGTAAAGAAAGAACCTAAATATATGCCTGTAGCCTACAATGGGATGGGATTCTTTGCGTGTCGTAAAGGTGTCATAGAGAAGTTGAAGTATCCATACTTTAGCTACCCTCTCATTGAGATTGAAGGTAAAGATGGGGTTATGTTGAGAGATACATGCTCCGAAGACGTAGCATTCTGTAAAAATCTCACCGATGCAGGTATTCCGATAATCGTGAATACGAGCCTCCGTGTTGGTCATGAGAAAACACTTGTAATTTGAGGTTCTGAACATCGTTATTCAGATGCTTTAGATCTGTATCAATTCGTGTAATTTTCTCATCCATAAGTTTGCGTTCAAGTTTATACTTTTCTAAAAAAGTGTACAACTCGTGACGCTTCGCCTCATACCACTCTGAAACTTCAATGATCTCTTGGTCAATATCAGAATATTGACCAATCATTTTATAATCAGTGGGTAACTTTCGTAAATCATCAGAAATTTCATCGATGCGTGTCTCTAAGTCCTGACACGCATCTTTGAACTCAGCGTGATCCTCTAACATTATGCTTGCTTTTTATTGAGATTTATTTTTACTTAGGTTATCATTTAAAGATAATATTATCCTTGTATCTACATGTTTGGAAAGGTGTATGGTCATTTTTTTCTAGAACAATATCTAGGTATTACCAATGATGAAACAAGTGATACGGCAACTTTATCAGTTCTGATAGAAACGTCCGAATCGTGGAAAGAATTCATTAGCTATGCGCGCCCAAAATACAAAAACGTCCAACTATTTACGATGTTTGAAACAAGTGATGTACACCCAGACATAATATCTTCAATGAAAGTATTTGATAAAGTGATCGTACCTTTTGACTATCTCAAAGAGGTTTTGGAACGCCACGGTATCAATTGTGAATCGATGAACTATTGGTCATCTAAACTTATTCTTTCTAAACCGAGTGTGATTAAAAAGACTGTAAACCCGGAACAATTAGTGTTTCTGTATAATGGTACGAATGATATAAGAAAAAATGTATCTACACTTACAAGAATTTTTGCACGTGTGAGTGAAGGTACAAAACATTTACTCATAGTTAAGACTAACAATGACACTGGTCTAACCAAAAGTAAAAATATCAGAATCATAACAGAAAGAATATCAAACGAAAAACTAACATCTTTATTCAACCTATGCGACTACTGTATAACATGTACACGTGGTGAAGGTGTGAGTCTTCTACATTTAGAAGGTGCGTATTTCGGTAAACCAACTATTAGCCACGATAAAGGTGTTTTTAGAGATGTAAAAAAGTTCATAAAGATTCCTATGATATCTATTCCATCTAAGGAAACGCAAATAGATCTTTCGCAAGTACCTCTATTTTTACATAAGGTATTTTATGGATCATGGTGGGAAATTGACGAGTATGAAATGATAAATACACTTAAACGATTAATGTCAGTTCAAAATTAGATGAACGTAGCCATTATATCAGGATCCCGTGGCCAAGATGGTATATACTTAAAGGAACTTTTAACTGAAAAGGGGTATACTATAAAATATATACATGAAGTTTTAGACTATTCAGATATTCACAGTGTTATCGAAAGTTGTTCAGATTATTCTATCATAGAAATCTATAACCTTGCCGCCAAAAGTCATGTTGGTGTTTCAACTAAGTCAACGTTTGAAGTGAATACCATGGGTATTCTTAACATTTTAGAAGCTATTAAATCTCTAAAATTAGAGAGTAAGTGTAAGATTTTTCAAGCATCTTCATCGGAGATATTTGGAATAACAGATGAAATTCCACAAAATGAGAAAACAACTTGCAACCCTGTAAACTTATATGGTATTTCAAAATTTTCGGCTCATCTACTTGCTAAAAACTATAGAAATGTACATGATATGTTTGTGTGTACGGGAATAATGTATAATCATGAATCGAGAATAAGAAAGGACACATTTGTAACACAAAAAATCATAAAGGGATTGAAATCTGGTACATGTGTAACGTTGGGTAATATATTTTCTAGGCGTGATTGGGGGCATGCCAAAGATTATGTAGAAGCTATATGGATGATATTACAACAAAGTGAACCAGATGATTATATAATATCTACGGGTACTACACACTCTGTTAAAGAGTTTATTGATATTGCTGTAAATAAACTTGGTAAAAAAATTACGTGGTCAGGTAAAGGAAAACATGGTATTGGTATTATTGATGGTAAAGTTGCTATAAAAGTATCTGAAGAGTTTTATAGACCCATTGATGTCAATGTGTACGTAGGTGATTCTAGAAAGCTAGAAAATATTGGCTGGAAACGAAAATATGATTTACATGACGTTATAGAAGATATGTTACACAATTAAAGAATTTCATGTATATATAAAACAGTATGAAGATCTCGTACGCTATATGTGTCTGTAACGAACACGTAGAACTCAATTCACTCCTCTCCTTTCTCGTTAAAGTCATAGATAAAGAAGATGAAGTTAACATCCTCGTTGATAGTGGTAAAGTTACTGAAGAGGTAAGGATTATCCTAAATAAGTTTGAGGATAGGATTGTCGTCAGTGAACGTGAATTCTGTGGCAACTTTTCTGAACATAGAAATTATCACATTACTAAGTGCACTGGAGACTACATTTTTGTCTTGGATGCAGATGAGATCCCTCAAGAGCTACTCATCAAAAACATTAAGCATTTCAAATTGGATATCTTAGCTGTACCTAGAATTAACATCATACCTGGATACACTGGGGAGTGGTGTAAAAAGATGAATTTTTCTGTAAATGAAATGGGATGGATCAATTGGCCGGATTACCAAGGTCGTTTCTTCAAAAACAATGGTGAAATCAAATGGAGTCTAGGTCTTCATGAACGTCTTGTAGGTTCGGATAAAATCTCATGTCTAGAAGCAAATCCTCATCTCTCTCTATGGCATATTAAGTCTGTTGAAAAGCAAGAAAAACAAGATACGTTCTATAGTAACTTAAAAGAAACTTAACACTATTTGTAAAGATGTGGTGGCCTTTGATGGATACAGCCATCACGGAGAGTGACAAAAAAAGTCTTATTAACTTCATTAGTTCTACAGACAGGTACACATGTGGAAAAAAGGTAAAGGAATTTGAAGATGCATGGAGCAAGTGGCTAGGGTGTAAGTATTCATTATATGTGACGTCTGGAAGTACTGCGAATCTTTTACTCATGGCCGCAGTGAAAGAACTATATGAGATCCCAAATGGGTCTAAGGTTCTCGTACCCGCGTGTACGTGGGTTACAAATGTTTCACCAGTATTTCAACTTGGTTTAGAACCCGTTTTTTGTGACGTAGATTTAGAGAGATACAGCTTTGACTTAGATACTTTACCTGAAGAAGATGTCAGGATTGTATTTATAACACATTTACTTGGAATTAACTCACCAGTTGAGGCTCTTAAAAGGAAGTATCCCAATGCAGTGTTTCTAGAGGATACATGTGAATCACATGGTGTAAAGGCACCCAATGGTACGAGACGTGGTAGTACAGGTACGGGAAGTACGTTTAGTTTTTATTACGGTCATCACATGACTACGATTGAAGGTGGTATTATTTCAACTGACAATGAACTTTTGTATGAACTAATGAAGATTAAGAGAAGTCATGGGATGGCTCGTCTCCTCTCACCACATCTATACGAAATAGCTGTTAATGAAAACTCAAATATTGATCCGAGTTTTTTGTTTCTTACAGATGGTTTCAATTTTAGGAATACCGAGTTGAATGCAGTTCTCGGTCTCGAACAATTGAAAAGACTTGATCACAATATTGAAATGAGACGCAAGAATTTTGAGTGCTTCATGAAGCACTTAGATCCAGAGTGTTTCTATGTTCCATACAATGACCCGGGTAACAGTAGTTTCGCCTTACCCTTCATATGTAAAAATAAGGAAGATATGCCCAAACTTAAGACTATTTTTAAGGAACTTGGTGTTGAATATAGACCTGTGGTATCTGGAAATCTACTCCTTCACCCGTTTCTGAAAAAATGGAGGGACACGGTTAGTGTACCTAATGCGAATATCATCAATGACAATGGAGTGTACATAGGTAATAGTCAATTTGTCACCGAAGATATGATAGTTAAAGTTTTTGAAGCAATTAAAACTATATGGTGAAAGTCATCCTTCATCACCTAGGTCTAGGTGATCAAATTATGCTTAATGGAATGGTTAGGCATTTCGCAGAAAATGATAAAGTGGCTATAGTTGTTAAAAAGTGTCACGAAGATAGTGTCCGTTTTATGTATAGAGATATAGCTGACAGAGTTGAGCTTATTCTCGTAGAGAATACAAATCCACAAGAAATATGGTCGAAAGTTTCTAGCCGTAAAGACGATGTTATTGCTCTAGCCACCTACGGTATAGATGACAATGGTTGGGCATTCATGACCCAAGGTCAGGGTAGTGTCATGTCTAATTGGGCACATGGTGTCTACATTCAAGCAGGTGTAAATCCTAAATACATGTACTCTAAGTTCAAGGTTGTGCGAGATAAATCTAAGGAGTTTACACTTGACAAGGAGAACTATATATTTGTACACGATGATCCGGAGAGAGATCGGGTTATTGATGTAAAGACTGATAAATTCATATACAAACCAGACTCCAAGTTAGTGGATAAAAAACAGGAATTTTTTCAGTGTGATAGACCCAACATTTTTGAGTATATCTCAGTCATAGAGAATGCCGATGAAGTGCATTGTATGAACAGTTCGTACAATTGGATGATAGAGCTTATGAACTTGGGTACTCCAAAAAAGAACTTCTTTCATTTGGATGTAGCTCATAAATACTATGGACCACGCACAGTAAAAACGGTATTTAGTGACGAGGTGTGGACATTCGTCTAGTAACTCTTTTCCTCTATAATATCAGATCCCTGTTCTAAGTTTATTAACTTTTTAATCCTCGCCCGTTCGTCGTTGAATTTATAAATATTCCTAGCCAACTTTATAAATTTTTCACCGAAGTCACCCTCGGCTTCACATTTTCTAATCCCATCCTCAAAGTCCCAAAGTGCGTTATTTACAACCTTTAAACGTTCCTTCCGTGATGTTTCAAATTCATATTTGAGAAGTACATCCAATTCGTGACGGATATTCTTGAGCTTCTCATAGTCGTCCACACGTTCGTCTTTGATCTCAAGTATAGTAATCTTATCGATAAGTTCACCCTTTGATACTTCTATACGCATTTAAAGTTAAGGCAGGTTAAGTCTTTAATATATACGTGGATACAGTTACGTCTCCAATTTGTCTTTGTGATATCGATAGTCTAGTACAAGAGATGTTACACCCTCCACAAGAGAAATCTCAGGTTTCCAATACTTAAGAATAAAATGCCTCGGTTCATTTACGCGATCATGTGTAGTGACTGTTATATCCGTAACACGTACATCATCGGATATAAGATTTGCCACATTCTTTATTTTAGTCCATGTAAAGTTAGTGATATCAACACTCTTTTCGGTTTTTAAAACTTCATCGTAATTGTACATTAATTGTGTCAAGGCTTTAGCACAGTCTTCGGTATGTAAAAATTGGCGCCGCTCTTCACCGCTCGTCATTAGATCTATGTATCCTTTGGTTTTATGTTTATGAATCAGATCAGCTATAACATGTGATTTAGGAGAACTTTTCTCTGGTCCATACACATTCCAAAAACGCACAGATAGACCACCAAGTCTACTCGTATACTCTTCACCCAATTTTTTGAGTGTTCCATACACGTGATTCATGTTATGCATAGTACTTGAAGCAAATATAAACTTTTTACCATAGAGCTGACTAAATGTATTCATCATAATCATCAAATTGTTGTTTATAAAATCAATTCCGGCATTTGTTATATACTTGGCACCCCCAATATCATAGGCGAGGAAGAATACAAAATCCACACTATTCATAACGTAGTTCAATCTACCCAGATTTTCAGATACACTAAGGTCGTGCATAGGTGTTATTTTTGTGTCCCATGGTATAACGTGGTGACCTACGTCTTTTAGATGTTTACATAATCCAGAACCTATAATTCCATGTGATCCTAGGACGAGTATCTTCATATAAAGTGTATTAATTAACTCTTTAAATAAAAGTAAACGGATGTTAAGGATGAAGCCAATCGCTGTAAATGTCTATATCCTAATGATGTTCTTGGCCTACGTGATGCGTAGAGCAGGGACATTTTCAATGGAAGATAAAGTTAAAATGATTGAATATTTGGGTTACATGGCACTCAATCCCAATAGAGTGGTAAATCCTAGCATAGCCAACCTACCATTCTTAAGCTCAGCCTCTGGGGTGAATGCTCCGATTTTCTCGATGGTGAAATCTTCAGCAGTAAACACCGATGCGAGCGCCAATGTGGTGACTACACCAGTCGCAGCCATCGCGTATACGGGATCCTCAACCTGTTGAATGATGTTGTCACCAGTCATCGCCCAGTTCATAGAACCCCAAAGGAAACCCTGCATAGCAGCGCGACCATTGAGAACCTCAGCGAAGCGATATTCTGGGACTGGTTCAGGCTTCTCCTCGTACTCGATTATGATATTCTGAACGGGCTGTTCCTCGACGGGGGAAGAGCGTGTAATTGACGTAGTGCGCGTACGACGCTTAGTGGTCTGGTGACGCACGCGACAGACTGGCTTAACCGACGAACAAATGAGGGTACTCATTTTATAGATTCTAAAAGATTCGTATCTTTAAACCAATCTAAAAAAGTGGAACATGGGGATGAAGAGATTCGGTTAGAAGAAGAGATGCGATGCCAACCATCGCGAGACGACCATTTACAAGCTCAGTCTCAGGCTTCCAAAAGCCCTGAATGTAGCCCTCATCCTTAGGATTCGCCGCTGTTCCGAGGAACGCCAAACTGGCAACAGCGACAGAGAGACCGATGTTATCATGGAACTGGGTACTGATAGAGTTACCAGTCATGATCTCATCAACCACAGCGGATGTGAACCCAATCATAGCAGCACGACCATTTACACGCTCAGCGACCGCAAGGAAATCGTTAGGGCGCTCAACGGGTGTGAGCATAGGAGACTTGAAAGTGGACGACGAGGCCTTCTTAGAAATCTTATTCGTTTTGACAACTGGCTTGTTAACGGACGCAAGAATGAGAGTGCTCATTTCTGGATATTACAATACCCGAATCTTTAAGATGCTTTTTCCTTATCCATAATGTTCTTTAGCACATAAAGTTGTAAAAGTAAGCTAACGGTCGTATAAATCGTAAAATGACTGAATCCGTATTGATTGGTGTAATAGATGAACCATGTTGTCGTGACGACAATACCAAAAATGATAGAGTTCTTGAACTTTACATCTACATCAGCAGAATTTTCAAAATCCATATACATTTTGACTAGACCAGTCGCCAGGGCGGTGGATGCGATAAGATCATTGAATTTCATTTGTATCCTTATAGTATAGAAATATATAAAATGGAAGTCATACTTCAAAAGTTCGCTGGAAAGATCGATGCCAAAAGTCTGGTCAAGACTGTCGAAGATATCAGAGTTGAGTACCTCGACGATGGATTTACCAAGGAGGATATCCCACCTATTTTGGGACGTCTTATGATGGAGACTACGAAATTCAAGAAGCTTCCAGGACCCCAAAAGAAGAAGCTTGTTATCGGTGTCCTGAATCACCTCATCGAGCAGATTGATGATGGTGAGAAGGATTCGGAGTTTGAAGTGGTTCTCAAGGCTCTGGTTCCACCCATGGTTGATTCTTTCGCTACAATGCTCAAGGCGAAGCAGGGTCTCCAGAAGTGCTTAACCAAATGGTTCCCTTGTATCGCATAAAAATGACATAAGGGTTACGGGATATTTCTATTTAGAATGAGATTTCCCTCATTAGAAACTATGATAACCTATGGAATATATACAGTCAAGGAATTGGATCGGTTCGCTAAAGGTCTTGTCCCGAAAAAGAAGGTTGTATGCCTAAGTGAATGCAAACATTGTGATTTTGTATACTCTGGTGGGGTATGCCTTAATTGTCAAGTATGAAGTATTGTACTGTTAAAAGTACGATGTCCAGAGGACCCGAAGCGACGAGTAATAATCACATGTGTGCGGAGAGACAACTTATTAGGCGTCTGTACCATGAATGTATCAAGAAAGGTTATAAATCTCATCAATTCAGTGACTGGTTACACCGAAAATATGGTCACTTAATTGTTTTTAGAAAAAATATGCATGGGGACGCTATATCATTACCATGTGTTTTATGCAGGAAAATGATAGAGCGGTATGACATATGTTGGACCGCACATGACGGAGAGAGATGGGTTCACAGTAAAAAGTCTGAACATTTACCACCTTCGTTACCGACTGCTAAGCAAAAGAGAATGTTAGGTTTTGGGAGTGATGATGAGGCCCAACGCTGATTCCAAATTGTTGTAATCTCGTTTCAGTGGTTTGTTCCTCTTTAGTTTTAGCGCACTATTGTTAGAAGAAGCATTCTTGATCTCATCCATTTTCTTTGTGTTTGAGACGAAGGGTATTACATTATCTACCACTGGTCTACTTTCAATCTCGTTTGGTTTTGCTACATCTACTGTCTGATTCAATCTAAATTCTTCTATTGTTAGATCACCACCAAACTCTTTTAGCATAAATCTATTTGGAGCAGGTTTAATACTCCCTAGCTGGTTATACATCTTTCTACGCATCATGATGATATTACCACAAATGATACTCCCTCTAGTTATCCCATGTTTGTCGAGCGCAAAGGATTTCATACAGCTCCATGAACAAAAATTACCACTCGTGTAAAATTTGTTCCGTCTAGAATCGTGTTTGTGAGGCATACTTAAAGGCTCACCGTCAAATGAATGACAGCACCACCAACACCACATACTAATAAAAAAATTTAACTCTTTAAGTTAATCCATTAGTTATTATACCATCTATCCTATACCTATACATGTACTCAATTTCTTTGTCGTCTTTGTGTGTGTATGTATACACTTTGATATCTTTGTATCTACAATATGTAATGAAATTGTGATCTAGACATGTCCAGTGAAGAATAACTGTTGTGAGATTATGTGTTATCATATCATATTCATTTTCGGTAAAAGTTGTCTCAAATGTAGATCCCAATTTAAACATATCTGGGAATGCGTAAATGATCTTTCGGTTAAAACTACAAAAGGTAACATTTCGTGATGATCTGTCTTTATAAAAATCCACGAGTGCCTTTACTATCTGAATATTATTGCCCTTGATATCTAAGAGAATGAATACATCTTTAATTTCAGGTATCTCACGATAAACATCTTTCAGGGAACAGATGTCCCGTTTTTCCAGTTCACCTAGGGTTAATTCAGATATGAAATGATTATCCACATACACATCATGAAATAACACAAGTTCTCCCGAAGCACATAATTGTACATCTAATTCTATACCATCATACTTTCGCACAATAGCTTCTCGTATAGCCTCTACACTATTATCTCTGTATTTCAGAGAATATCCTCTGTGGGCAACATACTTCATTACTTAAAGAGAAACCAATCCTTTTAAGTAATGATTCTGAGTATTGATGTGGGTATAAGGAACCTCGCTATGTGTCTACTAGATGAAGACCATGGTAATCTGGTCACCGAATGGGATGTCTCCGGAGTTCCACCCGAACATAGGGATGGTCTTTATGTATCCCTGCGAGATCATCTAGATGCCCGTCCATGGGTACTCACAGCTAAAACAATACTCATCGAGAAACAACCCGAGCGTAACAAGAAAATGATATCTGTCATGCACTTTCTCCATTCCTACTTCATTATTAGGTGTCCTAAAGCTGAAACAATCCTATATGATGCTAGACATAAAATACCTGATGTCGCCGGTCCCGGTAGGGCTCAATACAATAAACGTAAGAAAGTGTCCATAGAGAGATGTGAAGCCTTCATCAGGGATGGACCCATCAACATACATTGGTTAGAAACGTTTCAAAAATCCAAAAAGAAAGATGATCTCGCAGATACGGTGATGCAAGCCCTGTCATTCGTGAATCGGAAGGAGGTCTTACCCGCTTCACAAAAGAAGAAATCCACAAAGCTGGTGGCACGTCGCCCCAATGAGAATCAGAAAATGACAAAATATTCAAAGTGTAATTTGGCATGGATTTATCTAAACAAAGTTGAATGTGAAGTTCTTGAAAATAATAAAAGATTCATGAAAGACCTGAAGAGGTATTATCGAGACCTAAGTGACTTGATTAAAGATATAAATGGATAATTATTCACAATGAGTCTCTCCATCCGCATGTCCGCCGCCACCAACAAGCCCAAGCCCAACATCGATAAGATCATCAAGAGTAATAAGCATCTTAGGGCTGCAGCGCATTCTTCCAAAACGAACAGGAAGCATCACCGTGTAGCCATCGATCAACTTGATTCGTTTCTAGATCTCATTGATAACGCCATTGATGTCATGAATAATACTACAGCTGAGATTGAAAAGTCGCAAGAGAAACTTTATGAGTTGTACGACTTTTGTGGAGAAGTCCCAATGGATGATAGTTGTGATTATTAAAGATTAGAACGGATAGATTGTTATAATGAAGAAAGTTTTGGATCATGGATTTGTAGAACTCGTCGACCATATGCCCCTTGAGAATCTAGATAAGGCCATAGTTGATGGTGCCCGTGTGAGTTATCAAACAGGCACCAAGACCACTCGGGGTGACCGAGGTCTTATTAGGTACCTTGTCCGCAATTGGCATACTTCACCCCTAGAACTCGTTGTTTTCAAGTTTCGTATCAAGGCACCACTTTACATCGCACGACAATGGCTCAGACACAGAACCGCATCGGTGAATGAAATGTCTGCCAGGTATTCTATCGTTGATGAGGAATACTACGAACCGGAAGTCCTACGAGGACAATCAGCCGTGAATCATCAAGGATCAGAAGGTGTAGTGGAACTAGATGATGAATTGAACCAGACTCTTTCTGACCAGTACAAACAAGCTTTCAAGCTATACGAGCAATTGCTAGAGAAGGGTGTTTGTAGAGAACAAGCTCGTGGTGTTCTCCCTCAATCTACCTACACTTCTTTCGTGTGGAAGATGGACCTACACAATCTCATGCATTTCTTACAATTGAGGATGGATCATCACGCTCAAAAGGAGATTCGTGACTATGCCACGGCCATCTATGAACTCGTCCAACCCCTAGTACCCCACGCTATGGAGGCATTCATGGACTTTCGTGTAAATGCGATGCAGTTGACGGGACCCTGAAATTGAAGCTATAAACTCTGGGAAGGAGATTGAATCTCCAGGTGAAAGGAGAGAGTTTCTAGAAAAATTAAAACGGTTAAAAATTAAATGTCCTTAAAATACAACAAACACTATGTTCGCTATTACTGCATCCCCCACATGGTTCGCCAAAACTGACGACTTCAAAAAGATAGGCAAGAAAATCCAAAAACAACGAAAGACTGAGGTAGACAAAATTAAGGACAAGATTGGTGACATCGCACGCGACGAGCGCAAGCGTGTTCAGGAGATGTTCAAGGAACACCAAGATGTTATCAAGAAGGACAAGGAACAATCTAAAAAAACTAAGAAGAAGAAGAGTAACGCTAAAGAGATCGATCTTTACGAAAAGTGATCCAGATAGCAATCGCAACGAGTAGTGCAGCGAGTGGTGTCCCGTTGAATCTCTCTGCTAATAAAGCACATATCACACTGTATTGAACTACCCGTATTTCCTGCCGTGTTTTAATCATTGACCGTTTCATCGCTGCTCTCGACCTCTCAAGGCCGAGAACAGTCGAATTTATTTTTCCAATTTTAGATGGAATTTCTGTCGTGTTCATAATGATTTCACTTATATCAAGAGACTCTAAAAACTGCTCTTGAATCATTGGTTCCAGGTACGTAAAGTAATCAAAATCTGGATCGAGTTGAAGACATATCCCCTCAATTAGGGAAAATGATTTAGCTAAATATACAAAACTTGTTGGTACAACAAATGGTTTTTCCATTGCAAGTTCAGCCGCAAGCTCGTCGTTCATGATAGCACCACCATCTAGGGTTTCTAAATACCCCAAGATGGTTTCAAAAAATACTTCAATATCACTGACGTCTGAAGATGTTGGTACAATGACACCTAACTTGATTAATATTTGAACAATACCCTTTGTGTCTCGTTTTATAATACATCCGAATAAGTCCGAGAAACCCTGTTTTAGTTCATCATCCAACTCAATCAATAAACCAAAATCGTAAAACACTAATTTTCCATCTTTGGAAATAGCCAGGTTACCTGGGTGTGGATCACCGTGAAATAATCCACTGTCCATAGTTTGGATCACATATGAATTAACGAGTGCCTCACATACTTTCTTCCGATTGATTTTCTTATTTCTGATCTCAGTGATTTTATCAGCCTCTACATATTCCATCACAATCATATCATCGGTACAATACTTCTTGTACACATATGGAACTTTTATCCAATCAATCCCTTTCAAACTCTTTCTAAACTTAATCGCATTTTCAACTTCTTGCCTGTAATTAGCCTCTCCAAGAAGATACTCTATAGAGTCATTAAGGACAAAGTTAGAACTAGAACCAGTATCTATACCAATAGACTGAATAAAGTCGAGAATCTTCTTGACATTGTTTGTGTCAGATTTCATAGTCTCGAGAATATCGGGTCTTTTTAATTTTACAACAACCTTTTTACCATTTTTTAAGGTAGCTTTATGAACCTGTCCAATACTTGCCGATTTAAATGGAATCTCTTCAAAATCTTTGAATATATCTCTATTTACAACATCTTTTACAAGGTTAAAATCAAATGGTGGTACATTATCTTGGAGAGATTCAAGTTCTTTGGTAAATTCTGGTGGATAGAGGTCTCCTCGTGTGGACGCTATCTGTCCTAATTTTACAAATGTCGGGCCAAGGTCTAGAAGTTCACTTTTCGTCCATCGACCAAGCTCGGCCTTATCTTCAGTAAAGCGTTCTTTCCATAAATATTTAGCTGCAAATTTCCATGTTTTTACCTTTTGATTTGGCGCCAACTTGACAGGTGGCACCTTCATATTGGCTTGACTGAGTATACTCAACATATCCTACATTAACATTAGGATTTTTTCTATAAGCTAAATATAGAATGAAGATTCATATCGTGGGAGCTGGTCCAACTGGATTATCTCTCGCATGGGAAATCTTACGTACAGGAGAGCATGATGTTACCATTTACGATAGAAAGGTATCAGCTGGTGGTTCTTGGTGGGAACCTAGTCTAGAATCACGAGATCTTCATGCACATAGAATTCTATTTGATAGAGCATTTGTAAATACACGTTCCTTTTTCGAAGAAATGAAGATTGATTGGAACACTATGTTCGAATTAGAAAAGGATTCTGGTGTTTGGGATTTTACACTCAAAAGTTTAGAATATGATGACTATAAAACCCTGATAGGTCTCATATCCAGGGTTCTCTGGGATCCTAAAAAGTTTGAAAGTATATCAGTGAAGGACGCTATAGGTCCCCTAACCGATAGGGCTAAAGATCTCATAGAGCACCTCTCTCTCATAATGGATGGTGTTACTTGGGACGTTATGTCTGCGTATGAGTTCATAAATAATTTAAATCACATTTTACTCTCAAAACGTTACACGCAGCGTGTTTCTGGTAAAGTCATGTGTGACGCGATGGAAGAAGCCCTTCTCAAAGCTGGTGCCAATTTCGTTTTTGGTGCTGAACTTTTAGATGTTCAATATGGTAAGAAAGATTTTGTGGCAAAGTTTTCAGATGAAAGAATGATAAAAGATGGAATACTCTTTTTGTGTCTAGATAATAGCCCCGCTCTAGATCTACTTGGCAATAACTGGGGACCCGACGCAGATGCAAAACTTAGAAGAAGTACATATGGTGCTATCAATGTTTTATTGGATTATGATCAACCAATTAAAATGAAATCAGATTTAGAAGTTTCCATAGAAACCAAGTGGAACTTACAACCAAAGGTACTCAGTGATGGTAAGACCGTATCATGTGTTATTTGTGATCTTGGTAAAGAGGTACTCAGTTCTGACCCAGAAACTATCAAAAATGAAGTCGTTAGACAACTTGGATTACCACAACCCAATTCCATCAGGATTGGTTGGGGTGCTGAGTGGAAAGAGAACAAATGGAACTTTTCACAATCCTCGGGTGTTCTCAGCCTTGAAGGTCAACTCCCCTTCTTTGGAAAATGTTCAAAGGTTGCCATGTGTGGTATGATGTCCCCTAGACACACACCTTACTCCAGCATTGAAGCATCAGTTGAAGTTTCGCGAGCCCTAAGTCACATGTGTTTCGGAACTAGAAAACCTCTGAAACCTATTTTGGTCACCCACGTCGGAATATTAACTTTAGTGTTACTTATAGTTTTACTTTTAGTGTATCGTAGATGAAGTTTGTAGCTAAAGTATATGAACCATTTTATGATCATAATGATAAAAAGTATATACGTTTTGTGATTCCTCAAAAAGTTTCAGAAATCATAGAACGTATGCACGCGAGTAGGATGCATCTCCTCGTAAATCAAAACGCAGACAATCCGCTAGATGGTAAAGTACTCACAGTCAAAGTACCATTCCGTTACCGAAGGGTTATGTGTAAATTTGAAGGAAAACCTGTACAATCTTTAGTAAAGGATGATGAAGTTGATGTTGAGTTAGATTTCAAAGGTATTTGGAATATTGGAAATCATTCAGGATTTTCTTGGGTACTCTCTTCTTCAATCTTTTCAAGTCCCTGATCAGGAAGTTCTATGTTATCTAGACCAGCCTTTTTTAGATCCGTGAATGTCTTTAACATTCCTTGAAGCCTGAAAACTTCTTGAGTCATCTGTTCAATAGTGTTCTGAAGTCTGAGAATGTTCTCATCAATATTTAAAGTGGGCATCGTGTACTCATTTAAAGTTTCACATCTTTAAATAAGTAGATCATGACAACGTTGACTAGGACAGGTTATTTAGTCAATTCGGGTCCAATTCCCGAAATTAAAAAAGAACTTACCGTAAGACCTGTAGTCAATGGGGACTATGGATTTCCTCCACCGCCTTTCAAAGTTTTCAGAGCAACTAAGACAGGAGTCTGTGTTCCCAGATTCTATGGAACTTCTAAACTTGGAGAACCCCGAGAAGACAAGAGACCAGAGCCAACCCGTATCAATACGAAGTTTGTTGGGAAACTTCGAGATACCACACACCAAAACGATGCACTACGAGCAGCAATTAAAGCTGGCCACGGCGTCCTTTCTTTACCATGTGGGTACGGCAAAACGACGGTATCCTTGGCCATAGCATGTAAATTAGGGTACAGAACTATGATTGTAGTTCATAAACAATTTTTGGCCGATCAATGGAGAGAACGTATTCAACAGTTTTGCCCAGGTGCCACTATAGGTATTGTGCAACAAGATAAGAAGGAAGTTGATTGTGATTTTGTCATCGCTATGCTTCAATCACTTTCCCTGAAGGAGTATAGTTTCACAGATTTTGAGAGTGTAGGAACTCTCATAGTGGATGAAGCGCACCATATTTGTGCCAAGGTTTTCAGTCAGTCACTTTTCAAAATGTGCCCCAAACATATCTTTGGACTCTCAGCGACACCCGAAAGGAAAGATGGACTCACTAAAGTTTTACATTGGTTTATGGGTCCCACTTTCTTCGCAGTAGAACGCAAAAATCAGGAACAAGTTGAGGTTTTCCCAGTTGTATATGATTCCCCAAACTATAAGAATCCACCCCCATCTATGAGAAACGGTAAAATCTCAATGCCGAACATGATCACAGAACTTGTGGAAGATCGCCGACGTAACCAAATGCTTGTAGAACTCGTTAAAAAGGCATCAGCAGGTACGAGACAGTTACTTGTTTTGAGTGATAGACGTTTTCATTGTGAGTTCCTTCATCAATGCTTTCCCAAAACATCTGGATTGTACATGGGTGGTATGAAGGAGGCGCAACTCCAAGAATCTTCAAAGAAGAAGATCATTTTCGCAACGTTCAGTCAAGCGCACGAAGGCTTAGATATCCCCACCCTAGACACAGTTATTTTAGCTTCACCCAAATCCGATATTACCCAAAGTATTGGGCGTATTATGAGAGAAACGAAGGGTAAAAAGAACGATCCACACATCTACGATGTCCATGATCCTTGGTCTATCTTTACAGCAATGTATTACAAGAGACTCAAGGTGTATAGACAAGGTGGGTTCAATATACGTGGCAAGCATTCGGAGGAGCCCAAGAGTGAGTTTACTCAGGGAAAGTGTCTGTTTTTATAATCTGACTAATTAATAAATGTCGGGTGCATTAATACAACTCGTTTCTAAGGGGGTGCAGGATGCCTACATCATAAGTGACGAAGGACATTCATTTTTTCGTACGAAGTTTACACGTCATACGAATTTTTCTCAAGCTCCCAAATACATTAAGACTGTCACTACCACAGATACGTCAATTACGATACCCGTTCTTGGTGATATCATAAACGGTATTTGGTTAGAGTCGGCCACTAGAAATGCTAATATAGCTTCAAATCTTTTCTACAACTCTACAATTTCTCTTTTTATTGGTGGACAAAAAATAGATTCCCAACACTATGACTATTTCTCTGATATATGGACGAATTATCTGGCTGATACATACACAAAGGGACAGGAATTAAACAACAAAACATCTACATCGTGTCACACTTTCCTCCCTCTCCACTTTTTTTTCTGTGATCACAAAGCGTTTTTACCTCTCATAGCCCTCCAACATCATCAAGTCGAGATAAAGATAGACTTCGATGAAACAAATATAGCTGGTTTAGATGCATCTGAAAAAAGTGCTAAAGTCTACGGAAATTATATATATCTAGACAAAGATGAAAGAGAAACTTTCACCAAGAGGCAAATGGATTTTATAGTAACCCAAGTCCAGGGATTTAAAACCGAATTACTCACTGTTACGAATAACAACACTGATGTGGGTGGTCACAACCGTATTGACCTTTCCAACTTTAATCACCCAGTGAAATCATTATTTTGGGGATTCAACGCTTCTAATGAAAATTTTGCGGATGACCGTTTTACATTTCTTGAAGCCGATTTACAAATCAATGGTACACATTTATTTGAAAAGATGACCCCAGTCTACTTTCACACGGTTCAAAATTATTACAAATCTTCTTATGGTCATTCAGACTTTATTCCAGAAACTGAAGTACTTTTCAACACTAGATATTTCGCGTACCACTTTTGCCTAAATGCTTCTGAATATAACCCCTCAGGAACCTTAAACTTTAGTCGCATAGATAACGCAGTCCTGTCTCTTAATGGTGTAGAAAAGGGAGTCCTTAGACCAGAGGGACAAGAACTTTTCGTGTACGCAGTAAACTACAATGTGTTAAGAATTCGTAATGGACTCGCTGGAATTTTATTCGGTAACTAATGTATAGATGGGCAGAACAGTACGTTTCGATCAGATTTTCGTCACGAGTCTAGACGCTGCACCACGAGAGACCGACGTTCTAAGTGGTCTCGCCAGTATTGATGCTGGTGAAATTACAGCAGATCAAATTCAAGTTGCCAATCTTACTATTACCAATAAGGTTACTGCGAATGTAGAAAGTACGGAGTTTACAGGTCTTACCAACGTGTTCCGTTTTACGGCTACACAGGTTGGTATAGGTACCAACAATCCGGTAAATCCTTTTCAAGTTGGTGAGGATCGTGTTATTATTAATGAAAATTTAGAACACTTGGTTGCTATACAGGGTAACGTTATTTCTACTAATGTACTCGCGACCAATATACTTAAGACTGAAAATGACAAGTTCTTCGTGGATGCTAATGCCTCTAATGTTTTGAAAATCACTGGTAATACGTTTTCTACAAATGCGGCTATAGGTACACACCTTTTAGTTGGTAACGAGGCTGCCAGTGATGGATCTAACATAGCTGTTTTTGAAAAGGGTAATGTTGTCGTCAGAGATGGTTTCTTGAGAGTATTTGGTGATGTTGATATCACCGGTAACTTGGCGATCACAGAGATTCCAGATTATACGAGTATCAACAATCTTGTCGTATCAAATGCCGTTATACAGATGGCATTTGGTAACAATGGAACGTATGATATGGCTTTACTTATGAAAGATGCAGATGAAAAATCTAATGTGTTTTTGGGATATACTCACGATGGTGACAAAATGCGACTTTCGCGGACGTTTGGTGGCCCCACAACCGCAACCTTCCATGACATTCTTGATTCAGCTAACACTGTAAATCTTCATGTATACGGTGACATATATACTCAAAATAATGTGGGTATCGCAAATACTTCACCAGCTCATTCTCTTTCAGTGGGTTCTAACCTGTATATAGATGATACAGCAACTCTAAATGACAACGTTTTACACGCGAATGGCTTTGGTTTTTTCGAGGGTTTACGAATTGGTGATAGTGGACTCACAGTTGGTAGCTTGATTACCCTAGACGCTGATGCAGCTATACCGATGGTAGTTGCATCCAAAATTCAAGCCCATGGTATCCAGACGACTGGTTCAGATCCTTCAGGTATAGGAAATGTAAATTCACAACACTTATTGTCTATCGCAGACAAGGTTTTTATAAACGCAGATGCTGCTAACATTATAACAGTTCTCGGTAATACAGCGACGGGTCGTCTCATCACACAATCTATTCTAGTCCAAGATTTCATCGAAGTTGAAGGTGAATCTGGTATTTCATCCGCCGCGAACGTCATTGTTCACGGTGATATATCAGGTGGTGACTCTACTTCAAATACTGTAAGTCTTCGTTGTGGCCCAAATAACGCAGATGGAACAGTGGGAGCTAACGTAACTTCTATTGAAATTATGGGTGCGTTAACGTCACATCAATTCCAATCAGTTGTTTTCAAAACCAAGAATACTGAGCGTATGCGCGTGGCTTCAAATGGTTACGTTGGCATCGCTAATACTCAACCAAGTGAAATGCTGACTATAGGTGGTAACCTTAGACTCAATGAGAGTAATACAGCTATTTTCGGTAATGATACTAATTATCTAAAAGTTTCAACTGATACAACAAATACTCAAACAAAGATTCAAAATCGTGTAGGAACTGGTAAAGGTATGAATTTTTATGCGAGTACAACTGACACTATGGGTAACCCTAAGATGACCATTCTTGAAAATTCAAATGTTGGTGTCGGCACTGCAACACCCCAAGGTCTTCTACATACATCTGGTGGCACCGTGTTTATCAATAACCAAGTTGTAAATAGAGGTGGTGTAAGCCACTTAGGGGCTCCAATGGTTGTAACAAATACAGCTCAAATTACAAATACTTCAGACTTCCAAGATGTTCTTCAGCTCGCTCGCGAGGGTGGTGTGAGTGGACAACATGGTGTTAGGGGTACTTTCCAAATGGGTAAACATGGAACAGGTGCCGGGACTTCGCGGTCTCAATTGAACCTGTCCCTAGCCAGTGATGATTATTCCACACAAGATCATGTGATGACTTGGAGAAGTAATAAACGCGTCGGAATTGGCACCACCGCACCGGTATCTCACCTTGAAATAATTACAACTGGCATAGGAAACTCTGTAACAAATGGTTTACTTGTTCATAGTGAAAAGATTAACGATGCAGCAGATGACGCCATAGTAGCTATGCGCACAGATACCACAAGTTCAAATGCTTTCGTGGCGTTTGTTCAAGCTGATGGTGCGGCAGGTGATACTTCGGGTTATTCCCTAGGTATCACAGGATCAACGGGTGACTTTAGACTTACGAAGAATGCCTACACCATTAATGATTCCACTGAGAGTAGAATCTTTGTTGATGGTACTTCAGGAAATATCGGCCTAGGAACCGATGTTCCTCGTCATAAGCTTGAAGTGAATGGTAATGTAGTGATCGGTAACGAACTCTACTTTGGTGGTTTGAGTTCCGATGAATTTGGTAATACTTTTATCAAGGAACGATTATTGAGTACGGATATTTCGGAACTCCTCATATTCAAGGGTAATGAAGGTCCAGGTGTACAGGGTCCAGATCAGATTAGATATGTCGCGTCACAACATGTGTTCCAGTCATATAGTGACGCAACCCTTAGTACGGCTGAAATAGCAGCAATTGAACAGGATACAGGTGCTTCAGTTGCATCTACAGCTCTTTTCATCACAACACAAGGACAAGTTCTTGTAGGAACCACGAATGCGAATGATATCAATAAAACTGCTTCCACGAAACTCTTTGTAAACGGTGGTGTAGAGTTCGCACAGGGTCAATCTATTAACTTTGCGGCTACATCCGATGGTTCTAAGGCTTTAGATGTATTTGCTTTGAGTGACGGTGGTCGTTTTGAAACAACTGGAGCTGTTGATATAAGATTCCAAAATAAAGCAACTATTAATACTCCCGCGAATCAAGTAGTTGAAGCCATCCGAATTAAGAATACCGGTTTAGTTGGATTTTCCACAGGATCACCCGACACTAACGTGCACGTATATTCGGGTATGAGTACTGATGTGGATGTTTTGAAACTTGAGAGTCCAGCAAACTCCGGTACAAAGAAGACTGGTATAAGCTTGACAACAGACGACACCTACGGAGGATATGTAAGAGGATTCAGTGATTCCACCCATTCCGTACATGGTACTGTCATTGGTGCTGTAAGTGGGGGCACCGAGGGTGATGGTATTCATGTAATACACACGTCAAATGTTGGTATAGGTACAGTAAATCCAAGTGAACACTTTACCGTTTACAATGGTGTATCCCGCATGCAACACGCAACCAGTAATGCTATGATGCAGTTTGCCACTACAACACCTGATAATGATTTGGCAGTTTCCAATATATACGGTGATGTTTCGGGTAATGTCTACGTGGACCCATACTCGAATGAGATGATTATCAACAGTAATCTTGAGGTCACAGGTGATCTGAACATTGACGGTAAGATTGATCTTGGTAACCAGGTAGCGATTGGTCTAGGTGGTGTAGAAGCCACAACCGATCTTCAAATCGGTGGCGGTCTCATCACAGGGTCTAGTAATGTTGCGTGTAAGAGATATTCACAGACATTCGAACTTGGTTCAATTAAAGCAAAGATGGTTCGTTTATTATTTGACCATGGTTCATTTTATGCTAGGATTGTATGTATGTTAAGAAAGCGTGATAATAAGAGTGTAGATGGTACTACAGTCACTGCCGGTGAACCGACTAATAGGGATCAGAGTATAATGGTTCTGGAGATCCAAGGTGGTACACATGATGGAAGTACATCCGCAGCAGATGAACTCATTACGGTGGGTACAAAGAATCTATTTGGTGGTGACTCGGATTATCCTTGGAATCCTAGCATCGTTGTTGGTAAAAAGGGTATTATTATCAAACCCGCTAATGTAGAGTCCAACAGAGAATATTCGTATGACATTCACGTTGAACTAATGACTTCTCGTGGCGGAAAACTTAAGACAATACGAAACAATGTCACCGATGCAGCTGTAGATTCTGATACTGGTGAATTGATCCAGACATTTGATTATTAAATTTACTACGAGGGAGAACCCCGCGGTAAAAGAAACAATTACGCCCTGATGGCGTCGGATATAGCTAAGGCGATAACTCCGGCAATGAAAGCTATCACGATGTAATTCAATTCACTTTCTTCTAAGCCAACCTGAGTCTTTTCAGGCTTACCAACAGACTTCTGCTGTGGCTTTGGAGGATCCAATTCCTCCAAAGGATAGTAAGCTATCATTTATATATGTTTAGAGATTAATTTCCTTCTTAGCCTTCCTTCCCCTGGTACGCCTCGTCTTGGTTGCCGCCACATTGACTTCCTTGACCTCACCACCAGTGGAGTCACCCGAGATGGAGATGATGTCAGAAATATCATCGTCATCTTCCACCTGCTTATCAGTCGCTGAAATGGCAGTGGTGTTCATAGGAGGCGCCGGGGGCATCATGATACCACCCATTAGACTGGAGATGTCTATACCAGGTCCCTGCATCTGGTAGTCACCAGTTCCACCAACAGGAGCCTCCGTTGCGGGACCGTCAGTTTGGCGAGTGGTATTCTGAACAGCGCTCATCATATTCTTCACTAGATCAGGGTTCTGCTTGATGACGTCATTCATGTTGGGCATCACCGATTTGAACATAGAATTGGTAAGATGGAACATCATAGCGGATCCACCGAGCATCATAATCAGCTTGATCTCTGGAGCAACCGAAATCTTGGACCGGTATTTAACATACAACTCTTCAAAGACACCATCATAGTCGTCAACATTCTCCATGATACTTTCAGACCAACCCTCTAGCTGAATCTCGAAAGGGTTGTATCTCTTGTTGAGAAACTCTAAACCTGTTACACAGGCCACCAACATTCGTCGCGAGAAACGAATAGACTGTTCAACATCTATACTGTAGGTGATACGCTTAACCTCAGATCTAAGTTCATCAACATTTGAGTAGGCGTTGAGTCTCTTGTTTACAGTGAAACCCTTCTTCTCCAGGCGTCCCAACTTGTTGATAAGATCAGCCTTCTCCTCGTCAATTGAACCGTACCCTTTCGTAGGTTTTTCATCCTCCTGTCCTCCCCCCTGATTTCCATAATCATCAGCATCATCAAAAAAATTGGCATCTTCATCACCATCACCATAGTCAATTTCTTCATCTGGAGCCGAAGCATTCTGGTTAGTCTGTTTGTTGGGGTTCACAAAGGCATCCATACTTTCCTGTTGCTGTGCCATTGGAGGTGCATTGTAAGTGGGTCTAGTTGGTCTAGGTACACGCTGAGGGCGGGGGGCGGAAATCTCAATCTCATCCATGATGGCCTGCTCATCTGCATCCAATTTCATAACACTGGTATTTCCTCGATCGATTACGATCTCTTCGTCCATCTACTCTCTATGTAGAAACTAAAAAAATTACCTTTAACGCAGTTTAAAAAAATATTGGTTCATTATAAATGTTCTCCTCTCTCAATCGTGTCAGCCGTAATGCTCTCACCATGATTGTTATTCTTCTCTTGGTCATATCTGCTCTCGGGGCTCTTAAGTCCAGTACAAGCAGTAAGTACACACCCATTACCACCAAAACTTCCAATGATGGTTCCGTCTTCGATCTCCCAGTCGAACTCGAGTGTACCGCTGGTTCTGGTAAGAAAGGTGGCCCTTACGCCAAGGGTTTAACTCCAGGGGGTGTTTGTGGTGCCCAAAAGTTGGTCTCCGCGCAAGCTGGTGGTTATGAAATCACAGATGGAATCGGTGGATCTTTAATCTAAGCTAATAATATATGGCGCTGATTACAACTCCTACTCAGTTGATTCCAGACCTTCAACACGAATACCACACCGTGACTATTGATTCAATTGGACAGACTACTGCCAATACATTCACTTGTCATCTTCAACAACCCCTGAAAAATGTTGTACAGGCTAAATTGTTAGCTGCTAGAATTAACACCACCACGGCGACTAAACACTGTTACGTTTCCATCGAGGAACTTGATAGTATTTTCACTGAACGTGCTTCTAACGAACCAAATGGTCAAGCGTCTAAAAGTGTTGTTCGCAATTCTTTCGCTAGTATTGTTGGTGAAGGTACTGCAACATTTCTTTACAAAGATAACTATTCATTGGTGACTCAATATGTGAACCCGATTCGCAGTATTGATCGTTTCACCGTTACTATTCGTAATCAAGATGGTACCCCAATTGTGCCATCAAGTCCTGCTAAGGATAATTTTTTAATAATTCGTTTCGTGTGTAGAAAAGCCAACCTGTAATTTTCTCCTTTTACTATAGTATACCATGTCCCCAGGTATTGTTCAATTGATGGCAGCCGGCGCTCAGGATGAATGGATCGTAGGTGATCCCCAAGTGTCATTTTTCAATTCAACTTTCAAAAGGCATGCTAATTTCTCACAATCCGTCGAAAAGCAAACAATCCACGGAGCGGTGAGAAACAACTCGTTATCCAGTGTTCAATTTGAACGTTCTGGTGATCTTTTAGGTCATGTATATTTCACCATAGATGATAATACAACCGCCCTCGATTCCCAAAGGTGGGATAATATCATCGAAAGCGTCGAGCTCTTAATTGGGGGTTCCGTTGTTGATAAACACGACGCCGTATTCACAGAAAATATTGCCGTGGATACTTTTGCCACAAATGTATCGAAGAGTGCTCAAGGTACCCACCCGGGTGTATCTGCTCGGTCATTTTTCTATCCTCTTAGGTTTTTCCATTGTGAAAGTCCTAGTCTAGCTATCCCAATCGTTGCATTAAACTACCATAATGTGGAAATTAGGATTAATTGGGCATCCCAAGCTGCAAACTACAATGTAGAATGTTATGCCAATTACTACTATCTTGATACTGAAGAGCGTGGAAATATTGCTTCTCGCACCCACGATCTTCTCATCACCCAAGTACAAAAAAGTATCCCATCCGGAACGAAAATGCAAGAACTGACGTTCAATCATCCCGTTAAGTATTTAGCATCTTCTAACACTACAACTAATAGCGCTCTCACATCACCCACAAACAAAATCAAGTTGAATGTTAATGGTGTAGATTTAGCCAATTATCGTTGGGGTAAACCTCATTTCATTGATGTAAGTCATTATTATCACACTAACTTTGTGGCATCTCCAGATTTCTTCTTGTATCCCTTCTGCATTTCCACAAGTTCCCTTCAACCCACAGGAACTCTAAATTTCAGTCGTCTAAATACAGTTAAGCTCATGAGTGAGTCTATGAACATCATAGACCCTATATATGCTGTAAACTACAATATCCTTAGGGTTCAAAATGGCCTCGCCGCCTTACTTTACGCAAATTAAAATGCCATTCTATATTAAATGGTCAAGAACTTGCCGACGGTCGAGCGTTCGACCAAAATCAGGTTCGGTAAAAATTGTACCAATGACCAGGCAGAAAACACAGTCGTGTTTAATGCGAGTGATATTGAACTGGATGCGGACACACCCGGGTCGGTATACATGACACCTGTTCGTATAGATCCCGATATGACAAGTGACAATATCATGGTATTGGCGTATAACAGAGACACCAAGGAGTTAACAGATTCGAACGCAATCGCTCGAGAAATTTTAAATTTCAATCTTTTAGGTGCGACTAAAAACGGAAATGTTACACCCTATACCGTTGAATTTAAATCCACTGACGCAATTCCAGCTGCGGCTACAAGTATTGTTACCACTGGAAATGTAGGTATTTCTAATCTCTCACCCACAGATACATTATCTGTGGGTTCCAAATTTCATGTAAATGTTGACAGTTCGAATGTACTCACAGTTTTGGGAAATACCTATATTCAAGATAGACTCATAGTTAATGGTGATGCTATATTTAATGGTCTTGTTACAGCTGTACACTCAAATAACGCTGTTATAAGTGATGCCATTATAGAAATTGGTAAGAATAATAGTGTTGGAGACTCAATGCTTGATTTGGGTTTTATAATGACTCGACCAGGTTCTAATGTAGCTATGGGGTACCTAGAAAGTTCAAATGAATTTGCAATCGCATATACACAATCTAGTGCCAATAGCCATACTATAACTCCTCTAACGAGCGAAGACATTAACGTCCATGTGTATGGTCAAATTTTTACGGAATCAAATGTTGGTATTATAAATACGAGTCCCACACACACCCTAGATGTGGGTTCAAACCTCTTTGTAGATGAATTTGGTTCAAATATTTTGGTGGTCACCGGTAACACGAGTATTTCCGCTGACTTGACAGTTGATGGAGATACTTTATTTGTAGATTCTGGAACAGATCGGGTAGGTGTAAACACTCTTGTACCTGACGCAGAACTCCATGTTGTTGGTAATGTCTATGTGAGTTCGAACTTAACTGTGGACACTGATACTCTCCATGTAGATGTGGTATCTAATCGTGTTGGTATAAATCAAATTAATCCCACCAAGGACTTGGATGTAAATGGAACTATTGCCGCTACTCGACGCGTGGATAATTCTGGATATGATCGTTTACTCATAGGTACAGATACGGGTACAACAATTCATTCAAGCTCAAACGCACATCTCATTTCTTTGGGGTACAGAGCTGGTTATGATCGTCAACAATCCAACTCTGTAGCGATTGGTTACCAAGCTGGTAGTGTCACACAAGCAGAGTCTTCCATCGCTATTGGTGAAAGATCTGGTGAAACTGGGCAAGGTGCAAGTTCAATCGCGATCGGTGATAAAGCAGCTTTTCAAAATCAAGCTGCGTATTCTATCGCCATCGGTGAAAATGCTGGTGGCCAAGATCAAGCAGGTAATTCAATCGCTTTAGGTAAAGATGCTGGTAGTCAAAATCAGGGTCAAAAATCCATAGCTATAGGTGAAGGTGCGGGTAAGTTTAATCAAGGTGAAGGTGCTATAGCTATAGGGTACTACGCGGGATACCCAACGAGTCAAGCAGCTGGATCTGTTATCATCAACGGTGGTACAGATGCCGGGGGTTTCAATAACACTACCACACAAAACGCACTTTTCATAAACCCCGTGAGAAACGTAAATAACTCAAATATTTTGATGTACAATGCTGGATCTAAAGAATTTACATACGGAAATACCATCGAGAATAATGTTCACATTTCTAGAAACTTGACTGTAGACACTGATACTCTATTTGTGGATTCATTCACGGAAAGTGTAGGTATTAATACTGCAGCCCCAAACGCCAATCTTCATGTAGTTGGAAATACCTACATCTCTTCGAATTTAACAGTGGATCTAAATACTCTCCATGTAGATACAAACAAACATTTCGTAGGTATAGAAACAAATCACCCAGATGCCACTCTTCATTTGATGGGTAATGCCTACATTTCCGAAGATCTTACCGTCGATACAGATACTTTCCACGTTGACTCTACAACAAATTCTGTGGGTATTGAGACAAAAACACCCGACGCCAATCTCCACGTTGTGGGTAATGTTTATGTGTCCTCAAATCTAACTGTGGATACGGATACACTCCACGTGGATGTAGAGAATAAGTTCATAGGGCTTGGAACAGTGACACCCGATGCAAATCTTCATGTTGTTGGTAATGCCTATGTATCATCTAACCTGACTGTGGATACAAATACCCTTCATGTAGACACCGAAGCTAATCATATTGGTATAAACACCATAAACCCAGATGCTGAGATCCACGTAGTTGGAAATGCCTATGTGTCGTCTAATTTAACCGTGGATACAGACACATTCCACGTTGACACAGTAAACAAGTCCATAGGGCTTGGGATAGTGACACCCGATGCTAATCTTCACGTTTCTGGTAATGCTTACGTATCTTCTACGGATAACTCAACTTCTAAAACAAGTGGATCTGTGATCATCGGTGGTGGTTTAGGTGTTGCGGGTGATATTCACGCGACCCACGCCAATCTAGAAGATGTAGAGGCTGATAGTGTAAATATTACCGATACCACTACGTCTACTTCTGTAACCACTGGTGCTCTTAGAGTCGCAGGTGGTATAAGCACCCAAGAAAATTTAAATGTAGGTGGTGATGTCTCTGTCATAGACACAACAGCTGGAAACGCGGCTGGTCCCGAAGTAAATTTATTTAGGGACATAACCGGTGCAGATGCTAACTACTTGGGTCAGATTAAATTTAAGGGTAAAAATGATAACAATAATGAAAAGAACTACGCAAAAATAACCGGTAAGATAAGTGATGCATCCAATGGTACGGAAGATGGTCTAATCGAATTTGCTACCATAAAGGGTGGATCTCAAAGTATTCGAGCCAGACTCACATCCACAAATCTAAAACTACTTAATGATGCTGGTATAGAAGTAGATGGTACAGCGGATATCACAAACACTACCGGATCTACTTCAACAACCACGGGAGCCCTCAAGGTTGCTGGTGGTATAAGTACTCAAGAAAACCTTAATGTTGGTGGTATAACTAAGGTTTGGGATGCCACAGATTCTACATCTGTAGCTACAGGTGCCGTACGAATCGTAGGTGGTTTAGGTGTGGCTAAAAATATACACGCAAAACATGTCAATTTTGAAGATGCGACTGTCGATAGTTTAACCGTTGAAGATACGACTTTATCCACATCTAAAACGACTGGTGCAGCTGTTATAGCGGGTGGATTAGGTGTCACAGACAATGTTTACGCATCTAGATTTGTGGGTGATGGTGGACTTCTTTCAAATATTGCTACAAACTTACAATCTATTACTGAAAATGGAAATACAACATCAAACATCGTACAATTTACTGGAACCGGTACAAGTTTTGTAACTAGTGGTAAAGTTGGTGTATCAAATGTTGGTCCCGGTCACACTCTAAGTGTAGGAACAGATTTCTATGTTGATGAGGGTGGAGCTAATACAGTTGTAGTGGATGGAAATGTATCCGTTTCTTCAAATATAAGTGTTGGTGGAGACATTTCCATTACTGGACTTACGACAAATAAGTTCCCCATCGTGGGTGCCAACAAGTTCTTAGAAGATTCAATTATAACCAAAAATGGTGGTGATATAGTTATTTCTGGTGGTCTTCAAGTCACGGGTAATATTCTTAAAACTGGTAACGTGTTTGTAGTTAATTCGAATAATCTCGTGATTCAAGACAGAATCATAACTCTCGCGAATAATAATACACAAACTGGGTTGGATGTGGGTATCATCATGGAGTACCCCGGGCACAATATCGCTATAGCTCACCATGGTGATGAAGTTCCCGAACGCCTCTCAATTGGTTACACTCAAAATAATCACATGGACGCTTCGGTTACACCCGATAGTAATACGATAACCCTAGATGTTTTGGGTAATCTTCAAGTTCAGAACGACTTTACAGTAGATTCTACAACTTTCCATGTAGATTCAGTGACAAATCGCGTGGGTGTACTTACGGCAGCTCCCGCCTATACACTAGATATTCATGGTAACTCAAATGTGGCTGTCGCCCGTTCCAAATCTTCAGTGGTGACGGATGCCACGGCTACTACAAATAAAACATCTGGTGCCGTTACAGTGATAGGTGGTATCGGGGTGGGTGGTGATATTCACGCAAGTGATGTAAATTTTGAGAATGCAACCCTCGATAGTGCAACCATCCAGAATACTACAGCTGCGACTAATAAGACTTCAGGTGCTCTCCAAGTTACGGGTGGAACGGGTATTTCAGGGGCTTTATTTGGTTCCACAGCCGAATTTGACGGTATCACAAAGATAACCAATAGCACAGCTTCAACTAGTAAAACAAGTGGCGCACTTCAAGTTACTGGTGGTGTAGGAGTGTCGGGTGACATCCACGCGACGCATGTAAACTTTGAAGATGCCGAGGTGGATAGCCTCACTGTAACTGATACAACTGCATCCAGTTCTACCACAACCGGTGCAGCTAAGATTGCTGGTGGCCTAGGTGTAGCTGGTAGTGTTTACGCGGCTCAGTACTATGGTGATGGTAGTACTCTCACAGGTCTCGTGACAACTTTTGGAGCTGTAGTAGCTAACGGTAACACAACTTCAAACACTGTACAATTTACAAATGCTAATACAGGTATAATAACGAGTGGTAAAATTGGTGTTAAAACAGCGACTCCTACATATGATCTTCAAGTGACTGGTAATTCATACATTTCCTCAAATGTCACCGTAGATACAAATACGTTCCACGTAGATGCTGTAAACAATAAGGTTGGTGTGGGTACAACTGAGCCAGATAAAACCTTACACGTTCAAGGTGATATTAAATTCACTGGAACGTTATTTGAAGATGATGCCCCATTCGTGACTTCCCCATGGGTCACTACGGGTACAGATATCTACTACAATGTAGGGAATGTTGGTTTCGGTACAAACGCTAATGTAGATGCCAATGTTCATGTCAATGGAAATGTATACGTGACCTCAAATGTTACCGCAGGTTTTAACACAGATCTAGCCTCTTGTTTTGGTAGGGCAGCTGTAGGATACGCGGGTGAGAGTAATCACGCAACATTTGCGCATGTTGATAATAACACATCTACTAACTACGCACTTAAACAAACTGCCACAGGTGTTACACACCTCAATACAAAAGCAAATCAACATATTCGCCTTTCTGTGAACAATAATGAAAAGGTGCGTGTAACCGGTGGAGGTGACCTAAAAGTTGGTTCTAATATTCTGTACGTTGATACACAGAATAACGCTCGAAGAGTTGGCTTGGGAACTGCGACACCCAATTCTAACCTTCATGTGGTGGGTAACGCATTTGTAAGCTCAAACCTCACCGTAGGTAATAACGTCTATGTCACTGGTGGTCTCGTGACAAACACTGGTGGGGTCACTAAAAAGACATACAGTCTCTCTAGAACCGTTACAACTGGAATTACTCCCTCAGTTGATATCAATTTTACATCAAACATCTTTTATGCGAAGATCACCGCACAACTCATAGATGGTGATGAGGATATGAGTACCATGATTCTAGAAGTTTCGGGTGGACGTAAGAGTGGGGAGACCCCAACAAAGAACATAGCCGTGGGTACTAAAAACATCTTTGGTGATCAAACGAATACAAATCCTTGGAGTCCCACTGTTACAACAACTGGTAATAAGATTACTTTAACAACCAGTAATGCCTTAGATGCTCAGGATGGGTATGATATATTTATAGAGTATATGTCTTCAAATTCGGATGGAAGTGTCGTGTCAATAGTTGAAAGTGGTACAACCATTGAAACGTTTGGGTACTAAAATACAGTCTTAATAAATACACAAAAATCTTATACACTCTCCAAATGTATAAGATTTTCGGCAGAAAAAAAGTGTGAGTCTATATCAAATGGTGAAGACTAATATCCAGACATTTACTGGTGAAGTCGAAGTTCTAGAAGAATTTTATGTCGGTTCGAACTTGGTAGCGAACGATGTAGCTACACATGTCTTAACCGTAAATAATACAGCTAACGATGCGAAAATTAAATCTGATTTCTTCGTTGGTGATGGTGGTCTCCTCTCCAATATTGCGACAACTTTACAATCCATCGCAGACCAGGGAAACGCTGCATCTAACGTGATTCTTTTCAATTCCAATACAGATGTCACCGGTTACAAGAATGTTGGTTTTGTAACAACGAGTAATGTTGGTATTCAAAATACAGCACCCACCCACACTATGAGCATCGGTGATAAGATTATTATCGACAACAACACCGATGAATCTCAAGGGGAAAGTGTTATGCTTGTACATGGTCGTATAAGTGCAGACCGTTTCCAAGGTGATGGTGGTCTTTTGTCTAACATCGCAACAACTCTTGAATCTATTGCGGATCAAGGAAATGCATCATCCAATGTTTTGATTTTCAATTCAAACACGGATATTTCTGGTTACAGGGGTGTTGGTTTTGTAACAACAAGTAACGTTGGTATTCAAAACACTAATCCCGGTTTCAACACCCTAAGTGTGGGTTCAAATCTTTTTGTGAACATCTACGGATCTAATGTTTTAACTGTTCATGGCAACGCTGCGGTAAGTAATCTACTTGTGAGTGAATTCTCTGTATCACCCGCACACGGTTTACAACATGTTACTCAAGAGGGTCGCGCTACAAATCAAACTGTTCAACTTACAAACACTACTACAGGTCTTGAGGTAAGTTCAAACATCAACGTGGCAGGTGAAGTCATTCTCACTAACGCTACTAAGGGTCTCGATGTGACCTCAAACATAGAAATCGGTGGTCGTCTCAAGTTTGATACAAATGTATTTGTGGATACCCTTAGGGTTGCTGATGTGGCTGCGAACATCGTAACATACGACAGAACCACGGGTGAACTTCTAGATTCTTCCGGAACTTTCATGAACAAGTTCGCCGTTGTCTCTGAACAACCCCCTTCGGACTTTTTCGCAAACACGACTACCGTGACCAATCACGGTGGGTACACACTCACAACTTCAAACTTAGCTACAAACTCTAATACCTACAATGCCTTTGATGGGACTGCGAATGCTTGGGTGAGTGGTGACCTCGCCGGTGGATACATCGGTGGATCCAATGTGTTCCTTGAAACAAATCTTACCCAACTTTCTAATTTACACCCTACACAGCGTGGTGACTGGCTCGCTATTGAGTTCCCGTATAAAACCACACTTCGTCATATGAAATTGACTCCCCTAACCGCTGCACAGTTCCCTGCTTCGGCGAATATCTACGCAACTAACAATGATCTTACTTGGACTGAAATCAATTATTGGTCGGGTCGTAACCCTGTGACTGCCTCCAATGTCCAAACAATTGTTGTGAATGCCACGGAGCAATTCAAGAAGTATGCCCTGGTGGCCACGAAGGCTGCGGGGGACAGCTCCAACGTCGCCCTCCAAGATTGGCAATTGTTCACCGAATCCTTCTCGATCGATGGGGGGAAGGTGGCGATGGCGCAACAAGCCGCGACCGGTGGTGAAACCGTCATGGACCAACATGGGCCTCACTCGAGGGATCCAAAGGCGGTGCCTTTGAAAAAATATCCCGAGATTGCTTTTGAAGAGGGGAAGTTTGACTCCAATGACTCGACCAACACCTATATTCAAGCGGGGTATACTGTGACGGTGAGTGGATTTGTAAATTCATCAAATCACCCGTGGAAAGCTTTTAACGGAACTGATTATGAGGTGGGTATGCTTCTTTCGGGTTTAAACTACGATACAAATGGTAACGCGAACACATCCGGTACAACCGCCTCAAGATTATCAGCTTCTGATTCGACTCCATACGGTGAATGGTTAAAACTGGAACTTCCGAACAAAATAAAATTAGACAAATACGTTTTTACTTCGAGGAATGATGCGACGCATTGGACACAATCGGTAGAAGCTGGACAAGTGTGGGGAAGTAACAATGATTCTAATTGGGTGCATCTACACACATTTACAAATTCTGGATTTACAGGTGAATCGCAGTCTGCATCTTTTAATGTGCAGACGGACAATTACTATAAATATTACGCATTCATTGTGACGAAAACATTTGCGACAGGTTCTGATTATTACTTATGTATTCCCGAACTTAAATATTACGGCTACGAGGAGGACCCACCCCTAGGCGACACCTCCGTAGACACCACCTTCACCTCCATAATGAACACACCCCAAACGACTGGGGCCAACGTGTACGTCGATGGGAGCTTAGGTGGGAATGCCAACACAAATAGGGTTGTGGGACCAGCTGCGGCGAACACTGCGGCAACGTATGACACCACCGGTAAATACTGGGAACTCACAGGTGCCCTCACATCCAACGTGACCGTCGAGGCGAATACCTTCTTGGAGGGTGACCAACCCCATGCGGTCTCTGTGTGGTTCAATTCCTCGAACTTGGAGGCGAACGTCTCGAACACGTGTGTCTTCTCGGTTTCGGACCAAGAGAAGTTGGATTCCATGAACTTGGATCTCCAATCGAACACGTGGCACAACCTGACCTACGCGTATCAAGGTGAAGGTGGCTCCCGAGTAACCTACCTCGATGGACGTAAGGTGGCCGAAGACCAAGCCGAAGATACCTTCGGGGACTACCCGCCGTTCGCGATGACTGGGTACTCACAGGGTGGGTATGTGGTGAGCGTGAGCAGTGAAGGTGGGGCACAGACCGGTGGAGATTTCAGGAGAGGGTGGCATGTATTTGATAATAAAACGGATGCATCTGGGAGTTTTCCGCATACCGTCTGGCAAACCTTCTACACGAATACCTTTTCGTCTGATGGCACTATTCATCCATCCAATACAACAAAGGGAACATTTGTAGCAGATGGAACAACTTATATTGGTGAATGGTTGAAACTTGAAATGCCTCAAAGGTTAAATATTGCGTATGTTTATATAGCCTCGGCCGCCTATACTTCCCTTATTACGTCACGTAGACCCAGAAAAGGTGCTATACTCGGAAGTAATGACAATGTATCGTGGCACAGACTTAAATCATTTAATAACGATTTAAGTTGGACTACGGTAACTGTAGCCGAAGGTGGTTCTACAACACAAATCGTTTCAGATTACAATACCGATAAATTTTATAAGTATTTCTTGTTCGTTATAGAAGAAAGTGAGAATGCGGGTAATGTCGATATAAATGAAATTAAGATCTACGGCCACCGCGAGAATGACCTGGTCCGCCTTCCCGATCCCACGAATGTCTTGAGTATCCGCACATTGCGATGACGGGTCCTGCTACAGAGGGGGTATAAAGTTACGGTGAGTACTACGTACTCTCCACGCAACCAGAGAGAGGGGTGGATGGCATTTAACGATAGCCTTAGTGTCCCTGGTGGGCACTGGCAGCAAAACGAGTCTACGAATAAATATACAAATGGTACAGGACTTCCTACCAACGATTGCGCTGTATTTCCACCCGGTGGAACTACAAAAGGTGAATGGATTAAGTTAGAACTTACTCATAAAATAAAGGTGAGTTCAATTTTCTTGATCACATCAAATGGAGATGAAGGTATTGAAAAAGCTATACTTTATGGTTCTAATAATGATTCAGATTGGGACGTCGTAAAACCGGAATTTACTACAACTCTCACGACTATTAACGGAAAAAAACACGCTACAGAATCTGTGACTACCTCAAATTATTACAAGTATTTGGTATTACAGGTCACTAGGACGGTCCACGCCGGAGGAGGTGGTCGTTCACTACAAATTTATAGACTTCAATACTTCGGTGTAGAAGAAGGGTCGGTACCCATTCAGATCGGTGGTGGGAACATCGATAAGGTGGCGAACTTTAGGGTCTACGATAAGTTTGTGGGCGAAGACCAAGCCCTCGAGATTTGGGATGCCCAAAAGGATGAGTTCGGCCGGGCGAAATCCTCGATGACTTTACAGAAAGGTCGCCTAGGCATAGGGACCACGGAACCTGAAGGAAGGTTAGCGGTCCTCGACGAACCCCACAATTTGGAAGAGTTTCCTCCTAGGGCTATGCAATCTTCTAAAGTTAGTATCAATGCCGAGACTGATTATTATGATACACACTTTGAAGGGCATGGTACATTTACAGCATATGGTTCCCACCAATATGTACAACCAAATGATGCACGTGTAGCATGGAAATCCTTCTCAAAACAAACTGGTGGTAATTCTACAAATTTTGGATATATGAATAGTGGAAATCACTATTCTTCCGGTGGTAATATATACACTGGCCCGGAATCAAACGGTGGAAAAAGTGGAGACTTTTTAGGATTGAAGTTTCCTTACAAAGTGAAAATAACACATTTTTTCATGATGTCGTATGTGACTCCTACATCATCCCGTGGTCCTAAAGAAGGTTACTTGTTGGGACGTATTAATGGAGGTGATTGGCAACAGGTACACTTCTTTCAAAATAAAATATTTGAAGCTTCGGAATACACAAAATTCGAATTTGAAAATGATACATTTTATGACGAATACATTTTAGTCGTAACAAAAACAACTGGAGCAACCGTTTGGAATGCATCAGAACTCCGCTATTTCGGCACCCGTGAGCAGGGTCAATCCGTCCTCCACGATGGCCAACTGACCCTCACCAAGAACCTTACAGTTCCCCGAATTGGGCCGGCTCTCGACGCGGACGATACACCCCGTCGGGACCGACTCGTGGTGGAATACAATACCTCGACGAACCCCACCTTTGAGGGGGCTGTTAGGGATACGAGTGGGAGGGGGTTTGACGGATGTTTAAAAGGTGGAGCCTATTATGATGCGACTGAGAAGGCTTTAAAGTTTGATGGAACAGGAGATTACACCGAAGTTCAACTTCCGAGTCATCAGGTGAAAGGTGATTGGATACATAGTGTTTCGTGTTGGGTTAAGGGTAATGTGATAAACGGTGAAGAAACGGTATGGAATATAGGAGACATGTCTCAGAATCCATCCGGTGTGCTAGGTAGTGCGTCCACTCTCGCATTCAACTCTAGTTCACCGACTTTAAGATGGTATTTCTATTCTAATGATTCTAGTACGAATATTATCACCATCAAACAAGGTGAATGGAATCATATTGTATTAGTGTACAAAGGTGGTACATCAAGTGATACAACCAAATTATTATACGTAAATGGGGCCAAGGTTTTACTCAACAGTATCAGTGGCACTGCGAGTCCATTGAATTTCGATGAATCTCGGGAGAGGGTGTTAATGTTAGGTAGACTTCCGTGGGGCACGAACTCTGATTTAAATGGCTCCATCTCTAACTTCAAACTATACGACGTCGCACTCACACCCGAAGAGGCCAAGACCCTCTACGATATGGGTCGGTGCGACGAGGGCCACCACGTGGTGAACTTCTCGAAGACTCGGGTCGGGATCGGCTTAGGGGATGGAGAGGCTCCTAGGGGGGTTTTGGATGTGAGGGGGGATATCTACGGTGGGTGTCCGGTGTATTTCCATGCTCGGAAAACCAGCGGGACCACTGCCACCACATCTGGTGCCTTAATAGCATGGAATTTGGTGGATCTCAGTCGTGGTGGAGGTTATGATTCATCTAATGGTAAATTTACCGCGCCAATAAAAGGCGTTTATAAGTTTATTTATTACGCGCGCGGCGACGGAACCAATAATAACTTCCAACTACGACCAAGGTATAACAGTGTAGATCCAGGGACAGGAAATACAGCTGGTACTACTATGGGAAATGAAGACGGAGCTCACGCGAGTGCTTATTTAATACACGAGATGAATGAAGGTGACACACTCGAAATATTATTGTACACATTGTCTGGTACAATGTACATATCATCATATTACAATGGATTTTATGGATATTATTTATCTTCACTATAAATATATGGATCCCTTACTCCTAGAAAGGTTAAGTTTTGAAACAATTAGACATTTTAACCCAAACTTCGAAGGTGTGATATCATTTTCACATATATACGAAGAAATTGAATACACCGAAGGCTACGAAAAACCCCCAAAAGAAGAGTTTGAGGCTAAGCTTCAAGAACTCATCGATGCTCAACCCCTAAAGGAACTTCGCACCAAGCGGAACACCCTCCTCGAGCAGACTGATCGGTATGCCATCACTGATTATCCTCACACAAATCTGGTGGTGCAACAGAGTTGGTATGATCAGCGTCAGGCCCTCCGTGATCTTCCAACCCTCGTGACCCCTCTCGAAGGTGGGTCCATGCGTCTTTGGGTCACCAATGAGAACGGGTCTCTCCAGGCTGGGGACAGTCTCGTTTTGTCGAACACAGCCGGGTACTTCACAAAGGGTGAGCCCGCTGTGGTGACCATCAAGGATGCCTGTGACTTTTCGGCGTCCACCACAGAGACCTACTACTCAAACATTATGAGTGTCACCGAGTCTAACGTCATCACCACAAGTGAAACAGCTCAAGAAGGGTACACCGAGAATGCCTATTGGACTTCAAACTCTGTTTCATACTACACGGGGAATGTTGTGACCCACTACTCCAATCTTGTTGTGTATGATGGTGTGAATGTGTACACGAATGTGGAAGTTGGTGCGTATGCCAACTTAGCCACAGAGGTTCAAGGTAACTACACAGCTGTTTCGGTTTCTCAAGATTCTGTGGAGGAAGTGGAGGGCTACACCCCAGTTTTGAGCTACTCCAACGTATCTTCAGATGTGTACGATGCCAATGTACATACCGAGTACACGAAGGTCGTGACCCACTATTCCAACATCTCCGTAGTTGAGACCATCGAGTACTCCAACATCTCCGCGAGTGCATATGAAGCCCTGGATTCGAATCTCGTCATCACTCCTGGGTACACATCATTTTTCCATGAAGTCTCAAACACTTCTATTCGTGTTGGGGCCTATGCCTCGCTCACTCCCGAACAACGCTCGGAGTATACAGTTCAAAGTGTTCCTGTAATGACTTCTAATCTCCAATCGTTCTATACCCCTCAAACTAAGACGGTCACTCATGAAATCAAGGATGTTGGTGACCATATAGCGGCCCACGTTGAGTGCACTTTCCCGACATCGTAGATGTCGTAAACCGAGTGCTTCACACTTGCTTCTTTACAAACTTTACAAACTGAACAGAGTTTCTAAAGTTCGTCGTTCCAATCGACTTCGTCGATTGTCTCGTATCAAAAAAAAACCCGAGGGGTTTTGGTCTTTTAAAAAAACCTCCTCTTATATTAAATGCCTATTGCATCACCGATCGGGTTTCTTGATGTCGTCAACGCAACCCTTCGGGCGTCTCAGGTTGAGACGACAAGTAGATTAACTGTGGCCAACACAGCTGCTACTAAGAATTTTTCAGTAGGTGACCGATTTCATGTAGATAAGGACTCTGTAGATCCAGTGAGTGTCACAGGAAATGTCGTCGCTTCAGGAATCAAAATTTCCAATCTCACTATCAGTCCAATATTTGATTTAGGAGCCGTTTCTAACGTAGGAAATACAACCTCCAATACCCTCCAATTTGCCAATGCTACCACCTCTTTCGTGGCCTCCTCAAATGTAGAGATTGGTGGGAATATTACGCTCACCTCAAACGCCCAGGTGAAGGTAGGTTCTAACGTCCTCGCGGAATACACGGGACCTCATGTGAGGGAGCCAAAGGAGATGCCTCTCAAGAAGTTTCCCGAAATTCTCTTCGAGGATGGGAAGTTTGATAGGAACGACTCCACGAACACATATACACAAGCGGGGTATACGGTGACGGCGAGTGATGACCGGGACGATAGAAAAGCATGGGAAGTTTTTGACGGGATTTCGGATGGTGTAACACTTAACGCGTGGCAAACTAATAGTATATTTAATACATCAACCGGTTTACCAACTTCATCAACCGAAACGTATACAGACACTTTACCAGGTGGCACCAATCATGTGGGCGTAACCTTAAAACTTCAATTACCTAAAGCGATACAAATTTCTAGAATATTCATGAGCGCATACGATTCCACTGGATCGGATGATAGAAGCCCTAAAGAAGGTGTCTTTTTAGGTAGTACAAATGGTACGTCTTGGGAACTAATTAAATCTTTTACTGAGAGTGATTTAAATTATGTATCATACAATGGTGATGAATTGGGTAAAGTTGAAGCCACTATAACAGGAATAACAAACACTTCATATTATTCGTACATTGTACTCATTGTTAAAAAAATTCAAGTTCCTAATTTATATGGAGTATTAAATATCAAAGAAATCAAATATTACGGCACCGAAGAACCCGCACCTCCCGGTGACCTTTCCCTAGACACGACCCTAAAGTCTACGTTCAACTCCGTTCGGTCGAACAATTACGTGATGTATTTCGATGGGGAGGACCCGGCTGCCGGGAACGTCCCTAAGTATCTCCCAAGTGGTTCGGCTAAGTCTATCACCCCAAACAATGTGGTCTTCGACGCGACAAACAATTGCTGGACCCTCAATGGGTCTACGGAGAGTAACGTGACCACAGGTTCCCTTGGCTTTGAGGGTGATGCGCCACACACAGTCTCTACTTGGATCAACGCCTCGAATTTGGAGGCGAATGCAACGACCCAACAGCTCTTCAGTATAGGGTCGGGGTACTCCGAGGAGATCGTCCGGGTTGACGATACCCAAATCGCCGCGAACACGTGGCACAACGTGACCTATGCGTACCAAGGTGAAGGTGGGTCCAAGGTAACCTACGTGGATGGACGGAAAGTCGAGGAGGCCCAAGTTGAGGATACCTTCGGGGAGTACCCACCCTTCGCGATGACGGGGTACTCACAGGGTGGGTATGTGGTGAGTTTTAGTGACCGTAATGGTAATACTAATTGGGTTCCGTGGTACGCATTTAATGGTGATATAACATCCACGTATACGGGACATATTACCAACAATAATTACACTACAGCCGATCCTGGCCCCTATAATGGAACCGATGCGAATGCTCTTCTCGGAACAAGAGCGGATACTGGTGCCAATATAGTTGATGGTTCTTGGTTAAAAATTGAGATGCCTCATAAATTGGTCGCAGATTATCTTCAAATATATGCCAGAACGGATGAACCTGATTCTTTTAAATTATACGGTTCAAATGATGACTTGGTATGGACGGAGCTTTTGAGTGTAACTGGAAATACCACTTTAAACGCTTATCTTAACTATCCTACCACCATAAAGGGTGCGTTTAAATACTTCGCTATGACCATTTTAAAAAACGGCTCCGCTCAACCTTATACTCGTGTCGACATAATGAGAATCTACGGCCACAAGGAAGGCGACCTGACCCGATTCCCCGAGCCGACGCGGGTCCTCAAGTATCCACACATTAGTATACCAAGTTCGTATGCTAAAAGGGGGTACGTGGTGAGTGCGAGTAACGACCAATATAAATACGGAGCTAATAACCTAGAGGCTCGTGGTGCATGGGCAGCTTTTGGTAATACTGGTTCAGAACCGGGTTGGCAATTGTATTATAACGGTCCCTCAAATGCACCTTATGCTTCTAGTGCAGATGGAAGCGGGTTTTATCAAAATAATGCATTAGCATCGACCCTCACAGGAACTTCACACAGGGGTGAATGGATAAAACTTGAACTACCACATAAATTAATGGTACAGAAAATGAAAACCGATCATGGTACCCAACCAGAACGTCTCGGTCAAGTTATTTTACTAGGTTCAAATAACGATTCAGACTGGTATACTATAAAAGATACATTCGCATTAACTAATGCATCAGCTCAAACAACGGATATTAATGCTACCGTCGCATATAAATATATCGTTTTAATTGTGAAAAGTTTACAAAATGCTAATCTTAACGTGGATCTCAAGAACCTCGAATATTACGGCACAGAAGAAGATACCGGCACCCCTGCCATAGTGGGTGGTCCCTTCGCGGGTAAGGTGGCGAACTTTAGGGTCTATGACCAGTACTTGGGTGACGAGCGGATCCAAGAGATTTACGATGCACAAAAGGACGAATTCGGGCACAAGAAATCCTCGATGACCTTCTACAAAGGTCGCGTAGGTGTGGGCACGACTGAACCCGAGGGGGCCTTGACGGTCGTGGATGAACCTAACGCTGTGGCAAAATTCCCATCTTCGAATTTATCGGCTGATTATTCGTTTATTGAAGGTGAAGGATGTATTAAGATAAGTACAGCTGGATCTTCGGGATCTTCGGGATCTTCGGGTGGAGGTGGAGGTGGGTATGGAGGTGGATCTTCGGGTGGGTACGGATCTTCGGGGTCTTCGGGTGGTTCCGGGTTCAATGCTTTCGACGGTCTCACTTCAACTTGTTGGTCTTCCACACCCACGAGGCATACCCGAGTCTCCGAAGAAGTTGATTTCGGGGCATGGCTCAAGATCCAAACCCCAGAATCGGTGAGTCTCAAGAAGGCTGAGATTGAATCGAAACCCGACTGGATGCAGGTGGGGAGTGAGATTCTTGGTCCAGACTCGGGTGGGCAATTTGGACGTGCGGTCGCATGTAATCATGATGGTACTCGTGTAATCGTGGGTGGATACCCTTTCAATAGTCAGCAGGGTAAAGTGATAGTGTACGATTGGAATGGCACCACATGGACCCAAGTTGGTAATGTACTCACAGGTGTGGCTAGTAATGCCCCTCATTTCGGTCATACTGTAGCCATTTCTGGTGATGGTAACATTATAGCTGTAGCTGCACCTTATGAGCACGCTGGTAGTGGTTTAGATGATGCGGGGACTGTTAGGGTATATTATCTGGTAGGAGCAATATGGACCATTTTACCTGATAGTGGATCTCTTACAACAACAATTGGATCTGGTAAGGTTTTCGTAGGTGCTACCGCTAATGATTATTTAGGATATGGTGGTGTGAAACTTTCGTATGATGGGTACACTATACTGATGGCAGAACACGAGGATGATACTGGATTCTCTAATGCGGGTAGAGTTCGTGTGTATACATATGCTAATGGTGCATGGTCTCAAAAGGGGTCTACTCTAACCGGTACCGCTGCTAATGAGCGAATTGGATTTAGTTTAGATATGAGTGAAGACGGTAATCATATAATTTTCACGACCGATGATGGAGGTGCATCTGGTACAAATCCCTATGTTAAAGTATACGAGTACGGTTCAGATTGGACACAAAAAGGTTCCACGTTTACGTATACTGCCAATGATGGTCGTCACGCGGTTGCCATATCAAATGATGGTAATGTGGTAGCGATAGGTCAGAATAATGCTGATGTAGCTGATGGAGCTAGAGCTGAAGATGGTGGAGTAGTCAAGGTATATAATTATGAAGGTTCGGCATGGGTTATAAAGGGTACTATCAATGACCCTGTCGAAGCCACGGATGAAGAATTTGGTTCATTCATTGCCTTATCTGGTGACGGCAAAAGGTTAATTGTATCTAAACCAGACGAAGGGTCAACCAACCAAGGACAGTTATTTACATTTGAGTACACAGGTAGTTCATGGATTACTAGACAACCAGTAGCAAGTTATGGTGCTTTGGGGGATTCCGCTGACGGTGATGCTCGTATAGGTCGTGGTGGAAATGATAGTAGATCCTTAGCTATATCACGTGACGGGTCGGCAATAATTGCCGGTGAACAGGGTTTTGACCCCCCATCGGGTTCAAATGGGGGTCGTGTCCGCGTCTTCAATATGCCCTCGAACATCAAGAGTATTTGGGGAAGTAATGATGATGTGAACTGGACGAAGATTACCACAGCCCCTACCCGTGAAGAGGCAACCTCAAATGTCGCTGGACTCGCGTTTGGCTATGATGACCGCCTAGAGTTTAAGAATTTGGATAACCCCAACTATTACAAGTACCACGCGATCGTCGCGGATGCTTTCACCCGTCTCAAGGATATCAAACTCTTTGGGATCCGGAACCAAGGGTCGAGTACCCTCCACGATGGGACATTGACCCTCACGAAGAAGGTCACAGCCCCCCAACTCGAAAGTACGGGGATCCTGAACATGAAAGGGGACTACACAGAAATCCGAGCAAATTCCAACGTGGTGACATGTTTCGACCGCTCCAAGAAACTTATTAAGTATCCGAGGGTGGCTATGACTGATAATTCAAGTGGTGGATACGTGGCGAGTGCGAGTAGTACTTATACAAATTTTAATCCATACGAAGCATTTGATAACGAGGATCCAGGTTCCACCGCTTATTGGAGTGGAAGCACTCAAATATATAACACCAATGGTACATGGGGTGGAGGTACGGCGGCGGCGTACACGACAAATGTAGAGGGTGTAAGTAAATATGGTGAATGGATTCAAATTCAACTACCAAACAAAATTAAATATAACTATTCCAAAATTAAAGCACCCTCCCCAGCGGCACGTCAACCAAGAGATGGATACATTCTCGGTAGTAACGACACGTCCGGTGCGTGGACAATATTACACCGTTTCGAGGATGTGTCACGAAGCAGTACAGCTGATTTAGTCACGTATACACCACCATCAGAGTACACACAATTTTTCCAATATTTTCGTTTAGTGATAGAAACGATTAATGACGGTGGTTTGCAATATGTTGGTGTTAATACTTGGGATATCTTCGGCTGCCCCGAATACGACCCCGAGGCACACGGAACTGATGTGACCGTAAAGTCCGTGGCCAACGTTCCCAACACGGATTGGTTGGAGGTGTACTATGATGGACAAGACTATACAGAGATGCCGGCGACTGTCGATAATAAAACGGGTGTGAGTACATACGATGCCACATCCGTGAATAGTGTTGGTTTTGATGCGACACAAAAAGCTTTTACTTTTGACGCGGCTTCCAGTCAATATTTATCTTCAAGTACACCCGTTGATGGAAATTACATTCATTCTATATCGATATGGTTTAAGGGAACTAATTTGACACCGACCGCGGGTGACACTCTCATGTGGATCGGGGATAATGTCAATAATGAAAGAATTGAAATCTATCTTGAATCTGATAAAATTAGTTATAGTTTCAAAGATAATGATGTTGTAGCTACACCCACATTATCGAATAATAGATGGTATCATCTAACTGTTACTTACAATGGGGTTGCGGGTGTAACTGGAAGAGAAATATACCTTGATGGTGTTAAACAATCAGCAACACATACAGGTAACTCGGCGGTGTTGGCTGTTGATAATAACACCTTAAATCTTGGTGGATTTAGTGGCACCAGTAGTACGTATATGTTCAGTGGTTCCATCGCGAACTTCCGCCTCTTCAACCGGGCCCTGACCTCCGACGAGATCTACCAGCTCTATGCCTACCAGAAGGAATACTTTGGGCATAGGTACCAACAACATGACCCTCAAGGCTGGGCGTTTGGGGATTGGGACTTCGGAGCCTCGGGCGGCTTTGGATGTGAGGGGGGATGCATTTTTCAATGGTCTAATATCATCAGGTATGCCTGCTATTTTTGGTGCAGTTAATAACGCGAATTATGTTCAACAGTCGGCTATCTCACAAAACATCTCAGTCGTGCAATTTTCACAGGGGCCAAATATGGAACGCGCCGCGGGTGGTATAACCTGTCCGATTGCAGGTATGTATCAAGTTCAGCTATACACACATTGTTGGTTCAGTGGTGGAGCCTATGCGGTCAAGTCAACACAAACTTTGGATAGATATAACAGTGCTGGTACAATTTATAGCAAGGCCAATCGTGGAAGTATACATAATGTTACTATGGGTTCATCTGGTGGAAATTCCGATCAGCACCAAATTACGACATGGTTGATACAGGTTAATGCCGGTGACTACTTAATCTTAAACCACCTCACATCTCCGAGTACAACAAGAAATTACAGCAACGAATGGAATTACATTTCTGCGGTGTGTGTATGCGCAAATAATCAATCCCTCGGTGGTGGTGGTGGTAGCGGCGGTGGCTACTAATAAAAATGAAAACATATATATATGGACGAACTACACTCCGCCATACTTAATCTTCAGGGTGATATCGTATACTGGTGTGATAGAGACGCATCCACTTCTGATAAATGTTATGAAAGTATAATTTACAAACATATAACTAAAACCGAATACGAAAATTTAAGTGATTCGGAAAAATTCAAATACATCATGAATGAAAATACACGTGTACCCGGATCGAGTGATGTATACACACATAGAGGTGGTGAAACGATCACATCTACGGGTGATGTTATTTATAGTCAGAAAAAGACACAGACTGAATATGATTTAATGGATGAGGATAATAAAGCAGTGTACTACAAAATACAACAATTGTACACACTTAAACCCATTCTCAAAGAAAGATTGGTACTCATGTCACAAAATGAATCAAATGACTCAAATATGACCACCCTTCGCACCAAGCGGAACACCCTTCTCGAACAAACTGATAGGTATGCTACCCTAGATTTTCCTCACTCTAATTTAGCGGTACAACAAACCTGGTTTGATTACCGCCAAGCTCTCAGGGACCTCCCCACAGCGACCGAAGATCCAGCGAACCCCGTTTGGCCCGTCCAGCCAAGTCCGTAGGACTTGTTCCCTTCCCGAGTAACGTAGTTACTCGTTCCCTTTCCTTACAAACCCATACCAAAGGTTTCTAAGGTCTGTCGTTCCAATCGACGCAGTCGATTGTCCCCTTTCCCCCAGTCTCACGATTGGCCTACGGCCAAGTGTGAATTCTTTCCTCCCCTTATAATAAATGTCGTACTACTCGAACCTTGTGAGTATCGTTCAGTCCAACGTCGTTTCTAATGTCACCGTGGCTGAATACTCCAATCTCTCAGTGGACGACCAGGCCAACTATTTGGAGTGTAGCTACTACTCCTCGAATAGCGTGGGATACTACTCGAATCTCATGGTCTATGATGGGATCAATGTATTCTCCAACATTTCCTCGAATGCCTATAATGAATTGACCCCCGATCAACAGGGTGGATTACACCCGGTCATAGAGTACTCTAATGTCACGACCGACGGATAGTCCCCACCACTATGTTAAGGTGATCACACATTACTCGAACCTCGTGGTTTCTAATGTTGTGACCTACTCCAACATAGACGCGAATGCTTACGCAAATCTCGTGACCACCCGACCTTCCTTCACAGTGTTCCGGAAATACGTTCCAAGTGGATACTTTGAAATTTCGGTCCAAGAGTACGCTGCAAAGTCCCTAGAAGATCGGGAAGGCTACGTCGCTGAAACTATTCCAGAGATGATTACTTCTAATTTACAGGGGTTCTATACCCTCGTTTCGGGTTCTGAGTGAACTCGTTCCAAGTGCTTCGCACTTGACCCCCCCCACACTTCTTACAAACTACTTTTGTCCTAGTTTGTAACAAGTATCAAACAAAGCCTCCGGCTTTTTCAGTGTTTAAAAAAACCTCCCCTTATATTAAATGTCGTTCGATCCACCAGAAGGCATTCTGGACATTGGGAATGCCACACTTCGGGTGGGAAAACTCGAAGTCGCTGAAACCTCAGGTCTGAACCAGGGTCTACAGAACATTATTAAGAATGACCTACTCATAACTGAAAATACAACGTACACCACCAACCAGAAGTGGGGTCTCAAACTCCCTACAACTTGGGTCGGTGAATTTGAAGTTAAGGGTCATTCCGGAAAATATATAGATTTTAACTTTTACAATGAAAATTCAGCTTCAAACGCACAGGGGTACAACCTAACGTTCAAGGATACCACCATGACTCTAAGGTATGACAATGGAAATCCCCTCGGCGGTGGAGCGGCCACGATCCCTACTATTGTTGGTGCCTACCGAAAGGTCAATATCTTCTTTGAAAGGGGTGTGATCTCCGTCTCCATAGATGGAACTCGGTACCTGTACCACAAGGAAACGGATGGTTTCAACCAAGGTCTTGGTGTTGCCTCGCGTGTTGTGAGTACAACCGGCTCAGCTTTCGTGAACCTCTTCATAGAGCAGAATGCCGCAAACTCAGCCTTCAAAAACCTCCGAATCGTTAACGGACGATTCATCTCTGATAAAACGAGTAACATCGCGTTCATAGGTGGTAACCTAGGCGTGGGTGTGAACTCCCCCAAAGAAGCCCTCGATATCCGGGGGAACATGCACTTCAATAGGGTCTCCAATGTGAGCTCCGTGAGTGTAGACTCCAACGTGGTCACCGAATACACGGGACCCCACGATCGACCCCTGCGTGAGTATCCCGAAATCAATATGACCACCGCGACCACTGGGGGGTACACCGCGAGTGCAAGCATCGAAAATAATACAACAACGCATGCAGCGTTTAATGCGTTCACATCAGAAGGGTTTAACAGGTGGCAAAATGGTGGAACTCGGTATGATACTAATTCTCCATTTCTTCATACAGCCGGAGAATCAACAACTGATACAGATGGAACCCCTCATCTAGGTGACTGGATTCAACTCCAACTCCCAAACAAAATAAATTTGTCTCGAATACGGTTTTCACAACACAGCACTGCACCCGCCTATCAACCAAAAAGTTACGTGGTTTTGGGTAGTAACGATAACACAACGTGGAAATTGATTCACACACAGACAAATCTTCCTGAAGCGAGTGCTACTACTGATTACAAAGCTGAAGATAATTTTATGACTGTGGGGTATTACAAATACTTACGATTGGTAGTGAAATCGTTACAGACAGCCGTGAATCAAATTATCATTCTTCGTTTACAATACTACGGCCACGAAGAAGGCAGTGGCTCCCTAGACACCACCCTAAAGTCCGTGTACAACGTGCCGGCGACCACGGGGACCCAGTTGGAGGTCTACTATGATGCGAAGGATTTGGAGGACGGGGCCGTGACTTCTGTGACGGATCTTTCCCCTAATACGAATGGTGGTTTACCATCCGATAGCCCACAGGTTTCGAATGGAGCTTTCGTATTTGATGGTGTGAACGATTACATATACAATTCACAAAGTGGATATACCGCCTCAGATGCATACACAGCGTCCGTTTGGGTTAAATTTTTACCAGATGCTGGAAGTTCTATAGATCCGTGTATATTTCAGTTTGGAAATGGATCAAATCATTCGAGTTTTGGTATGATATCGGATTCGTCTGAAAATAAATTAAGAGCGTTCATTTTTGGAAATAACGCCGTCGACCTAATTGAACGTGTAGATAATGTGTGGTACCATTTATGCGCCACTTACTATGCTTCAAATGGTCGCACAGATTTTTTCATTAACGGAATACTAAAAGAAAGTGTAACATCTGGAACAGCTATGACAATTCCATCGACACCATATTTATCAATAGGTGTACAAACAGATTCATCTAACGCCCCTATTTCTACAACGTATTTCACGGTTCCATCGCGAACTTCCGTCTCTACTCCAAGGCCCTGAACGCCGACCAGGTCAAGGAACTCTACGACTACCAAAAAGACTATTTCTTGGGGTCCAAGTCCCAAGTGACCCTGTACAAGGGACACTTGGGCGTGGGGGTCACCGAACCCTCGGGCCAATTGGAACTCGCGGGAGATGAGCGGATCCAAGAGTATCCTCCTAGGGCTCTGACGGGCTACGAAACGTTGGTGGAGGGCCACGGTGTGTTTTGTGCGAGTGCGAGTAGTGATTTGGGATTAAGCTACACCAATCCATATGACGCTTTTTCAAAAGCTACGAGTGTGTGGATTACAGCTGATAATTCATATTCTAGTGGATTAGCGACAAATGTAAATACATTTCAAGGTGTAAACGGTGCTTGGTTAAAATTAAAACTACCGTACAAAATAAACTTAAAAAGATTTAAAATTCAAGGTCGTAATGGTTCAAATGAAAGATTTATAGATGCTATATTATACGCGAGCACAGACGATAATAACTGGGATCAATTAAGAAGCATTGAAATGCCCGCATCGTATGATTATGCTACAGGTGTTGATTTTGATGCCCCAAATACTTCAAAATATTACAATTATTTCTTAATTCAAATTACGAAGGTTCAAACTGGTACGGGACAGGCGAATTATGCGAACATAGGTGAATGGAAACTTTTCGGCACCCCCGGTCCCACGACCCTCGATAAGGGTTCGCTGACTTTAGGAAGGTCCCTCGATGTTCCCCGCGTTTCGCGGTACGACGTGGATACGGAAACCCCGAGACCCGAGAAGTTGCTGGTGGATTTCGATACCACACATAAATTAGCACCCCATTATGAAAACGCTGGAAACATTCACGATGAAGCTGGTGTATTGGATTCATCTGGACAGAGAAATCATGGGTCTTTTTTCGGGGGCACTCACTACTCATGGGCTGATAAGGCGTTTGTATTTGATGGGAGTCAGGATTTCATACTGACGAGCGGGGTTCCAACAGCTACTGGTTCCGGTAATTTTACACACGCGGTGAGTATGTGGTTTAAATTAAACACTATTCCGGGAAGTGGAGCGAGTAGAGTTCTTTGGGGTATGGTAGGTGAAAATGACGGCACTGATGGTTCACCTAGTAGTTATAGTGCTCCACACAGTGTAGTTAATGCATCCGGAAACATTTCATGGGCTATGTGGGGAAATGATCTTTATAATCAGACGGCGGTAGTCGCGAATAGGTGGTATCATTGTGTTTGGACATATTCGGGTGGAACGACTGGGCGTAAGATGTTTTTGGACGGAGTTGAACAGACCTTTCAACAAGCACAAACGGCGGCCTTAAACATGGTAAATGCGACATCGAGACTTACTATAGGTATTTATCCTCATGACTTAGCAACATCGTCTCTTGATGGGTATGTCTCCAACTTCAAACTCTACGACGTCGGCCTCGAACCCTCGGAGGTCCAAAAGTTGTACCGATTGGGTCGAAACGGGCGGTCCATGGTCATCAGCGACACGGCGGTCGGGATCGGGAAAGTTCCTGAAGCGCAGTTAGATGTGAGGGGTGATATAAGTTGTAGTGCTATGTATACTGGATTAGTTGCTTCTTTATATAATAATAATGTTTCCTTTGGGGTTGGTTATACCAATATGACATGGCGCGCGGACGGAAACGCGGGGTTTAATTACGGTAATATTATTACACCGGGTGAGGCCGAAATCCGTTTACCTCATAAGGGGGTATATAGAATATATATGAAAATGAACAGTCAGGAGACTTCTAGTACGAATGGTACTGTAACGATACATTTAGAATTTTTAAATGAAGCCCAGAATGGCTGGAGTCTATACCAGAGGAGCGAACGTTATGAATCGGCGTGGAGCGGGGGCCATGAACTTAATTTTTCATTCCACTGTGATACCACAAGGGGATTTAGGTGGAGATTTAGATTCCAGAATACGTGTAACAATACATGGGATACATTGGACTACACTAATGCCACATGGAATAGAACACTAATTTTTAAAATCGCATAATATTATAATGAGAGCACCAACCATTTCTAGAGTTCTTGATGAAATGTACCCAGGAAAGTGTGGTATATATTGGCAATTAACTGGATACAATTACGAAAATATTGAGTGGATCACGAGTGACGTTAGTAAACCGAGTGAAGAAGATATAAATTCTAGATTGAAACAATGTAAAGTAACTTATTTATCAGAAAGGGTGAGATATGAACGAGACAGGAGACTCGCAGTTACAGATTTCTTAACGGTATCTGATTTCCCATTTCCATCAGATCAGATACGTCAGGCATGGTTAACGTATCGCCAAGAACTTAGAAATGTACCAGCGACAACATCTACACCATATTTCAACGATGATAATGAAGTGGTGGTTGATTGGCCGAACCAACCTATATGGCCGGTTGTTAAAATACCCCCATTACATAGAACTAAAGAATCTTTTACGTGATAGTCTAAGTTCCAATCGACGTCCCACCTCCCGTTCTCCCACGAATCTCTCAGGTTCGTCGAAGTATGGTATCTAACCAGTGAAGTTCTATGAACTTCCCAGCTCGGTATCCAAGTGCTTCCAGCACTTAAAAATAAACTCTCACTATATTATAAAATGTCTGGTGGTATTGCCCAACTCGTAGCCGTCGGAGCCCAGGATGTGCACCTCGTCGGTCAGCCCGAGGTGTCTTTCTTTAGGTCCACCTACAAACGTCACACTAATTTTTCCCAAACTGTCGAGCGTCAAGTCATTCAAGGCAACGTCTCCAACAACGGTATGTCCACCGTGCGCTTCGAGCGCAAGGGTGACATGCTCAACTATGTCTACCTCGTTCCCAACACAGGAACTGCGACGGTTGCCGTTGCTGACTGGAGGACTGTAATTTCCAAGGTCGAATTACTAATTGGTGGGCAACTTGTTGATGAGCAGGATTCTACCTACTCTACCCTCATCGCACCCACCCTCTCCGCGACCTCCTCTTCCAAGTCGGTTGCCGGCGATCTCTACGGTGGCTCTACCAACGAGCGTTTCTACCCTCTCCGTTTCGCTTTCTGTGAGAACTGGCAGACTGCCCTTCCTCTCATTGCCCTCCAATATCACGATGTGGAGCTTCGCATCACTTGGGGTGCCGCCGCCGCTGATTCCAGCAAGAAGTGGGACATCTACGCGAACTACGCCTACCTCGATACCCAGGAGCGCGAAGTCTTCGCTTCCCAGCCCCAAAATATGCTGATCACCCAAACTCAGAAGGCGATCTCTTCGGGCTCCAAGATCCAAGAGCTCAATTTCAACCACCCAGTCAAGTACCTTGCCTCGGCGGACAGCTCTGCTCTCGCGATCCTCAACGATGATAACAAGCTCAAGCTCCAAATTAACGGTACCGATGTTTCCGACTTCAAATTCGCGAACCCTAACTACACCTCAGTTCCTCTCTATTACCACACCTCCCACGGTAACTCTACCCCCGGTGACAAGCTCTTCACCTATCCTTTCTGCCTCGAGACTGGTAAGCTGCAGCCCACTGGTACCCTCAACTTTTCCCGACTTGACTCGGCTCGTATCGTGAATGATAAGCAGTCGGTCGGCAAGGATATTTATGCCGTAAATTACAATGTGCTCCGTATAGAGAATGGTATGGGAGGCCTTTTATATTCTAACTAAATAGTAAATGTGGGATCTTATTTTCCTACTCGCCATCGTTTTTGTATTGACGTACGATCCTAAATCCAGGACACTCGAAACGTTTATCGGTCAACCCAAGACACCGTCGACCAGTAAATCTTGTGAAAATGCGCATTACGAAGCCGTCCAATTCGCTCAGACACCATATGAATGTTCACCCCAAGGTAGGACTAAGATGGGTGTAATTACTTAAAAAGAAAAAGGGATAGACAAGTATATGATCCCCCTTAATCACGAAAATGTCATGATGATCGCCACAGCAGTATGTGTTGTAGGTGTTATTTTCCTACTTCGCGAGCTTCATAAGACTCGTGAAGAACTCTATGAGCTTCGAGATTTCTCAGAGGATGTCATGGAAAAGCTTAATTCTATCGATGGGGATGGGGACGCGGATGACAATTTGTCGGAAATGACCCCAGAAGAGGAAAAATTGATTGAATAAACATATCCGCATATTATAACTTGCGAATGAGCAATGAAAAAGTACAAGGCGATTGCAATACCGGTTAGCTTTGTAGACGGCAAACCGAGATTCCTCACTGTGAGAGATTGGAGATTCAAGGAATGGATATTTGTCACAGGAGGATGTAGACGAAGAGAAATTTACAACCCGATTCGTTGTGCTCTTAGAGAACTGGAAGAAGAGACTAGAGGGGTTATATCACTAAAAAATGGACAGTACACCGAATTTAAGTTTATACATAAAGAGAGTCCCACGGTTGATTTAGAGTATAATGTGTTTATATTCTTTGTCAACTACACCAGGTCTCAGCAAAATGAATTCGTACGAAGATTCTATGAAGAAAAGCAAAAAACATCAGTAAAGAAGGCGCTCCACCAACCGTATAAGAAAACGTATGACGAGAATGACTTTATGAGTTTTGATACTCTAGAAGAATACAATTCACGTAAACGTTGGAAATTGATAGTGGACAATGTGATTAAAAATCCAGAGTTCTACTCTTGCATAAGTTCTCACAATAGAAAAACCTTCTCTATAAAATAATGAAGTCCAAGGCTTTCATCTTACACCAGATCGGAGAGTTACTCGATAAGAATAGGGGAATGTGTGAAGATGAAATTGTTCAGTGGAAAGAAGATAACAAGGATAAAACTGTGTATGAACTTCTAGTTATAAAGAAGGATTTAGCAGAAAAAAAAGTATACCAAGATGTTTCATTTATGAAGTGGTTTAGAGATGACGACCAATAAATGGATATGTTTAAGAATTGGTGTGCGTCTCAAAAATTTGATAATGCATCCAATCTATCACATGTGCTCATGGACGGAGGAAAACTCTCTGTGCCATTTGATAGATTGAACGAATTCTATGAAAAGTACATAGAAGCTATCGGTACGAATGAAAAGTTATTCGTCGTGGAACAAAAGACTCCAACCTATAACTTCTTCATAGACATTGATTACAAGGATCACGAGTCACTCTCCATTGAGGAGATCAAGTCTATTTGTAAAATCATATGTGACAAGGTGAAACGTCACGGTGGTAAGAATTGTCTCATATCTGTGTCACCTCCAAAGACTGTTGGTGACCTGATTAAAACCGGTGTACATCTCAACTGGCCAGACTTCGTTGTAGACCAAAGTTCCGCGATTGCTTTGAGGGATCATGTCCTCGTGGCACTATCCAAGGCTAAAAGTTCATATGACTGGAATGATATCATAGATTCATCTGTGTATGGTGATCTTCAGAGAAGGACAAAGGGAAGTGGCTTTAGAATGCCATGGTCATATAAGAAAGCTAAACACGACGCATGTGGTGGACGAGGGTGTTCTGGTTGTGAAAATGGTAAAGTGAACCAATTGGCCTATCTCCCAGTTTTCATGTACACACCAGAGCCTTTCAGTACAATTATTCGTGTACCACCAAAACCAGATGTCAAACTCCTAAAGATGTCTGCGGTTCGTACAGATGCTCCCGCAAACTACATTTGTTAAACCACCTTCCGTCCCTATGAGGGAGGGTGCATTTACTGAAGATGAAATTAAAGATGAACTTCAGGATGAAGAACTCAAATACATGATACAGTCTTTTGTTCAGAAGAATCTAGAGGGACAATCTACTGCTTACATTACTAAAGCTTTTCAAACACAAAAATACATTCCTAGCCGCAACGAATTCAAACTATTGTGAAAATCTGAGAAGAGAGCACAACTCAAACCATGTGTGGTTCATAATCAGTGGTAAACTCATTATACAGAAGTGTTTCTGTCGTTGTGAAACTCTCAGGGGGACGGAAGGATGGTTTCTGTAAAGACTTCTGTGGTCGTCGTCACGAACTACCGAGTCCAATAATCAATAAGTTGTATCCCAAAAAAGGAAGAAATCCAAAATTGCCCAGAAATCAAGAAATTCGTTGAAAAACCTCAACCTAAACAGACGGAGATAAGACCCCTATTACAGAGGTTTGTTCGGAAATTTATGGATAACCAGTTGGACACTACAATTGTAAGTGTCAAGAGAAACAAAACCGAATACGTAGCCCTCACAACCTCAATGTATTGTGAATCTATCAAGGGAGAGCACACGGATCATGTGATGTCTTATATCATCAAGGGTAATAAAATAACACAAAAATGCCCGATTTGTAAAGGCAAGAAGAATATGGCTAGAACACATCAAATTATCGATAACAATCTCGTAAAACTACTTAAACAATAATACGGAGTACTAGTAAATGGTTATAGTTACTCGTACCCGTTCAGGAAGACATATAAAGAAACCTACTCTATTCCAGCCCACGGAAAGTGTTTTAGAAGATGATTATGGTACGGATGAACATGATACTGACATAGATTCCGAATTGGACACAGATGATGAATTATACGACGAAGACAGTGAAGAGGAATATGAGGAAGACGCAGACGAAAATGGTAATCTCAAAGACTTTGTGGTAGATGATGAAAGTGAAAGTGAGGAAGAAAGTGCTTAAAAAAAACCGTTTATATATTAGAAAATGGAAACTGATATTGGTAACCCCATTGAATATAACCCCGTTCTTCAAGAAGTTCCAGAGGAGAAAGATGAAAGTAATGAGAAACACTCTGAGGAGTATTACTTTCATCCGTCTGAATATCCACAACCCCCACCACCTTATCAAGGTCAGGAATCTTTTGATTTATTCAAGAATGTTGATAAATCAACTTGGATCATAGCGTTTGCTGTATTTTTACTTGGATTTTTTATGGGGAAAACCATGCAGCCAGTTATCCTCAGGTACACTTGAGAATGGAACAAACTTTCCTATATTACCAACTTTTGGAGGTATGAAATGATTAATAAAAGGATCCCTGTACGTATCCTTAATAAAACCAGCAGTAGTACTGGCTTCAGGTTCCTTAACCTTTTTCTTCTCCTTTTTGTTTTCTGGGGTCATCCCCTCAAAAAACAAAATAAAGAAAGCACTGACGAGAATGATTGTTACGATTGTACCAATCATTTAGTATTAGTTATGAAAATTATTTACTTGGAAGAAACCTCGGGTTCGCCTTCATCCTTGGATTCCTCAATCGTAGCCTCAGTGGAAGCAGCAGCTTCCTCACGCTGCTTCTGACGGTCCTTCATCTCTTGGTTAACAATCTCATCAGCCTCCTTGACGAGATCCTCCATGTTAGCGTCAGGCTTCTCCTTCTTGAGACGCTCTAGAACCTCAGCTGGATGAGAGATGGGAGCCTCATCGGGTTTCGTGTAAAAGGTGGAGTTGTCATCACCAGGGGCAAAGCCAGCTCTTGTCAACCATACCCTGTTTACGTTCGTTAAACATACGAGCAGCCTGAGCCTGATTCTCCTTGTAACCAGTCATGATCTCCTCAAGCTTATCATTGGTATAGTGAACATCCTCAATCTTAGAAGAGTCGGGTGGAATGAGGAAGCCACTTGTACATGTCAACGACGTAGATGTCAAACGTGGGATCCTCCTTCTGCAGACGCTTGGCGTGGTTCGCAGCTTCATCGCGGTTCGCGAAAGTTCCTCGGATCTTGATACCAAACTTGTCATTCTTCTGAGGGGCATTCGGGACCAACAATAGAAAGGCAAGCGAAAACCTGACCAGGGAACGGTCGTATAATCTTGTTCAAGAGACATTATAGCTTTTGAACGTTTGTAAACTTTAAGCCCTAAGTAGAGAATTAAAGATATGAAACTATCATGAATTATGGAAGAGATTCGCAAAAATCACAACGACGCCAAGAGGGAGCTTATCCAGAGTGTGACAAAGAGTAGTCAGCACATTCTTGATGTTGGGTGTGGGTTTGGTGGAGATCTTCAGAAGTGGCACAAGTGTGGTGCCAATATCAATATGTGTGACCCGGAACCCACGGCTCTCGTTGAAGCCAAGTCTAGGGCAAAAAATATGCATATGCGGGTGAATTTTTACGAGGGTGACATACACAACTGTCCAAAGCGAAAATTTGACGTTGTCTGTTTCAACTTCTCGTTACACTACATCTTCAAGACTAAGGGATCTCTTCTTCAGTTCAATCCACGAAATCCGAAAACGCGTAAAACCAGGCGGACTTTTGATTGGTATCATCCCAGATTCAGAAAAGATCATATTCAAAACACCACTCCAGGATGACATGGGAAACTTCTTCAAACTCAAAGATCACGGGAATGGTGGATTTGGTGAGAAGTTGTTTGTACACCTCACGGATACCCCCTACTATGCAGAGGGACCCAAGTCAGGAACCGGTTGGGTATAAAGACCTATTGGTTACACACCTAGAGGAGCTTGGTTTCAAATTACAACTTTGGGAGGGTCTTCGAGGTAACCCAATCTCAGAGTTGTACAGTAAATTTATCTTTGCCTATACTAGATGATACCCTTTTTAGTATTGATCGTGATCAACCTGATCATACTTTTCATGATACGTGAACCAGAGAATTTCACAGAAGTGAAAAAGAGGTACAAAATTCTCAGAGAACATATTGAGAAAACGAACAATGAGAAATTCGGTATGTTGATACACCCAATCCCCTTGACAGCACTGAGGAAGATGTCAGGTACGGTGGGTTACAATGTCAACAAAGGAGCGGACATAACCATATGTATAGATGGTGAAGTGAATGAGATTATGCATGTGTTGATTCACGAGCTTGCGCACAGTACGGTGCCCGAATGGACACATTCTGAAAACTTCTGGAACAACTTCATGGAGTTGAGGGGGATATGTGAATCTATAGGAATTTACACTAGATTACCAGACAAGACCAAATTCTGCGGTCAATACATTCAGGATAAATAAAATCTCGTAATAAGATAAATGCAAACTCCTGTTAATGATATGTTAGCAGCGATTTTTTCGTGGATTGTGTTCTACGCGGTTACACAAGTCCCCAAGCACACTGATAACTACTACGCAAACCTAATCTTCTTAACCGTTGTTATTCCCAACGCCGCTCGTGCCATTGTTGGTGATATTCCCCGTCTCGCAGTCGATCGCTCTTTCTTTGCTATGGCGACCCTTTTCGCGCTTATCATCACCTTCGCTATTAACGAATGGTGGAAGCGTTCTAAGGATACTGTCAAGAATTTTCATAAGAGTGATAGAAGGAAGCATTTGGAGTTGAACGGTGTTTTAGCTGCCGCTTTCATTGGCGGTGCTTTACTTACGTACTTCAGTGGTATAGATAATTCTATCTATAACAACATGATGCAGGCTTAATTCCTGATAATGTAGCTCTTCGCAAAGAAGAAGATGAGAGCGGCTACTCCTCCAGTAGTCGCTAAACCAACCATACTTCTACCCCCTTGTTCGTTAAGGAACTTGGGGATAGAGGTCGCGAGACGATCCTGAATAGGCTTGCTAACAGCGATAGCAGTACAAACAGCTACAACAAGAGAAGTAAGCTGATCATCGGTGAGATTGAGAGGATTTTTGCTCTCAGGAGCCTCCTCCTTAGTTTTTTGGGAGGGGGAGGGATAAGCAGCTTGAGGTTGAGCAGCGACCATCTGAGGCATAACACCTTGTACCCTGGGATCCTCGGTCATCGCGGGTGGTTCCATCATAATGTCATTAATGGGTGTAGAGTCCATCGTGTCTTTATTTGTACCCATATTTTTTTCCTCTTGTTTAAACGCTGTAGAAGGTTTATCTTGGGTCTGTAATGGTACCATACCTTCACCATCGTCGAAGAGATTCATAGTGTACACGTGTTCGGAAGACATGTTATTATAATCGTATGTTTTCTTGAAGTGTTAAGTGACGCGCCTATTTCTTTTTCGTAATCGTGAGCTTGGTTTTCTTCGTCGTCTTTTTGGCGTCCTGTTCCATTTGATTTATATGCTTTGGATTGTACATCTTTTTATGCATATTCCAAAGTTGAGGGCTACCAACCCTGAAATTTTTCCGAAGAGTTGCCTTGTACCAAAATACACAATCCTGAATCTTGTTAGACTTTACAGTATTGTCTAACACGAGGCATTCGTAATTTTCTGTACAAGCATCCATCACCTTACAAAACATGTCAAAGAGGGGAAATATACCAAAAAAGGATTTGTACAGCTTCTCTCGATTCTGAATGATATTCTCCCTGAGAATGAACACGTAATCCACGTTAGCACGAAGAGCTGGTGGTAAGTCCATGACATACTGCATCGTCAGCATGAAGAAGATCTTCCAGTGACGACCATTCATAAAACATTGCCTAATACATGTATCTTTTAGGAATTTTGAGTCATACATACAGTCATCCAAAAGCATAAAAGCTCCACAATTCGTTTTTCCCCCACCAACCAGCTTTCTCTGTCTAGCCATAACCCTCTCTATAGCCTCTCTGTCGTAGTCGCCATAAACGAATAGGTCAGGAATGAATTCGGAATAAAAGTGATTTCCCTCTTCTGTCCCAGAAAGCACTATCCCCGCTGGTAAATGTTTCTTATGATACATAATGTCCTTAACTAGGGTTGATTTACCTGTATTACGCTTTCCTATGAATACACAAACCCGATCATCACTGATTGTCTCAGGTTTGAATTTCCTCAACTGAAGATTCATTCTAGTATAGCGTTCCGTTTTATTTACCAAAATTTTACTCATATACAGTAGGAATGGCTGGTCGATTAAGACTCGCTACATCAGGAATCCAAGATCAGTGGTTGACCGGTGAACCACAGTTTTCATATTTCCTGATGAATTTCAAGAGACATACGAAGTTTTCGTTCGACTATGTAGAGAGCCAGTTTGATGGAAAGATTGATTTCGGTAGTCTTCTCACATGTAGGGTTCCTAATGACAAAGGGAGATCTTATTAAGAACTTTAACCTTAAGGTTACTCTCACAAATCCAATTCCCAGTGCCAACGTATGGACTAAATCTATAATATCACATCTTATAGATTACGCTGAATTGGTTATTGGTGGTCAAGTTGTACAAAAGATTACAGGGGAGTACATTTACATGTATCAGCAGCTTCATAGTACCAATGACGATATTGAACAGACTCTGTACTTCTTAAATGGACATGGTAATACACTTTCATATACGGGTGAATACTCTTACTTTTTAGACTTACCATTCTATTTCTATAGGAACCCTAGTCTATCTATACCGACGTGTGCCCTCAGAAAACAAATCGTAGAAGTTCGTATCAAGACGAGACCCCTAAGGGAACTTATACATTTTGGTGCACCAGAAACGATTAACGCTTCTATAAAGAAGTTTGCACTTAGATACAGAGTTTGTGTATCTCACTGATGATGAGAAGGGGTTCCTTAGTATCTAGACCAATTGATTATGTCATTACACAACTTCAAATTGCCAAGTTCAAAATGAACCCCGGTGAAAACAAAAAGTCTGTGATGCTGAAGTTTTCACACCCCGTAAAGGAACTCATGTTTGTATCACAGTCAGAGGATTCAGTTCAAAATAACTATCCAAATCAGTACAATACAATTACGAATGCTGAACTTCGGTTTAACAATGAGGTTGTCTTCAATAGAAACAATCTGTTCCTGACCTATGAACAACCTTTCAAAGCATCACATAAACGCTCCACAAGCTTCTACTAGTTCCAAATTTGGTATGTATTCCTTCTCCTTACAACCCGAGATGTACTATCCAACGGGGCAGGTGAATATGAGTCGTATATCTCACAAACTGTTTACAATTGAGATTGATCCATTAACTACAACAGACTACAATAACACACGGGTGTACGCCATAAACTACAATATCCTCAGATTTGAGAGTGGATTAGCCGGTTTAAAATTTTAGGTGAATATAGTAGTAATGGCTGGTAGAATACAGATGCTAACGTCTGGATCCCAAGACAGGTATTTCACGAGGAATCCAGACTACAGCCATTTTGTAGAAGCTTTTAAGAAGCACGCAAACTTTTCTACACAGTACGATGATTTAGATCCGGAAAATGAAGCGGATTTTGGGAAAAAGATTAAGTTCAAGATTCCCCAAAATCAAGGTGATCTATTGAAAACATTGAGTGTTAAAATGACTCTACCGGAAATTCCAGGTAGCCCTGTATACGTAGAATCGGTTGGTCATGCCATAATTGATCACGTAGATCTTATTATAGGTGGTACCATAGTTCAAAGGCTTCATAGTGACTATCTCCAAATATATTCAGAGCACAATGTTACACAAACGAAGCAAAAAGCACTTGAACAACTCATTGGAAAGTATTCACTTAGAACAAGTGATAAATTAGTGGGTGAAGTAGTTACGGGTGGTGGAATACCTAACAGAGGTATCATTATAACAGGTACACTTGGTGCTAGTTCGGATGAAAACTTCTTCGTTGACTTACCATTTTACTTCTATAAACACCCAGAACTTGCTATACCCCTCTGTGCCATAAACAAGCAAGAAGTTGAGGTTGAAATTACACTTAGAAAACCAGAAGAAATCATGGTTGATATTGATGGTAGTCGTGTTACGTCACCCCCCGCCATACACATTAAGGACTTCAAACTCTCTACAGAAGTTGTGTTTTTAGATAAAAGTGAGAGATCCAATATGCAGAAGATGAAGAAGGACTACATCATAACACAGTTACAACAGAATGTATTTGATGTGGGTGTAGGCATTAATGAGGGAACGTTCAATCTTGACTTTAGAAATCCAGTCAAGGAACTCTACTTTGTGATTCAAAGACAAGGTACTAGGGGTAATGGTGTATCACATGGTAACTTCGTGACACCATTTGATTACGATAATACGGCTCTCACAGCTGACAACAAGCGCATTCTTTACGAGAACCTCAATTATCTCACTCTAAAGTTTGATGGTCAGGACATTATTACAGAAGAAACTGGCAATGTTCTTATGTTGAAAGCTGTCCAGGCGGCGATACATCACTCCAAGACACAACTCATTAGGAGATTCTATTCTTATAGCTTTGCTTTACAACCAGAGGAGGCTTATCCAACAGGGCAGGTGAATATGAGTAACGTAAAAGAGCAAATACTCCACCTAAGTCTAACGTCGTGTCCAGATTTTGCCAGACAAATTCGGGTATACGCAGTAAATCACAATATTCTCCGTGTTGGTGAGGGAATTGCGCAATCTCTTTTTACTCTTAAATACTAAAGATGAATATGCAAAGTGGTTTTGGTGATGCTGGAGACAGAATGGCTGAACAGTACATTGAAACAATGACTAACATTCTTCTTCCCTGTTTTTGAAAAGGGTACCCTACTCGCAGCCGAATATTGCAAGGCTTGTGGGAGAGACACGTTACTCTCAGAAGACATGGAATATGCGATGAAATACTGTGCTATGAACGCAGTTGGTGAGACTGTTGGAACTATGTTCCCAGATCTATACGAAGACGAAGATGACTCTGATGATGAGGAAATGGAGGTTGTAGACTCAAACGAGTGTCCCACATTTGAGAGATACTCAGGCGTAGATCCACAGTTCATTCGAGTTAACGAGGCATACGATCGCTGGGATTCATGGGTGCCACAAAACCCGACAGAACAGATGTTAAAAAATGCTATTAATAGTAATGAGCCAATGGGAGCCTGAAGGTTGGAACTTTGACGATTCTGGAGTAAAACTTCATGTTTATGGTGATAACGATTCAGACAGCAGCTCTAGCGGAGATATATCAGGGGACGATCAACTCTTTGCGAATTCAAAAAACGTTAAAAAAACCAAGTATAAAAAAATTGAAAAGGAAGAATTGTTACCAGAATAAATAATTTTCCTAACCTATAGTATACTACTCACGATGAAGGCGGCTATGCAAACTGTCACCCTTGTTACCCAGGAGCTGGAGACCCAGTCTCTCAATGCGATTGTTGCTGGTTTCTCTTTCGCGGCGGCGATGTCCTGGATGGATGTCGTCCGTTTCATCATTAACCAGGTCATCAAGGTACCCAAGAATGGTGGTACCCAGTACGCGCTCACTGCGGTGCTTACTACCCTCCTCTCCATCGCGGTCTACATGATGATCTCCACCGTGTCTACTCGCGTATCCAAGCCTGCTCAGCCCGTCTATGCCATTACCCGCTAAGTGGGTGGTGGAACGGGTGGGGCTTTAGATCCCCCTTTCATAAGAAACATCAATACAATACCGAAGAAGGCAATAATGCCTATGTAAATATAGACTTCCTGGTTGTACAGAATCTCGCTTCCCAGATTCTTTACTTTCTCCTTTTTCTTCTCCTTTTCCTTTTTCGCAAACTTATCCAATGGAACTTTGGTTAGACCCTCAAGCTTGTCTGTGGAACACTTAATCTCGAACTTTAGAACATGTTCAGTGTTACCAACTTCATATGTTGTGAGAACGCCGTTATTCATGTACAAAAATTCAATTCCTATATCTTTGATAACCTTCTGTGGTCCTGAGTGAAATCGGTGTACGAGGGGATCATCAGAACCGTTAAATGTTATACTGGTTGTACCATCGAGAAGGATATGACCAGTGTAATGTGGTGTACCCACATACACAGATTGATTGAGTTCATCTGAACCAGAAGACAGTCTCAAAATTAAGGAATTGGGTGAAGGTGATTGAGGTGTAGGGATGCGTGCAGACATAAGTCGTATCTCTTCGACGTGATATATAGGATTTTCTAACGCAATGACGTAGTTATTAGAGTTTGGGTATACACTTGAATCACGCTGACTACTATCTATGTTTAGGGTATGGACCTTCATTAAAATATAGGCACAATATTTTAATGAGTGTTTTCAACATTTTAAGTCAAATATCTAACGATAGAGGGCATGTGAAAGAGGGTTGTTTTGTAACTGCTTGGCGGCGAGGCCAAGATTCTTGGAGTTGGGATTTTCATTACCCTTGTAAGGGTTGAACTGATGGAACGTCTTGCTCTGGTACTGTTGGGTCCATCCACCATCAGCCGCATTCATACGTCCATCAATGCGTGAGGTGTCACTGCGAACCGCGGTAAGTTTACCACCTTGCTTGAGGGCACTCTCACGAACATTCATACGACCAGCGTTGCCCATCCTGTTTGGCTTGCCTCTACGATCTTCCGGGCGGAAACCATACTTGGCGAGTTCTTCATTCGTCTTAGCACTGACTCGGCTCGCAGCACCAGTGGCGTAAGCACCGTGGAAACTGTGAATACCTGGGGCTGGTTGGTTGTTGTACATGTACTGCTCATCGTTACGATCAGCCTTGAACCTCGTGGGATCTTGGGCGAGCGTCTGAGCCGAAACCATACGCTTGGCACCATTGTATCCTAAGCCATCATTGCGCATACCAGTTTCGGAACGGTTGGTGGTTCTCTTAGTTCTCTCATGCTCGTTACGGGGAACGACACCAGTCATGCCCTGAGCACGACCAGCCATAGTAGGTAACCTAGAGGGTAAGTAGGAGGTTGTCTCGGGTTTGTTATGAGTAAGTTGACCAACCTTCGCAGAGCGACCACCGGTAACATCCGCAGCTGGACCAGAACGTCCTGGTAAAGTTGTTAAGCGGTACTCACCGACATTAATGGGGTTGACCCTAAACATCTGCTGATACCCACCAACAGCTGGCACATTGGCGTCAACACCTAGACCAGGGCCGACCAGTTGCTTCTCTACTGGAGAAAGGTTATTCATACGCCCCTGATCAAACATACGACCACGCATGTCAAGTAATTCTTGTCCACCACTTCGTTGCTGACGACCAATATCCGCGAAACTTGCCATCTCCTTCTTGGATGGAACATCTACTCGGGAAACAAAATCATTCTCTTTGAATGTAGGAGGAAGAGCGGGACCAGCCCCACTATCATTTGCTAATGTGATATTTGCCTCTGGACTATAGTTTTCAGTCTTGGACTTACTTAAAGTCCTTCCAGCATAAACGAGACCAGCTACGGCTAAAACCGAAATAGGATCAGCCATTCTTATTTCTTACTGACATTTTTATTAACGTATCTTTTCTGGAAAAGACCATTTTGAAGATCGGCGCGGGTGCTGGCGGGTTCATATTTGATGGTGCGGAGAGGGACCTTGCATTCCATGTTGGACAGAGGGAAAAGATTGCGCTCATACGTCTGAACGATGTGCTTGTTGAAACGAGAAGTAGATTGAGGTCTAAGTTCGTCACTCGTATCGATGTATTTCGCTGGGGCACCCTTACCAGCCATATAAGGTGCGGTACCATACAACATAGTGTTGGGACGGGATCCGTAATTTAATTGACTGGGCTGAGGGTAAACGAAAACTTCATCGGTAGCTTTAACGGGTGGGACAGCACCCTTGTTCTCAATAATAGAAAGACCTGGTTGAAGCTGGTACGCCATTTATTATTACACAAGAATATTAATCTAACTATACGTTCCGCCACCGCCCCTCACACGACCACCACCTCTGAGACCTCTCACATCCCCATCAGAACCGATACCAGCGAAAGCTTCTAATTGAACACCCCTCGCATCGGGGTTGCAAAATTTGGAATCACTCTTACACATGGGAGCATTCTTGGGACCATACAACCACTCAGCAAACTTGGTCTGATCGCCTGGAATTTTTGACACTGGTGCGGTAACAAACTGACGCTCAAAAGCATTACGCTTGTACATGGGTAAAGTGGAACGAGAACGTCCAGAATCAAACGACACCTGATCACCACTGAATTTTTTAATTAAAGGTTGGGCTGTGGCATAATAGCAGGCTTCCAGACGATTTGGGGCATCTGTGTAATCTGTCATGAGCACGTTACCGAGGGGATTCTCCTTGGTGGGCTTCTGACATACATCCGCTTTGTCTGTGGAACCATATGGCTCCTTGACAAGTTTCGCCTTGTACATCACGTAAATGATAGATAACATCGTTGCGCCTAGGACGAAAATCCTAGGATCCCGACGAATCACGAATAAAACACACATAGGTGTAAATAATAAAACGTGACGCCGAATTGATCCTATCCTCTGGTGTTTGTTTGCTGTTAGGCCAGAACTCTAGAATTTTTTTATTACTGACAAGTTGTTGAGGATCTTCGAACCAAACTTTCATTTAATATAGATGAGGTTTATTTTTTGGGGAGACGGCGAGTACCATTCTTTTTAGGAGCACCCAAATCCATATCTCCCATACCGGACATCATACCAGACATAGAACCCATCATCTTCATGAGTGCATCCTGGTTAATGTCACCACCGTCACCTGAAGCCATCTTATCAGCCACATCCTTGGCCATAGCCTCAATAGCGGTGAGAGTGTCTTCGGGTACAGATTGGATGGTGGTTCCTAGAATGTACAAAGTCTGAAGATACTGCCAAACGGCATCCTTGGTACCATCATTCATACGCTTCCATAGATTGATGATATCTATTTCATTCAAAAAGTCAATATCCTTGGAATGAATGAGAATGAAATCCTCATTCTTGGCAGATACACTATCCGCATGGGGTTTAACACTATCCATGAACCCATTGACTAGGAGACGAGGACTTGTACTCTTAAGAAGGTCGAACGAGGTTAACATCTTCTTAATGCTTTTTTCATCTGGAAAAGTCTTGTGCAATTCCACAAGAAATTGCCCCATCATGTCATTAAACGCAGTGACGGACGCCATTTTCTTAATAGTACGGTGTAATCTTTAAGTTAGAAAGGATCGTTAGAAATAACCTCTTTTTGACCAAGACCATTCACCACAATTACGTATACGAGAATTGCTACGAGTACGGCTGGTTTGGTGTATTGATTCATTTCTAACTTACCTTCATTATTCAAATATGCTTTGAGGTGAATATAACCCGCCGTCGTAGCACCGGCAATTAGGCCCGCGTATACTGGGTCACGTAAATAGTCGGAGAGTTCCATTTAATTATAACCAACTTTTTTTGTACGGTAGTCTGGTGCGTCGCCAAATAATACATCATCTTCCTGCTGAGGTTGTGCTTGTGGCTGTGGCTGTGGTTCTGGTTCTGGTTCTTCCATTGGATCGGGTGATTGAACACCTGGCACAGTCTTGAATTCATTATCAAACTCACCTGGCTCCTCCATTTCGGGATTCCCCACTGGCTGCATTTCCTGGAGTTCCTCTGGGGGAACCACCTTCTGGTTCTGGTTCTGGTTCTCCTTCCCCATCAAAGACGTCAGGATCCTCTGTATCTTGAACATCCCCATCTAGATCTATGTCTCTAGACTCTTGGGACATGTACGTCTGTAAAATCTGTTGAACCGGGATTAACTCCTTCACAGAGTTTTCAATAGCTATGCAGAAACGAGTAGTTAACTTCTCATCTCGGTGGTAGATGCTCTGATCTTCATGGAAAACGTAGGGATCACGGTAGAGATCTTTGGCGATGTTATTGTAGCAGGTTTGAATGAAAACCTCATTTGTTGGTAGCTTTAGAGAGATCTTCTTGTTGTCAGCCTTAAGGCGGACCGCAGAGAGAATCTTTGTACAGGCAACAAAGACAGCCGCTAAAAGATCACTAAACCAAGCGCATCGGTTTGCGATGTTATCCGAATGTTGTTTAGACATAGCGTTAGACCAGTTTGGAACCTCTTGGAGTAACTTCTGAAACATCATGAGATGCTTCTTCCCCTTGGAGAGAGTATGAGCCTCCGCATACATATCATTGAAAACGTCAATCATAGGTGGACACATAATAATGCACATTTGCCCGAGATATTCCTTCTTCGCCTCGACGAGCACATTCAAATTGTCCATTTATGATTAAGTAGGTTTAAAAATCAAATTTTACTACGCACTTCTCCTGTACTTGTTGGCCATCTTCTTAAGATTCATGAGATCTGGAAAGGCCACCTCTTCTTCATCTTCTTCACGTTCTTTCTTCCGCTTTGGTACTGACCAAGAGACATAAATGTCATATTCACTTATAAGTTGTACAGTGAAGCCACCAAGTTGAAATTGTCTAACAACATAACGAGCGGCGGCCCCTCTATCAAAAACTGGGTATCCTATCAAAATTACTGGAACCGTTAAGAATATCTGTTTATGACCAAGTTCTACACACTGTTTAATCTTCGATGAAAATTGTTCGTAAATTTTTGTATAGATCTCTTTTCGTATTCTTTTTCTCTTATCATCAATTTGTATTATGTCATTGATGTTGATCATTACAATTAGCTCAATTTATTTTTTATCAAATCTAACTCACCAACATTAGGGACTGCACTTTCCTTAACGAGCTTGTAATCGATAAACTCTTTACCCATAGAACCCTTGGTGTACACCTTTACTTTATCGGGTGCCTGGTCACTGAGGGGTTGAGAACGAAGAGAAATCAACTTAAGTTTTCCGTTGCTGATGCTAAAGGTTGAGATGACAGCGAAACCGAAGGAGAAACCATCGTTGCGAACCACCATGAAAGTGGCTTCATAGAGTTGATCAGTCGTGCCCTCATACACCTTAACGGACTGAGTCTCGATTATGTAAGTAGAGAATCCAAGGCGTTTGTTGATCTCCTTGTTTGTTTGAAGAACCAATTTCTCCATGGTGTCGTGGTCAACTTTACCCTCAACCTGAGAGTAACCGGAGAGATCTGGTCTGGGGTCGTTAAGCTTGACATAATCAACGGGCTTCTTGTACCCTGAGAATCCAAAGGTCTCTGTGAAATTTTCACGCCTGATCATAGTCAGGACGAGTAACATAAGTAAAACGCCGATGACGATCTTGAATGAATCCATCTTTACTATAATGCGTTAATTTTTTTTTACAAAATACCCCATATACTAGTAGATGTCGCTGTTGATATATAGCCCGAGGTGTAAACACTCTATGGATATCGTCAAGTATATCAATGGTAATCAGCAATTGAAGCAATTAATACATTACCATAACGTGAACACGCAGGGTATACCTCCCCAGTATAAGACTAAAATAAACCGCGTACCGACCTATGCTCACCAAGAATGGAAAGATCCTAGTTGGTGGCGAAATAAAAAACTGGCTTGACTCCCTTCTTACCCAAAAAGGATATTGAACACGCTGGATTTGGTGGTGGTGTGTCCTCAATGTCAACAATAGATGGAAATGATAGAGATCCGAACATGTTTTATCTAGACAACTACGGTCAGTCTCTTCAGCCAGCTATGACAAAGGAACTAGAGGATAAAATCAGTAGAGATGTCAATAAAGGAGAAGTTTATACAGATTTAAAGATGTAACGCGTTTTTTGAATAGTCATGAAATTAGTTTCTATACAGGCTTCGGCCTTTAAGTCTACTTTTGAAGTTTTAAAGGATATTCTCAACGACGTGAAATATCTACTTTCCGTCCACAAGGGTATGTACATAGTTACCCTAGATACAGCGAGAACCTCTCTCATTGATCTGTTTCTAGCTGCTGATAACTTTGAGGAGTATCACTGTGATCAGGAAGAGATAATCGCTGGTATCAACATTTCCAACACCTTCAAACTCATGAAAACGATAACCAACAATGATGTCATCAAACTTGAGATTAATTCAAAGGAGTATATGGATATTGAGATTACGAGTGAATCCAAGAAGACGAGTACTAAATTTCAACTCAAACTCTTAGATATTAACGAAAATAGTATAGAAGTTCCTGATGTTATGATGTCTACTATCACAACTCTACCCTCCGCCGATTTCCAAAGACTTTGTCGTGACATGTCCAACCTTGGTTCGGAAATTGAGATCAAGAGGGATGGTAAACTTCTTCACCTTTCATGCATGGGGGATTTCGCAAACCAGGAAACCTCTATTGAGTGTCCCGATGATAGTCCTAAAATCTCGGGCTTATACAGTCTAAAATACTTGAATATCTTTACAAAGGCGACGAGTATGTGTGCGTCTGTGCAAATTATACAAGAAACGGGTAATAGATTCCTAATCTTGAAATATAATGTCGCTAATTTGGGAGAGCTTAAATTTTACCTAGCTACTAAGGTAGCCGAAGATCCGTAGTAAATCCAACTGTTGTTTGGATCACCTTTTTCATACCTATTCCATTCATTAAAATGATTCTCGGTAATTCATCCTTTAGGTATTCGGGTTCATAATATAAAAAATCAATCAGTGAAACCTTTTGTCCATGGAAGTCGTTCCTAGGACCAGCGTACCGTTTCACCTTTTCAGTAATGTTTCTAATTGGCTTGTCATCATGGTCAACTATCCAAGCACTACTCAAAGGGATATTAAATGTCATACCAGATTGTTCTTCTTCACCTGGTGTAAAGTTGATGTCATTGGATACAACGCTGTATATCTTACCGTTGAAATAATACTTAATTCGTAGAATGATGTGCTCAACGTTTTGGGGTATCGTTGTATTTCTAAAATCTTCGCCTGTGACATCTACGTAGAAGTTATCCAATATACCATCCCAATCCTTACTTTCCTTTTCCCAAAACTCATCCTCCACTAAATACTTCATATCAGTGTTTACTGTATATTCAATTTCTTCTGACACGATACTGTAATCATTTGGAGTAACAAGTTTTTTATAAAAGAAGTAAAGGTTACTTAAAAGTTTGACCAACATCCTTATATAAGAATGGAAGGTAATTTTTTAAGTAGATATAACAACAAGATAGAAGAGTGGACTGAGCTTATTAAGAACGATCCAGTGAATAAATCTAATTATGAAAGAGAAATGTCTGATTACATGATAAAGTGTATGCCCTTTATTGAAAGGCATATGACTGGTGAGACGGAAACGACACATACAGACAATGTCTTTAACCTGAAAGAGACTGTTGGTCTAGCTAGAAAAGATATTTTCACTGATTATCTAGTTGAAGTGGAGAATAAGAATATATCTAGACCAGTGGAGAGAACGGTTGAGATGTGTTCACACTGTGAATATAGTAATATCATTCTCGTTCAAAGTACAAGTGATTTGATATGTGATGGTTGTGGTAGAGTTGTTGCAGCCCATATAAACGAAGAACTTACATATCGTGAAGAGCAAGAGACATCCGAGAAGATCGTAAACTATTCATACAAGAGAGAGAATCACTTTAATGAGTGGCTATCACAATTCCAAGCACAAGAAACGACCACTATACCACCCGAAGTTATGGAACAACTTAGATCAGAACTCAAGAAGATGAAAATCAAGAATCTAGAGGATATTACCCATGCGAAAATTAGGGGGCTTCTCAAGAAGCTTCGTCTCAATAAATACTATGAACATGTACCATACATCACAAATATTTTGAATGGAATTAAACCTCCAAATATGCCCTCAGAGTTGGAGGAGTGCCTACGTTTAATGTTCAAGGATATTCAACGACCTTTTGACGACAATTGCCCAACTGAACGCAAAAACTTTTTGAGTTACTCATATGTACTCTACAAGTTCTGTGAACTTCTCTCCGAGGATGATTACTTACAGTACTTCCCCCTCCTCAAATCAAAAGAGAAACTGTACCAACAAGACGTCATATGGAAGAAGATCTGTCATGACCTCAAATGGGAATTTATTCCTACAGTATAGTAGATGGCAGTGATTTTTATGCTAAGTACCAATGGGTATCTCAGTCAACATGGATACGTAGATGTCAAGAAAAAGACCAAACTTTCTAGACATCGTGCGTTGATGCGGGTTTTCCGTTCAGGTGAATCACCATTACGTTTATTTCGAAGACTTCATGCACTCGTGATTCTTTTCAAAAACAAGGATCCGAAACTTTCCAAAATTTTCAAAGAGGACAGAGATTGGGTTAAGAAAAAGTTGATGTAGAAAAAGATCTTTATCTTCTAAAAAAGATTTTTCGAAAAAAAAATATTGAAATATATTAATGTGGTTACTCCTAGGATTAGCACTTTTGTTAAACACTCTTGTTGGGAGATTCATATCTAGGGTACGGGGTGAGGGTTTTGGTGGAAAAATTAGAGATATTGGATTTGATGTGTTACCAGATCTTACCAAGTATGAAGTACTTCATGATGTGACGTTGATTGTGCCACTTGTTCTTTTGGTTCTTAATTGGAACAAGATTAACCAAAATGGGTACATATCCTTCTTGACAACTATGTATTTCATGAGGGCTCTCTCAAATGTGGTGACCCAATTCCCTCGTGCAAAGTCCAAACCATGTAATGAGGGTAGCCCACTTTCCAATTGTAACGATTACATGTTCTCTGGGCACACCACCTTCAATATAGTCACTTCGTACTTTTTGAAGAATGGTATGTTCCCCATTTACCCCATACTTTCATCCCTCACAACAATTTCTACGAGGGCACACTATAGTGTTGATGTTCTTATGGCTTGGATTATCTTTTTCGCACTTAAGTCCAGGATTAAAGGATAAATTACAAACATAAACAATGACATCCAACGACGAACAACTCCTGTTCGCACTTTATGAATTTGAAAATGCACGCCCACGTGTACTTTCTTATCTAGAGCGTACATACGAAGATCCAGCGGTTCAGCACTGTGTAGATCAAGCTAAACATCATCTAAAATTGGTGCACGAACTGCTGGAAGGAGCTGTGTTAAATCCGCAGACACATTACGATGATGCTCGTACATTTTATCAAACGCTTTGGAAAGTTCTCCCTCTGATGACTTTACTTCAATCTTTCGAACCTCAACCTCCCGACCCGGTTGAAGAGGGAAGTTCACCAGATACGCTGTCTTCAACCCAGTCAAGTCAAGATATTTTTGAGCTTGTAACTCCATCCCATCAGTCAGAGCCCTAATAGCTTTTAGTTCTACTATTGTAGTGTCATCTATGATAATATCAGCTCTCAATTGTCCAACTACATGACCCCTAAACCTGACCAATATATGTCTCTCAGATTCATATGGAACTCTTTTCTCCCTTAGATACACTTCAGCAGCATTGTGATATACTCTCTCACTGTAACCAGGACCCAGTTCAGAATATATCTCCTTCATCATATCTTCTATATTTATAGACGTCATCTATAAAGAAATGTTTAATTTTCTCTATATATGTTAAGATGTCTCAGAGCAACAACAACAAGTTGGAGAAGATGAAAGCCAACTTACGTAATGTAAGTCGTAAAGCTGCGTTGAATACCGGGCGTTTCAAATTGGAGCGAGCGTTGAAGAGGTTGAAAAATACCCCCATCACGTCCGAGCGTCACCAGACAGCCGCCAAGAAAATTCAAAAGGCTTGGAAAGAACTCAACAAGTCTAAGATTCCAAAATACAAGGAAGAAAAGACTAAGAGATTGGCGAACGAAGCTAATCAATTACTGAAAAATATCGCAGCAATCAATCTTAACAATATTACAACGCGGATGAATAAACTCAATATGACGAACAAAAATAACAATGGAAATGTCATCATGGGTAATGCGGCACCCGTCCGTAAGAAGAAGCGTAAAAGTGCTAACAGCAATAGCAACAGCAACAATAACCAAACACGAGCTTACAGGAAGAGACAAGTCAATCTACCCAATATAAACATTGGTGGTGGAGGTATGGGGTGTGGATATGCGGGTATTCCACGGTATATGCAAAGAGCACAAGAAAGATTTGACAACGCGAATGTAGTTTCAGCCTTCCTAGACTACACCATTGCCACCGATCAACACGGTATATTGAAGAATATATCCAAAATATTGAACAGACGTGGCGCGGCAAACACATCTTCTAGAATTTCCGTGGGTAAGCAAATTCACTTCTTCATGGTTGGTATACGGGATGTGGACAAGGCACACGCAATTAGTGTCTTAGTTGATCCCGGTGTCTATACGAATGAATTTAGGATGTGGGTATTTGACCCCCATGGTCAGGCCTCCAAGAGTTCTATTTGGGGTACAACTATGCGTCAAAAAGTAGTACCAATCATTAAGGATTTATGGGGTTCAAACTTCGCGGTTAGATATTACAATGGTCCCAACTTACAAGCGGATAACAACCGGGGTGTCTGCACAACCTTCTACGTTACTTTCATGGACTACATTCGAGCTCTCATAGCTGGAGAAAACATCAATGGAATAACTCGTTTTGCGGCACAGGACTCTACCGCCAGAAGAAAATACTTCTTAAATTTCCCTCCCGAAATTAAGAGTTTAGTTGTAGTTAAAAACAAAACACGATAAAGTCTCAGTGTATAATAGGTAGTGTCAATGAAATTTAGACTCATGCGCCCAAATATGGCGATAAGAAAAAAGAGAATAAAACTCTCTCGTGAAGTCGTTCATGATTTGAAAGAAGTGAGTAAGTTATCTTCTGTCAAACAATGGGAATTTGCGGGTAATATTGAGTACAAAAATTTCAAGTTTAGTAAACCAACTATTGTTACATCAAAAAAACGGAACCGCGTCGAAGGTCCTGAAATTGATAAGGTTTGGTATTCTGAAATGTCATTTCATACGCACCCAGGTATCGGTCATCATGACGGAACTGTATGTCAGAATACACCAATATTCGCAACTCTCCCCAGTAATGCGGATTTTGACGCATATATCAAAGGGTTTCCCGAAATGCAAGTCAATATAATTTGTGATTCACACGGATATTACGTTATCAATATCCTTAAATCGGCGTACATGAGAGCATCACCTTTACCTGAGGCTGTACACGAATATATGAGAAAGGTACGCAGTAAACCGTTCATGCGTATTTGTGTATTTTCCGATAATGGAATTGAATATTTTCAAACCACTGTAAAAAACTGGAAAAGAGAAATTAATGAGTACATCGACCCAGAAATGATGAAACTTTTTGGAGTATCAATTCGTTATTATGGATATGACGATGATCCCCCAATTGTTACTGTCTATCGGGATATAGACGTAGTATAGCATCTTCTAATTCATCCACTTCATACCAAGCCCAATGACATTCGGATGAGTCCTTGTCAATCTTACAAATTTCCTGTGCTTCTTTTATCGCTTCAGTAAAACGAAAACGAAGTCTCAGATTCTCCCTAATTGGTCTCACCTCTACGATACTTGGTCTCTGATACATATTCTCAAGAACATTCCGTCGAGTCTTTGCTAGTTTAATCTTGTAAAGACTGTTTTCAGAGAAGGTGGCTACACATTTCATTTAATATATGAGGGTATTAAAGTTTTAAGTCCATATATAATTATAGGATGCCCTATAACGTTGAAGCTTGTAATTTCAAGTACCGGGTCTCTTCCCTTGAGAGAGTTGTAGATGGTGACACAATTGATGTAAATATTGATCTAGGTTTTGACGTATGCACAAAGCAGCGTGTTCGCCTTCTAGGGATTGACACACCAGAGTCTAGAACCCGTGACACCGAAGAGAAGAAGTTCGGTCTTCTATCGAAGAAGAAGCTCAAGGAGTGGTGTCTAAAGGCTGTCGCATCTGAGAAGGATGACGTGGAGATCGAGCTCAGATGCCCAGAGGCTGACTCTAGGGGTAAGTTTGGACGTGTATTGGCTGAAGTATGGGTATGTGAAGATGGTGCATGGACTAATGTGAACAAGTGGCTGGTTGACGAGGGATACGCGGTTCCATATGGGGCTGAAAATAAGGCTCTCGTCGAAGGACTTCACCTTGAAAATCGTAAGAAGCTTATCGATCGTGGTGAAGTCACCATTTAACGCTTTTGTCTTCGCATATAAATTATGATAATAATGATTAAAATGGAAAAGAGTACGATTTCATCTTCAAACACGTAATCTAATATCAGGTTTGGATTGGTTAATAAATATGTAAGATCATTTCTACTGAAAATTTGAGTGAGAGACATGTTAATACCATGCCCTTGTGTAGCATGCCATGACCATGGTGGGATCGTGAGACTGTCACCAGGTTGAAGCGTTACTTTATATATTTTCATTTTGCTATGGTCTAATCGGAAGAAATCCTCCTTAGCAAAATTAGATTTACTCAACTGAAAGGTGCTATTTTTGTGAATATTTGGGTTATCGTAATTGTTAAAAATATAAACTGTTTTACTTCCAAATAACTGATTCAATATAAAATCTGAATTCACATGTAGATGTAAACCACTCGCATGATCTTTTCCTAAATACAACATAAGCGCTTCAACCTCCTTGGGGTCGGTATTTGGATTTCTTAATGTTTCGAGTAGCTTTCTCGGTAATTTCTGTTCAAATAGATCAACTTCTGCACAGTACAAACGAGGTGATAGATCATGTTTCCAGTGTTTAAATAGTTTTGGTAGAGTGCTTTTACCCGTATCTGCTGAGGTGGTTTCTGTTTCCTGTGTATCGTAAATTTCTATGGGTAAAGAAGTATCTCCAAACATACTTACTATTTGCTTAGTGTTCATCTTGATCGCTTTAGGTTGATACAATCCACGTATTACGGTTGGTTCTTTGATATTACCCATAAGTACGGTCTTCTTTTCCTCTGGTGTCATATTATCATAGATATATGTCGGTAAATCCAAGTATGAACTCATCTACAATAAGCATAATATTAAAGTTTTGATATATATACACAAGTATGTTATGTAAACGGCGGTTAAAAATAAAATTCCCATTTAAAATCCGACCTCGTTTATACATGGTGGTAAAAATTGAAGAAACTATCATAAAACGAAAAAAGCGCCGTAATCGTAAACGGAGAAGAATGAAAACAAAATTAAAGAAGAAGAAGATAAAACGTGTAAATGAGTTTTACTTCGTTCTTTAGAATTTTCAGCAAAAAGGTGGTTAGGAAAGCACCCGTGCGTGTTTCCGGTGAAAAATTGTGGTACCGTGGTCACAATCTGAGATATATTCAGAAATCTTGGACTCGTGGAGAAAATCTTAGAAGTTTAAAGAATTAATAAGATGGTCTGTTAAGATGTTTGACTGTTTGACTAAGAGACGACTCTCTAAAGTGGATGATTCTATTCCAGTTTTCAGTCTAAATAACTATAGGGGTTACGCTAGAATAACCAGTGTATACGATGGTGATACTTTTAAGGCGTGTATCATTCTTAATGGGCAGGGTCAGAAAATTCATCTTTAGAACTCTTGGATATGACGCCCCCGAGATGAAACCACGACTGATAATTGATAATAGAGATCAATATATACAAGATGCTATTCTAGCACGAGAGATGTTCAAGGAGGAGTTGGGTTTTGATTCTTCTGCACCACATCAATGGTGGAATCCATTCATGTGTAGAAATAAAGTCAATGGGTGGGTGTGGATCGAGTGCTACGCGAATGATAAGTATGGCAGAACCCTAGTTAATGTATTCAAAACTAAACCGTCATGTGATATAATAGATCCAACATCAGTAAATGATATCATGATTAATTCAGGGTTTGGTAAATCCATATGACGGTAAGGCGAAAAAACCAGTTTATATAGAGTAAGGGGTATTTTCTCACCCATAAATTACAAATCCATTTATCACCAGACTCTACAGGTTTCCCACCATGTAAAGCTTTGGATGTTATGAAATTATAGTTATCTAATGTATCAAAAAAGAGTACATCTCCAGCACCTGAGTTTATATGATTTGTTGAGATTTGGAAATGTAGTTTCACCACCCCTATATCCATCATTTAGTGCTATGATGAAAGTGTGTACCCTCATATTATCATCACCTTTGAATGCGTCTTGATGTGGTTTGTAATGACCACCAGATTTATATTTGAGAACTTGTAACTTTTCACAGTTGGTTATAGGTCTATCTGTGTGTTTCAAACATCTGTTTATCACGTTACGGACGACTTTATCATCTTTATCTAACCACGCAGTTTCACTCTTACGAATATTCTCGTCTACGGTTTTATTATGTGAGATTGTGGACGTTTCGAGTTTATTTGTAGCTTCACTTATGATATGACGCCTTTCAGACTCTGATAAAAAGTTCCTCATTACTCTGGGTTCTGGATAACTTGGTAACAAGTATAGAATGAGTAGAATCAGTGCGACCACAAGTAATTTACCCTTCATCTTAATATTCACAGATAAAAATTTTTGGGCGTTACACAGTTGTATCTTGTGCGAATGCTAGTGAAAACGTCATTCGCATACGAAAATAACTTCTTTATCATATCAATAATTTCAGTTTCACGTTCTGGATCAATAATGAATTGTCTAAGAAGGTCGCCACCGGAATGAGTCAACATCTCATATATACTTGATAGGTCTCTCATCTTGTCTTTGAACTTTTCCTGTCTTTGTAAGAAGATCTTAAAATCAGTCTCATCTAGTTCATTTAACATGTAAGATACTCGGAGACTTAGATTATTTACAGGTTCTATGTCTATGTACATATTTTCACGTTCCGCAAAGAATATATACGAGGCTAAATTCATTATATCATTAGATGAACCAACCTCCCTTAATTCACGGTACGTGGGTATGCCACCACAAGGAATGTCACCATGTTCCCTAGATGTTCCACCTTTTCGTTTAAATTCTATGTAATGCGGGTTATGGATGCGTCCAGTTACAATTTCACCTGTACGCCAGTCAAATGCTGTATGACAATCTGGGCACCACATCTGAGCACAACCACTCGTTTTATGTATAACAGTACCACATTTTGGACAGGATTTACTGTCTTTATTTAGAAGCTTCATAGTTTTTACCGTTTCTGGATTACATTTATGATCATCAGTTAACAATTCGTTACAATCACGACAAAATCGGTTACTGCATAGACCACAAAAATATTCTTCGTTTAAGAACCCTTTACATTCTTCATGTGGACATTTACGTATAAATTTAGTTGGTTCATTATGAAACGTATCTGTTGAATTTCTTAATCGTTCTAATTGTATATAGATAGCCTCTAGATCACGGTGAAACTGTAATATAGCTGGATGATTTTGTAAATCTTCATTAGTGACTGGAAAAGATATATTATTTCTTTGATAGAGTTCAATTAATGAATTTCGTAAACGTCTAGCCTCTTTGCGTAATTTTCTGATAGCTATCACTCTTTCTACTTCTTTTTGACTTTGGGGCATTAGAGCCTTTTCTCGTTCAAATAATACATTTTCACGATGACGTTTGAGTTCCGTGCGCCTAAAATACTTGGTACAAAAGGAATCTACAAATTCACGGTTCCATAAAGTTTTACATCCCATACAATGAGGATCTTCTATACTTGAGAGAATGTACTTTTGGGAACAAGAACGGCAACTAGTTAAATCACAAAAAGGGCACTCAACTTTTTTGTGATTTATCTTGTTAATCTTTTCACAACACACGTCGCATATAGCCATTAACTTAAAGGAAGTTTATATCTTTAACTGATTATTGACAATCTACAAAACTACTAAGCATCTCCATCGCGTCATCTCGTCCATAAATAGTTTGAGTGAAAAACATAGTCATCTCCGCCTGTCCGTATGACAAGTATGTATCTCGGTACTTTTCATAAATGGAAGCAAGATCGTCGAGATTATCATCACACCATTCCACAATATCTTTATCAGTCATATCCCGGTGAAGACCCTGTTCGATGAAATCGACAACCTCGTCGCTGAGAGGCATGTCGGTAATCACGGTACAATCGTCGTCGGGGTGATTCATTTTTTATCTACTTTTTGTTATTGCCTAGTTTACTTAGGCCTTCATCTCTTTTAATCGCACCTTTGATCCTACCACGAAGCTTGAACACATTTTGCCTCGTCTGCATGCGATCTATATTTCTACCGAAGTTCGTGCTAGTCTTTTTAGCCAACTCCCTCAACTCAACCTTCTTGGCCTCCACAAAGTTCTCACGGGATTTGTACTTCATCTTCTTAGCCCTATTGGGGTTGTTGTTAGCGTTGGAGTTGTAGTTAGAAATAACCGAGTTTTTGTTGTTGTTGCTATTGTTCTTTTTGTTCTTGACCTGCATCTCAATCTCCTCCCTCCTCTTATTCACATTGTTCAACAGTTTCACAACCTTCCTCCGGTGATTCATCTTCTCAACCTTGGTGAGACCAGCCTTGGTATACTTGTTCTCAATATTTTTACGAAGTACCACCTTCGCATTGAGCTTATTTTCAATCTTCTTAAGATCGTCGATCGTCTCCGCAGCTCTTAATTCACGGGCCCAAAGACCGATTCTACCCTTGGTAAATCCGGTACGTTCTTGGAATACACCATTGTTATTGGGTATAAGATTCAGTTCCTTGGTGATCTTATTCTTGAGCTTGTCCCTCTCAGAGTTCATGTTCTTGATAATGTTACGTACATTGTTCTCTTGTTGCTCAACTTCCTTGGGTACATTGTTGATATTCACCTTAACATTATTCACATTTACGACATTCTTAGATGGGGGGAGGGACACATTGTTGTTGTTGGCACCTAACCGAGGACCTCCATTGAAGCTGTTCTTGTTGTTATTGGGCTTGTTGTTGGGCTTGTTGTTGTTGGGCTTGTTGTTGGGCTTGTTGTTGTTGGGCTTGTTGTTATTGGACTTGTTGTTATTGGACTTGTTGTTGGGGTACAGAGGGTTATTTTGCATGTTTGGTTCAAATAAGGGATTATTCTGTATAGACTTTTTATTTTTGTTGTTGTTATTATTAGAATTAGAACTATTGTTGTAAATAGGCTCAGCAGCACGCCCCCCTAATCTAATTTCCTTGGCGACATCATTTTGAAGTTTCTTAAGAATCTGATTGGCCACATACTCCACATCCGCATTTCTATTATTCTTCTTATTATTCACGGGTTTATTAGCGATAGCGAGTACTTTATTGTTTTTGGATCCATTACCAATTTGCTTAATAACATCCTTGTTAATTTCTTTCATAATTCCATTAGCTACATAGTTAACATTACTCTTCGTATTTCCGGCTTCTAAAAGCGTTTGCTTTTTGGTGTGAGCTTTCATAAATACACTGAAAGCGCCCTTATTTCCCCCCTTGTTAGGATGAAGATTTAGGGCACCCTTAAGATAGATCTTCCGCAGTTCCTTGAGTGTAGTAGCCTTATTGATACTACGAATTATATTCTTAGTCGCATTGTTTAGGTTCATATTGTTAAGTTTGGCATTTCCATTTAGATTTGTCTTGTTAGACACTGCGACTAAATTACGACTGTTTATTCTTTTATTGATATCCTTCCTCACGACGTTATTAATGATACCACTGGTAACATTCGCTACAAGCGCTTTATTATTTTTAGAAAGTTTTCGGTTGTTAACCCCGTTGGTTCTTAATGCCATTTGCTTGTTAAATTCAGCATTGGCATTGAACCCATTGTTATTGTTAACTCCAGCTACTACAGCTTTATTCACATCTTTGTTAATCTCTGTGAGAATCTGATTGGCTACGATAGTAACATTCTTATTGTTGTTACCAGTTCCCCCGCCGAGCCGCCCATCTCCGTTCCTCCAAGGAGGAATAGTTCCCGGGCCGCCGTCCATGCCCGGCGGAGGATCCCTGGAGAAGCCGATGGGACTTGGGTACACAAATGGATCCTTCGTGTTTCCACCTATACCCCCATTAGCCATTATGGGTGCGTTTGTACCAGCATTTTTCTTGCACCTACCCATCATTCGGTTCATCATTCCACACTTCTTAGGACCATTGGCAGCGGCGGCACCAGCAGCGGCACCAGCAGCGGCACCGGCAGCACCAGCGGCAGCCGCGTTCTTCTTCTTAAACATCCAGTTGAACATACCGGGTTTCTTGGGACCATTAGCAGCGGCTGCCTTAGCGGCGGCAGCATTGGCGGATTTTGTCGCCATCTTGTTCGCAAACGAAGATTGCTTACCCTTCATCGCATTTCTACCTGGGGCAGCGGGACCACCAGCAAGGAAAGAAGGCTTCTTCTTGAAACCATTGCTAAACTGAGTTGGGGGAGGACCCGCGTTGGTACCAGTAGAAGTGCTAGCAGTTAAGAAAGCGGGCTTCTTATTCTGAGTTGGTGTGATGATCTTGTTAAAGCTCATTTGACTCCCAGAGTTGGTACTGGTACTAGCATTCGTTTGAGTCCCGGAACCAGAAGCAACAAACGATGGTTTAAATTTCAGCTTATTTGGGAAATTCAAAGAGGTGGTACCAGTGTTTTGATTCGTCTTGAATTTCAGGCCATTCTTGTTACCCGAAAGATTCACCGAATTGTTGTTATTACGGCGGTTGTTGTTGTTGTTGAAGCCATTCTTCTTATTGGCATTAAAGTTATTGAAGTTCGAGTTTCGGTTCTCGGTGTTGTTAAAAGCAGAATTATTGTTGAAATTTCTACGGTTGTTGTTGGCTGCTGTGTTGTTCACCGCTGTGTTGTTACGCACTGCTGTGTTGTTCACTGCTGCATTGTTACCCGCGTTCTTGGTTATGAGACGTTTTGATACGATCTTGATAGGCTCACGAATCTTCATATATCTGAGGCGTTTCGATATCGCATCAACTAACTGCTTTTTGGTCTTTTGCTCAATTTGAGATGTGAGACCAACCTTACGTGCAATTCTTTTGAGATCATTACGCTTCGTGGTAGAATCAAAAAGTAGCTCGTAATCTAAATGTTTTAAGGGAGATGCGCGATCGACTAAATACGTCCGATCGGCAGTCATAACAAGTGGGGGTAAAGGTAACTTTCCACCGCTAATATTATTGTATGCGTCACACATCTCTTTCCTTGTGAGTTTAAGTTCTTCCCCAGTTTGCATCTTGATTGCTTTTCTGAGGGTCTCGATGTCAGCGTCTGGATCACACGCCTCCGTCATTTATATTAAACTAACAAAAAAAGTACTAAGGAGATATGAACCCTATATTGTACAATTTTACTTTTTCTTCGTAGGACATGTTAAAATTAAACACGTTTGTGTCACGGACATTTATGTCTATAACTTCTACTGGTATATTGTATTCTATTCTGTTTTTAAGTGATGAACGAACTAAACACTCAACATATTGCTTGGGTGTTTCAATGCTTTCCTGATATATGCGATCCATCTTAATTTTCATACACGACACTTCATGTGGTTTCTTATCTAAAAATGGATTGATTGGGTATTGTTCTTGTGTACCACCATCCACATAGGTCTTACCGTTATAGTTTCCACATGCAAATATGAGAGGTACAGCCATAGACATACACACGGCATCAATAACCTTCATATCTGGATGTGTATCACGAGAGAAATACTCAGTTTCATTGGTATTTAGACAAAATGCTGATATGTATATTTTCATATCTAATTCTTGGAATGTTGGATCGCACCCACATATTTCAACTAACTTCTTACGAATTGGAGACATTGATACAAAACCAAATTTACTGAAAAACGAACCCAAACGTATCTTGACAAAATTCGGGATATCTAGATCGAGGGATATTTCTAAAATTTCATCTACAGACATCCCCAACGCCAGGAACAAAGCCAAAATTGCACCCGCCGAAGATCCCGAAATCTCTTCCACATCAGCCAATTGAGATTCACGAGCTTTCAGGCACCCTATAAGAGAAAATATAGCCATAGACGCCGGTCCCAAGACTAGATACTTCATCTTCCTACTTAGTAGAATTGAGGAAATTGCCGACGTAAAAGCGCGAAAATAACGGCAAAAACTATCGCATGAATCATTACTGATTCTACACTGGTCTCCCCCGACATGTAGACCCCCTTGGAACCTGGTGGGAGGCTCAAAAGAAGACCTGGACTGAGAAGAAGGAATAGAGAAGTGGTCACGAGAAGATCTGTTTGTGTGAGAACTAAACCCATAACCTTGGCTACTGTACTGTAAACGAGGAAGAACACGAGGGCATGAAAGAAAACGGACATTTGATCTGTTTTTCGGTTCATGTAAGACAGTTTTGAGCCGTCGGTAGTAACCACCATACCGGGGCTCAGCGCGAGAAAAAGCGCCGCAGGTACTGCAACTTTCTGAGTAGTAATATCAGGTAACATTTACAATACACACATATAATTTTTAGCGTAATCTAGGAAATCGTTAAAAGTGGCGCCCCTCATCATATCTTCATGGATACCGTTATCATTCACCGTACGCCTTACGTGTTTCCAAATGTGAGCCAGACGTTCTTCATACCATCTGGTCTGATCCGGATATTCCCAAGTGACTCTTTCCTGAATAGGATCATGTTCCATGAAACAGAATTCAACAAAGTCGCAAAACTTCCCTGAGTGTGTGATATGTGCGTCATACAAGAGAGTATCAATCTTGTTCCACATCATGTGCAATTCATCTGAGTATTGGACTTCCCAGTCTTCGATATTCAGAGGAGTGTTTTCGTGATTAAAATCATCGTCGTCGCTGTCGTGGGCATCAAACCCGATGGTAGCTTCGTCGACGTATTGGCTCCAAACCATTGTGTATGTTTACTTATCTTCTTTTACGGGCTTATCTTTTATACCTGTTAGGGAAAGAGAGGTTGATTCTTTTACTTTAAGGTTATCTTGAATTGCATTTAAAGCTCCTTCAACTTTAGCTTCATCACCACTGAAAAATTTGCTAAGTCCCTCCTTCACAGCATCCTTATTGATACCAGCTTTTCGCACACTTTTACGAATACTGATCTTCCCCTTCCGAAGGTTAATTGTATCAATACCCTGATCTACCATATGTTTCTTAACACTCTCCTTTAGCCTCTTCTCTTCCTGGTTAAGGACCTTGATATCAGATTTTGCTTCAGACAATTGCTTAGTAAGTTCTACGAGCTTAGAAACGCTCTCACTCAGTTCGTTTGGTACAGAGGTCATTTAAATGTTATTCTTTTCAAATCTTTAAGCGCACAAACCACGTTGCATGGTGTCGGGAGTAATAGTGGAATTGTTCCAGACGAAGGGCGACTTGGGGTTGGGGGGATCAGCCCTGATCTGCTGGTTAGCGTTTCTGAGAGCACCACCGATGGTCTCGGGGTAGCCAACCTGAGCACGGGGCTCGAGGAAGTTCTGACCCTTGAGAACATCTTCTGGGGCAAACTGACCAAAGTCCTCCTTGGAGGCCACCTCACGGGGGAGAAGGGAGGACGCAAGACCAGTACCCTTCTGCATACCGGTAGTGGCGGTGGAAGGACCAGTGGTGGCGGTAGAGCCGAACACACTGTACTCCTTCTCGGTGATGGAATAGTTGGAGGACTTGTTCATGACACACAAGAGGTAGATCACAACAGCGATGGCAACAAGCATCAAAATTTGCTGAGTGCGACCCTTCATCATAGTTTATATATAGTTAACAAATTTTTTTTATTTGGTCAGAATGTCAATTCGTTCTTTGATTACCTTCTGAGGTTCCACTGGAATTTCAGATTCTGGTTCAGGAACAATTTCGGGCTCAGGCTCAGGCTCAGGCTCGGGCTCAGGCTCGGGCTCGGGCTCAGGCTCATCGACGAATGCATACTCGTCTGGGTAAACATCGGTTACTGGTTCATCCTTGACTGGGTCGTCGTGAAGGCGAACCTGGACAACATTCCAATGTCCACCGAAAGCCTTTTTGGCGAACCATAAACCTGCGAACTCAACAAGTACATCACAAGTCTTTTCGGGCTGGACATTCTCAAATTCAACAGGTTCCTTGTTGGTATTGAAAACACGGATGGGTGGTTCGGTTATGACGTCTACGGTCATCTGTCCACCATTCATAACGCTGCTGTGGGCGCCGTTGATAACACGCTCAGAAAGCTGCTTACCAAACCATTCAACACAGTTCTCGTGTGCGGCGGAAAGGTTCATATTTTCGATGTCGGTTACCTTTTTGGTATTTACCTCAGAATTCAGATCAAAAATCATTTCCCCTGAGACTTCAGATACGGTCACACCATTCAGTTGAACGAGGCATTTGCGCTTTTCGTCGTTGCAAGCCTTAACAAAGTAAAGGCCATCGTCGCCTCTGGCTGGAGCGTTATAAAACATTATGGTATAATTATGTTTCACTTCTTTAACCCAATAAAAGGTATAGCGGCAGCGTCATTTAAAACTCGTTTGTTTATCCAATTGTCTCGGTTGGCCTTGTAACCATACAACGTCTTGGAAGTATTGATATTTTTTGGTAAGGTCTTGGCCTGGATAGGTCTTAATGGAAATTCATTTTTAACGTAAGCGTTATTTTTGTTATTCTTCCATTTTAGGTTCTTCAAATTAAAACGTTTATTACCATGTGTCTTCTCGAAACCTTCCACATTCATCTTATTGTTTACCGGTTTTAGACCATGAACAAGTTGTTTAGATAAGCGCTCCTTTGAAGGTTCCGTAGTGAATTTGGAGTACTTACGTGGATCCACCTTTTTCGCTTTTCGAACATTCACATTCCTGTGTTTTGCCACAGAGGTTGTCGTTTTAGTTACTATCTTACCACGAACCTTCTTGAATGCTGACTCCATGGAATCTGCAGCGGTAACTCTCTTATCAAATATTCTAGCGAGTCTTATTAAACGAAGGCGATCTTTACCCTTCTTTTCTGGTCTCAATCTTAACTTCTGCATCAGGTAAATATCTTCAATGAGGAATTCTTTACTAGCGATGTAGAGCTTTTGGTTATTGATCATCTTACCTGTGAGTGCGTCTCTGTAAATAATACCCCTACGCTTAGTTTGGGCAACTTCATACCCAAACTCATTTGGTCGCATGAAAGGTATATCTAGAATACCACCTATATTCTGTTCTTGAATTCTACCAGTCGCTGGTGAAAAGAAACGTATATTCAAATCCAATGCGAACAGCTCTACATCTATAAACACATCACTTTTAGAAGGTTTATTTGTAGATCCACCTTTCTTCTTCTTAATCAAAGTGTACCGTCTAGTTACATATGGACCAGTTTTACTGAATCCAATACCCATGAACTTGAACAATTTACTATGCTTTTCTTGGAATGACATAATACGCTTTTTGATTCGTACGTTTAGATTTTTCGCATGTTTACCCAACATATCCCACAAGAGTAGTTTGAGAGCTTGAAGTTTACCAAAGTACTTGGTATTTGTTTTCATGAAAGGAACAAACTTCGCGTCAATATCTGTAGTGACTATACGGTCATTGAAATCTACATAATAATTAAACGCCTCACCACCACTCACAATGAGATCACCAGAGGATTTCAGACTTTGGGTAAGATTTCCAATGGTGTCAAGTATTATGTCTCGAATGGAGTCTGTTACCAATACGTAAACCATTTTCTCCAAACTTTTTTCAGAAAATTTGTCACGCAGACGCTGTCGGAATTTCCCCAGATCTCTCTGTTCGTTCCTGTCAAAATATTTTTTCAACTTTGCATCTTTGAAAAGTAAATTTTCATTCATAAACTTTTCAATGGCACTCTTCGAGTAACTTTTCTCATCCATTAATATATTGGGATATAATAATATGGTCTGTAACGTGATCGAAGAATGTAGGTGCTACGCCTATGATGATGTGAGAAATCCTAAGAAGGAACAATTTTGTGGTGTACGGAAGGGGCCTCATGTCATTCCATGCCCAAAGGGTTGCTGTGCTGGTGGATGCCCTGGTAAGATACCTAAACAACCATTTAGGATAATCAAACGTCCGCGTCCCAAAAAAACTGGAAAGGAACTCAATCAAATGGAGATAAAGGTCTTAATGTATTTGGCCGTAATTTTGGGTTGTATTTTCCTACTACTTCTCTGACTTAAAGATTAACCACCTAGATAAAATATAATGTCTCTCGAAACCATTCAAACTGAAATTGCCGCTCTCCGTGCTGATGTCAAGTCTCTCGTTAAGCTCGTTCGTAAGGTGAAGAGCGTCCAGGATGATCCCACCGGTGAGAAGGCTAAGGCTCGCGCCGCGAACAACGGTTTCAACCGAAAGCAGGAAATTACACCTAAGTTGCGTGAGTTCTTGGCGCTTCCTGAAGCTGAGCTCATCTCTCGCTCCGAGGTTACCAAGTTTGTTAACAAGTACATCATTGACAAGGGTCTCAAGCACCCCGAGAACGGTCGCCAGATCATTCTTGACGATAAGCTTCGCGATCTTCTCGCGCCTCCCGCGGATGTTGTTGTGACGTACCTTAACCTCCAGAAGTACCTCTCCCCTCACTACATTAAGAAGGCTTAAAAAATAAAAACATATACTAATAAATCATGGTAACTTTCGTTACTAAACCTCAAATTGAACAACTTGTTGGTACAAAGATCAAAAATCTTGATTTGTACCAAAAGGCTTTTACACATAAATCTGCTCTCAAGGAGTATGAACAACTAAACGAATCATTTGAAACTTTAGAATTTATTGGTGACTCTGTACTAGGGTTTGTCATCACTAAATTCCTATTTGATCAATATGAAAGTAAACAAGAGGGTTTCCTGACGAAAGCTCGTACGAAGTTGGTTCGTGGTGAAACACTGGCAAATATAGCCAAGATTCTTGGTCTAGAAAAGATGGTCGTAATGGACGAAAAGGGTATGCGCAACGGTTGGAATAATAACCCAAAGATTTTGGAGGATGTTTTTGAAGCCCTCATCGGGGCTCTCTACATGGATCTGGGACTCCTCCACGCAAAGGAGTTTGTTCTAAGAATTTACAATGACCCTAAATATATTGATCTGAATCTGATTATGATTGACGACAATTTCAAAGATCATCTGATGCGCTATTGTCAGCTCAATAACTGGCAACTTCCTGAATATCGCGTGTCTGGACATCACGAGGGGATTTTTTACATTGACATCTATGTAAACGGTCAATTTATGAGTAGAGGTGCAGCAAAAAGTAAGAAGCAAGCTGAGCAAAACGCAGCTAAGTTATTCTTCGAACAGCTTAAAAAATATAGAAATTAACTATCTAATATGCACCCGAATGTTAAAGCAGCGTTAGACCGAGAATATGCGGCACAGAAATCGGAAGAGTGGCTTGCTCTCCGTGGTAAAATGTTGACTGCATCAGATGCCGCCACAGCTATAGGTAAAAATAAATATGAAACACCTGAAGGTCTTCTTCTTAAGAAGTGTGGCCTTGGTGAAAAGTTCACTGGGAATGCAGCCACTCGTCACGGTGAGTTATATGAGGATGAGGCACGTATCTTGTATGAAGAACGTCACGGGGAGGTTGTACATGAACTCGGTCTCTGTCCCCACCCAGTTGAAAGTTGGCTTGGTGGAAGTCCTGACGGTGTAACCGAATCTGGAAAATTGGTCGAGATCAAATGCCCTCCTCAGAGGGCAATCATTCCCGGAGAGGTACCTGAACATTACATGCCACAGCTTCAACTTTGTATGGAGATCCTTGATCTAGAATCAGCGGATTTTATCCAGTACAAACCCGCAGCTACCAATTGGCCAAAGCCGGAGGAGTTTGACGTGGTTAACGTTCCCCGTGATCGTGAATGGTGGAAGACTTACCTCCCAGTTATGCGAGAATTTTGGGACAAAGTTCTCTATTTTAGAGAACACATAGACGAACTTCCACCACCTAAGTTGAAGAAGACTCGAAAGAAAAAACAAGTTGAACCACTACCTTGTGAGATTGAAGCTCACCCCGAAGAAGACTTTTTCCATGAAGATTGAAGGATTTAACGGACGCCTGTTTGCGCCCTATCAAAGAGATGGTGTAAAATGGATGCTTGAGATGGAAGCTCAAACATCTGGACCTAAAGGAGGATTCTTATGTGACGAAATGGGTCTGGGTAAGACTGTGCAGTTGATTTCGACCATACTTGCAAATATACGAGATCGCACTTTGATCGTCGTACCCAAATCTATTATCACCCAATGGGTTGAAGAGATTAACCGCTTCGCACCCAAATTGAGAGTCGCGGTTTTTGATGGACCCGATCGAAAATTGGACTGTGACGCGGATGTAACGATTACACCCTACACTTTGGTGTCATCTAGGAAGAATGAGGCAACTCCACTGCACCGCCTTTTTTGGGATCGTGTAATTCTTGACGAAGCACATGAAATCAGAAACAAGACTTCTAAGACGTTCAAAAGTGTCTGTAATCTCAAGACTGATATCAAGTGGCTTGTCACTGGTACACCAGTTTTCAATTCTATGGAGGATTTTGTAACTCTTTGTACATTTTTGGGTATTCCCAAAAACTTTGTTCAAGGGAGAACCAAAGAGATCAAAGATATTTACATCCTCCGTAGAACGAAAGAAGATCTGTCAAAGATCAATGAACGTTTGACTCTTCCACCTTGTTATTTTGAAAATGTGGAACTTGAAATGTTGCCAGAGGAAAAGTCACTCTATGAGTGTGTCTTTTTGGAAGCACAAGAGACTATCCAAGAGGCTTTCAGACACGCTCAAAGTCTCAACTCCAAAAATATGATTATTTTGGAATGTCTTCTTCGTGCTAGGCAGTGCATGATTTGGCCACAGATGTATCTGAACGGAGTTGCCAAACAGAATGAGACTGTACCCACAAAATGGAAGGGTCGGTCAAACAAGATGGAGACCCTCTTCAGACTACTGAAAGAACACCCAACTGAGAAGTCTCTCATTTTCTGTCAGTTCAGGGGTGAGATGAATTATATTCAGTCTCAACTTGACTGCCCAGTTTTTAGGATTGATGGGTCAGTTCCAAAAGAGGAAAGGGTCAGGCAGATCAATGGATTTAAGAAGATTGAATCCGGTGCAGTCTTTATCATCCAGATTAAGAGTGGTGGCCAAGGCCTCAATTTACAAGAAGCGACACGTGTCTATATTACGGCACCAGCTTGGAACCCAGCAACTGAACTTCAGGCGATCGGTAGAAGTCATCGTACCGGTCAAACCAAATCTGTGTATGTAAAGAAGTTGGTGTACAAGGAATGTTCGCGTTTCATCAGTGTGGAGGAAGAAATGATGGCTTTACAAGGTCACAAATCTTTGGTCTGTTCGGAAGTTCTTAATGATGATCGGGTTAAAACCCAAATTCCTGTAAACAGGACATCAGCCAAAATATCAATTCTGGACATCAAGAAAATTTTCCGTGCTTAATATAAAAATGACTGTTGGTTCCCGTGCGGAAGTTTTCCATGGTAACGCTGATAAGACCCCCGGTGGTCTCTCCAAGAAGGATTTGATTATGAAGGATGGCCGCGTTGTTTCCAAGGCGGCGAGCAAGGCTGCCCTCGCTCGTATGAAGAAGGAGGGGAAGAAGGCTATGGTGAAGGTGTTCAAGCCCAAGAAGTCGGGTTTCAAGCTTCAGCCCAAGGCTGGTACCGTAGAATACGAGAAGAAGATTGCTAAGATGCAGTAAAATTTTGTCTATATACTATAAGAATGTCTCTCAAGCGCTGGGAAGACTCAGTGAAAATCGCTAAAATTAGACTAGGTTTGGACCCTAAGGATTTTACCAGAATACAGGGTAAATTACTTAAGGAGGCTCAGACGATATATCGTATTTTGATGTTGAATAAAAATGTCAGTAAAAAGTAATAATGGCTTCGAACAACCAAGGCCAAGGTCCCAACAATGCCGCACGTAACCCCAATGTTGCCGTGAGAAACAACAACCGAGGCAACAATGGTAACAAGAAACCCAACAATGGTAACGGTAACAAGTTGCTGAATGGTTTAACCAAGGGTCCTAATAACAACCGTGGTAACAACACCAAGAACAACAATGCTAGAAATGGTAACTCTGCGATGGCTCGCGCTCGTGGTAAGTCTCTAGCTGAGCAGGCCCAATCCCAAGGGTACGCTATGGCTCAGAGGTCTCACGAACAGGCTCTCGCCATGGTTCAACAGGCCCAGGCCCAAGCCCTCGAGAAGGCGAAGCAGGTGGCTATCGCGAGGGGTCTTCAGTTTAATGCCAATGTACCTACCAACTACCTGGATTCTCAGGGGCGTCGGATAATGCAGGGAGCGAATGGAGGTACATATGTAAACACTTCGAGTGGTCGCAACTACAAACCAACTCCTGCGTTTCTTAACCAGATGGGAACTAACGTAGTTTCCCAGGTTGCTGGTAACCCACCTAATTTGGCCCAAGCCAACTAAATAATAATATGGGTATATAATAAAAATGGGTTTCGGTGCTATGGCAAAAATGGCCGCGAAGGCTGCCGCGAAACAAGCGAAGGCTGCGGCTAAGAATGCCGCCAAGGAAGTGGCTTCTGATATCAAGGGTGCGGCTAAGAATGCCGCTAGACAACAACTTAACAAGGCTAAGTCTGCGGCTGTAGGTGCTGCGACTAACCAGATCACTAGAGCTACTGGTGCCCTCAACCAGGCGCAAGCGAGGGCTGCGCAGAAGATTGGTGCTGCTCAAATTGGTGTCCAAGCCGGTCTTCCCGTGATGGCTGGTCCCCGTGGAGGTAACTTCAGGCTTAATGCCAGGGGTCAACGTCTTCCCGTCTTACCTGTTAGGCGTTAGGTAGAACAAACTGGAATCCCTTTAGGTTTTGGGGTTCATAAACAACAAGCTGATATAATTTCCAAGTGCAACCAAACATCCTATTCAAGAAATACACGCTATTGAGTTCAACGATAGCATGACCAGAATTCCTTGCATAGAGACCGTTTGTAACCTCATCCTTAATGGGGTTCTTATCTGAATTGTAGACTGTAGCTTTAATAGTATCTTCCATATCCGTATCAACCTTCACACGAAATTTTGGTTCGCGTTCAGCAGACATCTTAAGATTAGAATTGAACATTGGTTGAAGCTCCTCCTTTGTCATTGGTTTACCAAAGATTACATCACTCTGTTCAACGACAGAATCAATGATCATATTCTCAATTTTTCGTAGAGACTCGTAAAACTTTTTCATGTAACTGTCTTCCTCGTCATACCCCTTCACAGCAAAGTCGATGTTATACTTTGTCTGACCCACCTCCGGTGTAAATCCAGAAACTCCAAATGGCATATACATACGAGGGAGTTGTACACGGAATGGGGTTCCCTGTTTTGTACTAATGACAATTTTTCTATTGTTATATTCGTTGATCTGAATGTTTTCAATTGTCTTATCCATCAGTTCTAACCATACAACACATGTAAACTTTAAGCCGAGCAAGCCACACAATCTGGTTCTAAACTGAACTGGATTGGTCGAGCCTTAGCCTTGGATCGCAGATAATACATTCCAGTCTTAAGACCAGATTTCCATGCGTACATATGCATCGAAGACAACTTGGACATCGTGGGACTTTCCATGAAGAGGTTCATAGATTGTGATTGATCAATAAAACGACCCCTATCCGCCGCCATGTCAATAATACATTTCTGACTAATTTCCCACACGGTTTTGTAAAGAGTCTTGATATCATCGGGAATGTCTACGATATTTTGAATTGAACCACCAGCCTTAACCATGAGGTCTTTCATTTCCTTGGACCAGAGACCACGCTCTTTTAGAGCATTTACGAGATGATTGTTTACAACCACAAATTCACCAGCAAGTGTGCGGCGCAAATAGATGTTAGTCGTGTACGGTTCAAAGCACTCGTTATTACCCAAAATTTGAGCAGTTGAAGCTGTTGGCATGGGCGCGAGAAGAAGACTGTTCCTAAGACCCTTAGTCTTTACGCGTTCCTTCATTGCGTTCCAGTCGTAGCGACCACTGAATTTTGTATCCCCATCCCACATATCTGGTTGAAGAATACCCTGGGATGCCGGAGATCCATCAAATGTCTCGTACGAACCATCCACTTCTGCGAGTTCAGAACTGGCCTCAAGAGCTGCGTGATAAATAGTCTCAAAAATGTGAGCATTCATAGTTCTAGACTCTTCACAGTCAAATGGAAGACCACATAGGATGAAGACATCTGCGAGACCCTGTACACCTAGACCAATGGGACGATGTCTCATATTAGAGCGTTTTGCAGTCTCAACTGGGTAAAAATTTCTATCGATAACCCGATTCAAATTTTTTGTAACAACTTTAGTAACTTCGTGGAGCTTGTCATAATCAAAGGTTTTCGTCTCTTTGTTTACATACTTTGGAAGTGCAATAGATGCGAGGTTGCACACCGAGGTCTCATCTTTGTCTGTATATTCAATAATCTCCGTGCAGAGATTAGAACTCTTAATCACACCCAAGTTCTTCTGGTTCGACTTTGAGTTACAGGCATCTTTGTAGAGCATGTAGGGAGTTCCAGTCTCTGTTTGAGATCTGAGAATAGCCTTCCATAAATCGGCAGCAGGTAGGGTGGTGTTAGCTAGGCCTTCTTCTTCGTATTTGGTGTAGAGCTCTTCAAACTCCTTCCCGTAGACATCAGAAAGACCCTTAGCCTTGTCTGGACAAAAGAGTGACCAGTTGCCATTCTCTTCAACCCTCTTCATGAAAAGGTCTGGAATCCAAAGGGCGGAAAAGAGATCTCGGCAACGTGCTTCCTCGTCACCTTGGTTGAGACGAAGTTCCAGAAACTCCAAGATATCCGCATGCCAAGGTTCTATGTAAACGGCGATAGATCCCTTACGCCTACCAGCTTGATTGACGTAGCGTGCCGTGGCGTTGAAGACCCTAAGCATTGGGATAATTCCATCGGATTGACCATTGGTGCCCCTAATACGGGACTTATTACTACGAATATCGTGGATATGCATACCGATACCACCAGCCCACTTTGAAATTTGAGCACATTCGGTCAGAGTCCCGTAAATACCATCGATTGAATCACCCTTATTTGCGATCAAAAAACAAGAAGACATTTGTGGACGAGGGGTTCCTGCATTGAAGAGTGTTGGAGTCGCATGAATGAAGAGACCTTGGGACATTTTGTCGTATGTTTCAATGACAGCTGGAATATCTTTACCATGAATACCAATAGCCACGCGCATAAACATGTACTGAGGTGTTTCTACGAGTCTACCATCAACGCGTTGGAGGTAACTCTTCTCCAGAGTCTTGATACCGAAATATCCAAAGTCAAAATCCCTATCACTGTCGATATTATCCTTCACTTTGAAAGCAACTTCCGAAACCTCTTCTGTGATAATACCAGCTTTCAGAAGCTTTCGCATGGCGAGATGAAAGTTGTTTGGGCAAACCTTTTGAATGTTACTCGCCACAATACGAGTGGCCAAAATTTCATAGTCTGGGTCAGATGTAATCATTCCGATGCATATTTCGGCAGAGAGTGTATCTATTTCTTGTGCGGTGATCTGATCGTACATAGACGAGAAAACCTGTTGAGCAACTTTTGAAGAGTCGCAATTCTCAGAAAGTCCATACGTTAAATTCTTGATCCTGTTGGTGACATTGTCAAATTTCATATCCTCAACACGACCTGAGCGTTTAATTACCCTCATATACTTTCCATTCTAATTTTATTTTTAACTTACTTCTTTCCTAAAGATAAATCGGCGCTTCGGACGGTAGCTGTTCCTAGGGTTTCCATTCTACGATCGGGCTGAAGAAGATAGGTATTCACGTAGAAGGGACCAGTCTCACCAGGCTTTGCGACTGGGGCATAAGAACCAACAAAACAGGAGGGAGCATTACAAGGGATTGTGTCGACAGAATTTGGACCTTTGGCGTAAGCCTCGTTAAAGTCCGAGTAGTTCAGCATTTACTATTATCACATAATTTTTTTCGGGGTGTATATTAAATGAGTAATCTTCATCTGAATTCTGTCAAGCAGTGTGAGACTCCATTGAACGGATTATTCTTTTCTGAATTCAATAAAAATATCCTTCAGCGTGGGATTCGTCAGGCGTTTAAGGATCGTACTGGTATATCCATTGATTATCAGAATCCAGATGATCTTTATGGTATCATGCGTGTAGTTTTCATCAACAACTCTGGTAACCACCATAAGGAAGTTAACAAGCAGGTCAAGGCGATGAACGCTCGTGTCATAGAGACGGCGCTGTCTCAAATCCAAACAGGTGTTTCTCAATACATCGCGTATGTGAGCGACATAGACACGACTAGGACTCTCATGGATCAACCAGTTAATACGAGTACCGTCGGGAAAAAACTTCCTTATAACAAAAAAATTGGGTTGTGAGTTAACTATATTAAAGTTACGAAGTGTACCTAAATTAAGTATGAGTCTTAACTATTATAAAAATGAAACTGAAAGAGTGTGTAAATCAAAGGGGTGGGATAGAGCACCTGTAGACACAGTCTGGCTTCTTCTGTCTGAGGAAGTTGGTGAACTTGCGTCCGCGATTCGTCAATACAAGAAGATGTACAAAAAGACGAATCTCAAAAAGGATAGGGGTACAGACGTTATGATGGAAATGGGGGATGTATTTAGTTATCTTTTTCAACTCGCTCACATGTTGAATATTGACCTAGATCAAATGTGGGAAGAACATCGGTTCAAAATGAATGACAAGAAATATAATCTGAAGTAATAGTAATTATGAGTAAGTTTATGCTCAATGACCAAGATGCTATTAATGACGTCAACCCGTTTGTCAAACACGATTTTTCCCTTCCAGGAAGTGTAAGACAGACTGGGGATTTTGATAACTTTTCTAAATCTCCCACAGGGGAGGGTATAATTGGCGCAGATGAAAGTGTGTATTGCAGTTACGCATTATGTGAGACTGCTGAGAAGCCAACCACCGTGTTCAAAAACATTCATCCTAGAAGGAACATAGACACGGGGTTTAATTGCGACGAAGCCGAGAAGGTTAAAGTTGGTGTCGCGAAGGAGGAACAAATTCCCTACTTTGGCGTCTTTCTCATCACCATCTTCATAGCTCTTGTTGTATCAATTGTAAGACGTTGAAGAAATACTCTAAACGATCTATTTTGACACATTCATCAATAGAATGATGTAAATGTTTTTTACAAAACTTGATAATAAAATCTCTCTGCCAAGCACTTTTCATATTTATAATGGGTGGCTGGAAGCTGGGATCTAGAATTTTAGTAGCATGTGTAAGACGGATATACGTCTTGATATCACGTCTAGATGCGAGAATGTCATCTAGGAGTAGTTCAGCCATTCTCTGTCTAACCTCTACAGTCTTTGAAACCATGATATCCAAAAACTTAAGGTAAGGAATGGTGTGTTTCTTAGATTCAAACACTTGCCAATCCGCCAGTGGTTCAGTGTTCATGTAATCCGTGAATGTCTGGTACCCCTTTCCACGAATGTACGAATCGTACACGATTTCCACGTAAGTGAGATCAGATTCTACATCATGTACGAGTTTTGCACATTTAAAGAAAGAACTCATCTACTCACATAAAGAATATATTCTTTAAACACCTAAGTCGTACTCCAGTGTTCTTTATTTTATGGACAAATGTATTCAACTATTGCAAATAACTCATTTTCCTATCTCCTCACAATTGATGAGTTTAGGAAAGCTTTACCCGAAGATCTGAAACCCTCATGGATCAAGATCACAACTATCACGATGGTTTCCAGTTTCGTTCAAAATATCAATATCAAACGTCTTCGAAGAATTTTTGAAGAGATTGGTACATATAAGATGAAACGATGTGGTTCAAACACACCCGGGTTTGAATGGAAACTTAAACCTACCACTTTCTATAACCAAGTTACACTGACCTACCACGATTCCTACAGTACCAAGTCCGTTAAGGTTTTTCCTAACGGCTCTGTCCAGGTTGCGGGGTGCTGCGATCTCTTTGATTGCAAGCGCATCATTACCCAGCTTATTCACATCTTCAAGGTCTTTCTGAATCTGGAAATTAAAGTTCCCGTTGATTCTTTCAGGGTTGTTATGATTAATTCTAACTTCTCTCTCAACTACAACATCAACTTGATAAAGGTGGCTGATTGGTTTGAAAATTACAATGACATATTCAAAGTCTCGTTTGAACCAGATCGCTATTCCGCCGTAAAAATCAAGTTCAAACCAGCTCATGAAATGAAGGAGATTACTTGCAGTATCTTCAGTACAGGGAAGATTATCATTACAGGAGCCGAGACTCTAAAGGAAATTGCTTTTGCTTACAATATCATTAACCAACACATCAATGAGAAGCCCGATATTCGTGTTTCACGAACAGAGGACACTGATGTCTTTGACATTTTCCTTGGATACAGATGTGATCCATTTATTAAACACTTGAAGGATAAGGGATTCAAATCTTGGGTAAAAACGATCACAAACAGACAAATTAATTTCTAGCTCTATAGTAATTAAAATGTCGCAGCGACTTGGTATGGCCGATGGACGCTGTTTCACTATCAATACTTCAGCCCAACTCTTCAACAATTACGTGATGAAGCAGAATAGCATTCCTTTCGAGGACAACTATTCTTACAGGCAACTCCTTCAAAAGCAAGGACCTGAACTCCTTACCCAGATTCAAGATGAACAAGGAAAAGGTAAGTGCAACACATGTGACAAGCCTCTCGTAGATGCCTCCAAGATCTACTAACTGAGCTAAATCACAGGAAAAACTTTAACACCATACTCTAGAATGTCGACATGTGCGATATGTCTAAACGAAGTCAAGTCGACGAGGAACAATCCTCCGATTCGTTGTGGACACGTATTTCATTCCCACTGTCTAGAGAGATGGAAATCCCAAGGTAAAAACACCTGCCCAACCTGTAGACGAGTATTCGACGTTTCCCAATTTAAAGTAGAAGTTAAGATTCATAATAATTATACACAAGTTTCAAATGTCGTCTCATTAAACGAAGAATCTATGCTATCCGTACTAGATATGTTTGACGTTTCGTTTGATGCTGATGACGTTTTAGATTTAAACAGTATTTTATCAGACCTTGGGATAACCCTTGCCGACTTTGACGCCGCTATCCTTGACGCAGAAGGATGAACAATACTTATCGTAACTCAATTGAGTATACTTTCTAGATGCAGTACGTGGATCCTTGATTACCTTACCATTAGCATCACCTAAAAGTGGACCCGTCGCCCATCCACGTTTATGACTAAATACATTAGCATTAAAAATCACACGTTTTCCAACTTTGAATGGCCCGGCCTTCTTGATTCTAGACTCAGGAACTTTGAAATATTTAGCTACCGACTTAATCGTGTCACCCGATTTAACCTTATATTCAATGACGCCATGTTGTTTATAGAAATGGAAATCGCCTTGTCGAATATAACTATTAGGTCTCCCAGAAGAGACAAACATCATGATTTTATAATATCCCTTCTTGCATTTTTTGTTTCCATCAACCTTGTATACAGATTTGGGGTTGTCGGAAATAACGCGCTTTGGGAGGTCTTTGCAGGTGGTGTAATCATGTTTTACATTAGATAACCCAGACCGATCACCTGGTATGGATTTTTGCCACCGGTACGCTTCATAGTCCCCAACGGCATAGGCATAACAGTTGTTATTCGGTATACCCTTGTTTGAACCCCAACGACGATTTGTAAATTTTGGTTCTGACCCACTTAACGGAAGATTTTTGGTCTTGGGCATCTTACACTTTACTCAGAAAAAAATATCAGTAACTAGTAAAAATGTTCGCCAATCTTATCAAGTCCGAAAACAAGTCTGATGTTGTAAATCAGCTTCTCATGTTCGTGCTGTCTATTCTCATCAGCACCTTCATCCTTCGTCTCGTATGGAACACCTCGCTGGTCAAGCACATCTCCGTGCTCAAGCCTATCAACAGCATGCTCGATGCTTTCATCCTGTCGGTTTCCATCAGGGTAATCTCCGGTCTTGACCGTTAAACTTCGGTATAACCAACAGACTTTTTACCATCTGGGTGAATTATGGTTGGAAAACCACTCATACCAGCACAATCACCACTAGCGCAATCGATAAACTCATATTGTTTACCGGAATTTTTCATGAAATCTAATTGCTTACGAGTCCATCCACAGTCCATGGTCCCGTAAACAACCCATTTTTCATTCGAAGTGACCACAGCAGTGGGTTTCTTACCCATCTCTAAGAGAATGTAGACATTTAGAATGATTAGTACAACGACGAGTAACATTTATAATACTCAGACACTTTAATCACAGACCTTCTTTTTGAGTGCATTGACTTCATCTTTATCTAGTTTATTTACGAACTTATTAATGTACATATTAACTGCCTTCTTTGGTGTGGGGGTCTTGACCTTGGGTGTGACCGTCTTGAATCTACCCCCAACAAACTTCATATTCTTACCAGCTTTTATGGCGTTCCTTACGTTTTGAGGTGTCTTCATGTTAAAAGGCTGACCACGATCCATCCTCTTAGCCCGAGCCCTTTCCGAAAATGTTGGCTGTGCCCTCTTTTCCCTCTCAGCCTTATTCTTAGCCAGAGCCTTCTCATACATACCCTTTCTCACATACTCACGCTTCTTACCGTTTACGTCAACGAACGAGAACCGTGCATCACGTCCAAGTTGTATCTGACGATTGATCTTTTTCTGGAACTTGGCGGCGTAAGCTTGCAAGTTCTTTTGCTTAGCCTCATGATACGCGGACTTACTCTCAAATTCTTGCTTCTTACCGTTTACGTCAACGAAAGACCTCCAGTACTCGTTCTTCTTAGCCTTGGGTGTGGGGGTCTTGGCCTTGGCCTTGGCCTCCTTCGCTCGCTCAGCAGTGGTTGCAATATATCCAAAAGAGGGTGTCTTACCCTTGGTCCTATCGTTCACATACTCCCTCCTATTGTTGATCATACCCATATGGCGGTTGTGAGCGGCGGGAGGCATGACGTAGTTTGGTATTTCCTTGAAGGTTATTCCAAACGTTTCTTTGTACCTTTTGTTCCACTCCTTCCCGGCCTCCTCGGGTGTGGGGGTCTTGGCCTTGGGTGTGGGGGTCTTAGCCTTGGTCTTTTCCCTCTCAGCCTTGTTCTTAGCCAAAGCCCTATCGTATGCAAACTTCCTGACAAATTCACGCTTCTTACCCTTTACATTGATGAAAGAGAACTTCTCCTTGAGACGAACGGGTGTGGGTGTCTTACCCTTGGTAGCCTTAATTTCCTTGACTCTGGCATTTAGCTTATTCGCAGCCTTCTTCCTCCCACTTTCAATCTTCGCTGCATATTCCATCATATTGGAAGGGGACATCACACTATAAGGTGCCTCGTTGTTCTCGACCATTTTCTTCTTCACCTTTTCGTTAAATTTCTTCCTAGCTGAGGGAGTCATTAAGTTTTGAGGAAGTGGTTCACCACCAATCTTACGGGGGAGACCCATTTTCAACCTTATGGCTTCTACATTTACGGCTTGTTTTTCCATGAGTTTCTTTATACCTCGTGCAGTTGGTCCAAGCTCGGGACTGGCCGGTTGAATCTCAGGGACTGGGTTGGGGCGTACAACACCAGGTCTCCTCCGGGGTGCTGGTTTGGTTTTGGGCTTAGCTAATATAGCTGCAGCCCTCTTAATCGCACTGTTCCTCTTCTTCTTTCTTTCCGTAGTTGAGAGTTTGGGGCTGGGAGTCTTGGTCTTAGCCTTGGGTGTCTTAACCTTGACGGGAGTCTTGGGCTTGGGCTTGGGCTTGGGAGCGATCATTTTGAGAGCATTCGCGAGAGTCTTTGGTCTATTCGGTGATTTCTCACCAGTTAAGAATGGGTGTGTCAAAATAGTTTTGAAGGAGGGGAGATTTTGTGTAGCCCAAGTGTCTTTAACGAGATATCCCTGACTCGTGAAGGGCCCGTTAAATTCAAAGTATGCTTTGTTTGGTACGAGTTCTTCGATGAAATTTTTAATAGCTCGCTCCTTAGTATTTCCAGGATTTCTCACCTTAACATAAATGATATACAAGAACCTATGTGTATCATAGCGAATCGTACCTGGACCGTATCCATGTCCGTATATACCCGCACCCTCATATCCACCATCAGCCGTTTCTGGGTTTGGCATACGCCTGGACCAGTAGGATAAACCAAAATCAATGATATGCGCTTCTACACCAGCGGTTGTACGCTTATACTTTTTGATATCAGGTGAACCGAGACGACTCCTAAAAGATCCACCGGGGTCGTTCCGAATTACTTTACGACCGAGGTCAACTTTCCAAGTGTACTCGCCCTCTCGCCGTGAAACCATCACATTACCTCCATGTAAATCGCGGTGACGAAAGTCTGGAAATTTTTGGTTAATTCGGTAGAGATTATCAAAAACCTGTACGATTACAGACTTTATCGCATTAAGAGATGGATTCGTTTGCCACCACGAATTAAACGACATACCATTAAGAAGTTCCATATAAAGAATATCCTTGGGTTTGGTACGTTCTTTTGGTTGGACCAACGTACCATTCTCTTTACGCACCTTTTTAGGTGTTTTATCTTGGATGGGGCACTTCTTAAAGAGGTACATCTCGGGAACCGCAAACTCCTTCAATTTTTCGGCAACCTTGAATTCAAACTCAAATGCACCATCGGTACTTTCCGATGTATCTATCTCTTTGTAGGCGACATATCTACGACCGTTATCATTGATACTTCCACGGTACATCTTTCCAAATGCACCTTCACTCAATGGCTTACCCTTACCAGTGCGAAGGGTGGGTGAGTTGTAACTGGGAACCTTCAAGAAGTGTTCTGGGACACAAGCCTTCTCACCTTTGAGTAATTTTTTCAAGTTACTCTCAATGTTCTTATTAGACATACTTACTTATTGGTAAGAAGTTATTTTTCAACTTACCAAGAAGGACAAATTTATTTTACTTTTTTTTTCAGAAAATCTTTTTTTAAACATTTTTCATTTTTTTAGAACTGATAATTTTTACTGATCATCAACTTCCTCAATCTCATCCTCAACTTCAACTTCATCCTCAACCTCGTCGGGTAGGTCTAGACCCTGGAAGGCAAAGGAAGGTAGCTTGGCAGACTGCTCAAAGAGAACCTGTTGAAGTCGGATCGTGACGCCAAACTTGTTGTCAATGAACCAGATCTGGTTGAGGTCAATGATAGGCATGGCCTTCTGTCCCTTCTCGATGCTATCGAGGGTGACCATCTGCTTGCTCATATTGTAGCACTCGGGAACAAAAGAGCCATCAGACTTGGTGAGAACCTTGAGCTTGATGGTTGCGGGGTACTGCTCCTTACCGGGGCGAACAATAGGCTTGTAGAGTGCCTCCTTGAGAACAGCAACGTTGAAATCCTTACCAAGCCACTCCTTAGCATTCTTGGCAACAGTGTTTACGATAATATCATCAAGTTCGGTAAGCTTGGCGTGTAGAGCCATAGCCTCAGCGTTATCGGGGTCAAAGGAAAGATCAAGAGAATAGGATGTGCGTCCAGTAGCCTCATCAGTGTAAGCGCTCAGGCCATAAGGAGAGCGCATGAAAGGGAGCTGAACATACAGCTTCTTGTTGTCGCCGGCGTTGAGGTAGACGGCTTTACCGCCATTCTTGTTCTTGCGAAGTTTCGAAAACTGCACGGAGGCAGGAGAGAAGTCGGAGGATTGCTGAATAGAGAGCGACATTGTTGGTTGGTTATATATCTTCTAGGTGGCTCAACTTTAAGTTAGTTTTTTTTGTTGAATTATAATAAAACAATCATGGGTTTATTTAAAGACTGTGGATGTGGGTGCAATGGTAAGAAGCAGGAGGATAAGTTAATCATCTCGATCATCTCTGCTCTCACCTTTTTCGTTGTCGCTAACCCCGCGACATTTCGCTTTGTCAGAGGAATCCTCGGATCTTGGATTGCCTCCTCTAATGGATGTTCTACGACTTCAGGTCTCATAGTGCACTCCATCGTTTTCATGTTCATCGTTTGGGGTATGATGAATATAAAGAAGGATGCTCCCTCTTGTTCCAAGACTGATGCCTCGCCCGTCGAGAAGAAGGAAAAGAAGGAAAAGAAGGAAAAGGTTCTCGTGTCAATGACTGACGCGCCCTCACCTGAACCTGGTTTCAAGGAGCCTGAAATCGCGACTAAGGTGAACACCGGTAAGGTTTTGGAACCCTTTGAGATTGGCGTTGATGGCGGATTATTCAATTAAGACAAATGATCTATCTGAAGTCTGACTAATCCTAGTAAAAGAAAGATCTTTGATTTTTTTAATCATCTGATCTATGTGATTTTGTTCAATTTTATAACACAATTCTGTGTGTAGTTTATCTCTGTATTCTACAATCAGTGGTCCATGTGCGCCAACGACTGATTGTAAAATGTCAAATGTTCTATCCATTTATACAAATTGTTACCATTATCTTTAAAACTCTTCATCGAATGTAATGTTCTCAGAGTCATCATCTAACTTACCGTAATCCCCGACCCTCTTTTCAAAAAAGTTCGTCTTCCATCTAGGCTAATATTTTCCATAAAATCAAAGGGGTTTTTAGATCCCCAAATTGGAGGCTGACCAATCTGTTTAAGCAGGCGATCGGAGACGTATTCTATGTATTCAGCCATCTTATCAGAGTTCATACCTATGAGGTTACAGGGAAGTGCGTCAATAATGAAATTCTTCTCAATCTCGACGGCTTCCTTAACAATAGAGTGAATAGTCTCAGTAGATGGTTTATTGCGAAGCATTTTGAAGAGTTCAACTGCGAACTCTTGGTGAAGACCCTCATCTCTAGATATAAGTTCGTTTGAGAAACAGAGACCGGGCATAAGTCCTCTCTTCTTTAGCCAAAAAATGGCACAAAAACTTCCAGAAAAGAAGATACCCTCTACACAAGCAAAGGCGAAAAGACGCTCAGCGAAGGAACGAGACTTAGTATCGAACCATTTGATAGCCCAATTGGCCTTGTTTTGAATACAGGGAATTGTTTGAATGGCTTCGAAAAGTTGCTTCTTCTCAGCACCATCTTTAATGTATTTGTCTATGAGTTTGGAATAGGTCTCACCATGTACCATCTCATTATGAGATTGGTACGCATAGAATGAACGACCCTCTGAAATTTGAACTTCGTCAGCAAAATTGTTGTTTATGTTTTCAAAAACGATACCATCGGAACCAGCAAAGAAGGCTAGAATATACTTGATAAATTTTTGCTCGTTATCGTTTAGGGTTTTCCAATCTTCCATATCCTTGGAGAAATCAACCTCCTCAGCAGTCCAATTGGACATTTGGGCCTTCTTGTAAAGATCCCAGAGGTGAGGATACTTCAGGGGAAACACTGTAAAACGATTCAGAGTGGGGGCGAGAATAGGTTCATATTCTTCTTCTATGTAGTCCTGGAATTCAAAGTAAGTTCCGACGCGACGATCGTCAATAAATATTTGAGGGTAGGTTGTTACTGGGCCACCACATATCTCTTTCAGTTTTTCTTTGTCGATCATGACTTTCTCATAATCTAGACCCTCGGTCTCGCATAGATCCACTGCGTGGTCGCAATACTGACATCCTTCCTTCGAATAAATAATAACTTTCATCTGTGATATTATCCCTGATTATTTTTTGTCGGAAAACTCTAAGCATGATTGTGCCTTCTGATATAATTCAAGATGATATAGTTAAAGTCCTGGTTAACGAGGACGGTGTCGAAGATGAAATGTATGCTGTTGTAGCAATGAATACAGGAAGAACACTCGGTCTTCATTACCTCAACCCCACAGAATCTGTCTATAAGACAGCATGTATATATAGCGTTGATACGAGTGAATTATCTCCAGCACCATATGATAGCTTAATGGAACACTACCCCAGTGGTACAAAGTTTGAAGATTTAGACATGAAGCGCATGGGTGAAGAAGGGGATATGTACGCTTTTTACTCAGAAATAGATGTAGAAGATAGCGATAGTGATATACACGAGATGCATTTAGAGAGTGACACAGATTCTGAGATGGCAGATTTCATCGTCCTGACTCAGAAGTACAGGGTCTAAATATTCAACCACCCTGATTACGCCTCTATCGACAGAGATTGGAATGAGTGGCAACCATCATCAGCTAGGAGCTAGAAGTTTCAAAGAAACAGTTGATTTAATTGAATCACGTGTTAGGCGCCTAAGTGAGTGATGCGTTTTATAATTTTTTATAAAAGATCAGACAACACAAAACAATGCTGGCAACTATATGGTCTGACATAGACAAACTATTACAACAAAAAACAGAAGAAAAGCCAGTGGTAAATATAAATTTATGTAGAGAATGTTGTGGTGTTAAGATTTTTTCACCCGAGGGTTTACCAACCTGCTCAGAATGTGGGCTCGTTGAAGATAGATATGTGGATGACACAGCGGAATGGACAAGTGGAATGAATGAAGATGGAAAAGTTAAGGATCCCTCAAGGTGTGGGAATCCTAACGCCAACCCCGAACTCTTCTCCCAACATTGGGGGAAAGGGACAATTATTTCTACACAACATTCTTCAACATATGAGAATAAACGAATGGCTAAAATTAACTTTCATATGTCTATGAATCACAAGGATCGATCTCTATTTCACGCATACCGTGATATAGATGAGGCGTGTCACACTTTACCTGATGTGGTTCTCAAAGATGCAAAGATGATGTACAGAAAGTTCAACGAGGAAAAATTGACTAGGGGTGCTGTTCGGTTAGGGATCAAGGCGAACTGCGTTTTATACGCGTGTCGGTTAGCTAAGCATCCACGAACAACTAAGGAAATTTCAGATATGTTTGGAATTCAATCGAAGGATGTGAGTCGTACAACACAAATATTCAAGGATACGATCATGGGTATCACAGAAAAGAATTACGTAACAAAGTCGTTTGATGTGATGAACCGACTTTTGAATTCATTCGTGGTGACAAAGGATGAACGGTTACAATGTATCAAATTATGTAATTCAACTGAAGACTGTGTGGAACTTATGAGCAAAACACCTAATAGTGTAGCTTCGGCCATTATTTATAAGGTTCTAGGTTCAAAAGTAAAAAAATCTGAACTATGTGAAAAATGTAACATATCTGTACCAACCCTAAACAAGATAGATAATATAATTAAAAAGCACTTAGAGGCTAAAGCTTAGTATTAGAATATGACGAAGTTGTTTCTAGCCACACCATGCTATGGTGGATTATGCTTAGAGAAGTATATGTCTAGTATAATCAAACTTCAGATCCTTTTAATAAAAGAGAATATTCAGCTATTTCTTGACACTACCGAAAATGAGTCCCTAGTTCATCGCGCACGTAATGTTTCAGTTGGTCGCTTCATGCAAAAAACTGATTGTGAATATTTCATGTTTATAGATGCTGATATACACTTTGACCCCGAGGCTGTTGTACGTCTAGTAAAGTCTGGTCACGATCTCTCTGTAGCGTGCTATCCCAAGAAGGTTGTCATGTGGGACCAAGCTGCTGAGGCGGTTAAGGCTGGAGATGATCGCAATATGTCTATGTTGTCGTCGAGTCTAGTAATTAACTTTGGAGCCCAAAATCGCCCAATTAAGGATGGTTTCATTGAGATTCTAGATGGACCCACTGGTTTTATGGTTATCAAACGCTCGGTGTTTAAAACCCTTGAGGAGAAGTTCCCAGAATTGTGGTGCAAGAATGACCACCAAAATAGAGACTTCGACGAATACCATGCAGCGTTTGATTGTATGATTGATCCCACGAATCGTAGGTACTTGTCAGAGGATTACGCATTCTGTCGTCGTTGGCAACAAGCCGATGGTAAAATTTACGCGGATGTTAACACGACTCTAGGACATGTAGGCAATTTACCATTCTCGGGGTGTCTAAATGATAGGCTTAAGGGATAGAATCTAATACGAAATATATGAAGATCGTTACGATTCTAGTTGTGAGGTCAAAGGCGTGTCATGTTAAAACACTTCATTCCGTTCTAAGGTTAAATATGCGATGTCTTCAGAAAAATTACAATAATGAGATCACGTACGTTGATGACGATCCTTACAAAAAGGCTGAGGCTATCCAGAAATATATGAAGACGTGTGATCGTATTATCTTCATAGATTTTGGGATTGGTGTAGATGATGGATCTCTAGATCAGTGCTTTGAACCCCACGAACATGTAGGGTGCCTTGTTTTCCCAGGTGTCAAGGAGGGTATCAATTGGGATCAATTTAAGACGAAGGTACGAGAAGGTTCGAGTGAACCTGCGTCCCAAATGGGTTTAGATTTTGACACTGAGATAGGAAAGAAGGTTTCCAAAGATATCTACCACGTCACGTCTACCAAATCAAAAGCTTGGTTTCTAAACACTAAAAACGTTTCTAAAAAATCTGGATGGAAGATTTCACCCAAGTTTTTTGAAAAGTTTATTAGTGATGGAGTGCGAGTTTATGCATTTACAGCAGCTAAGTTAACCATGACTTATACACATGAATGCTTAAGTAATATCCTAAACGCTGCTGGCGTGAAAGTATCTTAAAGTTTACACAACACTATAAAACATGTCTATAAAGCCGGAATCCCCGCTTTACAAATATGTTGTCGGATTTATTCATAAAACTTGGGGCAGTAAGGATTATTTCCCTGGGCCTCAACCGGTATCTATCGAATACAGACACTTCCCAATTTTAAAGGGTGGTCAATATGTCGTTTGTGAAAAGACTGATGGAGAGAGGCATATGATGGTTGCTTTGATGTTTGAGGGAAAGAAGAAGTGTCTCTTTGTAAATCGGGCATTCAACATGTTCGAAGTCTCACTTAATCTTAAAAAAGATGTGTATGACGGAACGATCTTGGATGGTGAATTGTATGAGAATACACTCATGATTTATGATGCTGTTCTCGTGTGTGGAAAAACTGTGTGGAATGAAAATCTATTGGATCGCCTTGGATACGCAAAGTTCGGTGTACTTGAACCAATCATTTACATGAAGATGGATAAGTACAGGCTTCAAATGAAAGAGTTTCATCACATGAAAGACTTCAAGGAATTTATGGATGAACATCTCCCGAATGTGAAACAAGAAGTTGATGGTCTCGTTTTCACACCTGTCAATGATCCAATTCGGATTGGAACCCATGAGACAATGTTCAAGTGGAAGCCTCAAATGAAAAATACAGTGGACTTTATGATGAAGCGAGAACCTAGTCGGGAAACACCTGGGTGTGTACCCGGCCTACCCGCATGGAGGCTTTACGTACAAGAAAAGGGTAAGCTCGTTTTTGAATCGGAAATTCCACATAACAGACTTGATGATAAGTCATGGTTTGAGGATGGAGCGATCGTTGAATGTATGTATGTTACTTGGGAAGAACCACTTTGGTGGAAACCTATCAAAAGGCGTTACGATAAAACGCACCCCAATAACCGCCGAACATTTTACAGAACTATAGTAAACATCAAGGAAAACATTAAGATGGAGGAGTTTTTAAATTGTAGACCATAAAGTAGAATCCACCCTCATCGGGTAGATCATGTTCTTTTATGGTTTCATCATCTATTAAATTCCATTTATTTCGTCGTTTTACAAAGCTCACATAGTGACCATCGTTTTGATGACCTACATGTAGAGCCGCTGAGACGAGATTATATTCATAGTCTTGAATAAGTAGATTTTCAATAATTTTAATATGACTTTTACTATCAAACGAAATCATTAGGACTTGTGGTAACTTTGAAAATACCGAACGACTCGTAGCCACATGATGTACCTTTCCATCGTTATCCTCAAAGTTTTCTATAGTATTCCAGTCAGTACTTTTTAGTAACATAGTTTCCATATTTTTACCATAGGATGTGATCAAATGAACACTGAATGTTTCTTCATTCGATGACTTCCCACCGGGCCATATGATTTCTTGCTTCTTCTTCCCATAGAACCATTCCTTAATTTCTGGTTTAGAAACCTCTAGAATATCTATGATGCATAAAATAGCTTCCTGAACGTCATGTTGTTCTCGGGATTTGAATCTTGGGAACTTGGCTCGGAAATGTTCTAAGAGTGTACTGATGTTGACACTTTCTTGCCCCTTGGTCCAGTAGGATTTAACTAGGTTGGAGTAACACTGAGTGAATTCACATTCACCTTCGTATGGGCACCTTAAAAATAGATTGCTCAGTACGGGAATGTACAACAGGCATTGAACGGCTGTGTTGAAATAACAGGTGTTCCCATTATTGTCAAAACCTTTCATTAAACTTTATGCATAAAAAAGGCTTAAGTAAAAGGCGCGTATAATAAATGTTAAGTAAAATGGACACCAAATCTATCACCGAAAAAATCAGGGATGTGTTTGAGGCTCACAAGAATGAAGAGCACATCGAAGTAGAGATTCGTCTTGGGAAGCATAATGGCTCGCTATTTGACACAAACGTTGGAAAAGAGACTTTTGATCGTGTAATGAAAGGTCTCAAGAAGTACAACGGTTGGGAAAGTACAAAAACAACTACAACTGATGTATTTTATGACGACACGAATGGAATTCGTATTTCATCTGACGAAGATACTGGTGAACAGGTCATGGTTCAAAAGATTAAAGTGGTCAAAGAGGACTTCAAGTCTGAACCCCTAGATGTTCGTTTCAGTATTTGTAGGGAAATTCCTACACATGGACAATATGATATGGACCGTAAAAGATCCAAACTTCGTCACTCCTTCATTCGTAAGAACCTAAGCATTGACATGACAGTATCTTCTGGTGACAGTGTTGATATGGACTCAGAGGATGCCTCATCCTATCAGATTGAGCTTGAAATTGTTAAACCCAGTGACGTGGGTTCATACAATGATCTGTTCAATATTCTCCACAAAGTCAATGATCTCTCAAAATTAATCTAAAGTAGTAGTAACATGCTATACTTGGTGATAGGTATCGTCCTTCTATTTTTTCTTTTTGAAAAACGTAAAGTATCTGATGAAGTTGATGTATCGGAATTCTTCTACATAAGTAACGGTATGTCTAAAGATACTTATGTATTGATGCACAAGGATGGTATGACCAAGGAAGAATTAGATAAATTTGTATATATGGAGGATCGTTTTCTTCAATATGAAAAAGATTCAGTGTGTCTAGGTATACCGCAAATAGTCCCAGCTACTCAACTTTCTAATAAAATAAAAGAAGCATTCCCAAAATATAACTTCTCGTACCACACAATACATTTAAAGCAAATAGCAGAACCTAAAAAAAGTATTAATCTAAAGATTAAATGCCCCTAAAGTCTATGGATGAAGCCAGACATCTGGTTGTTGAAAAACCAGATGGTTCGGTGGCGATAGCATTTAACGAAGAGGTTCCACCCCCAGAAGTTCCACCAGAACCACCTGCCACACAAAGGAGAATTCATATAACTGGACTCACTTTTTGTGAGAAGGGAAAAGCGATGACATGTATATTTTTTTACATAAGTATATTCATGTTAACATGGTTTTTTAGAATTATAGATATCGTTAACGCGTGTTTCATGTTCACGACTTTCATGTTGGTAGTTACAGGGTGGCCAATTGCTACATATCACATAGTGGTTCATGGACTTCTATCTATTATGATATTTGTCCCGCTCATGGTAATTGATATGTGGGGTACGGCCGTATATCAATTAGGTGTTGCGGTATTATGTATGTATTTAAACTACACTTCTGAATATGTCACTGTCCAGCATCTTGAAGAGATTCCATAAGACCATCTTATGTTGTGGACTTTCAACATATTCCCAGTCATCAACTATAGACATGATGAGTTTGTTATCATCGGGCTCATCATTTTTACGAAAACTAAGGGGTGCACGCTCCCCCTCACTCCTAACATTTCTAATGTAATCTGCTACAGTATAAATAATAGCGTCTAAAAGTTCTTCCTTGGCCATATCTAGCCAGGAGTCTGTGGGTGTTCCCCATGTCCTTGTGTCGTCGTCCACTCTCACACCGTGATTATAACTTTTCAACCCGAGCTTTAACCGCTCTGTTAATTCCTCTCGAACGCCCATTATTAGTAATATTAGCTATACGCTTTAACCAATTTTTCTTAAATTGAGCCAATTTAGAAGCCGTTATAGACTTTTTCTGATTTTTGAGGTTCATGATATAGTTAACAGCTGCGAGGCGGTACCTATTCCTCATATTATTCTTAACTCCGTTAATGTTGACGAGCTTCTTTTCCAGATCACGGACACGCTCTCTCTTCCATTGTGCGACAAGTCTCTTTTTGATGTTGTCTATATCACGTTTGAAAGGTAGACCCAACTTATTGGTTTTATTCATGTTGCGAATCCTATTCTGAATAGTTTTTACATCCCCGTTAAGGTTGGGTTTGTACCTCTTCATCCATATCTTTCCATACAGTTTATTGAGATCGTTTCGGATAGAGTTTTCATTGAGCCTTCTCTTCATTTCAACATTATTTGTTTTAAGTGCCCGGTTCATGTTCTTCTCAACCTCCTTAGCGGCTCTCTTATTATTTGTAGCCTTTTGCTTTAGAGCCCTAGGGGAAAGTGGCTTTTTTACCGGTTTATTGGCGATGTTGTTTCTAGCTCTTTCTATTAACTTACACAGATCAGCTTTCTTCTCCTTACCGGTTAGTTCTATCTTTAGAAGCTTAGCAATATCTTTGAGTTCCTTTACCTTTTTACCCATACAACTTCCACGACCAATCTTGAATCTTCCATTAGCACCTCTTTTAAGATTTATATTCTTACCGGTGGTTGTATTTTTGTAGGTGACAGTTCTAACACCCTTCTTGGCTTTGATCTTTTCACAGATTTCATCCTTTTTCATTTGTCTAGTGCCATCAGAAGTCTTTACCCTAAACTGGACGATACCTAACTTTTTAGCCAATTCTACAAGTTCACCTCTACTCATACGTTTACATGCCGCCATATCAACGTTCACTGCGTTAAGTTGGTTTTTGGTTAGTTTATTGGGGGTCGCCTTGGGCTTGGGCTTGGGCTTGGCCTTGGGCTTTGCTTTAGCCTTGGGCTTTGCTTTGGTTGTCTTTTTGAGACCTTCACTGAATTCACCGGTAACTTCAATTTCACCATTTCTATCGAGTTGTTTAACGAATCTTGTCCCGAACTCGTAAGCACTTTGAAGAGTTTTTGGATCTTTGGTTCCTAGAATTTGGACATTTCCATTCCTAGTAAGTACAAACTTGTAATCAAATGTGTCAATATAAAGAAATGGTGTAAGTTCGGGTTCATAACTTGCGTTACTCATCCCATACTGTTTGTAATTGAGAGCAATACTTCCCAAGTTTCTAAACACACCATTTATCCTAAATTTAGCGCTTAAATTGTTATATTCAAATGGACCGTAGAGGAAAGGTTGTTTTTCTGTGTAAGTGCTGACCATGAAACGGCGTAAGAGTTCCGCTTGATTGGCGATATTAGAACCAACGAAACCAGCGGAGAAGCGTATCTTACCATTTCTATAGAAATCTAGAGTTCCTCCCTTTGTTTCAATATCATTGGTAATGTTAAACTTGAACTGAACCTTGTTGATGACTTTGGTGGAATTACCTTTTAACCCAAATTCCCTTGTATGTTCAAGCCCAGTTTGCATTTGACCGTAGTAGCCGACAATCTTGGTCGTGTCTACATAAAGACCTTCACCAATTGGTGTCCTACCAACTGGTGTTTTTAAGAGTAAAGGTTTAAGATCCATCCGAACATTTTTTTGTCCAAAGTCTTTATTAATCATCGCATTGTACATACCTGTATTCAGTTTACTTACTTGAAGTTCAGTTGGTGGTGGAGGAGCGATGTAGTTTAGGTTATTACCAAAGCCTTTTGCGAAATTATCATTGGCTAAAAGGTTAGTATTGATTTCAGGGTTCATCATCCCCTGTTCAGCTAATACGTTTTCAATCATTTTTTCGTTATTAGAATTCAAGATGACATCATCAAATTCGTTGGCTAATGGAGAGTTCTCAAACTGTTTAAAACGACCATATGTTCGGTTATTTACAAGGTTCTTTTGAAGTGTGGGGGGAATCCGTGCCTGTCTGGGAAGTGGTCGTGTAGGGCTACGGAAGAACTGTTGACCTTGTGCTATCCTATTTTCACGAGCTTTTCGTTCTTGGATCATAGCGACGTCTCGTTCTAGACGCCGAGCGAAATTGTCATTCGAATTTGACGCAGAATTGGGACTTTGAAGTTCCACGCCAGAACGACGAACAAATTCTTGAACCGACTGGCTCATATTACTATTGGTCACTATTTTTTTTAATAATCCTCTGTGAATCCGATACTTTCCTCAATCACATCAAGTCCGAATATGACTGGCTGTTTGGGGTAGGTTCTTCCCTTGTATTTAACAATCTCTTCTCGGACTTCAATATCCCTAGAGCTGAATGGTCCTACGTAGAAATCCTGGTTAAATTTAGGTTTACCGAGGTTGTTTGCAGAACAATGTTGGTTGAACATCTGCACGAAGATGGTCTGAGGAACACACAGTTCTTCACCATACTTGATAGATGTAGATTCCAGGAAGTTTGTGAGCGTACTCGCAACCATAGCCACTTGCTTCTTGATGATTTCAAAGTACTTCGGAACAACGTTCCAGATATCTCTATCCCTGTATTTGTTAGAATAATCAAGGTATCCACGAACGCACTTGAGGAGGATGATGGGTAGCTCCCTGTTGAGCTTCTCATCTAGCTGAGGATCAGCTTCCCTAACCTGCTTAGTGAAATTCCATGGAAGAATACGACGTAGGATAGAGCCAGAATTATCTTTCCAGTTTGGTACTTCGTTGCCACCCAAAACTCCAGGAACATTCCATTCAATAGATACCGCAGTCTTGTTCTTTACGGCGATAGATACATCTTCACCCGAAACTATAGACTGAAACTCCGCCTGTTCAAGGCCAAGATCGGATTTAATCTCTGGTGCAATGAACATGAAGTTATCCTTGATAGCAGACAAACCGAACTTCTTCTCAATATTATTCGCTAGGACACCAACATCCTCACTTTCATAGAACTTCTTGAATACCTTCGTAATTAGGGTACTTTTACCAGACCTCGCAATACCCTTGAAGAATGGGATAATTTGCCAAGAATCCAACTCACCAACATCATAACAGAGACGCCCACCCATCACATATGCCCAGTCACATACTTCCTGATCCAATTTCTGATACTTTAGAACCTTGTCGAAGTTTGGTGTTGGGATATCCTGCCACCTCTCCAGGTGTGAGAAGTCGTCAAACTGTTGATCAAAATACTTACAAGAAACGATAGTTGGATCTAGACACGCAAAGTCTGAGCTCTCATATGGATAGAAACGACAGTCATACACACCACGATCTGGGATCCATTCCTTACCAACAAAGAGACCGTTTTTGAAAGACCATACGTGTCTTCTCTTACTTATCTCAGGGAACTGCTGATCTTTGCATTTGGATACATGGTCAATAACCTCACGGAAAATACTTCCCTTACTTGTAAAGTTTTTCCAGTTTGTAAATGATGAATCTTTTTGAGCAATTGAATACACAAACTGATCTATAGGAAAAATTGGATTCCAAGCTCTAGTTCTGTACCCCTCGATAGTCTTGATTTCTTCACAACAATGTCCCTTGTATCTACGATACCCACACTTATATGTTTCTTCTAAAGTGTACAGGAGACATTTTTGATACGGTGAAATACTTTCAATCTCTTCATCATCCATAGCAGAAGGATCTGAAAACTTTGGAAATTGAGGCTGAACAGTTGGAGTACTTACACGTTCATAGGAGATGTAGTGACGTCGGATATTTTCATACCCATCCTCAATGTGTAGAATGATATTAGCAATACGCTTATCTAGACTAAGACCCAATTCATCAGACAGACTATCGTCATCCTTTGTATCACCATTTTTCATTTTCTCCTTTTTCATCTTGTTCATATGATTCCTTAACTCTACAGCGAAGTCAAGGTTCTTTTTTCTTATAGTCTTGATAGCTACCAAATCTATATCATTGATTGATACAGCCCCATATTCATTGAAGCAATTATTTGAAATGTACTGGTTGTATCCCAGCATCTGGTGACTAAGAAAGTCTTTTTCATGGAGTCCCCACGCATTCTCTAAATTTGATAAGAGGCGTGTACCCTGATCCTCATTCATCGACCGAATTTGCTGATTATGAAGCTCTGCCAAAGCTTCATACTTGTTGGGTTCCTTGTCGATGAAGTGGGTATTTTCCATATTAATGATACTACAGGTTTTTCTTTTAATTAGTTTTCAGAGATTGAAGTTGAGCTAAAATTTTCACTAAAATTTTATTTTGGACTTGGATCTGACTAGAAATTCCAACCAGAGCACTGCACACAGTGTCACCCTCATCGGTCGCGAACAGAGAACCGAGAAGCTCGGGTAAATCAATTTCCTCATCCTCACCAGGATCTATGATACTGTCAGTCTCAATTTCAATCTCGGATTCGGTATCTAAAATTTCACCATCTTCAATTTCATCAGGCTGTGTGGACATTTGTAGTAGACTGAGAAATTCTGGATCGCGAAATTTCGCATTTACCCAAAATTATTTTCTCTGCTTATAGTACAACAACTCTCAAAATGGCTGGCGGTCTTATGCAACTCGTCGCTTACGGTGCCCAGGATGTCTACCTTACCGGTAACCCTGAGGTAACTTTCTTCCAGGCTAAATACAAGCGCCACACTAACTTCGCGATGGAGAACATCGAGCAGACCGTGAACGGTACCGCCGCTGACTCCGGCCGCGTCTCCGTCACCGTTGCCCGCAACGGTGATCTCGTCGGCGACATGTACGTCGAACTCAAGGTCAAGGCTTCCGGTATTGACGAGGCTGGCGCCGCGTGGGTGGCCGAGCGTGCGATCAACAACGTCGAATTATCGATTGGTGGTCAGCGCATTGACAAGCAGTACCAGAAGTGGTGGCGTCTGTACACCGAGCTTTACCTCGATGACTCGAAGAAGGCTACTTACGGTAAGATGACATCCGGTATTTCCGGCAAGACTGTCTATTTGCCCCTATACTTCTTTTTCAACAGAAACCCAGGACTCTATTTGCCTTTGATTGCTTTGCAGTATCATGAGGTCAGGCTGGATTTTGACCTGTCCGCGCACTTCGATGAGTGGCTCGACACCTCCACCTTCAAGGTCTGGGCCAACTACATCTACCTTGACACTGAGGAGCGTCGCCGATTCGCCCAGAAGGGTCACGAGTACCTCATCGAGCAGTGCCAGCACACCGGCGCTGACACCGTTGACTCTGGCTCCACCAAGCAGGTCCGCCTCTCCTACAACCACCCCGTTAAGGAGCTTGTGTGGTGCTTCTCCAACACCCTCACCCAGAACTCCATGTTCAACTTCACCAACGCGTCCACCGATGCCGCCGTCAAGCTTCACACTGGTATGGCGCAAGCCGCTTCTTCCAACTCCTTCGTGTCCCTCTCCACTTATGGTGCCCCCATGCTTGGTGTCGGTGCCGAGGTTGGTGGCTCCGCCATCTTCACTGAGGATGAGATCGGTCCCCTCAACACCTTCAAGCTTGTGCTTAACGGCCAGGACCGCTTCAAGGAGCAGAAGGGCAAGTACTTCAACCAGGTCCAGCCCTTCCAGCACCACACTGGCTCCCCCTACGCCGGTGTCTACGCGTACTCCTTCGCGCTCAAGCCCGAGGAGCACCAGCCTACCGGCACTTGCAACTTCTCGCGCATTGATAACGCGCAGGTTGCTGTCACTATGGGCACCGCCAATGACGCGACCACCATGCACATGTTCGCCACTAACTACAACGTCCTTCGTATCCAGTCGGGTATGGGTGGCCTCGCTTTCTCCAACTAAATACTCATACGAAGTATTTTAGTAAATATCATTAAAAAACAAACCTCATTTTTAAAATGCACAGTACCAATGCTGTTTAAAAATGATTAGAGACATACGTATATCTATATGTATATGGGCAAATATACACGCACCCAACTGATTACTACTCTGACTATGATGTTGCACACCGCACAAGACGACCCTGATGTGGAACTTAATAGAACTATGGCACTCGCCATGTTTGAGGTTATACTCAGATATTACAATCTTTTAACACGAAAAGGTGATAAGAAACTCATTCAGGCCTGTTATGATAAGGCAAAAGGGCCTAAAAATGATCGCAGATTTGCGAAGTATGTTGTTAAATTTGAGGAACTTACTAGACCGCAACCCTTGCGCCGATCGAAGCGGTTAGCAAATAAGCGTACTTAAACGCAAGCCTCTCATTCTAGATAATGTTACTACGAAGAATCTATGATCTTATCACGAAAGTGGAAAAACCCAAGTTAGGTCGATGGTCTCTAAAGACATGTAATGAAATGGCGGCTTCTATAAACTCCGTGTACCAGAACAGAGATCACTGTGGTGATACGATATGTAAAACACCAAAAAAAGCTTCGGAGTATCCGGATAAGTCTAAATAATCATTTTTAAAACGCATATTCTATACGAGTTTTAAAAGAATTTTTAAAATTAGACGTTTTTAGCACGAGGGCGACGACGAGATATTTTGGTTTGTGATCTATATTTAGATGATCTTGATTTCCACCACCTGTATCCACCGAAACTAACTGAGATCATAGATACACAACATAAACAACACAGTAATAAGAGAATGATTAATGGAATCATTTCTCCCATTGCCTCTTCATTAGCTGCGTTAGTTATGTCATCCCCACATAGTCGCGTGAATTCCTCGCCAGTATTAAGCTTTGCCTTTTCTGCGTTAGATGCATCTTCACTCACCTTTACCTCTCTACATACACGTTTAGGAAACTTTTTGTCCTTAGGTATCCTAGGTAGTGATTGGACGTACTCCTTAGGTAGTGGTATAGGTAAAGCCAAAGCTCTAGACACTATATCCATCTTACTTTATGACAACAATTTATTTATCACCAACTACACTGGCGTTTTTGGTACGGTTTCTGAGAGTCGTGACCTTGGAAGACTGCTGGATGTGGTTTGGTACGAGGTTATCCTCCCAATCCCAAAACATAAAGTCACCTACGGGGATCTTATGATCACTTGTGACTAAGCAGCACACGACCTTGTCCACCTTGTCAGTGGGTTCAGCCTTAGAGAAGTTGCGAACTTGTTTGTAGACATTACCATCCTTCACGTAATGAGAACCAGTTACGTGAATGTCACCAATCTTGTAATAAGGATCACTTTGATTCTTAATCTTCATAGTAGCCTCAACAATGCTTCCGTTAATGAGAACATCACCAAGTTCAAGATTCTTCATTTGGCGGGTAGTACCATTCTTAAGTTGAACTTCAGTTTCGGGAGAGAAGCAACGACGACGGCGGAAGCGCCTGAAACGCCCTCTTCTGAACTTACGCCCGAAACGCCCCATTTTCCCAAAACGGCGGGGGCGGAATCTACGGCGACGCCCGCGGAGCTTCCTTTTCATTCGAGCCCTTAACCTCGCCATACGTCCACGTCCTCTTCCTCTTGGGCGGCGACCCCTAGGCCGTCTAGGCCGTCTAGGCCGTCTGGGGCGTCCACGTCCACGTCCACGTCCACGTCCACGCTTCTTCTTCTTACCAAAGAGGCGCTTTCTCATTGCGAATACTGCACCACCTATGGATGAAGAACAGCAGCACGCTATAAGCGCCGCTATCATCATACTGTTATCACCTCCCCCCTGATTTGGTAGAGGAACTGGTCCGTTCATTATGTATTAGGTCAATATTATAAATTGACCTTCTGGTCTTCCCAATCCCAAAATATATGTTCACCTACTGGTATTCTATGGTCATTTGTGATTACACAACTGACTACATCATCAACTGTATCTGTAGCTCTAGACTCTTTGAATTTTTCGACTCTTACGTATCTGTGAGAGACTAAGCTGCTAGTTGCCTTAATATAATGTGTTCCTGTGACGAGTATGTCAGTACCCAATTCTTCACTGTGAATACGGTAGTATTTGTCTCCCTCATTTCTAATCTGCATAGTGGCATTTACGATGCTACCATTCACGAGAACATCACCAAGCTTAAGGTCTTTCATAGCACGCATTTCACCACTTTGAAGTTTGATGGGTGTTTCAGCAGCGAAACAACGGCGTCGGCGACCAAATCTAAATCTGGGTTTACGACGTTTAAAAATCCTACGGAATCTAGGTTTTCTAATTTTCTTGAAAGTTCTACGAAACCTACGTCCAATCCGACGGAGTCTAGGTTTTCTAATTTTCTTAAAAGTTCTACGAAACCTACGTCCAATCCGACGGAGTCTAGGTTTTCTAATCCTTCTAAAAGTTCTGCGAATTCTACGAGGTCTTCTGCGAATTCTACGAGGTCTTCTGCGAATTCGCTTCCGTCTAGCTGCGGCAGCTTTCTGTTGGGCTCTTCGTCTAGCTGCGGCAGCTTTCTGTTGGGCTCTTCGTCTAGCTGCGGCAGCTTTCTGTTGGGCTCTTCGTCTAGCTGCATCAGCTCTTTGACGAGCAGCTGCTTGTTCTCGACGTCTTTTTTCAGCTTGCTGTCTAGCTGCCTCAGCTCTTTGTTTAGCGGCAGCGGCTTCCCTAGCTCTTCTCGCAGCAGCAGCTTGACTTTGTCTGGTTGCTTCGGCAGTAGCGGCTTGATCCGCTTGCTTTTTCTTAATAAAGGCAAATGCTCCACCCCCACCCAAAAGACTTACTGATGAGGAAGATGCTGAGGCGGCGCTCGCCATCATCATCATCATTGCCATAGCCATATTGGATGATCTCTTATTATATGTATAGAAAATTTAATATCAAGTACAAAACACGTATTGTTATATGTCTTTTGTACTTGTGACCCAATTACGAGAATTGATTTACTGAGCAACTGTTTTACGGTGACGTATTTTCTTAATTATGGCATCAACGTTTGTCTTGGTTGGGATTAGGTTATCTTCCCAATCCCAAAACACCATATTACCCACAGGGATCTTGTGATCACTCGTCACTAAGCAACTGACAATATCATCAATCTTGTTAGTGGGTTTAGCGTTAGGTAAGTTCTTGACTTGGACGTACTTCACACCATCTCTAACGTAGTGTTTTCCTGTAACATAAATGTCTTTCTTAAGTTCGGGTGAGTATATTTTATAGTAGGGATCGTTATAGTTCTTAATCTTCATGACTGCATCTACGACGCTACCATTAATTAGGGTGTCACCTAACTTTAGGTTCTTGATCAATACCATTTTACCACTTCGAAGTTGAATGGGGGTATCTGGGGAGAAGCAGCGGAAAAACCGTTTAAATTTACGGAAAGATTTACGTTTTTTTCTGAAAACGTTTATTTTTCTTGTAAATCTCGCCATACCTTGACGCTTTTTGAAAGGGTTAAGTGCTTTTAACGGGTTTAATTTACCTAACATACCACCGAAAAATGCAGCTACTTTACTCCAAAAGAAAAATATCGCCACGATTGGACTACTCACAGATGATGAACAAGAAGATGCCATACTAGACATCATCAGTAGGGGCATCATATTAGCAGCCATATTGACTACACTCTACTTTAATCTCACAATTTTTTTTGGATCTATTTGTTTTAATTGGAATAAGATTATCTTCCCAATCCCAAAACATTTCTCCACCGACTGGGATCTTATGATCGTTTGTGACAAGGCAACTGACAACATCATCAATCTTTTCGGTACGCTCAGCAGTTGGTAAGTTCTTAACTTGGACGTACTTGGTACCATGCTTTACGTAATGTGACCCCGTAACATGAATGTCACCAATCTTATAATAAGGGTCATTATAGTTCTTAATTCGCATGACCGCCTCCACAATACTACCATTGACCAATGTATCACCTAACTTCAAGTTCTTAATCATCGCAGTTTTACCATTTTCAAGTTGAATGGGGGTTTCGGGAGCAAAGCACCTAAACCTGATTCTAGGACGCCTGATTCTAGGACGCCTGAACCTAGGACGCCTGATCCTAAGACGTTTGAACCTAGGACGTTTGAACCTAGGACGCCTAAACGCCTTCTTAAATCTACGGAAACCCTTACGTCGTTTTCTGAAAAACTTTTTCGCCCCTCTTCCAACCTTCTTGAAACCTCGTCCAACAGCCCTAACACCCTTTTTACCCACACCAACGACAGCTCCAACACCCTTTTTCGCCAATCCACCAACTTTACCGACAGCCTTGAAAGGATTTAATTTACCTAGCAGTCCACCGAAAAATGCAGCCACTCGACTCCAAAAGAACACTATAGCCACTAAGGGACCACCGATCGATGACGAACAAGAAGATGCCATACTAGACATCATGAGTAGGGGCATCATATTAGCCGCCATCTTTCTACCCTTTATTATATTCTACTGAGAAAAAAGTACATAAAAGTATAAGACATAAATAGGATATGTATGAGATTTACACAGATGGAAGTTGCCTCGGGAACCCTGGTCGTGGTGGCTGGGCTGCTATAAGTAAGGACTTCAAGATATGTGGAGCACAACCTAATACGACAAATAACATAATGGAAATGACAGCTATTTTGCGAGCTCTCGAGCAGGTCCGACAGATGAATGAAAAATCTGTGCGTATTTTCACGGATAGTAATTATACGAAACAAGGAATAACCTCCTGGATTCACAACTGGAAGAAGAATGGTTGGAAGACTTCTTCGGGTGGTGATGTTAAGAATAGAGAATTATGGATTGAATTAGACAAAATAAGAGACTGTTTTATTATGATAGAGTGGAGATGGGTCAAGGCACATAATGGAGACCCCAAAAATGAAGAGGTTGATAAATTAGCCAGGGAATGTGCGAAAAATTTATCCGTATAATCTAAGTCCATGAGTGTTCAAAAGAAAGACGAACACTGTGAATGGTGTGAAAAACAAGAAAAGTTGCTTATAAAATGGGCAGAGAAGGCGGCTGGATACCGCTGGTTGCATAATCACGCACGCCTATTTTACAAGAAACAGAATGATTGGTTGTCTTACCCTAGTATAGTCATAGCAAGTATAACAGGTGTTGGTGGTTTTGCCGTTTTAAATCCGAGTGGTAATGAAGATGTGTCACCACAGACGAAGAATAACATAATGATCATCCAGTATTTCTTTGCCTTCCTAAATGTTTTGGGAGGGATTTTGACGAGTATCTCAAAGTTTAGTCAGTCTCTACCTCTATCTGAGGCACACTCGGCTATGTGCGTACAATGGTCAAAGTTCTATAGGTCTATTGATATGGAAATATCACTCGATGTGAAACACCGTTCAGAAGTTGTTGAGTTTCTTATGAAGTCTCGAGAAGAATATGACAAGTTATTGGATGATGCACCAGATATACCAGCTATATCTATTCAGGCATTCATGGTTCAATTTCCCGAGAAAGAGAACAAGCCAGATGTATGTAACGGATTATCGATTGTCGTGAGTGATGACGCAGCATCTATAGGGTCACGACAGCGTTCAGTATCCAGATGGCTCGGTGCTTTCAAACACGTAAAGATGGATAACAGGAGAAAGAGTCGTGACATTGAGATGGATGAACTACAAAGACTTGAATCAGTATAAATAAAAATCTAGATTAACTATAAATGCAACGATTACCCGCGGTCTTCCTCATCACATTGGTGTTTGGACTCTTTTATTTTTTGATTGATAAGATGAACCCCAAATCATTTGGTTTCAAGACTATGTTAGATCCTTTTTACTTTAGTTTCACAACTATGTCGACCGTTGGTTACGGTGACTACTCCCCAAAGACGGATATGGCTAAGTTTTTGGTTATGGTTCACCAAGGTCTCCTCATTGGTGAGATTATTAGTCTTTTAGGTCTTGAATCTAACTCCAGTATGTCTAACCGCATGGCTCAGTTGAAGAACATGGTTCCACCTTTACCTAAGACTGCCTAAACAGTACAAGATTTATCTGCGAACAGCGCATAAAAAGCGGTTGCTGCTACCGTAGTAGTTACCAAAAGATTCTTATGTTGAGGTAAAAATGCCATAGACACTATAAGTAGGCACAGTATGTAAATGTACACAAACTGTGCGTATTCAGTGATAGCTCTAGAGTAACGACTCAGTCCTGGTGAACCTGGGTAGGATACGAATGGCGCGTTTGATTCATTATTTATTTGAGTTGGTTTGAAGTTCTCAAAAATAACGTTACTCTCATCCACCTTAATATCGTCACGACTTCTACACAGTGTGTTGAAATTTAACTGATCATCTTTACACTTAGTTTTGGCTTCAGCTTCAAGGAACTCTAAAAGTTCTTTAGCGTACCCCATATACATTCCAGCGTTAGCGGTACCACTCCCCTTACATGTACCAAAAATGAGGCTTGTGATGAACTTACCACTTATATTGGGATCACTGGAAAGTAGAATCTTACAATTAAACTGTTTAAAAAGTTCTACAACGTTACTTGGATCCTTGTTAATCTTGGTATCGAAACCATCTAGGAATATGATAATATCCGTGGCATTCTTGGTTTTTAAGTAGTCCATAACACCCTTGGTCTTGTCGGAGAACCCCTTCCACTCTGTACCCCATCCCAAAACTTTGACTGGAACATTGAACTCATTGTTCGTCAGTTCTTCAAATAAGCCATGTGATTTATTGGCATATGTCACTATCTCGTATGACATTTGATATATGCTGATATTAAAATTCAACCCACTTAAAGTCAAGGCCCCTAGATAATATGTGGGAAGGAGTCCCACCGTTATACAAGTTGGTTAGTAACATAATCAAGTTGCACCGTTCCTATAGCTCAGTTGGTTAGAGCGTGGTGCTTATAACGCCAAAGTCACGGGTTCGAGCCCCGTTAGGAACACTCTTTTTAGAATGATTGTCCTCATTGTAAAAGTTGTGAAACGGAAACCTAAGTGGATATTCAAAATGAAAGAAATAAACATTCAAGATGATGAAATATAATTTACTCGACAGTGTTCATTGGAAAGAGTCTCTTAACGACGAGAATCCAATCGTCAAACACTTCATTGAAAAAAATATTAATACCAAACTCAAAAAAAATCATGGTACAATCATGTCGCATAAGTTTGCAGATTTAAAGGTTGGTTATGTTCAGATTGGTAATAAAATTATGAACGGTTCTCCTTTCATCGATGTTGTCGAAGAGTTTTTCCAACCGTGTAATATCGATACAAACGACTCCATTCGCATCATCACGAGGAATGGAAAAAACCAATATGCATTAAATATCAAAAAGGCTGGTTACAGAAAAATCCATGATACATTATACATTAAATATTCGGCGTATTATGAGATTTTACTGTGGATGAAAAAAGTAATTCAAGTTGATTTTTGTAAAACTCCTTGTTACATAAATATAACAACTCATGATAATGGTTTGGACCCAATGGATTATTATCTTGAAAATGACAATTATCTCAGTACCCGGGTTTAAGATCATCGGGTGTGGCATCCGGGAAGACGCGTGAGAAGAACAAAGGTCTTCCATGTTCACTGTGTCCTATTGTACTTTTGTGGGTTCTGTCTACGTGCATAAACTTACTCAAGTCTTTGTAATAGACCCTAGCTCCCCTTGAAATAAGATCCTCGTGTTTCATGTCTACATGGTTATCCATCGGAAAGAAAAATCGCTTGTACCACGCCATATTATTCACGTTAATTAAGTAGCATTTTGTACTAGAAATCCACTTCACCTTCTCTAGAGTTCCCTCCATTTTATCAGGAAGTCTAGATAAACAGTGGAAGAAACACATATCAAAGTCATCCCCCTTCTCATTGATAACTGATTGGATCTCATCGTATACCTTATTGGAGTCTATGACTACATTATCCTCAAATATGACAGCGTATTTTAGACCTTGATTTATACACTTTTCGTAGAACTTCATATGTCCCATTAAGCAACCAATAGCTCCCAAGTTGAAGTAGGTTATATCGGGACGTTTGATGTCTGGATCATTATACATCTCTACGGCTTTTTCGTAGTAATCCGCATCCACGTGTTCTCGGAATTTCTCAGCTAGCTTTGGGGTTCTAGTATCCTTACCATATATGATTTCCAGTGGTATCTTTTTGTCAATGCTACGAATGAATTTTTCGCTTCTCGCAGGTTCATTTTTTATAGCCAATAAAAAACATTTGAAATCATACTTTTCAAACTTTTTTCGTTTTGTGTACCCAAGTAACAAGCATACGATTACGAAAAGTATAACATAAACAATCATATTACTTAAACAGGAGAAAATATATACAAATAAGAATGAACGCCGTAGATGTATGTGGTCTGTTGGGATCAGCTTTCATCGTTGTTATGTTCATACCTGAAATTAAGCACGTGTATAAACATAAAGATGCAAAAGCTATAAATTACCACTTCCTACATTTGAACTTGGCTGCGAGTGTTCTGTCCCTTGTGTACTCATTCCATTATAATGTTATACCTATGACTATTACAAACGTTGCCGCGGGTCTTTTCACCTTTCTTATGTACTACTTTAAATATATATACGAGGTTAAAGAAAAGAATCAAATTACTGATATAGTAGCCGAGGCTCCGGCTCCTATGGTGTAGTTGGTCAACACTGTGGACTTTGAATCCACCACCCCAAGTTCGAATCTTGGTGGGAGCTCGTTCCGGATCATATGTGGGAGACTCATAAGACTGTTCACCTTAAGAGGCTCCCAGAACAAACATATGCGATGGACCCTTACCCTCTCTTAGCTCAGTTGGTAGAGCAGTGGACTGTAGTTCCAAGGGTCACCTGTTCAAATCAGGTAGAGAGGACCATTCCTTCTTAGCTCAGTTGGTAGAGCGACAGGCTGTTAACCTGTAGGTCGTCGGTTCAAACCCGGCAGAAGGAGAACTGTTGTTTTTACAATGTGTTATATCCACATTGTAAAAATAACTTAAAAGTATAGTTCTAAACATTAGTAATGACGAGTCTAGCGAGTGTTCTAATTTCACCTATCATCTCTATCAAGAAAAGATTTAATCATCGTCTATCTTCATCTGCTTTAGATGCTCCACCACCCCCAGTTGATACCACAAAGCAATGGGACTTTGGTAAATACTGTTGGAAAGTTACGGTCGAATCCAAGGATAGAGAAAGTGGTAAACTAGACAAAACGTTTATCGGATACAGCCAGGATATGAGTATCGCAAACAGGACGAAGGGTGCTTGTGATAGATTCAAGAAATCTGGAACCGTGTGTGGAGAACCCGAATTGGCCATGAAAGGTGGAGAGTGTGATGAAGTTATTTTCATGAAGAAAACTCCTGATGGTCCACTTATTCCAATTACAGTCTCACCTTTTTAAAAATTTTCACTTTGCTTATCTGGACCTATATACACCGGAGGTGCTTCAAGTATCTCAAGTTCAAGTTTACCTTCTTGAGTTTGAGATGGTTTTACGTACGCTATGCGACAATCATTCGCGCGGAGGACTGGGTTTCCTGTTTGAACTGGTACAACAACAGGTTTACAAAGAAGTGCGAACATTTATGTAAAATAAGATTTAAACTTCGTCAATTCTACCGATGTATTTGACATTTTTATTGATTTTACGTAGTAAATTCTTATTTTCTAGATACGCCATGTGCGTACCCATAGCGTAAACACAATCCTTTGTGATATTAATCGCCATATATTGAGTACTATTTTTAAAACAGAGATCTGCTCTAGACTGTATACGATCAGGGGTATCTATCATACAATCAAGTACAATATCCAACGGACCCATATATTCAATAATAGATTCCAAAGTTTCTTCGGCATCCATAGCTTTAGTAGGTAGCATTGTAATTACTTGTCGTGGTCTATCCATATGAGTAATCATAGACTTTGCATTTTTATAATTAGTTGATACATGAAACTTTTTAGATTGTTTAAAATCAGCTCCCATTTTAATTCCTAATTCATGTAAAGCACTTGGCATTATGAGTCCAATTGACATTATACATTTTTAACGATTATATGTTTTAACCTCGTTCCATCCTTGGATACTTATATCACTCTCTTCACACCAAGGATAAATAGCGTGTTCATCTCCGATAAAATTGAGAGCTCGGACATCATTTTCAATACACCTGTCACATATGGATTTATTATCGTCTATGATAAGGCCTATATTTAAGGCTCGACAAATATCCGCCTTATGTATTTCATTTGGTGTATAACTGTTCGTGAGTATGACATCATCAAATACACCTGGGAAGTATGTGTCTATCCATGCTTCGGTTTCTTCTCGGACCACATCTTGGCGTCCAGTGAGCACGTACATTTTATCATAACGCTCTTTAAGATTGAACATAGCTTTTTGAGATCCTCGAATAGGTGTGAGATTCATGAAGTCTTTGGATTGGTAAAATTCCTGGACCATTTTTTGTGAAGTTGGTTCATCTACTTCAAATATTTCGCGGTACACATATCTATATTTGGGTTTACTCCATATTTTATGAACCTGGCGGTGGTGGTTTGCCATGGGAAAGAGGAATTTTACTAAGACTTCATCGATATCAATTGCGACTCTATTCATTTATTTATTACAAACATTATTCATAATCTCTAATCACAACACCCACGGGAAATCGGGGAACACCCATCGCGGTAAGGTTTTGGAAGCGCACAGTGAGCATCTTTCCCATAAACTTCTCACGATTTTTGTAATCCTCTTCTCGTTGGATGATGGTACCCTCGGGCCTGACTGTAAATTCCCGATCATCTTGGGTTTTACAGACCCAAACAACTGCATCTGCGTCACGACCGTGACCAGTCTTTGCACCAATGATTTCATATTCCTCGGTCTGGAAATCCTTGTGCTTGAGGAGATAGTTGCTTCGTTGACCAACCTCATAGACACTGAAGCGGTCACGGATCATGGTACCTTCATGTCCTTCTTCAACATGCTTCTGATGCATGAGAGGAAGGTCCTTCTTGGATTTTACGAGTGTCGTTTTGACATATTCGTAATGAGGATTGTAGATTTCTTCTTTGACATACTCCCAGCGTTGCTCGAAGGTCATCTTATCCCTGGCGAGGGCTTCAGCCTTGAGATCAAAGAAATCAAACACGTGGAACTTGAGCTTCAGAGGGTCAGTCTTGAAAGTACTCGTAAGTTCCTCAAAGTTGAGGTTAGGGTCAAACGCTTCACCATCAACGTATTGACCCGGCTCAAGACCCTTCCCAAGAATCTCAGTTCCAGGGATGATCTTCCCAGTTCTTGAGATGCCACCGTCTTTGGAGACAAGTAGGCGAACACCATCAAGTTTGGGTTGAACGTAGAACGGCTCAGAGATGTATTTCTGGCGATCCTCCCACTTGTTGGCCAGCATAGGCAACACTTGGTTACACTTGGTATGCTCATTGTTCCACATGGTTTGAGCTCTCTTGAGAGCCTTCTCGTAACCAGTTTTGACATTGGTTCGTGATTCAGAAAACTTGTCACTTCCCACAATGCCAGAGATCTTCACGATGTCTGCAGTTCCATCCTTCAAGTCCTCAACTTTGATGTCAATGTAGCGATCGCGGTTGTGTTTGTCTTGTTTGATAAGGCGTTCCATTGTACGATAATAAAATATCAGTTTTAAATAGATGTCGGATTTACCGGTTGTAAATTATGGTAGAATGGAACGACTTAGGCCTCCAGAAAGCACATTCATCCCATTGAATGCAAACACTTTCTGTATAATTTTCATTTTTTTGTGTATTTTGGGGTTGTATAAACGTCACACGACGATTACTCAATCTCGGAAACGATTCCATACTTGAGACATTTGTCTGGGGGTAAATAGATATCCTTTTTCATTAAGGACTTGAATTTGGCTTCAGGAATCTTCGTCTTAGAGAGATACATATCCTTGAGCATTTTCATAAGTTTATCTGTTGACTTCAATTCATGTTTGAGATCATTGAAGCTACCCCACATTTCTGTGCTGATTTGGTGGATGAGAAGGTATGCGTTCCTCCCCATTCGCCTCTCAGAACCCCCAAGAAGTACAAAGGTTGCTGCACTACAACAGGCTCCTTGAGCTATAGTGACTACCTTCACACGAGATCGTTCCAGAACATTCATCATGTTTAGGCCAGCGTACACGTCACCACCTTCACTCATGATATGAACACGGATCATTGGCTCGTACCCAACAAGTTCTGCCATCTTCTTTAGGAGCTCTATTTCAAGCTTCTTGAACTTCTCGACAAACTCGAGAGTATTTTCCCTGTCTACGTCCCCATAGAACAACAACTCGTTACCAATAACTTTGATGCAGTCATTCTCCTCTTGTTCCTTCGTTTCATCTTCGGTCGTAGGCATTCTTCAAGGCTTTCTTTACTCTTGTTACGTCCTTTGATTTTAAGCCATTTCCGACAGCAAGATGATTAATGACGTCAAAATCTTGAGGGGTTATTTTATACTCAAGTAGGGGTTCTAAATCCCCGTTTTCCGCATACTTCTTTAATAGGCACAATTCTTCAACCCCCAATCCCATTCTTGATTTTTTATGAATTTCGGAGAATTTTTGTTTCCTCATTTTGTAGTTTCCTAACTTAGTCCAACACGAGCCGGGTCGTATCTTATCTCGGTTCAAAGGTTCTCCTAGAGCCGACTTGGGTACGGTTAACGCGTGTAACACAAAGTATTGCATTAAGTTCCAGTTACCTGACTGGTATATATACGTATCAAAAACATCTGCGTGAGAAAACGAGTTTGTACACTTCAGTATATCCACACCCGTTGAGTCAATGTAGTTTTCTTGAAAGATGTCCCACATGTGACCATGTTCAGCTATACTGTCTAAAATTTCTATGGGACCGGGATCACATAATACATCCGCTATAAACTCTTTAGGGGACTTGAACTCATCTATATCATCATAACCTTCCAAATATGTGAAGAAGTTACGAATATTTCCTTGAGATCTAACTGCTGCTTCATAGGCTTCCCTTCCCTGATTATCAGTCAAAGACAGTAAAACATCAGGTTTGTGTCTAGGAATAATGACAGTTTCAAAATTTGGATACATACACATTGTAGTTGTCGTCACAATCAAAGATCCTCGTGTAAGTTTGTTACCATCTGAAACCTGTTCTATGATGGGTTTGAAAACACTATCGTAATTATCTATGAATACATGTTTTGTTGATGGTTTAATAAATGGTAAAAAATGTGAGTCACGTTTTAAATGGTGGGGTAGCAATTCTATATGATTTGTATCTTCTAGAACTCGTTCTAATATAAACGATTTACCCACACCGATTGGACCACATATAAACACATTCTTACCTTCACGAATATATCTACGAATCAGATCTATCCTTTTTTCGTGGATTGTAGCTACAACTGGTCTTTTTTTTTGCTCGACTATTTTAATGAAGGAATCCATCGATGATCTTACTAATCAGGCCATAGATTTGGTACTCAAAAATGACGCACTACATGATAGAATCGTAAAACCTTTAAGAAGGAAAATTTTACCATTCATTGTATCCGCAATCCTTACCAATCTCTTAATGTTTATTCTTTTGGTGTACCTTGTTCGACGTCTATCTCTTCTTCCTCTTCAATCTCAACTTCTTCCTCCTCTTCTTCCCCTTCCTCCTCAGTAGGTGAAAGCATTCTACCGATCTTCTCAAATGGAGTATCTTCGGTCATAGCCCGTATAGGTGTAGTAGTCTTAGGTGGCTTTAAGAATGGGATTGGTCGCACATCTAGAATTTCTGGTTTGGTAAATATACCATCAATTGGGTAGTCTTTCTCAAAGTTGAGCAGAATGTGCTTGGGTATAGGTGGCGATTGTTCAAGTAGACTATCATATGTAGTTTTACACTCTTCGACGAATTTGAGACCCTCTTTCTTACGTTCATCGCGGGGTAAAGCCAATTGTAACCTAATGTTACGTGATAGAGAACCATGACCTAACGCAGCTGTACGATGGTTTTCCATGAGTTCTTGGATTTTCAAGAACTGCATGATCGTGGCTATGAGACCAGCAATGAGGTTCAATCCACCAATTATAGACGGTGCCGCAGGTTGAATACTCGGTGGTAATGTGGACTGGGCAAAATTAGCCGTTCCCGTTATTGTTGAAAGTACAATAACCGGTAAATTGAAACGGAGAGACAATTTTTTGAACATAAGAAACGCTCGATGGTGCATATACCTGTAACACGCAGAGGACTCACCCCATTGGCGAAGTATATTTTCGTGATACTCGTTCCACGTTTCTTCCATATTAATTTCTTCGCTCATCTTATATTAAGGATGAATATTATATTTGTGATTCATCTTATTTTTCTTATAGCTATCCTAGTTGTACCCTTTACCAATGACAGGAGAAGTTTAGAATTTTACTCTATTTTAATTCCCTTTATTTTTTATCATTGGAGTGTAAATGATGACACATGTGCACTGACTCAAGCAGAAATGGCTATTACGGGGCAAGCGAAGGAAGAGACTTTTATGGGTAGGGTTGTGGGTCCTATCTATAAAATGGAAGAGAATGAAATAAACCATCTCACAAAGACTGTGTTCTTTGTCCTTTGGGGTATAGTTCAATATCGTCTAGGTCACTTCGATAACATAATCAGAGATGTATTCAAGGTTTGGGATGGTAAGAAAATTACATTTGGAAAGGTGTAATTACTTACCGTTCTTAATTAGCTCACGAACACGTTTCACAAACTGTTTATTGCGCTTGATCTTGGGATCCGCTTTAATAATACGGAGAAGAGCCGCAGAAGGTATCCTAGGTGAATTACCCTTGGGCTTAGGAGTCACTTTTAACTTTTTACGCGCATCCTGAAGTTGCTTAGCACTCGGCATTTATTATGTGCACAGATTATTTTCAAAATAAATTGTCCACATCATATAATGGATACCAAAATTGAAGAAGAAATTGGTCGTCTCGAGAAGATAGTAGAGGAAAAGTTTACCACATTTAACGAAGAAAAGGACTTGCTTTCTGTTAAGATACATGAGATCCAAAAGGATATTGATCAGGGGCGATCCAAAACTCCTCGTGTAGAACTTTATAAACATCAAGATGATATCAAAAAGGAAATCAAAAGCTTAACACAATCGTTTATGAGTGACCGTGATTCAATTTACTATAAAATAACTCGTCTCGAGGAAACAAAGAAGAAAATTGAAGACAATGCTCGCCTCAGTAAAGAGTCAATTGATCATAACCTGAAAAATATTCAGGATTTCATTGACCGTGGAAACACGAATGAAATGTTCGCCGCAATGGAGGCCATCAAGAATTCAATCATTATTATGAATAATGAACTCAAGTCGTTAAAGAAGGTGGGCGATACCTAAAACGATCGAATATGTGGGTTGTACAATGGAAGTTGTCATACATGATCATACACATAGCATCAGCTATATCATGCTTCCTGTCGTACGGAATTTCTTCATTTAAAAATTTTTGGGCTAGAGAAACAGTCCGTTCTTTACGTTCTTCGTAGTCTAAATGTCTTATACCAAAATGTGTATGCATGCTCACAGGTGAAACAAGTTTAACCTTATCTCTGAACATGTAATGTAAAAGAATTTCAATATTCGTAAATCCACCCGGGGGTTGTCTTTCAATTAGTATCTTCTCGGCCGCATCAAATAGATGTTGATGATCCTCTACAAATAAAGGAACTAGGTCCACAAAGTCATTGGTCTTTAGATACTTATAGTCTTCCAAACTTACCTTTTTCATGTATTCAACTACAATCTTTGGTCCAGTTAAAGATTCAGCTAAAACTAGACCCATGTTGTGATACCCAATATCTATCGCTAGTATCTTCATACTCTTATCGGAAAGATTTTCCTTAACTATAATAAATGAAGAACAAGACGAAAACTCAGATGCTTTCCGGTATCCTCATTGCGTTAGTACTTGCTCTCGTTTACATGTGGTATAATCCTAGAGTTGTGAAAGTTCCGACACAACCTCAACTCCCGCTAACACCTCGCCCAGTAAGTGTGCGTCGTGAACCAGAGTTTAGGGGACCACCCATTAAAAAGTATAAACCTGGACAAATGCAACAAATGGGAATATTGACAGGTCCAGGTGAAACCACTATGCCATTATATGGTAAGGAAGTTCGTGGTAGACGTGATAGGTATCATTACTACACGACTACACCCGGTCAACAAATCTATCCAGTTCCAGTAAGTCACAATGCCAGAGACTGTATGGAGGATATAGGATGTCAGGAGCTATATGGAAATGAAACAGTCTCAATAACTGGTAAGACTGGTTCATTTGGGGTTAAGATGTATCGCACCGATAACTTCTTCTAATTTACTTTTTGTTACCCATCTTTCTCGCCTGACCTAACAGTTTTAGGGTCGAACAACAACAACAGCAGCACAGTATCAACATACCAGGGAAAAACCACGGTGGAAATGGAATCGGGAATCCTGGGTGTAGATCATAGAATTGCTTACCCCAGTAAAGCAAGATCATTGTGAACATACAGCTCACGGACATCATGAAAGATGAAACCTGTTTGAACTTACCCTTGTTTGATACATCAGGAATTGGACTGATAAAAAACCAAAGAGAAGACATTGCGGCACCCATCGTGAGTGATTTAATGTAGTCTGAGATTTTATTCCCGTATCTGATAATATGTCTTGATACCAGCTACACCATGTAAGAGATACTGTATAGTTCTAATCGCACCCGAGCAAGTTGAACACGCACAGCATGCTAAGGCTATTTTTGGTAACGAGCCATCCATTTCAGCTAAATATGTCATCACTATTATTGAAATTACTACACCAACTGAAGTAGACGAAGCGCTAGATAATGCTACTGTACTCATCTCGTATATAGTATTAACAGAAATTGTTTTCTAGATTTCTAAATGTAATCATATCAAATTCCCTATGCTGGAGGTTTGAACCTCTACGCAGTCTGGACTTGATTTCTAAAAGTTCCTTAATTGTCTCATCGTCCAGATTTTTGAAAAATTGTATTTTGGCCTCCATATCATCGAGTTCGTTATGCTCTTTACGAGCTTGTACATACGGCCACGTATGCTTTCTCAAAGATGAAACCTCATTCTCAAGTTGACGTATTCTAGGGAGGAGTACACGATTAATCATAACCTTTAGTTCATTAACATCACCCATCTTATAACTCATGAGTTCGTTATCTTTAAATTTTATATTTATTGTGAGAATGTAGATGATTGCGATATTCATAATTCTACTCAGTTTGATTTATTTTTATATGGTGCAAAGTAATCACAAATGTCAAGATACATATAACGAAGACTATTCTAAGTTATATGACGTGATTTGGTATGATAAAAAGAGATACAAATCTGAAGTACTATACATTTCCAAAAACGTGAATACTCAACCCGAAAGTGTTTTAGATTTAGGATGTGGTACGGGTAACCACTTAAATCTGTGGAAAGATATATGGCCAGATTCCGTTATAACTGGTATGGATTTATCATTTAACCAAATATCTGTAGCACGCTCTAAAAATCCGGGATTAAATATAGTTCAGGGTAACTACCTTGATCGTGAAGCATGGAGAAATGAATCATATGATGTAATAACGTGTATGTATGGAGCTGGACAATACACAAATCAAACTCAAAAGTTGATTCAAAACGCGTACAGTTGGCTCAAGCCTGGTGGGACATTTATTTTTCATGGTGTAGATCCTAATCACATATGTGACGGGTGTGATCAGACTGCATCAAATACAGACTTACATATTCGTTCCGATAAAAGGGGGCATTGTAATGTACTTTACCCGGGTCTCGTATATAGTTCGTGGTGGACGAGTAGTATATTTTCAAACTGGGTACGATATAACGAAACTTTTTACCCTATAAAAAGTAACAATTGGCCTAGTGATTGGGATGCGAGTAAAATTGTCGGAAATAACGTACCATTGGGAATGAAAAAGCATTCTAAAAATAAAAAACTTACAACGAATGGACATAGTATGTACCTCCTACCACCCTCTCGTATCTCAATGATAGGTCGTCAGATGGGATTTACTAAAGCTATAATTAATCCAGTCCAAGGTATTAAACAGGTCGATGATGGTAGTCAGGGAAGTGAAGAATATTTCATCTTCTTTAAAAAATAATTGTTTATAGTAATATGCAGTACAAAGATCTGAAGGAAAAGGCCAAGAAGGCGGGTCTACGAGTTACCAAGGATGTCCGTGGAAAGCGGGTCAAACTTACTGCTAAGGAACTCCGCGCCAAAATTAGATTGAATTTTGAGAATAGTGTCAAAAATGCTCAGCAAGTTATTCGGGTATGTAGAACTATTGTGGGTCCAGGTCCTCAAATGACAATGCGTCCCAGTGGTGTACCCCCACCTCCACCTCCACCTCCACCTCCACCACCCAGGAAACCTGCCGTAAATGCCAAACGCGCGGCACTTATGGCTGAATTGAAAAATGTTTTGAAAAAAAAAGGTATGAAGAAAAATAATCTTACTAATTAGTATATTACGACTATGGCTAACAATAACCAGCCCGCGAACAATGCTCTCAACAACGGTGCCAAGAAGCTCCGTGAGATCGCTCTCAAATTAGCGACGGACGCTATTAACAAGGCGCGTGCTGCGAACGGTGGTAACAACGCGGCTCCCGCCAACAATGCTAAGCCCAATAACAACGCTAAGCCCAATAACAACGCTAAGCCCAACAACAATGCTAAGCCCAACAACAACGCTAAGCCCAACAACAACAAGCCCAACAACAACGCTAAGCCCAACAACAACGCTAAGCCCAACAACAATGCTAAGCCCAACAACAACAAGCCCAACAACAATGCTAAGCCCAACAACAACGCCAAGCCCAACAATGGCAACGCGAAGCCCAACAATGGCAACGCGAAGCCCAACAACAACGCCAAGCCCAACAACAACGCGAAGCCCAACAACAACGCTAAGCCCAACAACAACGCCAAGCCCAACAATGGCAACAACAAGCCCGCCAACAACGCTAAGCCCAACAATGGCAACAACAATGCTAAGCCCAACAATGGCAACAACAAGCCCGCCAACAATGCTAAGCCCAACAATGCTAAGCCCAACAACAAGCCCGCCAACAACAAGCCCGCCAACAACAAGCCCGCGAACGCGTAAGGCTTAAAAAATATAGATATGATAGTAGTATGGGTTTAGGATGTTTCTGTCAGTCAAGGGAACGAAACCTAAACATCAAACATTTAAAAGACCTCGCAAATAATTGGATTATGAACGATGAAAATATTGAGAAAGCACAAATACTCATATCCAATTTTTCTGAAAGTGTAAAAGAAGACGATGGTAAAAATCGTACTCATATGAGAAAAATGTGGTATCGTGAAATAGATGGTGACACATCTAAAAAATTAGTACACATCTCCAAGTTGTGTGTGGTAAACACTCTGTCAAAACATCTTGAATTGGAACATATTAAGAACATTTTGAGAGAATGGGAAGGTGATAATTTTGATAGCATACACTACACTCTTAGCAATTACACCAAAAAGATGCGTGACGTGGAAGATGTAGACCTAGTCTATTTTGATTCCATTGAAGATTTGGTTAAATTTGAATTAGGTTTAGATTTATATAAACGTCTCGTTCTAATTATACACTTTTTTGAAAAGTTCCAAGAATTTAAACGATCTGTATCCCAAACCTGTTAGACATAAACCGTTTGACACCTCCAGTAGTTGGAAAACTCCAGAGATACCAACGTGACCAAAAACCGGCCCCGTTGATACCGCTCATTTTCCAATCCTCTTTGTCACTCCGATTGACGTCTAACATTAGGTTCTGAATCTTATTGGGATCTCTCTCTGCTATAATACGTTTAGGTATCTGACCTCCATGACGTAATACATAGGAACGCATACGTGAGGGAGTCTTGTGTTTGGTGTAGTCTGAATATCCTCTTGCACCAAAATCAACAGTTTTACCGTCTTCTAAAATTGCCCTGAATTTCTTTTTAGAATTGGGGCTGCGAACAATCTTGACGCGCATACTTAATATCTACAAATATAATTTACTTACCGCAACCACAGGCACCAGTGGCGCAGTAGTTTTCCTTCTTGTCGTCACCGGGAAAGAGGAAGAGCTTCTCAGGACCACGCTTCACACGGTAGAGGTGGTCGTACATGTGGAGCAGACCAATGGTAAGGGCGAGAGTCGCAACAACGACACCCTTAATCTTGCGAGCAGTGAAAGCATACGCGATGATAACACCGGCGATGATCATCTGAACGATGGTGAGTTGGGGGATGGCGGGCATAGTGAAACGATCCTTCATCTCCTTAGTTTCGGTGGTAGGGGCGGGGGCATACATAGAGGTCTTTGGGGTATAACCTGGCATTTATTATGTATAGAGAAAATAATGTGGTACTTGGTTGGAATTCCATTTGTATTGATCTGTCACGATTTCATGAAATTACCTGTAGATAGATTATACTTCCACAACTGGAAAAGACCATTTGTGGGTATGAGAAATACTCTGATAGATATTATAGCTCATTCACCCACATATTCACCCTGGAAATTTAAAGGTCTATGGTTAATCAAATCTCATTATAAGCAGATACGTGAAGAGTTTGAAGAAATTTCAAAAACTCTAGAGAAGACTATGTATCATGACGTAGATCCCTGGTTTGACAAAAATGATAACTACTACCGGTACTCTTTTGATCAGTTCCCCAAACTCAAAAGTCTTGTTAGACAGATACCCTCTATTGAGGAGTCTACGGCTTCGTTCGCAGTTATGGATACTCCTATGACTCTATCACCTCATAGAGCTGAGACGAATCATTTACTTAGATATCATCTTACGATACTTGGAAATGGTGATTGTACTTTGTACACAGAAAGAGGGCCACACGTCCATCGTGAGGGTCAAGATTTCTTATTTGATCACTCAAGATACCATGAAGTTATCAAAACTGGATACAGTAAACGGGTAGTACTTATTCTAGATGTCAAAAGATTTTAGGAGATGAAAAAAAATGACATTGTATTATATGAAGATTAGAACGATACTTATCATATTGTTCATAATACTGCTACCATTTATTCTGAACTTATGGGATGGATATCTTAAACCAGCTCAGAGTGGTAAGTTTAAGGAGTTGGATTGTAGTATAATATCTAACAGTCTAAATCCATATGTAAATGACATCATACACATCGCACAGAACCATGGCAATAAATCCACATCGGGTGCAGTTGAAGGTTACAAGATCACTCGGGGTACAATTAAGGAAAAATTACCACAAGTATTCAACTTGATAGATGAATATGTATCTAAGATTAGAAATGATAAAACGAAACCAGCTGACTGTAAAAATGAACAATACTGTTGGTTCCTGAGACTGTACAACAAAAGTGGTCACTACATTGACTGGCACTTCGACAACAATTTTACTGGTGGTAAGAGAAAGACGTATGTGTGTAACATATACACGAGTGAATGTAATACATCACATCTCATGACTAAGGATCGTAACGATAAAGTCAAAATTAACGAGAGTAAAGCTGGTAAGGGTGTGATATACAATGGTAGTGATGTTAAACATTCAGTTTCTAAGCAACAAAATGGGTGCACTCGTATATCTCTAATTATTCCATTATATGAGAATGATTCAGTGACCCCATTAGGTTGGTTTCGTAGGATAGCGCGTAATATATCTGATAGTGTTTTGAAATTATAAGTGTTTTCGGCAAACTGCGCTATACATGTCACTCCCACCAATGAGTTCTAGAGTTTTATCAGCCACCATACGCTTTGTGAAGGGTCCAGGAGTTCCGTCGTTACAGCACATACACAAAGCCGAAAGTTTAGTGACGTCACAAGCAAGTGGGATACAGTCTAAAATTTCACCAAATTTCCTTTGAAAAGAGTCAGCATCAAGACCTGCTATAATTACACTCTTTTCACAGTAAAGACAGCACTCAACGAACTTCTTCAATCTAGGGAAGAACTGTGCTTCATCTATCGCTATGATATCGGCATCATGAAAGGACAAAGTATCCGTGACATCAAAAAGATCATAGGTTTTGAAGCAGTCAAATTTGACATTGTCGTGCGTTTTAAGAACTTCATCAGGGGATCTGGTATCTTTGGAAGAATTTATGACCAAAATCTCTTTTCCAATAACTTTCAGACGCTTAAGTCGCCGAACCAGTTCAGATGTTTTACCTGAAAACATATTCCCCATAATTATTGACAATCCCATCTCACCTGATTATTATAATATTGTATTTTTTATATGGGTGAACTTCACAAATGTATCTTCAACGGCCACAGGGGTTACTACAATCCTAGGACGGGGCGCGTTAGATTTGGAAAGTGTATATATTCCAGTATCGCGTCGGCTATAAAATATCTCAAGTGAAGATAGATGAGGAAGAAGAGTCTTGTGTTTAGTTGGTGGTTGTGGGCTTTATCCGTATCATACTATTTGGGATTTAATCCCTACTCTCCTCTATTACCTCTATTATTAGCAGTTGGAGTTGCTGCATATACTACGTCCATTAGATTTACAGGTGATTATCACTGGTCTAAAAGGGTAGTTATAATTGGTTTAGAGATTCTATTTGCATTACTCAGTTATGTAAAAGATCCGTCGAGGTCTCTTTTAAACACAGAGGATGCGATATTCAACGTCGTGGTGTTCTTGATTTATCTCCTCCACGTTCATTTAAATGGTACAGACGTATTTACGTTGTACTTCAAAACGTTCCCGGAATCTCATCGTGGGGAGACGTTCGTGGAGCATGTGAAGAAACTCATGGGGCGACCTTAATAAACACGGGTTTCTCAGGTCTAACAAGAAATAGTCCAACTTGTAAGACCCTACGTGCGATTTGCGATCCAACTATGATCGTACTACTTTCCACATACTTGCGAGAGTTTGGTCTATGATGATCCAGTACCTTCTTCATAGATAGAATCCTTCTTAGAGATATATTATTACAATGTACTGTATTTAATTCAAGATTAACTGGCTCATCGTACCTACCCCATACACTGTTGAAAAATAAATCAATATGTTTAGGTCTAGTACTATCACATATCATCAGAGAACACGTTCGTCCCATTTCTATTCTGTGTGATAAAAAATATCACTAAAAAGTAAGATGCCTCTTACTGATGCTGCCATCACCAAGAAGGTGGGGCAACTGCGTGGAAAAGAAGGTAAAGTCTATGCACCCCTCAAATATTTCAGGGGGCTTGGGACTCTCAAGGAGGTTGAAACTCGTTACAAGAAGATGCTCAAGAAGGACTATACCAAGTTCCGAACAGACGAAGGAAGAAAGACAAAGACTTCCTCCTACACCCAAAAGTTTAGGAAAAGGTACGGATCAGATGTCAAGTCGTTACCAGATATTGCTAAGGCTACTGGCATTCCTCTAAAGACTGTGAAGACCATCTACAATAGGGGACTCGCTGCATGGAGAACCGGGCACCGACCGGGAGCATCTCCCCAAGCATGGGCATATGCTAGGGTTCATAGTTTCGCCACTAAGGGGAAGACGTACTACACGGCTGATAAGGATTTGAGATGAGATATTTATCAAGCGCACTTCTAGCCTCCTTCCGGGTGTCGTGGCACCCGAGGAACTTCTTCTTGCCGTTCCGCGGCGCCTCCGCGCACCATTTATTTTTTTGTTTATTGAAATATACACACCCGGAACCCCTCGGTCTCCTGCGTTCGGGCATTTCAAAGCCCTCGGGGTCAGCATTGTACCGTTCTAACACTTGTCTAGCCTCATCCTCGGTGTCGAAATATCCAATATGTTTGTCTCGGGAACCTTTCGCATGCCATTTACCCTGTCTTTTATTGAAATGTACACTCCCGGAACCCGCCGGTCTCATGCGTTCGGGCATTTCAAAACCCTCGGGATCAGCCGTGTACCGCTGCAAAATTTCCACCGCTTCTTCGCGAGTTTTACAACCGTGAGATATGTACACGTTTTCTCCATCTATCTTGACCACTGGCGAAAATAAACCGTGCGCCGCATTACACCAACCCCGATACCCATTTTTCACTATCGCACGCTTTTGCTTACTTTCTTTCGCACGAAGCTTACTAATATCAGAATGTGTCCCACCCTCACCACCGCCTTCCATAAGATTGTACCCGTGCGGTGTCATCGTGTTGTACGTTTTGATCCAATACTTTTCCCGATCATTTAATTGATCTTCCGGGATATTCTCTTCGACGATTTCACGTTTCATTTGGTCCCACCCGTATTTATTGATTGCTCGTGCCAGTGCCACGCAACTCGAATTTTTTTTTGTGTGTTGACGCATTCTTGCAGAAAAGGACTGGACCGTTTTACCGACATACATTTTCCCAGATGGACTTGTAATTTTGTAAATTAAACCGACCCGTTCGTTATTTGTCATCCTATTTAAAACTCAACGCCCATCCTCTTTAACCATGGCCAATAAAAATCCGCGTTAAATACAAGATGGTTCATCTGGACCGAATACACGAAGAAATACGTGATTAAAACATTCTACACACACGCTCGTAGATACTAGGTGTCTTCACTGGCTCGGGTGCAAACTTGAGTGCGAAGATTTTACCCACAATGACTTGATTTTTCTCGGTTTCACTCGCCATCTTGTCCGAATGTTCCATCATATCTTTCAACATATCCAGCATTCGTGTGTTAGATACTAGATAGTTCCTCTGATCGTGAGCTGCGGCCTTTTCAGCCCAAGATACAGCATTCTCCCTCACCGAATTATTCATTTCGAACTGTTTCGTTCGCGGTGGCAGCCGGACTCGGTTTCGCTTCCCTAAACTCTTCGCACAGCCCACTAATGGTTTCACCATATGTATGAAAACGTTTGTCATCATAGGCTTTATCACACACGGCATAGAGTAGTTCATCACTCACTCCGTAAAGAAGGACATCCTTGTTTTCAATCGTGTATTCAAAAAATTCATTCATTTCATCACGAGGCACCCCATCCGGGTACGTCTTGATGAGAGTATCGAGCTTGTGTTCGAAATCGGTGAGAGTCATGTTTGTTTTTACTTAAAAAATAAATGAATAATACATTTACTTAGGTTCGTAATGACTGATCGCATTACGTGGGATGAATACTTTATAAACGTCGCAGATCTCGCCTCTGTTCGATCTCCGTGTGAGAGGTTGAAGGTGGGGTGTGTCCTCGTGAAGAACAACCGCCTCATCAGTATGGGCTACAATGGATTCCTCGCTGGGTGACCAACCATAAGTCCTATCGTGAGGGATGGACACGAACAGGCTACGATTCATGCAGAGATTAACGCAATCACGGATGCGGCGAAGAGGGGTGCCTCCATCGATGATTGTGTGGCGTACGTGACACATTATCCATGCCTCAACTGTTTCAAAGGCTCTTGCGAGTAGTGGTATTAAAAAGGTGTATTACAAAATAGACTACAAAAACGATCCAATCCTTGAAAAATTGGATTATGGAATACCACTTATACGATTATGAATAAGATCACAATATTCCTTATTGATTTCTACACCAATGTAAGGTAGGTCAAGCTTCTTCGCCGCTACACATTCACTACCAGAACCCGCAAATGGTACAAAAACATAACCGTTTTCTGGTGGCTGTTTACATGACTTTAGAAGCTTTTCACATAACTCCAATGGCTTTTGGGTGGGATGATCCACGCGTTCATTCTTTCCTGCACCTCCAGCTAGAGCTGGTATTTTGATAACATCCCTAGGAAGAGCACCACCGGGATGTGCCGTATACGTTGTATCAGCTGCACCCTCTTTGGAAAAGCGTCCCTTTGTTCCTTTACGTGTTTTACCAGCAGCGCCATTCACGAATCCTTGGGTGTATGGTTCTCGGACGTCGTCTCTATGAAACACCTTTGAATCTTTCCATAGAACAATAATAGATTCATGGGAACGTTGCCAGAAATTGAGTGATGGAGTTGTTTTATTTGTATAGTGCCATACTACCCACCGTCTATTAACTTCTTCTGGAATACGAGCTAGGATGAGAGCCTAGGATTTCACTGAAGCCGTAGATGAACATTGTACCATCTTTGCGTAAAATTCGTAAACATTCCTTGATCCAATCGTCACACCACTTAAGATACTCACCCATCGGCTGTTTATCACTCTTGTTTCCAAAGTCTTTTCCAATATTATAGGGAGGATCTGCGATTCACAATTTGAGCACTTTCTGTACCTAAGTCGGGGAGTAATTTTCAGTAGATCATCATTAATCACACGAGACTCCATCATGTCTGAATATACACCGATAACTTTAAATATGTCTGAAGACGAAATCATTGCCGCTGAGGTACTTACAACTATTATCGACAATACAGTAAGTATGAATTCTACCCTTTCAAGGTTTGTGGCGTCAAGGGTGCTTAAGGCTACCCAAATTGAAAGGTATCAGAACGCTGGTGCACCGAAGGAAATCATGCATTTCATCAATAGATGTGGGGGACAGAGTATGGGAACTGAGTGTGAACATTACGCTAGAGCATTTTTCCCATCACTTGGTAAACGACACTAAAGGTGATACCAAGAAGAAATCGGGGTACGATCAAATTCACAAACCATCGGGAATACAAGGTTGAACAAAAATCTGGGGGTAATTGGGATCCCGAGGATCGTTCTTGGAAATGGCAACACATTGAACCAAATCACCCTTGGAAATTTTTGTTGTTTTGTGGTATCGGTTACAAAGATATTCATTGGTTCTTTCTCAGTCGTATTCGTTTTGATGAATTGTGTGAGAAAAAAGTGATTACACCCCAAGGAGATCAGGATGGAAATTCCTATCAAGGATGGTGGTTTTCGTACCAAGATGCGAAAGACGATTTAATAGAAGTAACTTCACCCGATCATCTGGATAGATTAGTTAATGAGTTGTAATATTTTCAAACGGATAAAATTCTATATCTTCATTTGTTTTATTGAATGGTTGTTTAGAAATGTAAAAGTATAATTCTTCATAATAACGATAGTTTCCACATGAGCATTTCAGATTGTACATCATGATACCAATTTCACTATTAGGATAAGTTTCTTTTAGTTTTTTATTAATACTAACTGGGTATTGTTCATTAAAACGTTTAAAATCATCTTCGGTTCGTATCAATATCATGTGATATTTTTTGTTACTCCCTTTCTTTAATTTAAGATACTTTTTGTATAAAGGTGCAAGTTCTTCAAATTCACCACGCATATCCATAGTGTAATTTAATACACCTCCATCACTAAGTAGATTTTCAATTATATGGTCGTCATGTGAATCAAAATCTATAACTGTATTATTCGTAGTAGTTCTTGCTATATCATACACAATTATGTCAAACTTCCGTTTTTCTGTATAGATATACTTATAGGCATCCATAGCTGATAAATCCAGTCTCGGGTCATTGAACGCATCTTGTGTATATTTTCTCATAATTGGATTTGTTTTTACAAAGTCAATCAACACATGATCAATTTCAACATTCTTGATGTACAAATCTTTTTGTTTTAGAGCTCGCATAGCTGGATATCCATCACCTCCTCCCAAAATAAGGATATTTTTCAAGGGGGTGTTTAACAGTTTAATTGGTATATCAACCATTGCGTAATGTGATTTATTGAACTCTTTGGTGTGATTTTGTATCGCACCATTTAAAAACATAGCAACATGATTCGTCCTTTTATCTCTTGCCAAGTCAATAGTTTGATATGGACTTTCGAGGTGGTGTAATACTTCTAATCCTCGTGTGCTAATACTCGTCTCAGTTTTATTCCTATAGATAAATAAACCTACTGAGATTAAGAGTAAAACAAATAACACAGTCTTCATCTTATATGTTCAGACAATTTATAACATGAAAATTAACGCCTCAATATATTGATTTTCATAGATGTGGACTCAAACTCACTTTTTAAATGATCTATAACAGAAATACACTTACTTTGATTTTGTTCACATGTGAAGAAGTCTATACGAATTTTTTGATGTTCAGGCCATGTATGCATAGAGAAATGACTTTCCGAGAGTAAGTATAATAAGGTTAATCCATGGGGTTCAAAGTGATGTATCATCTTATCTAATATAGTCGCTCCCCCATTTTCTAATGAGGTATCACAAATCTTAGTTAGTCTGTCATTATCCGTAACCAAATCCTTTTCTACATTATCTAGGTCAACTATGTAGTGTATACCAACTGATACTAACCTCTTAGGAACATCACGATTAGAAAATCCAATTGGTTTTGCTTTTCGGCGACCGTACATCTAGATGTTTTTCGTGGTTATTCTTTATCTTGACTAAAATTATAGGATGCCTTGTCCTATTTGTACAGGAGCTTTGATATCAAAAGCAGCGGCGAGTACTGCCGCTGTCTTAACTGCCGCGAAACAAGTAAAAAAGACTCGGAAAAAACCTAAACCTAAAAGTAAGTAGGATGATACTTCTTGACCAAATAGCACGTTACATATCCAAAGATATCATGTTACCTACACGGTGTCACGCGACTAAAAAGCAGCGTGTATCAGTAAAAGATTGTTGTGAGTGTAAAATCTTCTGTAAAAAACCACCAAAGGGTTCAGCACCTGCGGTGGTACTATTAAAGAATAAATACCCATAAAGAGTAATGGATCCCTCACAGATTCCCAACGATATTTTACGTGTGCTTCAAAGTCCCGAGCTTCCAATGGCCAAGAAAATGATGGCTTTCAATATGCTCATGCCCAATCTACCAGCTGATCCAAAACACACACAGGCGTATAACGACAACCTAGAGGTTGGTAATACGATTAAGCGTCTTGTGGACGAGGGAAAGATAAGTATCAATGGGTTAGACAAGGACTTTAAACTAAACATAATTACCAACTCGCAGTAGAGACATGACGAAGTTGATTCTCACTCACATCAAATTGTGCGGGATCAACTACAATCTTGCGCTTCACGCGTGATTCCATCGGTTTCGCGTGAGACGTCTTATTACCCGATGCATACGGGATGGATGAATGGTGTAGACAAATACGCACCTTGCCATCATCGTTGCGCTTGTAGCCGAATGTATATTCAACCTCTGAAATTTCACCCGTTGTGGCACATGTGAACTCGTATGTACCCATGGCATGTGCCACTTCACCGTGACAGTCAATCTGGTGATTATTGAAGATCACCCTACTGAAACCCTTTTTGGCATTGATTGCGAAGCCTTGATCTTCTTTGAAACCACTAATTACGGCATCGTGACCCACAAAGTAAGACATGGCATCGTTAGCGGTAGGACGAAACTGTTGTTCTACTGCTTTCGTAGGTTTGAAGAGTACGTTAGAGTGGTCATACCCATACAACTCACCCGCGCGCTCACCTGCGAGACTCACGTAATCACCACCAGTGAGGAAAGAGTTAGAAATATCTACGATGGATTGCGCCCAGAAGTTCTGTGCCTCGATGACCTCACGTTCGGTCACGTGGTTGATAAGTTGAGAGGCTTCATTAAGATCAGAAAAATCTTCCATAACTTGTGTCATCGGTGTACGCATACGAGTAGTTAATGGTTTATTAAACCCACGGGCTGCGTTAACTTCTGTATCGTATTGGGCAGGATCCGTAAATACACGAGTTTTAACATTTCGCGTGGTTGGGATAACGAAGGTGAGTGCAAAAGACATGTTTTCTATTTAACACATCTATTCTTTATCCCCCTTCTTTTTGCCTGGACGAATGGCCCATTTATTTTCCTTGTTAAACTTTTCGTAATCAATCTCTTCAATCTTAAATTTTTCCATGATGAACTTCTTTAGGGGGTGTACTCGAGCCGGGGCTTCGGCTGGTTCTACAGAATCATTCTTCTTAGCTTGAGTGCGGATATTGGGTCGTGTGATTATGGGTTTTAAAGCAAACATTTGATATATCTATAATGGATATAAAGTTTTAACACGTGGCATCCATATGAAGATTGAGATCTCAAATGGAGATCTAATCGATAAGATTACGATTCTTGAAATTAAAATACATGAAGTTTCTGACGAAGAAAAGCTAAAAAATATTACCAAAGAGTATAAACTTTTGGTAGAACACGAGTTTAAATGTCCACATAAGGATAAGTTGAAGGATATAAATTATGCTATTTGGGGGTATCAAGATATGATTAGAATGTTATTACGTAAAAATGCTCTAAACAATACATTCGTGAACTATGCGAAAAGAATTCATGAACTTGGTGAAGAAAGGAGTATAATTAAGAGACAAATTGATATAGAAACCAAATCAGAAATAATTGAAGAAAAGGGATACGAGACACCCGTCCCTACACCATGTCATTCGTATTCATCGTTAGATGATCCAGTATTTTTCATGGAAGGGCATTAATAGTGGATGATACCATTTGCTGCGAGAGTCAGCTTGGCTACAGTCATAGCGGTGAGACCGACTGCGAGTTCTGGCCACTTTACCTTGAGTAAACGACCCGCGATTGTCATTGGTAAAATCCATGTGACGAGTTGGAGTTGTGCATAATTTACGAGATCTGGAGAAGGTAAAGCGGCTTGGACACGTACAGGTTTGACAAGGCGCCTGTTAGTCCTTACCCTTGTTTGGAGAAATTTTGTGGAAGGTTTATGAATGTTGACGGGTGCTGTGAGTGTTGCCATTTTATACATTTTGTTTGAATCTATCCTTTAAACACCTAAGTCCGTGAAAACTACTTCATTTTTATAAAACTTCCAATGTCTACTACCATGAACTCCCGTTCCATTACCGACTACATCCTCAAGCTTGAGAAGGAGAACCGCGAACTCCAGAGTCTCTGTGACGAACAAGGCGAAACCATTCGCACCCTCACCTTCAACGAGATTGATCTCAAGAAGCAAATCCGAGACTTCAAGAAGATCCGCGCCGTCTTGGGTGACATTGACTCTCACGAGGTATCTCGCTTCAAGATTGAGGAGCTCAAGAAGCTCTATCAGCAATCTGAGAAAGAGCGCGTCCAAGCCCTTCAGGAGCTTCTCAGCTACCGCAAGAAAGAAAAGTCGTCTCTTTACGACACAACTTCAAGGACATACAACTACAATCAAGGACTTGTTGAGTATCTTATTGAACTCGGAAACATGACCTCTGATTTCTACAAGACTGCCGCCTACGAGAGAGCCGCTGAGATCATTGGAAACCTCCCTTACGAGGTTGAGAGTGGTGAGAGCCTACTCAACCTCAAGGGTATTGGTAAGGGTATCGCTGGCAAGATTGATATCTACATCGATGAACAAGATTCTGATTACGTGGAGTCCGACGTTTCTGATGAGGAATCCGTTGCATCCAATGACCCCCTCGACCTCGCTAAGTATGATTCTGACTCGGATGATGACGAGTCTTTCGTCTCCGAGACTGACGACGAGGATTACTTTGTTTCCCACAACGCCGGACTATCTGAAATGATCTACGAGTGTGCTGACAAGGCTGAAGACAACTTCAAGCGCAACGCATACACCAAGGCTGCCGATACCATCTACAATCTTCCTTATAGGATCACAAATGGTAAAGATGCTATGAATCTCCCAGGTGTTGGAAAGTCCATCGCTAAGAAGATTGACGACTACCTCTTTACTTCTTCGTAGATGTGTTTTATAGTTTTTATTTTCATAGCAATTGTAATGACATTATTATTATTAATTCTAATATTTCTTGCCTTATTTTTCATGTATCACACCCGTTCCCAATCTCGTGTTAATTATTTGGAGCAGTTTTATGATATCTATACCCGTAATGTCTACCCTTTTCATAGAAAGATTGGAACAATAGAGCGCGAATACATATCCAATTTAAAAGGTGTTTATGACTATTACAAAGAGTTTCGAGAGACTGTACACATATCTCCATATAGTTTCAGTATTTCTATAGATAAAGAGACCAACAAAGTTAATCTAACTCGTGTCAACATTGGATCCGTAGAATCAGATATCACTTCACACGTGGAGAAGTTATTGCGACACATTGGGGTAGATACCCAGATATGCGCTCCGAACTACAGATACTACGGGGTTGGTTGGGATCTTGTTGACGAGATTATCAAATTTTACACACTAAGTAATGATAAGAGTAAGATTGAATGTTACGTCTATAAAGTCAAGAGAGATGCTGAAAATGAGATCGTTGAGTCAAAGTTTGAGACTAAAAAGGAGTATGATGTCGGGGAGAAAAATACAGTCATGCATAAAAATGGAAAGAAGATTAACCAGAAGAATCTTTCTAGGATCTCTCCCATGAATACTAAACATCCAGTGGCAAATGATTGGATAAAGAAAATGAAGAAATTAGGTTTCATGTTCGACACCCACAGTGATTATGGTGGAAAGATTAATTTGTACTTTGACTAAAAAATCTCAGTGTCTAGTAAAGAATGGTTTCATATGTATTAAATGTGGACAAGGTGGGTGATCTTAAGTTTGGTCGTAAGAAGTGCCGTCTTCATAAGAAGAGTGAAGTGGTACAGGTTGCCAAGGACTATGGTATACCCACCCCTAATAAGAAGACTGTCAGCGATTTATGTGGACGTTTAAAGAAGAAAATTAAGGAAGGTGAGCGAGTTTCGCGAGAGGAGGTGAAGAAAATTCTCGCCAATCAGAATAATATTCCCCTCGCCAAACTGTATCCTCAAGCTGCCAAGAAGCGCGCTGTCGCCAAGAAAAAGGTACTTACACCCTCTATGAAGGCTGCTCTTAAAAAGAAGGCGGTCACCAATTTCATGAAAGGTATGGTAACCACGAATGCTAACATCAAGAAACTCCGGGAACTGAATGAAAAGCCCAAGCCCTCCAAGAAGGCTAAGTCTCTCACAAAGGACGAGGCGCGAAAGAGAATTAAGGCTATGAAGGGTCTCAGTGCTAATAATAAGTTTCTATTTGTGAATAAACTCAATCTCAATCAACAATCTCCCCGTCGTGTCGTTCGTATGGCTCGTGAAATGGCTCGTCTACGGTAAGATCGTTGTAAACCTTCTCATCGGTGTCATAGAAACTTGCACTATCCCCAATCATCATTTCTCTCACAATTTGGTACAATACCGTTGAAAGTGCGAATTTGTACGCAAGGAAACCAACAAATGTGGCACCATAATCAAAATCAAATGCGAATGGCGCGTTATTCCACGACACTTCAAAAGCAGCGGCACCTAGAGGTGCAAAGAACTCCTTCTGAATTGTTGAATTTTCGAGTTTATCTACCCGATCAGAGAGAAGACTCACATACGCATAAGATGTTACTGCACCCAGCATCGCGGATACACCTTGATCTGCACCTTGTGTGATGAAGTAAGAAGCACTCAAAGCAGAACCATAACCAGCTGTAGAGTTTTTTAGGGTTTTTTTTAGGTGAGCATATTCGGTGTGAATCGGTTTACTGAAAGCCCAAGTGAGAGACATTTCTTGATTAAATATAGTTAAAATCTTTATCTCAGTTAAATTTAATAAATGCCTTGTCAACTTTGTAAAAAGAAATGTGGTGTCCCCATTGATTGTAAATATTGTGGTGGTAGCTTTTGTCCGAGTTGTCTCAATTTAACAAAGCATGATTGCCAAGGTGCAGATATCAAGAAGATGAAACAACGTAAAGAACTTGAGGAAAATATAGCATTTGAACCACCCCCCAAATGCTTAAAGATTTGATGGGTTAATAGAATGGGGTGGGGAAAAGGTAAGTTGCTGAGATGTCCGAGTGGTCTAAGGAGGACGACTTAAGATCGTCTGTGCTATGCACGCGCGGGTTCGAACCCCGCTCTCAGCATCTATGGGCTTGTAGTGAAACGGATATCACTCCAGACTTCTAATCTGGTATTCCGGGTTCGATTCCCGGCAAGTCTGCCAGCACTCATAGCTCAGTGGTAGAGCGCAAGCTTAGTAAGCTTGAGGTCAGGGGTTCGAAACCCTTTGAGTGCATCTATATTAAAAAGAATACATGTATATCTCATAGCATGAATAACGACAAATCTATAGTTTTTATTCATGATGTGGCTTCTGCTCTTTTTTTAATCCCATTTTCTATTTTGTGTGTAGCTGAAGTATTTTTTGGGTATGTCATTGATCCTATGTTTCTGACGACTGCTCTCTTTTATCACCTATTTTATGACACGGTTTGGTTATACTGTTTACCACAAGCAACTCATCTATCTGGTTTTGTGATGTTACATCACATTATTGCTGCGTCTATGTTACTGTATCCACTATATAATCCTGAAGCTACTCAATTAACAGCCCTAGGTGGACTTATTGAAATTGACACGTCTATTTTGATTCTACGCCGTCTATTTAAAAATTCTGTATTTTTTGATCTTCTCTATCGTATCTCCAATTTGGTTATACGGGTATTTTACGAAACTCTAGTTTTATTATTTGTCGTTCAATTCTTTCGTGAAGAAAGTCTACTCGTTAGAATTCATATGGTGGGTTCACAGATGTTTATAACTGTATTTAGTTACGGTATATGTGCCATGACATTTTCAAAACCACATCGTAAAAGGATTAAAAGTAATTGACATGTTTAAGATAAGATGAACGAATTTCATAAATTTGAAAATCAAATATCTAGGTGTGTTACATGTAGGACTTTACGGATATTTCATTGGATCAAGAAAATCATGAAGATTGATTAAAGATTTAAATCTAACTTAATAATAGTATGCAGATATTCGTGAAAACACTCACTGGAAAGACAATTACCTTAGAGGTTGAGTCTTCCGATACAATTGATAACATCAAGGCTAAGATTCAAGATAAGGAGGGTATCCCCCCCGATCAGCAGCGACTTATCTTCGCGGGTAAGCAGTTGGAGGATGGACGCACTCTAGCTGATTATAACATCCAAAAAGAGTCTACACTTCACCTTGTTCTCCGTCTCCGTGGTGGTGCCAAAGAGAAGGAGAAAGAGAAACCCAAGCGTAAGCCTAACGCTTACATGAATTTTGTTAAGAAAATGCGACCCACCGTGGTAAAGGATTACCCAGATCTAACTTTCACTGAGATTGGTGCGAAGTTGGGTGAGTTGTGGAGGGCTCTCACGGATGACGAAAAGAAGAAGTATGTAAAAGCTTAAGGATTTGAGTTTATAAGTGAGTAGATGCCTCTCGGGGTCAAAAAGCTCTGTTACGATGCTTGTTTGCCTACTCGTGGTTCTGATGGTGCTGTGGGATATGATTTATATAGCTCCGAAGCTGCGACTGTACCGTGTCAGGCGGGACGAGCTTTAGTTGGCACCGGTATTGCTTTGTCTATCCCGGATGGTCTATACGGGCGTGTAGCTCCCCGTTCTGGTCTAGCTGTGAAGCACTGTATTAATGTTGGTGCGGGTGTTATTGACCCCGATTATACCGGTGAAGTCAAGGTCGTCCTATTCAATCATGGTACGGAAGACTTTGAAATCAAGAAGGGTGATCGTATCGCTCAACTTATTTTGGAAAGGTGTGATACACCTATGATCAAGGAAATTGGTCTTCTTGACGAGACACTCAGAGGTGATGGAGGCTTCGGATCTACTGGTCAGTAAAGTCACCTTTACAGAACCATAAATCTTCAGCTCTAGGCATAAAAAGTATGCCGTGACTCATAACCATAGACAATTTGGCTTTATTGACACTCGGGTAAGACCACAATATCCACCTTTCCCAATATTCGGCCCGGAAGAAATCTTCCCAATCTTCTTTAGAACTTTCCCTAATTTTCAACATTTCTTTCTGTATCTCATACGGATTTGTCTCTATTCGCAGCTCCTTAGGAACGATAGCACCTTTCCTAAGAAGTTGTGCACGCATAAGTCTTGGATTACCATGATCTGGATAATGTTGAAAACCCTTCTCACCAAAATCAATACTTCGTTTATTTGGTAAGGTTACTCTATATTTGTGTGTGATGGTAGGACTTGGTTGTAATACGACGTGCATTATGTTTTATACCAATAATAAATTTATGTCCATATAACACATGTACATCTTGACAATCATATTAATCACGTTTATATTGTACTATATCATAAATAACTGTATATATGACATTTCTATATATATTTCCACTAAGCGGACTCATACTGCGGGATACCCAAAAATTCAAACACAAGATGATTTTTACACATCTAAACGATGTAAAGAGTTGGCAAACTATATATCAAAACATAAGTTCGTTGGTAGATCTACATTAAATGGATTTGGAAAAACAAAGGGGTTTGTAGTGACGTTTTCTTCACGACACGAAAAACAAATTTTAGACACTTTCAAACCTATACATGAAGTGTTTAAACAAATTCAAGAACCTGGTACAAACGCTTATATATTCAATCCCGTGATTATAGAACATTCGACAAAAGAAACTGAAAGATCAATACCGTATCATTACGATATGTCATTAGATGATCAAGCCAAGACTCTGTTTGGACAAAGTTATTTACCTGTATGTGTCACTGTCATATATATACAATTACCAGAATCCTATAAAGGTGGTAAATTATGTCTAGCTGAATATGGCAGTGTAGATGATAGTGTGATAGGAATGTATAAACCTAAATTGGGGAGAAAACTCACATTTCGTGGAGATATGATGCATCACGTAGAACCTATACATTGCAAAGATGGTAAAGGTAAACGTATCAGTTTAGTATTCGAGCAATATAAACTACCAGAATCAAAATTGGCGAATATCAAATTCGATATTTGTAAAAATGATATATAAAAATATGTACTTATAATCAGTTATGATTGAATACACTTCATTCGATGGTACCATCATACGGGTGGGTGAAAATGCGAAAGAGAATGACAGACTTACAATATCAAGTGCACCGAAATACTGGTGGATGCATGTATCTGGATACTCTGGTGCTCATGTAGTCATATGCAATGAAAGTAATCCATTACCAAAGGAGACTCGTAAAGATGCTACTGTACTTGCCATACATCATAGTAATGCACCAGATACTAAGATGTCTTGTGTTGATATGGTTCGTGTAGAACAGACAGTTTGGGTGAGACAGGCGGGTAAAGTTAAATTAGAAGGAGATCTAGTGGAACTTTCAATTTTTATGAGAAGAGAGAAGGAACGCTTAGAAAGGTTATTAAAAAATCGTCGTTATATTAAATGAAACTAGCTCCTCTAGGCGTTTTCTATATATACGTACTTCGTAAACTCTATAAGTTGGGTAAGAAGAAGCCACCACGGAAGAAACGTTTCGCTCCTTGGGTCTAACAAACCTTGAAACGAGCGCTAATTAAACGAGCTTCTTCCCAACGACCAGATTGTTGAATCAGAAGTCGTGTATTTGGCTTCATCCTTTGCAAAGAATGCCCTTCTCTCAGTCTGTTAAAGGCATATTCAACAGTCTTATTTGATATACCGGTGCGAGTAACTTCATATTTCCTTTTAATACTTTCCACTTCAGTGACCTTCTTTTCCGCCTCTTTCAACTTGTTCGTGAGGTCAGTTACCATGACTTGAAGATTGGAGACGTACGTTTTTTGTTTCTTCATTTTCAAATCATTTACCTCACTGTTACGAGTCCTGAGTTCATCGCGTTCCTTTTTGAGACCCAAAATGATGACTTTCTGTTTTCTAATTTTTACATCACGTGTCTGGAGTTTTTTCTTAACGACCTTGTCAATTTCAGGTCCAAGATCTATCGTGAACTTGGAAGCCTTACGGGGTCGTGAGGAAGATTTTACCATTTTACTTAAATTTTACTATTGAAACTTTAACTTAGGCACTTTAGTTTCCGAAAGCGACACCGCCCATACCATTCTTTACACGTAAAATATTGTAATTTACGGCGTACGCGCGAACCATGTTACCGTTCCTGGTGCCAGTACCCGCGAGGGATAACTTGGCAGTATCAATTCGGCTGAAATTTAGGGTTCCAGTTGGCTGGGACTTGTTCATAGTGATGCAGAAAGGCCAAGTGAAGGTGGATACAGTGCTGAGAGCATCTTGGGGGAGGACGGAGCAGTGCATCTCTGGGACAACGTTGTGGTGGAAGGCGGCGGACATATTCTCAAAGAGAGGTGTACCGTTAATGTAGAGAGTGGCGGTATCGAAAGTCCAGTTAGTAGACCACTTGTTGGTGTCAGCCTCCGAAGAAACAACGTGGACAGCCTTGACTGGGTGGTTGAAGTAGGTAAGATCAACCTCGGTATCCGCGGCACTCATGAGTTGGTGTTGAGTTTGGGTGAAGAGAATTTCGTGCTCATTGTTGGCGAAGAAATCACGTTCGGGGGTATCAAGGTACACATACGTACCAAATACCTTGACGTTGCTGGGGGCAAACGTACCATTCCTGCACTTCACCCTGATCTCCACATCGTGATATTGTAATCCGACTAGTGGGAGAGACTTAGTCCAGTCATCCGAGAAGAAAAAGGGGAGAACGTAGTGGTTCGCGGAAGTGGAAGAACCGAGGGCATTCTGGGGGCACTCGTCGAGGGTGAGAGCGCAAGAAGCCTTGGCTTGAGTATCCTTGTACAGAAGGTTATGAACACCCTGGATGTAGAGGGAATCAATCTGGGAAACCTTTTGGCCACCAACCCAAAGCTGGAACTCAGTGGTGGTGGAATCATCCTTGTCGAAGAAACCGGTATTGGCGTTACCGACGCCACCGATGTTCTCAGCCTCAATCCACACATAACTCAAGAGATCACCCTTGGTCTTGATGGGAATGGTAACCTCATTACCGCTACCGAAGGTACCGATGTAGTCGAGCCTCTCTGGCTTGATTGCGAAGTTGGTATACCTCTTGTAATTTTGTCTAAAAAACGACACCTCGGGCTGACCAGTGATGTAGACGTCCTGGACACCCACCGACACGAGGTCAATTAAAGCAGCTGACATTTATTAGTAAACGATATTAAAATTTTAGCTCGATGTATACATATCGGAATGGGTGTTGAATTTCAAGCACTCACATGGGAAACAGTTGACACGGATGAGGAGCATTTAGTGAGTATATTTGGTAAGACTGAGAATGGCAAATCTATTTGTGTAACAACTGCGTTTACACCATACTTCTTCGTCAAGCTTCCTGAACATGTCACACAACAAAAAGTCCAAGAAATCTACCGAGTTCTGGACAAAAAGAGTCCCAACTGTCTGGTTTCATATTCCATCATGAGGTCTAAGGATGTTTGGGGTTTTCAAAATAATAAGGAATTTTCCTACATGAAATTGGATTTCAAAAATCTAGCGAGCCGGCGTCGCGTTGATTATATGTTGAAGAACCCGATTCAATTCTCCTATGGTACTGAAAGATTCAAAGTTTTTGAGTCTAATATTGATCCTGTACTTCGTTTGATGCATAGAACGGGTATTCAATCAACTGGGTGGCTAAACTCTGGTGATAGTTGTGTTCGTACACACTTGGCCAAGGTGGATATTGATCTTTTCTGCAATGACTGGAAAACCCTAAAGCCCGTCGCACGTGATGATATTGCTCCATTTGTTGTGGCATCAGTTGACATTGAGTGTAACAGTTCTACTGGTAAATTCCCAGATCCAGACGTAAGAGGTGACGCGTGTTTCCAAATTGCTATTTCTTTGTGTAAATTTGGTAACGATGAACCCTACGATAAAACATGCCTTTGCTACAAAAAAACTGATACAAACCTAGAAGGTTCTACTATTATTAGTTTTGACACGGAAAGGGAGATGCTTGAGGCATTTCAGAAGTATATACATGAGAAAGATGTAGACATCATTACTGGTTGGAATATTTTTGGTTTTGATCTTAACTACATTTACACGAGGGCGTTTATGACTGGTTGTAACCCTGAATTTTTCAAGATGGGTAAATTGAAATCACAGACATGTGAGATTTCCATCAAGAAGTTGAGTTCAAGTGCTTTGGGTGATAATGTACTGAAACTGCTCCCAATGAGTGGTCGCTTCATTTTTGATTTGTTTCATGAGGTAAAGAAGGGGTACAAACTTGACAGTTACAAACTCAATGAAGTTTCCAAGCTCTATCTTGGAGATCAAAAGATTGACATGGCTCCAAAGGAAATGTTTGCTCGGTATCTAGAAGGTGATCCTGTGAAGCTACGAGAAGTTGCAGAGTACTGTATCAAGGATACACTATTGCCACACAAACTCATGAAGAAGATGTGTATCCTACTCAATCTCCTTGAGATGGCTAAAGCTACTTGGGTACCACTGTGTTTCCTTGTAGAACGGGGGCAACAGATTAAGGTCTTCTCCCAACTTACAAAGAAGGCTCGTGAAATGGGATTTATGGTACCAACCATTCGCTGGGGACAGTTACCCGAGGAACAATACGAGGGAGCAACGGTTCTAGAAGCCCAAAAGGGTGCCTATTACACTCCGATTACCGCCCTAGATTTTGAGGCTCTGTACCCGAGTATAATGATGGCTCACAACCTCTGCTACTCCTCGTATGTCATGAATGAGAAGGACTATGGCAACATACCTGGTATTGAATATGAAACGTTCAAGATTGGTGCAAAGACTTACAAGTTTGCACAAGATGTTCCTAGCCTCCTACCGGCTATCCTTCTAGAGCTTAAGCAGTTCCGTAAAAAGGCTAAGAAGGATATGGCAGCTGCGACGGGTTATATGAAAGAGGTCTACAATGGTAAACAGTTGGCATACAAAATTAGTATGAACTCAGTCTACGGATTTACTGGCGCTGGTAAGGGTATTCTTCCATGTGTACCTATTGCGTCTACTACAACCTTTAGAGGTCGCGCAATGATTGAAGAGACTAAGAACTATGTTGAAAAGAACTTCCCGGGTTCAAAGGTTAGGTATGGTGACACGGATTCGGTAATGGTTGAATTTGATGTGGGTGATCGCAAAGGTGAAGAGGCTGTTAAGTATAGTTGGGAGATTGGTGAGAGAGCTGCCGAAGAGTGCTCAGCTCTCTTCAAAAAGCCTAACAATCTAGAGCTTGAGAAGGTATACTGGCCTTATTTCTTGTACTCAAAGAAACGTTACGCTGCTAAATTGTGGACGAAGGGTAGGGATGACCAGATGCATATGGACTACATTGATATTAAGGGACTCCAAGTTGTTCGTAGAGATAATACACCCCACGTTAGGGAAGTCTGTAAGGAACTCCTAGATGTTGTACTGACCTCAAGTGACACTGGACCACCAAAAGAGCTTGCGAAGGAGCGCGCAGTTGAACTCCTCTCGGGTGATGTTCCAAATGAGAAATTGGTTTTGAGTCAATCCTTATCCGATAGTTATAAGGTTTCTGGACAATCCGTATCTATAACAAGTCCTGAGAGCTGCAATATCAATCAAGCACATGTTCAGGTTGTTAATAAGATGAGGCAACGTAAACCCGGGTCTGAACCACAATCTGGTGACCGTGTTCCATACCTACTTGTAAACACGGGTGACCCTAAAGCTAAGGCTTTTGAAAAATCAGAGGATCCAAAATATGTTGAAGAGCAAAACCTCCCAGTTGATTATAAATACTACTTCATCAATAAGTTTTTAAATCCTGTATGTGATCTACTTGATCCACTATTTGAGAACACGAAGCAGGAAATCTTTGGTGAATTGATTACCCAATGCAAACCAGCACCAAAGAAGCGTGAACCTCCCCTAAGTACTATGAAGAAAGTTGATCTGATAGAGGAATGTAAAAGACTTGGTCTAGATTTTGATGGTAAAATCACGGATCTAAAAGATCGTATAAAAAATGCTCGTGTTCAACGAGAAGAAAGTGTTGAAGACATATTTAAAAAATACGAACAAGAGATAGATAAGTCATGAGTCTTAATGAAAAAATCGCGGATCTGTTGGAGGAAGAATTGAAGCTGCGCATGGATCTTTTATTGACTGAGTACGCGGAAACGATATCTAAAAAATACCAGATATCGTTACAGCTACTTCTAAAAGATATTCCATGTGTTTCCGTAACAAGTACATGTATGGGAACAAAACCAGATGGTTCTAGATGTACTTTCAAGGGTATTCACAATGGATATTGTGGGAAACACCAAAAACAAGGTGAAAAAATTAAACAGAGATTTCATGAGACTTTCAATGGTCATACACATGGCCCAGGTCTTAGAAATGTTGCAGGGTGTCCGGCTTGTGAAAGATCTTTTTCATCGAATAGGCTTATAGATTTAGACTCCTTATTAAATAATGAGTAAATCCGATATTCTACTAACATCAATAAACAATTTTTACAGTGAAGAAGACAACCGATCCAAGTTATTGAATATACTAGACAAAACAAGTGGTATTTCATTGAGAAATCTCGAATGGTTTATCACTAATTACGCTAAGAAAAATCATACATCTTACAAGACGAGTGATGGGAAAATATTCACTGTACATTATGCTTATAAGTCTAGCTTAGATGGCTATTCAAAGAAACTTTTTGATCCTTTTTGTAGATCTCAGAAGTTTCCTTATTCAGTGCCAGGTACATCTCATGAAATTCATACGACTTTAGCACAGCTAAATTTCATCAAATGGTGTATCAAGAATAAGATTATAGATTACATCAAGGATCATAGGAGTTCCTTGTTTAATAAGCAACAGGTATTACCCGCCCCCCTTCAAATATAAATGTTTGATAGCCGGTATAATACATGTGGAGAGCATACGTATTTGACGATGTATCCACCTTGGTAGTATCTAAATTCACTTCAATATTTGTTTTGTCGGATTGAATCTCTCCGAAATCCAAGTTTCCCGATGGTTCCACGTTGATAGGATTCATCGAGAAACTGTATGTGTATATATTCCTAATAGGTCTGGATAATCTTGACCTATAGGGGATTAGATATTTGTAATAGTTGTGATTCGTGTTTGTAACATTCGGTAGTCTCGTTCCATTTATGTAAAAGCTTGCATCTTTCATAATGGGGTTGAAGAAGGTTAGCTGATCATCAAAACTGACATTCGACGAGAAGTTGAAGCGATTTTGGCAAAAGTACAACTCTTCATCATTTGTGGGAAGATCAAATACCTGTGTTTGGCCCACGTTGTTGTTGAAAGTTGGAGAGCCCAACAACTAACCTTAAACCTTCGTCTGACATGGACATGGAGCCACCACTCCCATTTCCACCCATATCACGATGTAATCTATCCCAAGCAGGTACATTGGATACCTGTGAATAATTATAGGCTCTCGAGCGATTTGCGGTTGGTGTACCTACGGCGACTCGTGTACCGGTATTTGAAACTGACACTGATGTACCAGATTGTTCATTGACAACTGTTCCATTAATATTTGGTCCAATTTGTATCCCACGAACTACTAGCCGCTGTGATATAAAGAACACACGCGCATGTCCAGCATTTGAGCCACCGGTATCATTTTTTGGTGCACCACCAATTAGATAAAGACCGTTTTTAGAAAGATCCACGGATGTTCCAAATTCGTCACCTGTCGCAGAACCATCTAGATCAACACCTCGTTGTACCCAAGCTGTTCCATTGTACACAAAAGCTCTAATATGTCCTCTACTTGACTGATGACCAGGGGGCACCCACAGCTACTACACTATCATTACCACCACTCGTGAAAGGATCTGAAAGAGATACAGCTGAACCAAATTTATCACCACCACCAGCGCCATCTATATTTGAACCGGTTTGTTGCCACCCCGGGGCCAATAGTGTATGTCCAAACCTGTACACGACCTCTATTAGTAAAACCAATCTCTGTAAAATCTGGTGCACCTATGGCAACGCGAGTACCATTACTGGATAAAGAGACTGAAGTTCCAAATTTCTCACCAGCAGTTCCTCCATCAATGTCACTCCCCAATTGACCCCAAGCTGTTCCATTGTATTGGTAGACTCTGACATGTCCTTTACTGCTATCGTGAATTGGTGCACCCACAGCAAGGGCTGTACCTGTGTTAGATAAAGAGACGGATGTTCCGAATAAGTCTCCGTCACCCTGCGCCAATCAGGTCGGTACCTAATTGGGTCCAAGTTCCTGAAATAAGTTTGAATACCCTAACACGACCCTTATTTTGATTAGGATTATCTATTTCTCCATCCTCGGGACTTGTATCAACTTGTAATTCGTACTTGGGTTCACCTATGGCTATAGTAGTGCCATCAGGTGACAGGGCCACTGCGTATCCAGAGTCATCGTTTGCGTTAGTGCCGATAATGTTAGCACCTATCTGCTTAGGTTCGAGAGCCACACTTTCCTTCAAATTTTCAAACTTGGTATTCCTCAAGAACCAATGAAGACATTTCACTGGAATGTTAGGGACTAGGTTTGTACGAATCATATTTTTACCAAGTTCACTCACAGTCGTTGGATGTTTACGAACTAGATCAGTTACAACAACTTGTCTATCGTGACTGAGATAATTCCTCTCTTCGGGACTCACTGTAATTTCTTCGGTAATAAGTTTGAAATCATCTAGAACGAGGGTATCTAATGTGTCTGTGAAGAAAGATTGATTATGAAACTCTAGTACAAACTCAATTTTCTGTTTATGTACGGCACATGTAGGGAAGTAGGGTCTATTTGGTTTATTAGTTGTGTACTCATCACTCGCGTATTTACGAGCAAAGAAGAACTGCATAGGTATCATTAAATCTGTCTCAAGTCTTGAGACAGAGTCAGTTGTAGTAGAGTCATCGAAACCAATACTTCTATTTACAAGAAATCTATTTGCTACTTTTTCAGACATTTCTAAATAAAGTTCATCGTATATAATTCCCCAATCACTCTCAATCTTTTCCATCTCTGTATCATCTACGAACATAGATACACTTTTGAGAATATGCCTTCCCAACTGATCCGCGTAGTTTCCATTTGTGATCTTAGGCATTTTTATACTCAACCACATATTGCTAAGCAAGTCGCCCATATTTTGGGGATTAAACTGAATCTTTATGGTTTGTCCAAAAGGCCAATTAGGGATTTGTCCCGGATTGATTACATTCTTACTCCTGTGATATTTTCGAAAGTCAGAATGCCTTCTTGTAGTATTCGGGTTAAAAAACGACTCCGCTGGATCCTTGCAAAGCAAGTATGTATCTTGCTTTCCAATAGCTTTAAGTGAAATTTTTGCCGCTTCACCCATACTTATCTATTGTCTACATATTTTTAATATCATTCTTCCACATACTGATAGGAGAAGTAGACTTCATAATTTCAAGTTCTGTTTTTGCCTGTTTGGACTGTGCCAAAAGCTCTCTGACACTCTCATCTGTGTACTGAACTGTCTTGATGTTTAGAAGATAGTCATAGCTTCCATTTACTTCTGGGAACAGACCAGACAATTGGTTTTCAAGATCCTGCTTTTTACGACGGAAGACCACAATGTCTCCATTGATGACCATAGACACAAAGCGAGACTTGTAGTCACACATCTTAGATTTAGCCTCAAGAACCTTGATTAGATACTCTTTTCCGCTTATTGTAATATTCGCGACGGAGGGTGATGAAAGTCCTTCAGAATCATCTCAGGGGCTTTCATACTTATGAATACCCTTGGTGGGATGGAATAGATGCATATTTGATGTTCGAAAAGTCTTTTGAAGTTTGAGATCCTTAACAGCATCTTTGCCATTGTAGTCTTGAATGAGGAAATCCACATTCTCGGTTGTACTGTTATTTGTGAAACCACTGATGATTTTCTTTTCAACGAGAGTATCGAGGTGTTCCTTGTAATCCTGGGTCCAGCGTCCAGGTGGTAGCTCAGTCACCTTAACTGTCCTTCCAATGGTGCTCCATACACCTTGGGTCATCCATGAATCATCATCTTGTTCAAACACTTTTCCCTTGAAACCTCTGAACCAAGGCTTCATCCTTTTGATAGGGTTACCATCAAGGAAGTTGAGGATATTGTCCCGAATATCTCTGGGGTTAAATGGGGGTACATAGCAGCTGAAACCGGTGCCAATACCCTCTGTACCATTGACCAAAACCATGGGCATGGTAGGCATGTAGAACTCGGGTTCAATCGAGCGACCATCATCATCCAAATAGGTGAGAATCGCATCATCACGAGGGTCAAATACATTCCTCGCTTCAGGTGTCAATCGCGTGAAAATGTATCTTGTCTGGGATGCGTCTTTCCCACCCATAAGACGGGTACCAAATTGACCACAAGGTTCTAGGAGATTCAAATTGTTGGAGCCCGTATAGTCATTGGCTAACTTCACAATTGTATCAGCGAGGGATACTTCACCATGGTGGTAAGCACTCTTTTCTGCCACGTATGCAGCCAATTGAGCTACTTTCATCTCCGCAGTCAAATTCCTTTGAAAACAAGAATACATTACCTTACGCTGTGAAGGTTTGAGTCCATCACAAACGTGGGCAATAGAACGCTTCAAATCAGCGAGCGAGAAGTTCACTAGATCTTTGTGAACAAAGTCTGTGATAGCCAGTTGTTTTACTTTCCCGTAAGGTACTTCAAGTTCATTGGCTTCTTTGGCTGTACTCTCTAGAAGCCATGTCTTACGGTCATCAGCCTTCTTCTTGTCAAATGCCAAGGTAATAGACTTATCAGACATTACATCTGTATTAAACTTGACGGTAAGGTCTTCAATCTTCTTGAAGTACTCCCTAGCCTCCGCAGAAGTTGAGGTACCCAAACCCTTGTAGTACTTGATACGCCAACCAGATTGTCCGGTACCGTACCACGCACGAAACGCAGAGTCTGTATAGAAGGATTTACTTTGATTACCCCTAGAAGCCTTGATAATCGGTGTAACCATTGAAACAACAAATCCCAACTTGAGAAGACTGGGCCAGAAGTAGTCAATCATGTTTAGGATCAGACCCTTAATGTGCGAACCATCGTTATCCGCATCAGTCATGATCATGAGACGACCATAACGAAGCTCGGATACATCTTTGTAGTCTTTTCCCTGTTGGAGACCCAAGATTTTCTTGAGATCATTGAACTCTTGATTCCCAGTTAACTGAGCAACCGATGCATCTCGGACATTCTTACACTTCCCCCGAAGTGGGAAGACACCGTAGTGGTCTCTACCAACAACTGAGAGGCCAGCGACGGCTAGGGTCTTAGCCGAGTCACCCTCTGTGACGATGAGTGTACACCTAGAAGATTGGGCTGTCCCAGCTTTGTTTGCGTCATCAAGCTTGGGGATGCCAGTGAATCTTAGACTTCCGAGCTCCACCATCAGTTTTGGCCAACTCTTTCATCTCCTTGAATTTTGAGAGAGCCTGTAAGCTCATCAGAAATGCCAGTCTTGAGAGCATTCTTGACGAATGTTTTAGGCATATCAAATTTAGAACCAAAGTCTTGTGCTTTTAGGGTACACTCAGACTTAACCTGACTCGAGAAAGTTGGGTTCTCAAGGATTGCCTTCACAAAGATTGCGAACGTGTTCTTAACCTGTTGAGGCCTGAGTTTGATCTTCTTAGCCATGTCCTCAATAATCCCCGCAGCCACTAGCGAAGCTGCGTGATCAACATGGGTTCCACCTTTAGTTGTACAGATACCGTTCACGAATGATACCTGTTGCATACCATCCTCGGATGGACCAATACACACTGACCATCGGTCGGTTGTAACACAGTGTACATTATCTACACCGGTGTGCATTTTTGCGTAAGCCTCAAAGTTCTGTTTTGGGAGAACCTCGTCATTGAACTTTACTTTACAGTTTGGGGTTGTACAGATGTTGGCATCCCAAACTCTCTTTTGGAAAATCTTATAGATTGTGTTATCCATCTTAGACATCTTAAAACGCCTCCAATCTGGTGTGAACGTTACGGCCACGGATGATGTGGCACCCGAATGTTTTTTGATTTTTGGTGGTTCACAGACGGTCATATTGTTAGACCATTTCTGTGAGTAAGTTTGCTTTGTTTCATGATCCTTAATGACAATTGAAAATTCTGATGAGTAAATATTCGTCAACTTGGCTCCATATCCATTGCGCCCCCCGACAATTCTCTTTTGAGAGTCGTCGTAGTTTGTACTTGTTAGGAGATGCCCAAAGACCAATTCAGGATTCCAGATACCTTCCTTCTCATGCATGCGAACACTGATACCACCGAGAGGTCCATTATTTTCAATAGTCACAGCACCAGTCTCTTTGTCTATAGAGACGGCGATGGATGAAACATTCTTGGGGTGTGTAGAGTTGCGATCAATTGCGTTAACGAGGATCTCATCAAAGATCTTCAAGAGAGCTGGGGAATACTTGAGGTTCTTCTTTTCAAATTTTGATTTGTTACCATTGAGAATCCAATACGCCTCGGTACTCAGGTCTACTGGACCGACATAGGAGTCTGGTCGCTTTAAAACATGTTCAATGTGGGTGAGCTTTTGGACGCTCTCCATTTTTTCTTGATTTTATTATCACTCAAAACTCTAACTTAGGTAAAAAATCTCAGCTTATATCAGATGACGAATAATAACAATCGTGCTCAACTAAAAAAAGCTGAACAAGAGCTGAAAAATATGAAAAGAAAGTATCTAAACATGTTGAATAATAACGGTAAAAATAATAATAATAAAACCAAAAATAGCCCAAAAAACAAGAATGTTGCCACGTGGTTAAATCGTGAAATGTCCCCGGGTAACAAGACCAATATAAAGCCATCCAAGAGAGCTTATCTCAAAACGAACGTGGCTAAGAATGGTAAGATTCTTCATGTTTATGATAGGGATGGTTTGAAGAATTACTTGGCGTTTTCGGATAAGATGGGCCTAAACGCGGAAAGACCCAGCCCTTTAACACGTAAACCATTCAAACTCAAAAACATCAAGAAGTATCCACCCAAACTTATCTTAAAAGTTCGGCGCGGCAAAAAGACCACTAAGCCGTGATCTTCTTTTTAACAGATTCAAGAAGTTTCAAAACAGATATAGTTCCCGTGAATAAAAATAGTATCTGTTTGGTGATTGGTATCCGTATTTCATTTAGATGTGGTAAAGAAGGTCTTTTTAGTTTTTTATGAATTCGTTTTAATGAATCACATGTTTTGAGATATTTCCCCTCTGACATGTGATCCCTAGTCTCATCAATTGTATTCATCACTATGAGTAGATCTTGATCTACTGCCATAAATTATAATGATAATTTTTCTTTAGTTACCTTAAGAAGACATGTACACGTTCTTCATAATCGCCATATTTGTTCTCGTACTGGTGATGCAAAATAAGTCAAGGGGTCTGACCCATTCCATCAAAAAATTGGTAAGACAATCAGCTCGTTATGCCACAGCTGCGCAACAGGACAAGTCTCCAGCTATAGCTATACTTCACGCAAATTACGCGGTGGCTTATCTCTACGCACTTAAGGATATTGCTTCTGATTCTCAAATACATAATGCCACGGGTATAGATGTTAAGAAGTTTGTAGAACATGTTACAAATGTACAAGATATGGTGACTAAACAGACGACTGAAAAATTCCCAGACTTTGCTGGTCGCGTAGATATGTATCTTTCAGAAATTGGTGGTGAATCCCAATGAGTACCTAAGTAAAACTTGATGATTTGGAAAATCAACTTAATCTACAAATATGGAGATTGTACGAAATGACCTCTGGAACCAATGTCTCAAGGATGCGATGAAAATGTATCGCATTGATGAGGCAAATGAAAAGTGTGAAAGTTTGGCAGATGCTACTTGGAAAATGAAAATGTCCTACAAGAATCATGAGAAGAAGAAGGATAGTAGACAAATCATCGTTTTAGAGAAAGCTCCGACAGTTGTAAACGAACAACGCAACCAGGTTAAACTTTGTCAAGCTACAACAATGGCGGGAAAACCTTGTTCTTTCAAGGCTGTGTGTGGAGGTTTCTGTAAAAAACACAGAATTGACAAGGGTAGTGGTATTGGTAGAAAAATTAAAATAGGTAGTTAATATAAAGATCATGTTGGATCAGGAAAGTCTCAGACCTGTAATAATATCAATGTCTCTCTATCTCATTATAAGCGTTCTCGTGCCTCGTTTAATGACAAAGCCAACCGGTATAGGTTTTATTGATGATCTTGTGATGTATCTGATTGCACAAAAAGATTCAATCATGAACGGTACCATCCTCATTGGTCTTATTGTTCTCGCCACCAATTACGTTGATAACAAACTCCTCCAAGACGTTCTTCCGTCCAACTAAATTTCGTGTATGAGTGTGATCCATCTCTCTAACACGATTATCATACGCGTGCCTCATGAACTCCAAGAGTTGGTCAAAGTTTGGTTCACCCCAAACCATACCTTTTTTGAAGAGAAAATCGTCCCTCTCCAATTCTTGAAGTCCACAGTCAATTGTATAAGGTGTCTTGATATATTCAGATGCTCCACCGTAATTTGTTATAATCACTGGTTTATCTCGCATCGCAGCCTCAACCGCACCCATACCAACACCCTCTGAGTGTGAAAAGTTCACATAGCAATCACACTTGTTATGAAGATTATCCATTTCTTCATCCGTTAACATATCATTTGTAACTTCAACTCTTGGGAATGGGATATGTACAGCTTGATTACTCGTGGCTTTGACTACGAGACGTGTATTTGGTTCATTCAGTCGCACAAAAGCCTGAAGAATATCTTTGAACTTCTTTCTAGGATCCATAATATTTCCAATATGGTAGAATATGTAAGGCTTTTCCTTTGGTTCAGGAATATGTGCGTGTATAACATAAAATTCGTTATCAGGAAACTGTCGAGAGAGAACCCTTTTACAGAATTCACTCGGTACAGCTACACGCTTAAATTCTTTCATAATTAGACCATAGTCTTCGTGTACAGTCTCAGTTTCACAGACTGTCATACAAGCTAGATTTTTTACTCGTGTTTTCGCGTACTTGACATACTCAATCTGATCGGGGGTGGGAATTACAAATATCAGGCCGTTCTCTGTCTCAGGGAGTTTTTGACCCAATTGGTAATACATTCCATCAGGTAAGAACAGTTTCACATACTTCATGGCATGTTGACCAATACCCGTTTTTGCATGTGGACCCACTACAATCATCTAGGTTTAAAGATAATCTTTCTTTTATATATAGTAAAATGTCTTCACTTCGCCAAGAAATTGAACAGGAAATGCAAAGTGTCCGTATTGATAAGACCCGTCTTTTCAATCTACTCCTAAAGATGGTTGATGGTTGTGGTTCCGGTGGTGGTGGTGCCGGTGGAGTTGGCCCCCAGGGTCCCCCAGGTCCCGCTGGCCCTCATGGTCCCCCAGGTCCCGCTGGTCCTAAGGGTGCTACTGGCCCCACTGGCCCCGCTGGTCCCGCCGGTTCTGCCGCCCCCGCTGCTAAGGCTCCCGCTGCTAAGGCTACTGCTGCTAAGACTCCTGCCAAGAAGCCTGCTGCTAAGCCCGCCGCTAAGAAGATCGATGCCTAAATATAAGTTAATTAAAGTTAATACCCCTATTATAAATACATGTTCGCTCTCGCTCGTGCACCAACACACATTTATAATACGATTAAGAAGACAGATGAAAGTAAATCGTCTAGAGGTGGAAGACATTGGCGTCAACATTCAGGTCGCACGGTTCATCGTCAGAATTTTGCCATGAGTCCCAAACAAACCACAGATGACGCTTTGAAAATTGAGAAGTTGGAACACGAGGTTGATAGGTATAAAAAGGCGAATAAGAAATTGAGGATGATTGCGAGTTGGAATCTTCGTGCAGCTCAGTCAGCTTTCAAGGATTCTGAAAATATACTTCAGATTCTGGATGATCTATACGGAGATGACGCGTATGAAAAGCTGTCAAATTAAAGTGGGAATTTTCTAAAAACGGGTAAAGGAGAAGAAAAGAATCTTGGTCTACACACGTGTTTACTAGGTAATGCGTTTGGTATTGAAATGATCCCACTTTTGTAAACGGAACCCAAAAATAAACCAGCTGATAGTGCTCTGGTTGGTAAAACTCCGATACGTGTTGGAATTGTATAGATTCCATTTTTAGTGTCATCTTCTACATCTTCAATATCCGCCATATTTGATACACTCGATGCGAGAAGACCCATCGCAATCGTTTCATTTTCAATAACATCTGTGTGAGCTATGAGATGCGGTACAACACTGATAGCTCCCGCCCAAAAGGTACCCACATAAAAGGGTTTTAGTAATGGTAAATTCTGCTTAAATGAAGGATACAGTAGAATACATAGAATTTCTGGTGCGATATACTTAGACTGATCTGTGTACCACAGTATCAGATTTGCTGTTAAGAGAGCCGCAGCAATAGATTCTGGGGTATCCTCTGTCTTTCCATCTAGGTATCTATCCGCACCATAAGCCCACCTCGCCGACGCCATAATATACAAAAGGGGTAAAGGTTCGAGAGGTGTTCCCGAACATAATGCTAATACAGACATGATTGTACCAACTCCTAGTCCGGTTGTCATCTGTGTATTAGGATTGTGATGTCTTTAATTATCACCATAAACTTCTAAAATATCTTTTACAATAGGACTTCTTTCTATGTCCTCGAATTCAAAAGTTATACAATCAATACGTTTGTGATGTTTTCCCTCCAATCGTGAGCAAATATCTATGAGACCGTTATCTTCGTATTTTCTATCATGTTGCTTGGGGTCACCGGTGACGACCATTTTACATCCCTCACCTATACGTGTAAGAAGCATCTTCATTTGATTTGGTGTTGAGTTTTGCATCTCATCAGCAATTACGAAAGCATTCTTAAACGTTCTTCCTCTCATATAGGCTAAGGGGCATATCTCTATAACTTTCTCCTTAATCATGTACTGAATCTCACTTTGGCTATAGAACTCTCCAAACACATCCATAATTGGACGAGTCCAGGGATCCATTTTTTCTTCAAGCGTACCTGGTAGGTATCCTATGTCTTCTTCTACTGATACAACGGGTCGGGTTAGCACGATCTTTTTGTATGTTTTATCGTTATACCCAGTAACAGCCGCATAACATGCTAACATTGTTTTACCAGTTCCAGCTGGACCGACAGCAAATACCATAGGTTTACTAATACTATATAATACCCTATTATAGTGTTTTTGGTTTTCACTCTTCGGTGTCACAGTTGGATGAACCGGTTGTATGTCCATCTCTTCTTCAAAGTAATAGTCTTGTTCGTCATATGATGATGAGAGTGAAAATTTCAAACTGTTTCGACCCTTTTTACCTCCCATACTTTTTACGCAGAACTTTTATTTACCCACCACAAAAATCCCCCGAACAACGCTACTAGGATTGCTACTAGTAAACCAAAGGAATACTTTTTAGGGTTTTCGTCTGGGGGTTTATCGGGCAACTTTTGAACATTTTGATTAAGTGTCTCAAGTTTTTGTAACAATTTACCCAACATTTCAAGTATTTGAACTTCTTTATTTACAGGCTTTTCTTTCACATTTACTGTTGTAATCTCGAGTGTCATTGACCATTGTGCATTAGATTTAAGAAGTAGATAATCACCGTCATCTTGTTGTTCAAATATTTTGAAATCTAACTTTTTTATAGATATCGGATTAAAGTATCTTGTCGGTGGATTAAAGGTTTTCCATTGTTTATCTCGCATTAATATTCCATCACTACCCACGAAATGTCTCTCTAGGGGTACACGGGCTAGGATCTGTCCATTCCTCTCGTCTAACATTTGTGCAACCTTGGGTATATCTGGACATATGACATCAACATATTTAGCCACATTGGTATTAAGGTTGGCGTCATTTGCACCAATCTGTGTGATGTAGAAATCAACCATTTTGACACCGATGACTCTAGACATATCTTCAACGTGAGTATTTGACTTTAGGGTTAGATCAAGTGAAAATACATTATTGGTTCCGTTTACAAAACGAGAATCCAATACGACATACTGAACCTTTTTGGGTGTATCTTCTAATCCCATATCTAATGTTATACCACAAAAAAAAGTCTCCTTTTTTTTTCAGAGGAACAGGTATGGCTGGATCACTCGGTGTAAAAGCGGTGATATTCACAGGTACCCTTGCTGGGGTCACAATTATTGATACGATTAGAGTTTTTAAAGGATATAAAAAAATGGCTGCTAAAGTTAATAAAAAATGATCTCATCCAACTGGATTCACGCTGTCTGCAGGACTATGATTTCCATGGGTCCAGAGTACACTACTAATGTTCTTAAGTGGGTCAAGAGCGCCATTTGGGATGCTCCTCACCGTGTATGGCTTGATATTGAACTTCAGAAGATAGCTTACGATCGCGAAGATTGGAAGAATGATTGTCTGTACCCAAGTGATGACGAAGATGACGAACCGTCGGATGAGACACCTAAGTCGGACTAAAAATATATAAAAAATTAACAATGAGTGAATACACAATTCCTATCAACGATCTATTTGTTCGTTCCAGTGTACCACTCGGTATCCCCGGTTTGGCTACAGACGAACTTAGAATCGCCTTTATCCAAGCTACCGCCCCCCTGTGCCCAGACGTTCAACGGAAGATTTGGGAGGAAGTTCTCTATTGTACTACACCAATTGAACCTCCACCTACTCCCAAGAAATGCCGTTCGGTTTCATACACTCGATCATCGATTTCATTACCCCGAAACCTGTTTCACACCAAGGAAGTTTGACTGAGAGATTACTCAAAGGAGATGTCATAGAGGCTACGAATGACTGCGGAGAAAAACGTTATATACAGATACGTTCGGAAACACACGCAGAAAGAAGAAGAAGTTTGGAAATTCTTCTTACAAAGTGTAAAAAGTTAATATCCTCCGTAACCTTGGAAGATCATATACACAGAAGATATGTGAGAATTGTGAAATTAACAGAAAAAGTGAGAGAAGCTATGTACATGGCTGATGATATTACTGATCTCATTGTTGAATACGAAGAATTAGAAAGAGATGTAAAGAAGGCTTCTTCGTCTTTTAGAAACCTAAGTGACGCGATTGTCTAGATTTGTAATAAGATGGATCTTTTTCATAAAATATTGGCACTTGTCGACAAGAACTCAGATAGAATCCCTGAGGGGGACTATCTAGAGTTATGTGACACAATTCAAGAATTAAGAGAACAAGTGAAACCACCTTCATTTCTCCTTGATCAAAATCAACCACTTTGGATGGGTCGTGAAGCTCCGGTCTACGAACCCACTGTACCAGTGACTGCTGGTCAACCACCCGAATGGATTGAGGATTCATTACCATCTGATCCTGATACGGCTACTCAGCGAGCACGGGAACAACTTCATCAACAGTGGAGAGAACTTGATGAGGAGGTTATGTACCCTGGACTGAATCAGTTTTTACGGGAATTACACGAGGATTGGGCGGCAACGGATCACGATGGGCCAGTTGAACCCGGGTTTTATTACCCTCCGCCGAGGGATGGTACTACAGTTGTTGAGGTCACTTTAACGTCTGGGCCTGACACGTAAACTGTTGAGATCTCGCCAAGCATCTCGAATCACCCGTGGTGGTGCTGAGGGATCAACTGTAGCTGTAGTTTCTAGTTGACCTGTTAGCTCTTTTAATTTCATATGTAAATGTTTGAGTTCGTTTGATATCTCCACGTACGCCCATTCTGTTTTTGTTGGGAACATTTCATCATTCTCCATGATTTCCATGATGTTTCTTAAATGTTCCATACCTAAGTGAAGTCTAGAATTTATATTTTTCAATAAAAACAACCAACATGGAAGACTTACGTAACCTCATGGCATGCATCGACGAAATATCCAGTCAGATCCCTGACGGGATGTATCTGAAGATGGCCGACCAAATGAAACGCGTTCATGAACACATGAATGGCAACAAGAGCATCCACGATGACACCTTCTACTACAGTGACGATGATTCTGTCCTTGATAGTGATGATGACTCGGACAGTGACTTCTCCCCAAATCTCGATCGAACACGTCTCTCTGATATTGCACTTCTCAGAGACCAGCTTTTGGATCGTGTGAAGAAGATGCACGAGGAGTACAAGGTTCTCATTAAATGCGAAAAGGAAGCGAGGCGTACTTGGACTCCCATCAAGCGTATGACTGCGTTTCGAAAGACTCAGGCTATCAAGCTGTGGTGTGAAAATAACGTCAGATGGGCTCCTGGTGGTGAGGCTGGGGAACTCATTGGATGTGGTCCCATCGTCACTGGGTCTAGCTTCTGGACTTGGAAAAACCTGATGGAAAACGGTCTTCGAGCAGTCGTGATGGAAATTGGAACCGAGGAGGAGAAGGTCCCAGATTTCGTCTACTACGATGAACTTTCACTCAAAACAATCCAAAAGCTTCCCGCCTTTGAGAAGAAGATTTACGATGACTACAAGGAAGAATGTCAAAGGAAATGGTATGTCGCCATCCAAAACGCTAAGTTAAAGGTGGTTGAGTCGAAGGCAAAGATGACCGGGTTGGAGATGTTTTGTGTGGATAGGGAGAGTGAGTTGAGGCTAGCTGATGCATGCGTCTATCACCGTGATTACTGGGAGTCCGCAACAAATGAGTTTTGGGTGGGTGAGAATGGACGAATGGTGGACAATGGGTTTGAGGCGCGGGTCGAACGACGCCGTTAAAGAATTTAGCCGTGTAATATAGTAATGAATGTACTTCAAAATGTAATGCAAATTATAGACAGTATATCTGATAAAATCCCTGAGAACGTCTACCTAGCCCTCTGCAACGAGTTAAAGAAACTCTACTCTATCATCCCTGATAAAATCAGACCAGCCCTTTCTAGAACAAATAGTGCCGCCAACGTACCCTCATCATCACCCGCGAATGGGTATTGGTTTAGGTGATAATGAATATAAAGTTTAATAGCATTTAGTATCCAAATGCTGGCTATTCGTCCTACGATCACCGTACCAAAACACGTAAATCGTTTCAAGAAAACTCTAAAAACATGTGCAACCACTGTGGATCCTTACCGTGATACATCTCTTCGATACATGGGATACGCGAACGAAGTTGGTGAGGCTTTTACAGCGTTTATTCCGGAATGGGGTGTTCCCGCATCATACTGTGTGGCTGCGTCGTATGTCATGTTTGATACAATTGACAAGGGTCAAAAGGCATACGAGACCGCAGACGAAGAAACTAAGATTCAAGATGCACTCAAAGTATCGGCTGAAACTATGACTTGGCAGATGCTCGCATCGGTCTTTTGGCCGGGGTCTATTATTCGTGTAATTGTAAACATGTCCGATAACATGATAGCTAATAAACTTACCGAAAATGAGCAAACTGCTCATGTATTGGCTACACTCTTTGGACTTATGGCTATTCCTATGATCATTAAACCTATTGATACTACGGTTGATAAGGTGATGGAGACCTCCATTTCCAAAGTTATTCATGGAAAGATTAAAACACCCGAAGATGCGAGTTCAGCTTTCATGACATCGATGGGTTCTTTTTCTGTTCCACCTATCATGTATTCTCTGGCTTCTTACATCAAGTCGGTTTAAGTACCTAAGTCAACTCAAAACATTGTAATTTTCATCTAAAAATCAACAACCAACAAACAAAAATGAACTTTGAAATTCAAGCTCTTGGCGGCAAGCTCATCGGATCCCGTTCCGCCTTGAAAACTTTGGATCGTCTCACGACCATGCTCCCCAACGCTAAAATCAACTTTGAGGTCATCCCTCCCCCCGAGACCAAGAAGGCTGATCCGGTCTCTGACGAGGATGATGATGACATCATGCATGACCCCGACATCCAAGAGATGGTAAAAAATGGAGAACACACCTGTCACATGTTTGACGCTCATTGTCAAGCATGTGAAGATGACGAGGAGGACGAGGAGGACGAGGAGGACGAGGACGACATCACCCTCGCTGACCTTAAGGAACAGCTCGAGGATAACATGACCCTTGCGGAGATTCAAAAGGAACTCGTTAAGGTGGAAGCCACAAAGAAGAGGCTCGAGACCATCCGTCTCAAGAAGGAAAACCAAGAGGAAGAGCTCCACTTCGAATCCGAGGCCGAGTACCTGCGCTGGGATGCCTTGAGGCCGTTCGCGCCAGCCGATTTCGAGTTGGGCGGCATTGACCACGTGCCTAATTTTTAGAAAAAGCGCCTAAGTGAATGTAATAAACACAATAAGTATCAAAAAAACTAAACAGCACGTACAACGTCGTCAATTGAACATGCAACTGGATATCAGCCGCAAGATTATGGAAATTCTTGACGACAATGCTCAACAAGTTCCAGAAGGTTTCTATTTGGAGGTGTGCAACCAATTAAAAAAATTACACGGGGCAGCGTCCGGTGTGTCCGGTGTGCCCCAAGATGAACTTGTAAGGAGGGAGTTGGCGGTGAGGAGGTCGAGAAACAGGTTGGAGAGACAGGCCGCGGAGTTGAACACCTTGAAGGAGCAAGTTAACAAATCCGTCCGAGATTACAACAAATGTATGGAGAAATTCAAGGAGAAGAAGAGAAAGTTGGAAGATCGTCTCCAAGTGAGGGATGATATCTTGAAAGGTCGTGAAAAACTTATGGATGATTTCGAGGATAACATGACCCTCGCCGAGCTCCAGAGGACACTTTCCAGCTAGAACCAAGAAAAACTCTTTTGTTTTCCCCAGTGATGTTCTACTTCTACTTCTTGTCCTTCAATTTCTTTGTAGTGTCTATTTTGAAATACAGGGTATTCGTTTAATGTTAGTAGTCTCGCGTCGTCTCGCTTAATACCGTTCATCCATGAAGTCATTATGTAGCTTCCACCCATTATATGGATTGGTTTCATAATTGGTTTCATTGGATCTTCTACCGGTGGTAGAAAGAATTTTTGTACTTTGTACCCTTCATTCTGTTCTCGATCAACCTGGAAATTGGCTCCTCTGAAACCACACATGAGTGATGTTATGAATGAAGGTTTGGGGACGTGTTCTATTTCAATTTTAATGTGATATTTGCTTCGATTATAAACCTTGACGGTTTTACTAGGGAAGCATTTATTATTGGTTACGACACCTGGTTCTTTGTTATAATTTTTATTTGCGATCTCCAAAGATATCGCGTTGAATGTCGGGGGGGCTTTTGGCATCCTTATTTTACGCACATGTTTTAATCCTCACCGAGTAGGTCAATTTCCTTCTCGTATGTGTGTGAGATTAGAACTGATTTTAGATCCCTTGAGAATGTTCTATATTTCTTTGGTAATTCACCCCATAAACGTTCGTTAGAAACAAATGCGTCAACAGCTCCATCTCGCAGCAAGGGTTCGAGAAGTAACCAATTCGGTTCGGTATATTTAATCCTGATACACCCCCTCGCAAACTTCCGAGCGTATATATACCACGCACCAATACTTCTGTATATATGTATAGGTCGTTTACGTTGTTCTAGACAAACTCGGAGTGAAGGAACGATAAATGTATGAAACTTCGTGAAACCATCCATACAGATTCGTTCTAAATGATCGTTATTATATGCTGCGGATAACCGTTCTTCTATTGTTTCAACATATTCGTCTATGTCAAAGGGTAAATCCATTTCAATCGAGGGAACAATCTCTTCACTCTGAAGTAGTTTAAAATGTTTCAAATGTGCTTTATCACTCATAACTTCATCAAACGTGCTGTATCCCGAGAGAACGCCTAGATAGGCTAGAGATGTGTGCCCACCATTGAGGATTCGGATTTTGGTTTCTTCATACGGTTCAAGATTCTTTGTTATAGTAACACCGACCTCAGTCAGATCTGGGAATTCTGCAGCAAAATCATCTTCTATGACCCATTGGGTAAATTCTTCTGTTTGTATGGCTGTTTTTCCATAACTCGGAAAAAGCTCCTCAACTTCAAAACGTAATGGATCGTCTGTACGTGGAGTAATTCTATCAACCATACATGATGGAAATGATACATTTTCTCTTACCCAATTAGCAAGTTCAATCTGATTAGTCTGATACAAGTACGCTAGAAACTGTGCTTCGAGAGCACGTCCATTCTGGCGAATGTTGTCACAGCACAAGATGGTGATTGGTGAGTTTCTGTTTCTGAGACCACATGCGAGGTATTCAAATAAGGGAGATCCGGGTGCATAGCCACTTTCCGTAACAGTGATTGTTATAAGTTTTACACTCGATAATACGAGCATATGTTTCGCAACTGTCCTATTCTTAGTCCAATCTATGTAGTCTAGGTGTGACCTAACTAGACGATAAGAGGATGGAGTTTTTACAACGTAATCATCAATTTCCCGAAAGCCTTCATTTCGGAGATTGACGGCTACGATACCCCAACGGAGATCACCAGTTTTCTCCATATAGTCATCTATATAGGCGGCCTGGTGTGCTCTATGGAAAGCCCCATATCCAATGTGTACAATACCTGTTTGACAATCACTCTTATCGTAAGAGGTTTTGTACATTCTGACATTAGGAAAGAAATTTTTAAGTGACTTAGACAAAAAGATTTACGAATATATAAGTATGGATGAACTATTAGAAGTTATGCAACTAATTGACAAGAATTCAGATAAACTATCAGAAGGAGATTATTTAGACATATGTAACCGTTTAAAAAATGCGTACAGTAAGCGTGCTGACCCAGAGTTTTTCTTTGATTACGACAATTTTTCTATACAACCACTTGGTCCTACAAGGGAAGTTTACGATTACTTCCGTAACTATTACATGGATCAAGGAATTGGATTGGATTCTGATTATATAACTGGTCAAATGGATTATTTGCGTAAAGAATTAGAGGGTACTCCCATTCTAAAGAGAAGAACTAAGTACATCCAAGAGACGAGTGTTAGACATTACTGTTTATCTAATAACTTGGATCCAGACGATTACATAAATTACACTGTACGTGATTCGGAGGGGGTAGATCGTAACAGTACGTGGGAAGATACACTTGAACGTCTACATCTTACCAACGAGGATGTTATGAGTATGGCCAAGACATATATGCAGATAGAGAACACATTTAGGGAGAAATATCGTAACGCAATTGAAAGACGTCTCGAAAAGTTAGAGGAAGCTGACGATAAGCTAGATGAATTATAGAGCTTAAAACCTAAGTGTGAATTAAAAATAAGAAAATAACTTTCACATCATGGATAATCTTAAAAGTATTATGCAAAGTCTTGATGAAATTTCCAGTATGATCCCAGAGGGTAAATATCTGGAAATGGCTGATAATTTAAAAAAGGTTCATGAGAATTTACCTAAAAACCAAGACCCCCCTATCATTGACAGGAGAAGTATTCCAGTTAACGTCCCCTTTCAAGTTGTTCAACCGGGTATGGCAGTTTATCGTCTTCCTAATTACGACGAAAGTACTGACGAGGAATATGAACCGAGTGCTGGTTCGGGTATTGAGAGGTTACTGAGTGGTTTAGAAATTGACTCTCGTGAGTACCGTCAAAATGAGAGTATCATTAAACGTTTGATGGATGACATTAAAATTGCCGATAGGAGTTTGAGAGCTTTAAAACCTATCGGAAACATTACTAAAAAGATCAGGGAAGACGCTATTCGAGAATTCTGTGACGGTGATCGGGAATGTGTTGGTGGTGGTGATTGGACATTTGATAATCTTAATGCTGCTACGACATGGAGTTCAGAAAATGAAAGAAAGGAGTGTACTAGTAAGAGATACGAGAGAACACTGTACAATAATTACAGAATGAGACAAAACAATCGCATCAGTAGGTTGACTCATGATGCGAGGGAGTTGAAGAGGGATTTGGAGGATGATGTTATGGAATATAGGGATCGTCAGTCATATTTATCCTATAATATGATGCATGGACAATAAACTTACAGCTTGTATGTTTGTTCACACCACCACCTGTTCCCACCCGTATATTCAAATCCAACATGTATGAGTACACCAGTAAAGAACAGTCTCCAGAATATGTCTAGCCTGTCAATGTTTTTTAATGCATAAAAGATTGTTACAGTCATCAATCCTATGATGATAGATTCCAGTGCGACGTTACAAATTGGACGGTTCATTTAATATAATCCACGAAAAAAAAAATATTGTCAAGTAGTATAACTATGAAGAACGATACCCAGCAGATGATCATGTTCATCGCTCTTGGTGCTGCTTTAGCCACTCTTATTTTCTACTTTTCAGGCCAGCTTAAGTTTGTTGAGATGCTTGAGGGTGAGGAAGAGGATTCCGACGACGAGGAGGAGGAGGGTATGGATGGTGAACCCCTTCCCATGGGTGACTCCGACTCTGAGTCTGACTCCGATTCTGATGACGAGGCGTAAATTTAAAAATATCAAATATACATAACCACATTTTTATCAAACCCCCCCTTTGATAAAAATATAGACCTATTATAAATGGAGCCATACGCTACAGCATCGGATCCCAGTCCTTTAAATGGTAACAGACCAACTGTCAATGGGAACAATTCATTTTTTACCGAGTATAGAACTCAGATATTATACAGTATCGGATTCGTTATTTTCGTTGTCTTTGTTGCGGTGTCTACCAGGGGAAAGTACAGTTGGTACGACCATGGTAAGGTTGGAATCAAGAAGAAGAAGAAGTCTAAGAAGGACAAAAAGAAGGCAGCTGATACTCCCAAGAAAGACAAGAAGGGCTCCAAAGTTAAACCAGCGGGGAAATGCCCAGCTGGGTGTGTACCAGCCGGTATGGAGAAGAAAAAGGTTCCAAACCTCAGTAAAACCTCTTTTGACCCAGCTCTCACTGACAAAAAACCAAAGGTTGAGGGAACCCGCCAATAAAATGTGGGTATACTATATATCATGGAGCCATACGCCACAGCAGCGCAACCAGGTCCTCTCAATGGAAATAGACCAGCGGTCGGAGGGGGTATCAGTGGATTTGTTTCGCAGTACAAATCCCAAATCTTTTGGGGTACAGTTATCGTAGTTTACACAGCTGTCATTTGGAATATCAGTTCTTCTATGAACTCGGGTAAAAGGAAGAGAAGGTAAAAATGGATACCTAAGTCGGAAGTATCAACGATGAAAAAATATAACAAAAAACAACCAAATTGTAAATGTCTGAAATTACTATATCTGACAACACTCTTACCGAGATTCTGAGTACTCTTCAGAGTCTCCGTAAAGAGATTGCCTCCCTCAAGGGAGAAGATAAAACCAAGGTTATATGTGAAGGTGTAACTGGAAAGGGTATCCCTTGTCGTAACAAGGCGTGTCCTGGAACCAAGTTTTGTAAGATGCATGCCGAAGGGAAGCAGACAACAGAAAAAAAAGAAAAAAAGAAGCGGGTGAAGAAGGAAGCTAAGCCCAAAAAAATCCAACCCGAACACAATCATGTGATTGGTGAAATCCCAACTGAACCATGCCCCCTTTGTCTTACACACGGTGATGTACTAGATCCAGATCTCACAAACAATGAGTTTGAGGGTGAGGACATCACTGAGCGTTTACGTGCGATTTTGGCTGAAGAGGCGGAATCAGAACTGCCTGTAGAAGGTGTAAACTGAGAATACAAAAACAGATCCCACAACATATTGTAATGTGTTGCTAATACCTAACCATTCATTGACTGCAGCCTTTTGTTTTTCGTCATTTAAACTTTCCCTGAATACAGTGACATGACGAATAAGATTCCTCAGATTGAAAATGCTAAGAAAGAGTGTGGCCATGCTCAGAAGTATAAATGCGGTATTGTAGACGAAGTCCCCCTTTCCACGATAAAATCTAGACACACCAAGTAAACCTAACGATATAGATGTGTATAATCCCACATTACGCAGGGATGTTTGATAAAACATAAGAGTATCTTTAAATGTGAGTTCCATATATTATCAACTGAGATTATTTTCATTGTATGTAATATATGAATCTTAACAAAACCTGCGAAACAGAACCTGATGTATATCGGTGTCATCATCCTTATCCTCATGCTCCTACCCAAAATTTCTAAACTTTTTGAGGGTTATGAGAAGGGAAATAAGAATGTGCGTGACGAACGTCAGGATGTTGGTTTACTGGTTGACAAACAATTAATTGGTCCCTCGCCCGTGAATAAAAGCAAGTAAAAAAAAATATCCTATTATAATAAATGAATCTCAACAAAACTGCTCGCGCGAATCTTATGTACATTGGTATTGTAATCTTAGCTCTCATGCTCATACCTCTTCTCAAAAAGACGGAATTTGCTCGTGGACGACGACGACGAGAAGAAACAGAGAGCGAGAGGCCCAAGCGATGTATGGCACGGGTGTCAACGAAAGTGCACGCTCCAAGGCCAGGAGAAAGGCCAGAAACGTGTAAATATCTGAGTAGCCCCCGTGCGAGGAAGAAGATGGGTTGTTAATTTAATATTTACATATAGTAAATGAAACTTAACAAAACTGCTAAATCTAATTTGATGTACATTGGTATTGTCATCGGTATAATTATGTTATTACCACTTTTTAACAGGGCGGTTGTAGCTCTTTCGGGGGGTGAGAAATACAAGAGCAAATCTGAGAAGGTTGATGCTGAAATTAAGAAAGCCATAGGTGATGCCAAGGCTGAAGAGGCTGGAGCCAGCTTTGCAAAGATGCTGGGTATAAAAAAGACCAAGTGAATTATTGGATGAGTCACTTAGCGTAGCACGCCTGTATATACAATGAGTTGGGTGGTGGTATAGATTGAGTTGGGAGGAGTTGGGAGAGTTGGGAGGAGTTGGGAGGAGATGTGAGGAGTTCCGAGGAGTTCCGAGGAGTGGTAAGGTTTGGGTCTCACTACACTCCAAGTATGTATACAGGTTATGGATACTTCCTAGCAGAATACAAATATTTATACCAAGTTTTTTTTTCAGAAAATGTTTTATAAAAGATTAAGATGTTTTTTAGAACTCATTCATAATGTTACACAGATGACACCAGATGATAAAAGTTCTAAAAAATGTTTTCAAAGATCCAAAAGATTCAGAGTCGCTACGCTCCAAGTATGGCCGCGAAAGTTTTAAGGTTATGGGATCTTCAAGATATGTTTTAAGGTTATGGGTCGCCTCAGATATGTCTAAAAATCATGATCTTTCCGTGAGGTGTGGTACAGTTTGGCGCGAATCGTGGTACACTTGTAATAAGTAGGGGTCGCTACGCTCCAAGTATGGCCGCGAATCATGGTACACTTGTAATAAGTAGGGTCGCTACGCTCCAAGTATGGCCGCGAATCGTGGTAAAATAGATCTAAATTGTAATAAATAGGGGTCGCTGCGCTCCAAGTATGGCCGCGAATCTAAAGAATTAGCTCACAAAAAAGTAGACACAAACCTAACCAAAAAGACGATACTACATATCAATAATACCCTACTTGATATAGGTCTAAAACACCCGTCCATATCTAACCATATACGAGTAATTGCCCTGGAAAATGCGAAAATTCCCAGGGCAATTATTTTCTTAGCTATATATTGAGAAGGAAGAAATAGCCCACAATTAATCCAAGAAATAGCCCGCAAAAAAACCGATATTTGGTCTGCTACGCAGACGAGGC